GTCTCCTCCTATTCCTTGTTTCAAAAAAGATACGCAAATTCTTACTGATAACGGTTATAGGTTTATTCAAGATTTAAGAAAAGGTGATCTTATTAAAACACTTCAAAATGATTTTATTCCCATTGATATGATTGGTAAAAGAGACATGTTTCATCCTGCTCAAAAAGAACGTATTAAAGATCAACTTTATAAGTGTTCTAAAGAACAATATCCTGAAATTGTTGAAGATCTTATTATTACAGGCGGTCACTCTATTTTAGTAGATAATTTTACAAGCGAAGAACAAAAAGCTAATGTGATTGAATTTTTTGGTGACGTTTATTTTACCGATGAAAAATATCGTCTACTTGCTTGTGTTGACAATCGTGCTTCTGTTTATGAAATTCCTGGTAATTATACTATTTATCATTTAGCTTTAGAAAATAACGATTATTATATGAATTATGGAATTTATGCGAATGGATTATTAGTGGAAACTTGTTCCAAACAATATTTAAAAGAATTGTCTAATATGGAATTAATTGAATAAATATTTTTAGTTATCTTTATTTTTCCTATTCCTAATAAAAAATTGATTCTATTTCATTTTTCATTTTCTTCCTTTACCCTTATTTCTTACTACCGTTTTAAACTTATAATATGAATCCCTTTAACAGACCTCCTCGTGAACCAAAACATTTTATTCTTCGTATTGATTCCGGCAAACATTTCGTTCTATCATCTCCTTATTTTACTTGGGGCATTAATTCTTCTTCTGACGCCGGTAAAAGTTTTATGAATAATGTTCAAAATGGTGATATTTTATGGTTTGTCACATCTAAATCTAATGGATTAATATTTGCGGTCGCTACATTCTCTTATTTCAGAGAAAGAAATGCTCATACTCCTTCTAATGAAGATCTCGGATGGACTCAAACTACTGGCGAATGGAATATGGAGGTCCACTATAAACAATTTTATGATCTTAGCTCTCACAATTTACTCACTCTACTTAAGGGCAATTGTCCTATTCGCAAATATAATTATGATAAATGTCAAATTAATTTACCTGTAGAATATCCCAATATTATTAGCCGAGTTGAAATGGATAAGCCTTTTCCTCATTCATACTTTTGGTAAACTTTTGTTAGTTATTTGAAACTTTTGTAAACTGTAATTTAATTAGTTTTTTTTATTATATAAAAAGATTCTATATTATTATAAAATTATGTGGAAAGGTTCATATGTATTAGAAGTTGTTGAATTTATTACTGAAAAAGAAAATTTAGTAAATGATTATGGAAAATATAAACATGTAGGATATATGAAAATATCTTTTAAAACTAAAAAAGAATGTTGTGATTATTATGATATTAACAATCCTCATATGAGAAAATTAAATACTCTAGGAACATATATCAGTGACTGGAACCCAAAAACTAAATTATTATATATTGTTCGTAAAGATTATATGTTAATTAAAACAATTAATCCATTTTAGATTTATAATATTTTTGTTAATCATAAAAAAATATTATTTAATTATTTAATTATTTACAAGTATGTTATGTTAAAATTCTATTTTATACTGGATTTCTATTATCCCATACTAATAATCCAATATCATCCCACATATCATCTGGATAACTTATTAAAGTACTTCTTACTGGTTTTTGACAATATTCTAAATTCCATTCTTGTTTCCAACGAGCTTCTGTTTTATCTACTAGTTGTGATACAGTCATTGTGAGCATATCTGTCTGGTCTTTTTCCAAATCTTCAACTACTTCAGATTCAAATAATGTCATATCGCCATGACCATCTGTAAAAAGCATACATCTTATATGGTCATTTGGACCAAAATGTAATGTATTTTTTTCAGGATTATAACCTGTAATACCTCCATGTCCTAATGCTTGTGTTGGTGCAATCATAACACCGCCACTACGAAATCTAATATATCCTGGTCTATGTGTCCTCATTTTTGAAGCACTTGCTAAATAAGAAATGTCTTGTTTGCCAGGAATTAAAATTCCTCCATCAGCTATCACTCTCTCCATATCTGCTAAATTTTTTTCATTATGAGGACAACTTTTATAAGCAATTCGCCCATTTTTATAAATAACAATCAATGAATCTCCAATAGATACTGTATCAATATGGTCGGCATAAGCTTTCATCATCAACATCGTACTACCACCTGTAGTATATCTATACTCCATTTTCAACATTGATAATAATGTCGTACATGGATCTTCAGTAATCATAATTTCTCTCCAATTGTATTGTTTAATTATCTTTATAAAACCTCTTTGTCCATTATCGCCATGACCATCAAGTACTATACCCCAATCATAATCTTCTTCAGCACCAAAAGCAACAACATCTTGTCCTTTAAACATATCTCTCGTAAATCCATTTAAATAACGAAGTCGTGGTTTAGGTTCTTCTGTTACTTGTATCGCGTTTATTTCTTCAGTAATAGGCATAATTTTGGGTTCGTCAATAGAACCGCCAAAGGTATTTGCGTATAGTTCTCCAATGTTAAATACGGACATAATTATTATAGGTTTGAATTAAATATAAGAAATGATTAGCATTTCAATTTTTTTTATTTATTTTATTTGATTAAAAAAAGATTTTTTTACTATATTTTTTGGTTTACTATTTTTAATTTTATTATTTATTTTATTTATTGAATTAACTCTTTCAACTAATTGGTCTAATCTCTTTTTTTTATTTAATAAAACCATTTTCTTATATTCCATATTTGCAATATTATGATCTATAATTTCCTCTACTTTCTCTCCATTATTTATTTTACGAAGTATTAAATTTCGTTTTCTATCACAACCCACGCAATTACAACCATCATCAATATAATGACTTCGTTGAACCTCTTCTATATATTGATTTTCGCATGATATTTTAGTATATAATATATATTCTGATCTTGAAAATGGTTCAAAATAATCAGTTTGTTTATTTCTCCAAACATTTAAATATTGTTCACATTCTACAGGTGAATAATAATATTTTAATTTTGGACAATCTTTTATCATTTGTAAAAAATTAGAGGGTATTTTATAGTTCTCTTTAAATAGTTTGAATATATCCTTTATCGCCTTTTTATTAGTTTCATAATCATTCACGATTTGTATATTTATTCCAAAAATACTATTTAAAATTCGTGACCATTCATGTGAATCTTTTAATCTTAATTTTATATATTTAATACCTACATTTATATATTGACATAAATATTTGTTTGAATAATCAAAATTATCTGGAAAAGGAATATTATATACTTCTTGATAATAATCTGTGCGTGATAAATGCGGAAATAGTTTATTAAAACGGTTTATTATTTTATTTATATCATAATTATTTATATTTTCAGCAGTATTGTTAAAATGAAAATTTGCTAATTTTTCAAAAAAGATGGAAATATAGTGTTCTACCGGAGATCTATAAATATCAATAACATATACATTTTTGCCTAAAGAATTATTGTATTGTATTATTTCATTGATAGTTACATTTTCTATTCCACACAGTACTTTTAACATGATTTCATCATGAATATGAAAAACTGTATATTTATTTAAAGCATATAAACGAAATGATGTTACCAAAGATGTTGAACCTACTTTGGGTGGGCAATATACAAAAACAATATTTTTATTTTTTTCTATACTTTGATCTTCGCATAAACCCAATTTATTGTTTGCTTCAATAAGTAATTGAATTTTTTCTTCTGTAAAATGATACATAAATAATAAAAATATTTTTATTATTTATTTGTTACTTATTTATATTTTTCATATTGCTTAATATGTGCGCCTCTTCTTGCGAATAGTAGTATTTCTTCTCTTGCGGCAATATGAATGTCTTTTGGCGCTGTGTCTTGTTTGTTTACATTCATTTTTCATATAGGAACATGTAGAACGTGTTTGTGTATGACATGGCGAGTTTTTAACTCGTTGTCTATATACTTTAACCATACGTTTTGATGAAGGCATTATATAATATTTTAATATAATATTTTAATATATTAATTTTCTAAATACTAATATAATGGAAGAAAATGAAGAAAATGAAAAAATATATCCAAGAAAAACATTAAGGGATGTTTCAAATTTGGTTGCTGCTTCTGGTTTTGTAGAAGCAGGCAGGCTTAATACAATGTCTTCGCAGGCAATGCTTGAACCAATAACTACTAAAAGACTTAAAAAAGAATCTTTAGAAATTCTTATCAAAAAAGATAATGAATTGTATTTAAGTATGTCACCATATGAATTAACGAAACGATATATATTAATTGATTGGTCAAAAATGCCAGAAGAATTTCGGGAGACAGATGAATTTGGAGAACCGAGTAATATTTCTAAAGCTTTTTATACTTTCTTTCATTATGGTGGGGAAAGAGGTAAACCTAGTAATATGTTTAAATATTTAGTAAGTCATATAAATTGGAGGGATAGAAAAGAATGGACTAACAGAAATAAACGACGAATCTTTGAAGTTATATATAAAGCATTAAGACAAGATATGCCAGATGATTCTTTTTTTAGTCCTGGTTTTCTAAAACATCTAGCCTTTATGGAACATCATGATAATATTGAAAAACAAAAAAGAGAAAATGAAACTGAAGAACAAAAAGCATTACGTGAACTTAGAGAACAAGAATATGAAATGCGAAAGCAAGAAAGTAACATGCGACAGCAAGAAAGCAACCAAAAATATATGGAAAAATTTGAAAATGTCCGTATGGAAGAACAAGAAGAAGACCAAAGAAGAATAGAACAATTAATAAGAGAAGAACAATTAAGAGCTCAAGAAGCAAAAAAAAATTCAAAAGGATTTTTTGATGGTTGGGGTTGGGGTTGGGGCCGAGGAGGAAAAAAATCTAAAAAATCTAGACGAGGTAAAAAATCTAGACGAAGTAATAAATCAAGAAGAAGTAAAAAATAATTTATTTATAAAATAATATATTTAATTTTATAAATAATGTTAAAATTTAATATTTACAAAGTCTTAAAAAATAAAAAAGGCTAAAAAGTTATACCTACTATTTTTTATACAGATGGAGGTGCCTTACTTCTAGGCTTGGAAGTCTTCTTTGTATCCTTTGATCCCTTTGTAACAAGTGTCCATTCAGCATTATCGCGAGGTCCTTCTCCACGAGAACGAGGAGCACGAGGACCATTGGAATCAAATGAACTAGAAACACGAGGACCACGAGGAGTCTTTGATTCAGTCTCTTGTGAACTTGATGTTTTACCTGTTCTAGAAGTATAGTCACTTTTGGTACGAGTCAACTTAGACGGCATTGGCGGATTTTCATCACTTGTCGTTTGTTGTTGTGGATTCTCGTCTCTATAACTAGTTCGCATTTGTCTAAATTCTTTGCGTGTTTCACACATTAGTTTTCCTCCATTAATACCACTCACATCTCCAGCGCAATATTCATGTTCTCCACTTGTAGACTTTTCAACTTTAAATTCAACATATTCACCTTGTACTAAATACTTATATTGTTCAATTGAAACGTTAATGCCACTATGATGAACAAACATATCTGTGTTTGCGCGTTCCCCACTTGTTATCGTGATAAATCCAAAACCGGCTTTATTATTAAACCACTTTACACGACCAAGAGTATGGGAGGAGGAATTTCCGAGGGTTGTTGTATCAACTGATTGATTAGACATTGTATTATACTATACTATAATAGGTATCTTTATATTATTTTGAGCGTTATAATATTTAATTAGTAATAAATATTGTAAATATTATAAATATTATAAAACTATATAAAAATACGTGTTAATGTATATATTATAATGGACAATACTCAAAATTCATATCTAAAAACAGACGATAATAAAATTATTAATGAAAAATATATACGTTGGGTTAAAAAAATAAATAATTGTTTTGAAGTTTGTACAAAATCAAATGGATGTACAAGCGTTGATACCCATAAAATATGTAAATTCAATAGCGTAGATAGCTATAATAAATTAAACAATTTTTTTAAGTAAATACATTTTGATTTATTGTTTTTGATCCAATAATTCATATATTTTATTATAATCTGGCGTTTCTTCAAATGCTAATGACCTACAATATTGGAAAAAATTACGAATGATTGTTGGCGTCTCTTTATTAGTCATTGTTTTCAATTTAGATTCTGCTATTTTTATATTATTGTCAATATTTGAATATAAAGTAAAACCACTCCAATTTATAATCTTATTTAATAAATACAACATTATATAAGTAACTGATTCTAAATCATCACGACGACTAGGTTCTAAACCATAATGTATATTGATGCTTACAAAATTAGGCGTACCTATCAATTTTCTATTTTCTCTCAAAGGAATATGTGTTCTATCGTTCAATAAATATCTTTTACAAAAACCAAAGTCTATTAAATATAATATATGTTGTTTATCTTCTAATCCAAAAAGAAAATTATCTGGCTTAACATCTCTATGTATTAAACCTTTATTATGTATACTTTCTAATCTTTTTACCATCTTTTTACTAATTGAAATTACGTCGTTGAGAGAAAAGTAATACGTTAAATCTATTATATTTTGTAATGATTTTCCACATAACGTAATTATCATATAATTATTTTCTTCGTCTATACCAAAATATAATACAGTTGGTATTCCTTCTATTCCACTTAAATATTGGTATATCTTTGTTTCATTTTTTAATAATTTTATATTTGATTTTAATGATTCTATTTTAATTGCGGCATATTGATTTGTTCTTATATTTATTGCCTTATAAATATTACCATAAGACCCACCACCTAATTTTTCAATTAATTTATATTTATTAAATATGATAGTATTTGATAATTCCATATTATAATTGTAGTATAATATATTTATATCTTATGTTGATGTAAATATATTACTGTTTTTAATTTCCTTTATTTTGATTTTTATTTTGATTTTAAATTTAATTATCGTCTGTGTCGTCGTCTCAATCCATTAAAATCACCAAATAAATTCTCTACTGGACTTATTTGCGGAATAACTTGTTCAATAGTAGGTGCTGTTTGTGTTGCCCTTTCAATATCTGTTGGCGCTCTTTGTAATGGTTGACTTTGTAATGGTTGACTTGGACCAGAGAGTTGTAAATTTTGATTAGGTATATTTATTGAACCACCATTTCGTCTTTTAACACTTCTTTTTCTACTTTTTCTACTTTTTCTACTTTTTCCACTTTTTCTACTTTTTCTACTTTTATTTGATTTTTTATTTATTATACTTCTTTTCTTTTTTCTTCCACCACCTTTTTCTTTTATTAAATTTAGATTTCTAATTATTTTTTGTTGATAATCTGATGGTATACCAGCAATAGTTAATTTGTCTCTTATACTGGAATCTGTATAATCAAGCAAACCACTTTTTTTTATTAAATTTATTAAAGATTCTAATTCTCCATTTGTAACAATAATTTCTTTATTAAAATCGCCTGTTTTATATATTTGTCGTGCTTGATTAAATATATTGTCTAACCCACCTTCTCTAATATCTTTTTGTGTTATACTTCCTCCAGATTTTCCAGTCAAATATAAATATAATGCTGCTGCTCCAACTACTAGAAATACTAATATTCCTAAATTATCATTTTGTCTATCAAATTTAGGTTGAATCCGAGTTGGTCGTTCATATGAATTGTCACTAAAATTATCAAAATGGTCATCATCCCACCTATAAGGTTTTTCATTATCATTATAAGGGTCTGTTATATCAAAAGGTCTAGAAACAGACCTAGAACTATATCTATCATATTCTTCACTATCAGGTAACAAATTTCTATTTGATTTTTTACTCATTTTTATTCCAGCAAATTCTTTACCCAGAGGTCTTCTAACTTGAAATCTTCCAGAGTAATCAGGTTCATCATAATCTCCCATACTATATAATATTTTAATATAATAAATCAACAATTATAATAAAAATTATAATAAAAATAAAATTATAATTTTATTATATAGAATGTTTTGGAAATTACTTTTTTTAACAGCCAATCTTTTTTTGGCTAGATCGGATACAGAATGTCCAATTTCATCTATTCCGCCACTTGATTTAAGAACGAATAAAAATATTCTAAAAATAATGCAGTATAATGTTGAATGGCTCTTTATTGATTATTATAAATCCGCTAATTGTCCAGGCACCGGTTGTACATGGGTTAATTCTAGTGAAGCAAATACACACTTAGATTATGTTGCGAATATTATTAAAGAAATTAATCCAGACATTATCAATTTATGTGAAGTAGAAGGATGTGATGAATTAAATAACTTAAATAATGAAATAAATAAAAATTCCGCATATAATTATGTGCCTTATTTAAAACAAGGATCAGATTCATCTACTGGTCAAAATGTAGCAATGCTTACACGTGTTGATCCACTTATTAATTTATATAGAACAGAAGAACGGTTCACATATCCAATTAATGGTTCAAAATGTGGATATACTGGACCAAAAGGTGATGCCGGAGTAAGCAAACATTATATAACAGAATATAAATTTGATAATATAAATATTGCTTTTATAGGTGTTCATTTATTAGCTTATCCAACTGATCCTACAAGATGTGCTGAAAGAGAAGCACAAGCCCAAGTATTACAAAATCTTATCTATTCATATTATCAAAAAAATTATGAAATCCTATTATTAGGTGATATGAATGATTATGATTTAGAAGTATTAGATGCGAATAATAATGCGCCTATCTCTCAAGTATTAGATATACTAAAAGGAAATATAGGTGTTCATAAAGAATTGTATCAATTAACAAACTTAGCAGAGATGATTCCAAAAGAAAAACGATTTACCGAATGGTGGGATAACAACTCGGATTGTAAACCAGTCGCATCAGGATATTCTATGATAGATCATATTCTTGTAACTCCAATTTTGAGAGAAAAAGTACACGATATTTATATATATCAAGATTATCCACAATTTTGTGGAACTTACAATTCTGATCATTATCCTGTCATTATTGAATTTTTATTATAAATTAAATATATTTTTCTATTATATCATAATATATGTCGCAAATACATTATGATATAATTATTATTGGTAGTGGAATCGCCGGTTTATATGCCGCATATAATATACAAAAAATGTCACCATTTACCTCTTTTATTATTTTAGAAAAATACAAAAAAAAATGGATTGGTGGGAGAACTAATAATGATATGTTTTATGGAACGCAAGTAGTAACAGGTGCTGGTATAGGAAGAAAAACCAAAGACAAATTATTGGTTCATTTATTAAACGAATTGGATGTTCCATATGAGGAATTTCCTTTTACTCCATTTTATTCAACACAAATTGATAAAATAGTAGATATTAAACAAGTAATACAATATTTAAAAAATGAATATAACAAAAATAAAAAACAAACGCGAATTACATTTAAAGAGTTTGCTAAACCAACATTAGGCGATAAATTATATAATGATTTTTTAGTGTCGGCAGGATATACAGATTATGAAAATGAAGACGCTTTTGATGTTATAGAGAATTATGGAATGGATGACAACGCGTGCTGTTGGAAAGGAATGTATATAAATTGGAAACAACTAGTTATAACACTTCATAATAAAATTGGTATTGATAAAATAAAAACATCAATGAACGTAGTTAGTATTAAAAAAACAAGAGAACAACCATGTCTCTTTTTAGTTGAAACCGATAAAAGAATGGTATTTGAATCTAATAAAGTGATAGTTGCTACAACTATTGATAGCATAAGACAAATAATTCCTGGCGCTTCTAGTAAAAATAGTATTTATAATGAAATAAAAGGTCAAACTTTTCTTAGATTATATGGTAAATTTTCAAAAGAATCATCCAAAATAATGAAAGAATATGTAAAAGGTTATACTATTGTTCCTGGTCCTTTACAAAAAATTATACCAATGGATGCAAGCAAAGGAGTATACATGATTGCGTATTCTGATAATACAAATGCTATTTTTTTAAAAAAGTATTTAGAAAATACGCCAAAAAATAGAGATATGTTTTGTTATTTATTAGAAAAATCATTAGGCATTCCTGATAAAAGTTTAGAATTAATAGCAATTAAAGATTATTACTGGACCATTGGAACACATTATTATACTCCTTTAACAAATAAATATAAAACAAGAGAAGAATTTATTCATAAGGCTCAACATCCTGAAGATGGTATTCTTGTTGTAGGAGAAGTTGTTAGTGATAATCAAGGATGGACAAATGGTGCACTTTCTAGCGTAAAAGCGGTTCTAAATAAAAAATGGATTAAAACAGAATGTTAATTACACCTTTGCACATTTAAAACGCCCATTATAAATAGTTTTTCTTTGGGTTTTTACGGGTTTTATTCTTTGGAACATATTTTTCTTTCCTATTATAAGCACCTTCCAAAATGTTCTTATAATATTCTTTCGGTATAAGTTGTATTGCCTTCACTATATTTTCTTTCAAGTTTTCGTGTTTTAATCCACTAAACTTTTGTAATTTGGATTTTAACATGCTAAAATAATTTTCAATTGCATTACTAAAATGTTGATAAGGAACACTATACAACAATTTATTATGTTTATTTACTAAATTTCTTATTGTATCATTTTTATGTGCAGAAGCATTATCCAAAATAATTAATTTATTTCTATATTTCTCTGTTATAAACTTTTGTAAAAAGTCTATCAATCGTTCTGTGTTTATTCCATCTTTTTCATATAATTCCCAACCTTCTACACCGTTTACAGAAATAGCAAATATTCCAGTATATTTCTTGAACACTTCTTGCGATTGCGTTTTTATTACACATCGTTTACCTCTTTGACTATAGCAGTGATTTCGTTTCTGTAATGATTTTATACTTGTTTCATCTATACAAATGACGTCATCTATTTTATATCTTTGCACTTCATCATAAAACTCTTTCAGTTTTTGGTTTATATCCACTTCTTTACCCCAACGATGTGTTGGTTCATGTCTTACTCTTGTAAGTTTCAAAGTAATATTATTATCATTTACAACCCTATTTAAATGAAACCGACTTAATGATAGTGATGGATATTTCTTTTTGAGTAAAAATAATAAATCTTCCATAGTAATTGTTTTATTTTTATTAATTTCATCTTTGATAAAACGGATATGTTCTTTTTTCACTTTATATGCAACTGGTGTTCTATTTTGTCTTTCTACATTACCGTTCTTTTCGTATAATTTAACCCAACGCATCAAGCTTCGTCTAGAACATTCAAATATTTTACATACTTCTTCTTGTGATTTATCCTCTACTAAATAATATTGAACTGCTCGTTCTTTATAATCTTCACTTTTATGATGTGTCATATAAAATTATAACACAAAAAACTTAAAAATATATTCATAGTATACTTTAATTATATTATGAATATGGAACAAGAAAATCTATTATTGAAACAGAAAATAGAAAGTTTAGAAAAGCATGTAGCAGAATTAGAAGAACATTTGAAAAAATATACAAATAGTACACGGCATCTAAAATATTATGAAAACAATAGTGAAAAGGTAAAGGAGAGAACAAAAAATTATGTAGAAAAGATGAAAACAGAAAATCCAGAGAAGTTGAAAGAATGGAGACGCACTTATTATTTGAAAAAGAAGGAAAAGTTAAAGGAACAAACTAATGATCTTATTATTTAAAATGCATCATATTCTCCATTTTTACATAAATATACATTTGCTATTTCGTCTCCATTTTTGAGTTCTTCAATTGTTTCACATAGTTCTTTTACCCAATCATAAGTATTATTTTTTACATCCTTTTGCAAAATACGAATAACAGAAAAACCATTATCATTCGCACATTTTATTTTGTATAAATCTCTTTCTCTATTTTCTTCAAGAGTATTCCAAAAACCGCCTGTATTTTTTATATGTTGTTCTCCATCTAATTCAATTATTATTTTCAACTCTGGTATTACAAAATCAAAAGGTAAATATTTATTTGTTTTATCATTTTTACACCAATCAACCCTAAATTGATGTGAAAATGACACATATTTTTGTTTTAATTCTTTGTATAATTTTTTCTCTGTTTTATTAACACATAAAGGACAAAATTTACCATTACTTATATTATTTGTTTGTCCTTGAAACTCATAATTACAAGTATCACATTTGAACCAATATTTTTTATTACTATTCAAAAATATATGTCTGGCTGGTTTTTCATTTTTTGATGACCAACAATGTGTTTTTGAATGTGAAGCAAATGATTTTTCAAAACAATCTTTACATGTTTCATCAAAACACATTTTTTGATGAGCACAATAAGGACAACCACCACCTGAAATAATATGAGTAAGCATACATTCAAAATCGTGTCCACATTTATTGCAATCAAACCAGTATTTTTGTTTTTCTGTATTTTTGAATAATTCTCTTGGTTTATCTGTATTCTTGGAAGACCAAAATTTTACTTTTGGGTGTGAAGCAAATGATAATTCAAAACAATAATTACAATTTTCATCAAAACACATTTTTTGATTACAACAATAAGCACACCAACCGCCACGGATAATAGCATTTAATGGTTTATCAAAAGTATGGGTACATTTATCACAATAAAACAAATATTTTTTACCTTCACTTTTGAATACATATCTTGGATTTTTATTATTTTGGGATGACCAATATATTGCTTTTTCCTGTGAAGCAAACGATTTTTCAAAACATATTTGGCAATCTGTATTATCACATAAGATACAATTAGCACAATATGGACACCATTCACCTTTACACACGGATACTACTGATTTGTAAAATTCATGACTACATTTATTACAGATAAACCAATATTTCTTTTCACTTCCTTTAGTAATTTCATTAGGTTTTAGTGTATTTTTCTCACTCCAAAATTGTGATCTTTCGTGAGAAGAAAATGATCTTTCATATGGTATAACGCTCATATTTTCAGTTTATTACATATTACTATTAAAAATATTTTATATCAATTTTATTATAAAATATATTAATTATAGCGTAAAATACTTAAATATAAAATATTAAGGAATATTATATGGGAAAGAAAAAGAAAACAGAAGAAACTGTCCAACCAAAAACTACCAGAAGTGATGTAAAACAACGCAAAGAATTAAACAAAGATACGGAGTTTACATGTGTTAAAACCAGTTTCAATAGTTTAGTAGAAAATAATTATTTGAGTGGAGGTATTCAAGAAATTGTGTTGAATATTAACAAAATATGTTTTTTGTCTTACCAATTACTCAATTACCATTTTACTCGTATTATTGAAGAAAATAAACCATTACCAGAAATTACACAATCCTTATTTTACCAAGCGTGCGCAACCGTTTCCGTAATGAAAGAACGAAAAGAAAAAATAGATGAAACAGACGAATTATATATTAGTTTTTCACATTACAAAGAAAATGTAGGAGAATTACCATTTCGCGATAGAATGGGTAATCTCATTAACAACCTAAATAGGCAACAACTTACTATGACTGAAAACCATTTGAAACTCAATTTTTATAAAAGATTTCATAAATACTTGGAAATCAAAACTGGTGAAACAAGAAAAGGTGTAATTTATAAATGGTTGAAAGAAATTTATGCAAATGAATATACTGGTAAAAATGTTTTCATACTATCTATGAGACAATGGTTAAAATATCCACCGACAGAAGTAAATATCAAAATACACTCTTCTCATTTTGTAAAAATATATCATAAAATACTGAAAACATTTGAAAAATACCCTTATTCTAAACACATAAGAACATTCAATTTATTACCAACGAAAAACTCATTTACACTATCTACAATTGAAATATGTAGTAGTTGTTTGAAGGATATTATTGGATATTTTACTAAAACCCAAGTACCAGATGATTTCAAAGAAAATAAATTAGTTTATTGGTATGAGTTTTTCAAAATAGAAAAATATGAGACAAAAACACGCAAGTTTGCAAATACCATTTATACTGATGGTAAAGTTGCTGTTATACGATTGAGAAAACCTAAGTTTGAAGTTCTTAAACCCAAAGATGTTAAGAAAGTAAAATATGAACAATATGTTGGAATTGATCCTGGAGTAAGAAGTTTGCAAACATCATGTAATAATGAAGGTAGAGTATTAGAAACGACAACATCAAGTTATAGACACGATTGTAAAATGAAATATGCTTGTAGAAAACGAGAAATGTGGTATAAGAAATGGCAACATTATGAAATGTGGCGTAATATACCAAGTTTCAAAACAACCAATTTACAAAAAATGCGTAATTATTTTGAGTATGTTTATCCAAATCTAAATACCATTTTCCAATTTCATCTTTACAAGAACTTTCGCGGATTATCGTTTCGGTCTTATTGTTGTGGAAAAGCAACTATGGATAAACTATGTAAAAGTATTATTGATGATAAGAAAACATTAGTAGGTTTTGGTGATTTTTCACAACAACACGGATTAGTAAAGAAACACCCAACTGCACCTATTCAAAAGTTTAAACATGAATTAAGACGTTATTGTGATTTGATAGATATAGATGAATGGGGCACAAGTAAAACATGCAATAAATGTTTTCAACCCATAGAATTATATAAGAATAAGATAATTAGGAAAAAAAGAGATGGAACACATACGAAAGCAAGAATGTCTCTTATCAACAGTGTAATCCGTTGCAAACTCAACGAGTGTAAATTATGCTGTATGGATAGAGATATAAACGCTTCCAAGAATATTCTGTTTTTACTTCAATTACAAAAAGAAGGAAAAAAGAGACCAGAATGTTTTAACCCAAAGAATATGAACAACTGCGATACTCCCTTATGGGAAGATAAGTATGTTGTGGCGTGAAATCCGCAATTACCTTTTGTTTATTTTTAGCGTCTATAATGGGCGTTTTAAATGTGCAAAGGTGTAAATAAATAATAACCATGATATCCTATTGCGGCAAATCCTAACATCAATAATATTTCAAAATAAGGTCGTTGGGTTTTCTTTCCATTTATTCCAATATAAAGTAATAAAGGCCCAACAATAAAAATATGAATATAGTTTATCCAAGGATTCAACCCTTCTTTTAATTTTTTATAAACTTTAAAGCTATGATATAAAATAATTATTACTCCTAATATTGTCAAAACTGTATACATAAAATTAGGAATGTTCGTTTTCTTAATTCCTACATATAAAAATAAACTACCAACAATAATAATATGAAATAAATGAACAAAAAAAAGTGAGCTCATATAAATAACTTTATATTATTTTATTATTTATTATTATATCATAATAATACAAATGGATAGTTCTCAATTAAAAAAATTTGACTATAACAATACTGAAGTAAAGAATAATCAATCTGGTGGAAAAATAGTACGTAAAGTTTCTATTAAAATAGGTAAAGGTTATAAAAGTATTAGTAAATATCACAGAAAAAAACATATAGGAACTGTTCGTAAAACATTTAAAACTGCTGAAATACAAATGATAAAACTAGGCAAATTTATACCTGGACTGTTTAAAAATTGTAAAACATGCTCTAAGAAAAATAAAAAATAATTCAATATATTATTTGAATGCTTGTTATAAAATAAATATAAACAATATAAACCCAACAACATAATATATTAAATAATATAGTTGAAACATGGTTAAAGTATGCCCATCCGTTTATCCAAAAAACAATGAAATTAAATATACTGAACATTTTGAAAAATACTCATTTCCTTTAAGTAGTTTTCAAAAATATGCTATAGAAGCAATTGTTGAAGGTCAACATATTTTAGTAACTGCTCATACTGGAAGTGGTAAAACATTACCAGCAGAATTTGCCATTGAATATTTTGTCAAAAAAGGCAAAAAAGTAATTTATACTAGTCCAATTAAAGCATTAAGCAATCAAAAATACTATGAATTTAGAGAGAAATTTCCACACATTTCATTTGGAATATTAACAGGTGATATTAAATCAAATCCTGAAGCAGATGTTCTTATTATGACAACTGAAATTCTTCAAAACACACTATATAAAAAGAAACATCAAACTACAGATTCGGTCAATTTAGTATCACTTGCTATGTTTGACATGGATATTGATAACGAATTAGGCGCGGTTATTTTTGATGAAGTTCATTATATTAATGACCAAGATAGAGGTAAAGTATGGGAAGAAACAATTATGATGTTACCATTACAAATTCAAATGGTTATGCTTTCCGCCACTTTAGATGCTCCAGAAAAATTCGCATATTGGTGTGAAACGAGAGGATTAAGAAGTTTAACTGATAATACCGATAATACTGATGATGTCGTTGATTGTTCCAGAATTACTAACAAAACAGTTTATTTAACTACTACGTATGAGCGTGTTGTTCCATTAACCCATTATAGTTTTATTACAACTACTCAAGGCATATTTAAAGCGATCAAAGACAAGGATCTAGAAAAACAAATCAAAGATCTTACAAATAAACCAATTGTAATTCAAACATCTAAAGGAGTATTTGATGACATTTATTACCATAAAATGAAAAAAATGTTGAATCTATTTGAAACCAAACATGTCATTGTAAAAAGATCACATGTAATAAATCAAGTATGTAAATATATGGTTGAGAATGATATGTTGCCAGCCATTTGTTTTATTCTTTCAAGAAAACAAATTGAAATTTGCGCAAAGGAAGTTACTGTGCCGTTATTAGAATTTGATTCTAAAGTCGGTTATACTGCTAGACGTGAGTGTGAACAAATTATTCGTAAATTACCGAATTTTGAAGAGTATTTGAATTTACCAGAATATAATAATTTAGTTTCTTTAATTGAAAAAGGTATCGCGATTCATCATGCTGGAATTATGCCTGTTTTACGCGAAATGGTTGAATTATTATTCGCACGTGGATTCATCAAATTATTATTCGCAACAGAAACATTTGCTGTTGGAATTAATATGCCTACTAAAACAGTAGTATTTACAGACATTACCAAATTTGACGGTTCAAATATGCGGACTTTATATTCACATGAATTTACGCAAATGGCTGGTCGCGCAGGTCGTCGTGGAATTGATACTGTTGGAAATGTAATTCATTTAAATAATTTATTTTCTAGTGTTGAATTGGCGGATTATAAGATTATGATGAAAGGAAAAGCGCAAAAATTGGTAAGTAAATTTAAAATATCTTATAATCTAATTCTTAATCTGATTGATATTGGAGATCAAAATTTTTTGAAATTTGTTCAACGAAGTATGATACAAGAAGATATTGAATCTGAATTATATTCTCAGAACACAGCTATTACCCAATTAGAACAAGAAGTAGAAGTGTTAGCAATGTCAATAAAACATCAAAGAACGCCACTTGAAAAAGTACAGCGATATATTCAATGTGTAGAATTGCGTAAAACTGCTGTCAACAAAAAAAGAAAAGAAGTGGATAAAGAAATACAGCAAATACAAGACGAATATTTTAAAACAGTAGAGGCAGATATGAAAACTGTGATCAGGTATAATGAAAAATCTACTGAATTGAAAAATATGAATGAAACATTTTCAACAACGGAACATTTTTTAAGTTCAAATGTAGATATTATATTAGAATTTTTAAGAAATGAAACATTTATTGTACAAGATGACCAATCTGCCAAAAATTATGTTTTAAATAATCGCGGATTTATAGCAACACAACTTCGTGAAGTTCATTGTCTAGTCTTTTCAAAATTAATAGAATCTGGAGCATTTGATAATTTTAATACAAGTCAGCTAGTTGCTATTTTCAGTTGTTTTACAAATGTATCTGTTCCAGAAGATCAAAAATCATATAATATGGTTGACGTAGATTCTAAATTACAAGAAATAATAAAAAGTATTAAATTATCCTATGAATATTACCAGGATTTTGAAACATCTAAACAAATCAATACTGGAATAGAGTATGAGATTCATTATGATTTAATTAATTATATTATAGAATGGACTCAGGCTGAAAGCGTAGAAGAATGTAAAGTGATTCTTCAACGCCTAAAACAAGAAAAAGGAATCTTTTTAGGCGAATTTGTAAAAGCGATTTTAAAAGTAAACAATATTGCTAGTGAAATGGAAAAAATAGCAGAATGTATTGGTAATATATCTCTTCTAAGTAAGCTTAAAGAAATTCCGGCTTTAACGCAGAAATTTGTGGCGACGAATCAGTCTTTATATATTTAAATAATATGAGAGCATATATGATAACAAATATATAATTATATTATTTGTATTTATGTCAGGTATAAAAGGAACCAACAACGCAGACGGTTAAAGGCGGACGAAGAATTTGTTCCAAAAGTGTTTCCGTTTTTGACTTTTGGACATTTTTTTTGTCCAATTTCGAAAACCCAAAAGACTTTTCAACATTTTGTTTTCCTTGCCTTTTCGGAAAAGTGATTTTAGACCATAATGATGTAAATTTATATAATTATTATTTTGGTATCTTATTATAACTTTTTTAATTATTTTTAAAAAAGCATTTAAAAATTAATCTCATTATTTAGTAAGAATTACCAATGGATGACATTTTAGACAGTAAAAGTCTGAAAGAATACGTATGTGAAAAATGTCACTATATATGCTATAGAAAATATGATTATAAAAAACATGTTAACACCCAAAAACACATGGGATTACATTATAGTTACGACTCAGAGAAAAAAATCGCAAAATCATATTTCAATTGTAAATGTGGTAAGGAATTTAAATATAGGCAAGGTTTATGGAAACATAAACAGATATGCTTAAAATCAAGCAATCAAGATATTGAGATAAACAATGATATAAACAATAATATTGATAACTTAAAAAATAACTTAACAGATAAAGATTTAATTATGTTGTTATTAAAAGAAAATAAGGAATTTAAAGAACTAATAATGAATCAAAGTAGCAAAATGATGGAATTAGCAACAAAGCCTTCTACAATAAATAATACAAATAATAATAACTGCAACAACAAACATTTCAATTTAAATGTATTTTTAAATGAAACTTGTAAGAATGCCATGAATATTAATGATTTTGTTAGTTCTCTCCAAATTGTTTCTGAGGATTTTGAAGATATTGGAAAATTAGGATATATTCAAGGAATTTCCAATATATTTATAAAAGGGTTAAAAGAATTAGATGAGACTATTCGTCCAATGCATTGTACAGATAAAAAAAGAGAAACGCTTTACATAAAAGATATGGAAGGTTGGAACAAAGATAATAATAAAGATAAAATAAAAACAGTCATTAAAGAAATAGCAGATAAAAATGTAAAATATATTCCAATATGGCAAGAAGATAATCCTAGTTATTTTGACGGAACAACCAAAAAGAATGACCAATACATGAGAATAGTAAATCAAGTAATGACAGCAATTGTGCCAGATGAACCTAATGGATTAAATAAAATAATAAAAAATGTAGCCAATGAGATTTGTATTGACAAGGATGGCGAATCTCTTTAAGTTGTTTTATAATATATATTATTTTCATCTCCCCCATTCGGAATAAATAAATCTTTAGTATTATTTATAAAAAATTAGTATAAATAATATTTAATGGAAGTAAAACTTTCTCCTTTAGAAGAAAAATTATATGAACCTGTAAAATATTACATTAATATTAAAGGGAAAAATATAAGAAAACACATATGTAATGTATTAGGAAAATATTTTGGAATAGAGAATAAAATAATAAATGATGTTAGCAATATTATAGACGTAATACATAATGCGTCTTTAGTAATTGATGATATTCAAGATAATTCTACATTGCGTAGAAATAATGTGTGTGCTCACATTCAATATGGTGTAGCTTTATCACTTAACTCAGCCTATTTGACTTTATTTAGAGTGTTTGTTGAGATGAATAATAATGAAGCAATACCTGAAAAATTAAGACATAAAATAGTTGAAAATATATATTACACCCATATTGGACAAGGTATGGATATTTATTATACCAAAGAAAAAATAATACCATCACTAGAAGATTATAATACAATGATTGAATATAAAACAGGAATGTTATTTATTACAATGCTTGATATGTTAATGGAAAATAACAAAAATGTGATACTTAATAAAAATTATGAAAAATTAAAAAAATGTGTGACTAATTTTGCGTTGTTCTTTCAAATACGAGATGATTATATTAATTTAACAGATGAAGCATATTGGAGAGAAAGAGGTTTCTGCCAAGATTTTGATGAAGAAAAAATAAGCTATTTAATTACATATTGTAATGAATATAAATTGAAAAATTATGATATTATTAATGAATTAATGACTAAGAAAAATAAAACTCATGCGGAAAAAGTAGAAATACTTTTATTAATGAACGCAAATGGATTGCTTGATATTATTTATGATAAATTGGTAGAATTAAAGGATAGTATATTAGAAATTTTGAATTTTTATGATATTCCTGACATTCCTGATATTCATAACATTCATGGTATTTCTGATATATTTAATAAGTTACCGTTTCATCGTTTTAACGAAAAATCTGTATTATAGAATATTTACATCCTTGAAGATTTAAAAATAGATATAAATCATTCATTTAAACCAAATATTTATGTAGACAACATTAATTTAATAGCATTAATTGATATTTGTGTAGATGATGAAATAACTTTTAATTACAATGAAAATGAAATAAATATGTCAAATATTTTTTATGTAAATAACCTTTTACACCTTTTTACATTTCAAACACAGACTCTTTGAGTCGGCATCTTTTAATGTGAAAAGGCAACTGTTACTTTTTAGCGTAGCAAAAACCGATAAATCGGCATTTCAAAGGTTAAAAGGTGTAAAACAAAACACTAGTAGTAAAAAATATACTATTGACTCTCTCTTGACGCAATATGACCTGCTCATTGCTATAGTTTTTTACGTCACGCTTATAAAAAGTGTATTATTATTTTGTTTGTATATATTATATGATAGCAGTTCTTAATACAGTATTATTTCAGTTATCTTGCGTTTTATTATTTAGTTATTTATATTGGATTTATATTGATGATTTTGTGCCAGCAACTACAAGTAATAAAAATAAACAAACAAAAGGAGAATTTATAGATTGTTTTTATACAAGTATAACAATTCAAGCAGGTGTAGGATATAATGGTTTAGACCCAATATCAAATACAGCAAAGATGTTATTAATGGCTCAGCAATTTGTTATGATTTGTGCGAATGTAATAATATTCTATTTGGTTTCTATTCATTTGGTAAATCTTCATCACCGTAAAAAATAAATATTGCTTACAACTTTTCACATTTCAAACGCAGACCCTTTGGACTGCGTGTTTTAATGTGAAAAGGCATCTGTTACTTTTTAGCGTAGCAAAAACCGATAAATTGCCTTTGTTATATTCTGTAATTCTGATTCGCAGAATTATGAAATATAAATCGGCATTTCAAAGGTTAAAAGGTGTAATAAGCGGTAAAACGCTAAACAACTAATTGTAAACGAATCTTCTTTTTAAATTTCTCCTCATTATTAAATACAAATAATTTATAGGTTGATTTCTTATAATTTTCTATATTTTGTTCCAAATTATCTCTCAATATTAATTTTGTAGTTAATCGTAATTCAGGTAAATATACATTAAATTGAAACAATCCATCAGATCGTACTATCTTATCAAAAGCATAACCATCATACTCTTTATTCATTACTTCCGTATTTGTACTACATAAATGAAGTAATGAACAATCATTTTGAACGCGACGAATTGATCGCATCGTAGTATTGATATAATCTACTTTACTTAACCACTTTTGAAGAAATTTATCAGCATTTTCGGAAAGCTTTATTATCCCAGTATTTTGTTGAAATTGTAGAATGTTAAGAAGATCAGGTAGACGACGAATAGGAGATGTAATATGAACATACGCATCCATTTCCAATAAATCATGGGACAATGTTTGATCTTCTTTTAATTTACTAGCATCAATATATTGTCCAGCAGAACTATTCCATATTTTCATAAAATTACTAACTTCTTCAGGTAATTCCATATCTTCCGGAATATGAACAGCATTATTCAAAATAGTAGAACGAAAAAGACCATTCCCATTTTTCAGCAATTCTTTGGCAGTATAATAATTCATTAATATCATTAAATAAGCCACTACATCATGACTATCTTTTATATTTTTCATATACCTATATTTGTGCGACAGTTTTTTAGTTATGTAAAATAAATCAATATAAAGATTGTTTGTTAATAATATAGGTTCTTCATAACAATAATTTTTTGTAACATTAATTTTACAATTAGAATGTTTAATCTCAATTATCTCTCCATCGCCATTAATAAAAACATCCATTACAAAGGCAATTCGTATTTCTCCTGCTTTTAAACTACACATACCATCCGATAAAATATTAGGCAACATTGGTCGTTTTTTATCAGGCAAATAAATAGTTGAAACTCTTTTAGAAAAGGCATCCCATAAATCTAAATTGTCTATTAGAATTGTGACATTAGATATATAAATGCTTAACATAGTAATATTATTATCTATTATTTCAATACTAAACGCATCATCAAAATCAGTACATGTGTCAGGATCAATTGTAAAAACAGGTATATGACAACGATCTTCAATATTAGAATATTTATAATTCGCACAAATAGCACTACTGTAATCATGATGACAATATTTTTTAATGGACGCAATCGTTTCTTTATTGAATTTTTGAATTGATATGTTTAAATTCTTACAGTATAGTTGATATTCATAGAAATTGGCGAGGACGTCTACAGGACCAATCACTTCTAAAAGCGCGCCCACAGGATGTTTATTTAGCCATTCTTTAAATTGGATAATAACATATAGATTTTCAAATACTTTTGAGAACCCTACATTCTTTATTTCATATGGGACTAAGAAAGTGGGTAGAGAGGTGTCATCAGGAATACATTTATATAAAAGTTTATTGGCGCCAGTAGTAGACCTACCATAAGTCTTGTTATTTTTCAAGATAAGCACACAAGGAATAGCATTGTGATTACGAATATTAGAATGGATAATAGAGGACGAATTTATATCAGCATTAAATGTAAAGATATCATTTGTAAATAATTTATGATCAGTAGGAATAATAGACAATTCTACTTTTTGAAAATCGGCGACAGTATAAAAAGTCCATTCTTGATAAGAACGGTCATTAATATGAACTTTATATTCTACTTGAGATGTCATTTGATAATATATTAATTGATAATATATTATTAAATTGTTCAATTTTAATATTTAATTATTCATCATATAACATTAAAGCCATAGCAGCATAATTATGTAAATCCAATAAAGTATCACGAATACCTTCATCATTTACTAAATTAACACCATTCTTGGTAATAGACATAGCGCGTTGTATCTTGTCTTCAATGCGCATTAAAACGCCAATAATACCATATTTAGCAAAGGCATCTCCATAATCAGCATTTTTTCTAGTAAATAATTCTAATGCGTTTTCTTGTATCTTTTTCATTTGTTCTACTCTGTTGGTTTGAACTAATTCACTCATTGTAATAATATAAATTACTTATTGTATTTATATTATTTAATTCTCAAGATATTATATGTATAATTTTAATATTATTCAAATAATCGTAATAATAATATTAACTATTGTAATTTATATCAATGTTATTAATACAAATAATAAGAAAACAATATCCAAATCATTAATAATATTTTGGGATATTCATTGTAAATTGTCAATTATAAAATATTTGAATAATAATGATATTGATTATCAAATTATAGATTATAGAGATGATATATGTATAACATTAAAAGTAGGTAATAATTTTTACTGTTTAATGGAACGTCATCCTCAACAATATACCAATATTTCAATATTATTAAATACTATAATAATTTTATGTAATAAATTAAAAATAAATAATATAATAGGAATTAGTACTGCTGGAAGCGAAGAATATAAAATAGGAGATGTTTTACAATTTAATAGTGCTTATATTCAAAATTATAAAGAATATTCATTAGATGTTGATTATATTGAAGCAAAAGACATATTATATAAAACGTCTAATTTTATAGATAAACCAATAAATGATACAAAAGGTTTTATAAAACCCAAAAAAGGTGAATCTGCTTCAGGAGAAGATGAATTTGTTGTGTATTTTATATCTAATATATTAAAAATACCTTCTTTAACATTAACTGGAATTTCTGATCAAAACAATTCATACCAATATAATAATGGAGGTGGTCAATTAGCGGCTGAAAATACAGTCAAATTTTTATATAATAATTTTAATTTATTGTAAAAATTATATTCTACCTTCATCTTCATTTCTTTTTATTTTTTTTATCTTTTTTATCCTTTTTATTTTTTTTATCTTTTTTATCCTTTTTATTTTTTTTATCTTTTTTATCCTTTTTATTTTTTTTATCTTTTTTATCCTTTTTATCTTTTTTATCATTTTTATCAATAAAAAAATCTTGTAAAAATAATGAATAAATTTGAACAAATACAGAAATTAATAAATAACCAATTACATATAACTGTACATGTGAAACGCTTAATGAAATAGTTAAAAAATAACAATATACAAAATATATCCATAAAATTCCAACAAATCTGATTAATAATTTTCTTATAGAATATTCTTCTTTTAATAATTTAGATTCTAAATAAACTGACCCAATAATAATAAATGAAAAAAATAAATAAATATGTTTATATGTAAATCCTTTTACTTTTGAATTATCTAAAAATAAAGGTAAAAATAAAAAGACAATTCCTAACGCTTTTTCATAATCCTTATAATAGCAATTTGTATCACCAATATAATTAAATAATACAGCAAACCCAACTATATAAGTAAATAATGGATCATAAACAGATGTTAATGTAAATAAAAAATAATGAAATCCTTTCAGTAATTCCATGAATAACGGATTTTTAAAATATTTTAACAATTGATTATCTTCAATATCATCATACATTTTAGCAAATATACCTGCCAATAAAGGTGCTACTGAAATAGGTATAATCATAATATAAAAAATTAAAATAATTATAATATTACATCGCGACAATTGAATCTTTTTTATTATTTTCGTTATTTTCGCTATTTTCGTCATTTTCATTATTATTTTCTTTATTGTCTTCTGTATTTTCATCTTCATTATCATTTTCTCTCACTGTATTTTTTTCAGACTCTATTTTCGGTTGATTTAATTCATTAATGTCCATTTTTTTAACAGTATTACGCTTTACATTTTGAATTTGTAAAGCATACATAGAAATATGAGGGGTAATTGCCACATTATTCATATAAGTCCTATAACGAAAACATGAAATACTAGAATCTTTTAAAAATTTAATACTATACCACCAATAAGCAGGTATTTGTAAAGTTTTTCCTTTTGTCAATGTTATTTCTAAACATTTTATTTTATTAAAATCCATAATATATTGTTTTTGAGGATTCCAAGCATTAATCGGCGACCTAAATTCAAAATTTTCATAATCATAATTAGTGTATAAGTATTTTGAACTTTTAGGTGGAGTTAATTTAATTTGTACTTGTCCTTCTGTAACAATAAAGTAATTACGATAATTTAATTCATAACGTAAAGGCGTTACAGTATCTTGGGAACCAATCATAATATCATAATTACAATTAGAAACCATTAATGGTCGTAAAAATTCATCATTATATTGAAATGATTTAATAACACCAGTTTCTTGTAGGAAATCCGTATTATTTTCAGAAAAATAGGAAGAGGTAGTATCTTCTTTAATCAATTTAACAGCAGAATGAATAGGCAATGGCATATAAATTTCAGAACTATAATCAGTATCTTTTGCGTTTCGTATTTTTAATTCAAAAGCAGGATAATTATCTAATAAATAAGTTTTATTTGAATATTCAATAATTTTATCATTTTCAAAATCAAAGATAACAGGTTGTCTAAGATCACATATTTCTTCTAATTTATCTTTAGAACCTTGTTCAATTTCATATATTTCTAAATCGTTGCTGGTTTTTAAATGAAAATTAATATGAAGATAAATAAATAAAACGAGACAGAATATAAAAAAAGCAATGAATAATTTTAGCATAGGTATTTAACTAATAAATATTTGGAGTTTTTAAATATTTATTAAACGCGAATATAAATTTATAAAAAACAATAATTTATGAAAAAACAATAACTTAAATATAAAACACGAATATATATTATATGCCAAACGATTGTTGGAACCGCATGACTATTACATGTTTAGAATACGAATATACAGAAGAATTAAAAAATTTGATAAAAAATGAATTACAATATGAAGAAAAAGAAAACGATGAAAAAAATGATGAAGAAAAAGATAAAGAAAACAAAGAAGGACAACCAAAATATCACGAAATTGTACGAATGATAAGATGTGGTAGAAGAGGAATTATATTTGAAATATGGAGTCCATGGAATCCAGATTATGAATGGTTAGAAGGTTTATTAGATAAGTATCCAAATTGTTGGATTAAAGATGAATGGTCAGAAGAAGGTGGAAATGCTGGAGTTTGGGTAGGATATAATAGTAGCAATAATCAGAACAATGAAAAAGAAAAAATGATTCAATCATTCGCATGGGATGATTTGTGTATAGAAGGTAAGGAATATTTATTTATGAGTGAAGAAGAAGAGAAAGATAAAGAGAGAAGAATGAAAATGTAACCTAATAATTTAACTTAATAATTTAACTTAATAATTTATTTTATTCATCTTGTATTTTTGGAGCAATAAAAAATACAGCTTGACTATTATCACCTAAATTATATTTAATACGCATAGGATATTGTCCACTAATACTAAATTCAATTTCACTAGATAATTTAGTAGTCAAACACATTTTCTGTATATAATTTAAACTATACGATAAACTAATAATCTCTCCTTCAGAAATAGAATATTCCGATAAATCATCAATCGGAATATTTACCATCATTTCACCATTAATTCCACTGCTTCCTAAATCTATTTTTTCTTCGCTACAATTAATATTCATAGTATCAGCAAACAATAATAATTGAGATGCGATTTCACATATTTTCTTGGAAGAAATAGAAAATTCCGCATCATAATCAACTTCAGGAATTCCTAATAAATCAATATCAATATCTGTAAGGGGTAATTTAAAAAACTTATCAAAATCATTTTTCTTAGAAGAATCCATACTTTCATTAATTAAATCAATATTAATATGTTCAGGGTCACCTTCAAAATGAAGAGAAATAGAATGTTGGTCTTGATTGATAGAGAGAACATTATATAAACTATGTGTATCAATACATATTTTATTTAGATCTGTATCAACAGGCTCATAAGATGAAAACCATGAATCCATTATTTTAATATCAAATAAACAAATATGAGACTTGTCCATTCCTTGAATGTATAAATGGTCATCATTAAAAATAATACTAATGATAGAAGTACAATTTTTTAAAAGTTGAAACAAAGAAATAAACATATCTTTTTTAGATTTATTAATTATAGTTAATCGCATAATATAATTAATATGTAAATATGAGTTTAATATATTTTATAATTGAATATATTTTGTTTTTATTTTTTCTTATTTTTTCTTATTTTTTTATTTTTTATTTAATTAATTGAATTTTAGACAATGTATTTTTATCAACAAATGCGGATATAATAGAAAAAAGTTGTGAAAATATGAATGGTGCTTTATAAATAAAACATTTTTCCAATTTATCTGGGAAAGTGGTTTTTAATCGTTGAGAAAAATTACATATAAATTGATAATATTTCTCAATGTCCGTAAGATTTAAAGATTGTAAACATACGTGAACAACAACTGAATTTTGATTTAATAATATTTTATTGATTGCGTTAATAATATATTGAATAACAAAATTATAATCATTTTCAATCATTTCACTAGTAGTGGCACTGCTTACGCTTTTACTACTAGAATTAATACTATATTGACTACTTTTAAAGTTCATAAAAATTTTGAAATAGCGATAATCTAATATAATTTCATTGTCTTTATTTGAACAACATAATCCATTAAATAAATCACTTATTATTTTATTAACATTTTCTGTTGTGAGTTGCGAGTTTATTTGTATATATTTTTTTAATTTAAATTTTTCATCTAATACAAAATTATTTTGAATAATAGAGCATTTGTTAGGTTGTTCACATTCTTGTTTTAACATAAAATAATTATATTTATATAATCATTTTATTTTTTTATGTTAATTTTTACATAATGTATTTATACAGAAGATTCTACAAATGATTTCAAATCAATATTGGTCGTTAAAATTTCAGAATCGTCTGTTTGAATATTTAACTCTAAATCACTAAATCCATCAAGCATTTGACTACCTTCAACTAGTTCGTTTATATCGTTCATTCCATTTATTTCGTTCATTTCGTTCATTTCGTTCATATCGTTTATATCATTGCTAAAAACAATATCAGATAATTTTTGATTTGTTGTCATTGTAAAAGATTGTAAAGATAGTAATAAGTCTTTTAATTGTGCTGTTTCTGCCTTCAATAATTCAAAGGAAATAAATAATTCATCATACTTTTCATTTGAAACTGGAGATAAAGATGGTAAAGGCATTGATTGTTGAACTACAGTTTGAGTAGTAGTTCGTTGTGTTTGTTCCATTTTTTCTAAACGTGCTACAATATTAGTAAATACTGCTTCATCAACAACACGCATATTTTCGCCTACTTCAGAACCTCCATTACTAGAGACTCCCATATTTAATTCATCAAGAGGAGGCATTTGTTGAATATATGTTTCAACACGTCCTAAACGTAATGACAATAATCCAATAGCATCTGAAATAGACATTTTTGGTTGAACCTGTGGTTGTGGTATTTGTTGTCCTTGTGTTTGCTGACCTTGTCTTTGTTGTCCCTGTCTTTGACCTTGACCCTGAAATTGTTGTCCTTGAAATTGCTGTCCTTGTGTTTGTTGTCGTTGTCCTTGTTGTTGAACTTGTCTAGCCCCTCCAGGTGGTGCAACACTAGATTGCGGTGTATTAGTGCGTCTATTAATAGCAGCGGCATTAGCACGATTTCCACTCATTGATAAAAATAATAGACATTTTGTTTTTAAATACTTTACGCACCCATTTGATAAATTATTTATCCTAAATATAATAATTAATATAATAATTACACCGACCAAAAAGAAAAATGAGACAAAATATATTTATGATTTGTATATTTTATAACTATGTTTCAGGTAATTTGTTAGATGTTCCTTTGTTATTTTCTTCTCTAAAATATTTGAAATTACCTTATAAATATCTTCGTAAGTATTTGGACTTTCTTTTTTGATATAATGTTTTAATTGACTAAAAAATTCCTCTATACTATTTGTTTCTGGATGGTAAGGAACACTATATAACAAATTGTTATTATCGTATTCTATTTTTTCTCTTATTAGTTTTGATTTATGAATAACAGCATTATCCATTATTACCAAATAATTTTTATATTTGGATTGAATAAACTCGTCATAAAAATCCAAAATGTCTGTAGTTTTTACTCCTCCTTTTCTTTCAGGATACAATTTCCAACCAACCACTTTATCAGCACTTATAGCGCACAATAAATTAAAGCGTTTATAAGGATATTTATTTGTCTTTTTGATTACTCTTGTTCCACTTTTACTTCTTCCATAGGTAAGTGTCATATTCAAATAAATAGAGGTTTCATCCAAACAAATTGTTCTTTTGTAATCAAAATCGTTTAACTTTTTATAAAAGGTTTCCAAATCTTCCTTTTCTTGACCTTCTTTTTTTTCAGGATAATACTTACTTCGTAATCTTTTTCTGGTAAGTTTATGTTTGTGTAAAATATTATAAATACTCATATCTGTAAGATGAACCTTGAATTTTTCATTTACCAGTTTTGATAATTCCCATAAAGTCGTTGTATTGTATTTTCTTACATAATCTTTTACAAATTTTTCAATTTCAGGTGTTATTTTGAGGTTGTGATTTTTACGAGTTTTTCTGTTTATATTTCCTTTATTTTTGTATGTTTTAATCCATCTTGCTAATGACTGAAATTTACACTTGAATATTTTACAGGTATTACGCATATCTTCTTTATTTTCTAAATAATATTTTACAGCAGTTTCTTTATAATCTTCTGTATGATGCTTCATAATAAATATTTATAAAAAATATTAAAAATATTTAGTTATAATAATATAATAATATGAATGAAGATTACAAAATAGAAAATGAGTTGTTAAAACAACGTATAAATGAATTAGAAGAAAGATTAAAAATATATACTTGTGGTAAAAACCATAAAAAATATTATGAAAAAAATAAAGAAAAGGTTATGGAAAATAGTGCGAATTATTTACAAAAATTAAAAGAAGAAAATCCTGAAAAATTAAAGGAATATAGGAAAAGAGCATATCAAAAACGAAAAGAAAAGATGAAACAAGAAGAAAAAATAATTGAAAAATAAAAAAGAGGAACATATTGTTCCAAATTTTTATTTTTACAGAGTATTTTATTTATCTTTTTGCCAATTACAAATATAACTTTCAAAATCATCTCCATTATTACTATTTTTTATTTGTAAATTTATTTCATAATTTTTTTCCTGAAATGCTTTTAATATTTCAGGAATTTCAACATAGTTTAATTTTATATTTTCTATTTTTTGTGATTTTGCTTTTACATCTAACAAACGAATTGCTCTTTTAGGACCCTTACCTATTATATAAATCTTTTCAATATTTATTTTATTATATCTACATATAGCAGAAGTTATATCATAAATAGTAAGCATTCCAATACCTTCAACTTTATCACAAATATTATATACAAATAATAATATTTCATTGAAACTTTTACTTGTAAATTGTTGTAAGTTATGTTCTTGGAATTCTGTTTTTGCGAGAACATTATTGCGTAATACCTTTTTCCAACGGCAATGGTCTATTGCTTCTTGAAATATGTATCTTTTTGAACTACGAGAACAGGACATTTTTTAATAATCTTAACTATTTTATGAATATAGAATATAAATGAAAAAGTATTTCAATTTTTTATTTATAATATGAAATTTTTGTTTTACTAAAAATATTTAGGAATAAATAATTTTGCGGAAAAACTATTTAAAATTAAATTCTTTTATAATTATATAGGATGACTTCCAAAAAAGAACCTCCTGATAAATATCGGTGTTTGAAACTTCCTATTACATCTATTATTTATGACAACAAAGAAAAAGAAGTTAAGGAAAATATGGAAATCTTACAAAAAGCAATTATTAGAACAAATGCTATTACCAGTAAAACATATTTTTTATTGCGATTATGGGTTCTTCATAAGTATCATAATAACCAAGAAATACCTGAAATTACAACAGATACTATTTCTATGTGTATGAAGTCAGTAACGAAATCATCTTCAGGACAAAAACCTAAAGGAAATAATGCTATTTTATTACAAGAATTTCGTATTCTAAACACATTTGAATTAGAAGATGGTAGTAATTTATCATCTATTTTAGATTACTATTCTACAACTATGATTACATCTATAGAAAATAATATTAAAATGCGATTTTTTGATTATATCAAACGCTTTGTAAATTGTTATTTCAAACATATTCACCAAGAAAAAATGGAAAATAAAGAATTCAAAAAACAACTTTACAAAGAAATCAATTTAGTAAAAAATGATATACTCAATAATACTCTTACTTGTGATGAAAAATATCATAGTTGGTTAAAAGAAAATCGGTATAAGATTGTTCCTGAAACATATGAAACCAGTTATTATTATGATATTAAAATTACACCTTATAAATATTTGAAACATATGATTTTTATGTGTTTGGAATTAGAGAAAATAGAAAGAAAATCTTTCCAGTTTTTTCCTATACAAACCAACGCTATTCCAAGACATATTCAAGTAGATACAAAAGCATTAGTGGAATTATTTGTAGAAACTGAAAAACACCAAAAATTATTAGATGTTTGGATTAAAGAAACAACAGAAATACAATCAGGAAAAAATAAAGGAAAACCAAAAAATAAAACAAAAGGATATTTGTATAATTGTTTAGAACAAAATAAAGAGTTTATTTGGGATACATTTTTCAATATAACACAAAAAATAAAGAGTTATGTTTTTGATTATACTATTATTACAGATGGATTTTCTACTTCTTTAAGATTTTTACATAATGATTTTGTAGAGGAAGAACAAGAAAAGAAAGATAGAAAGAAGGCAGGAAAGAAAGCATTAAAAAGACTAACCAAAGAAGAAAAGGACAAAATCAAAAAGGAAAAGATAATTATACAAAAGGAACAAGAAAAAAAGAAACGATTAGAAAATAAAGATAAACCTAAAAAATCCAAGAAAGAAGAAAAACAAGAAAATCCAGAATTTTATTATATTGATGAAGTTCCAAAAGAAATGTTGGAAGGGAAACATATTTTTATTGACCCAGGAAAAAGAAGTTTATTTTCTATGATGGATGATGATGGTAATCATTTTTCTTATACAAACAGACAATATCTAAAAGAAACAAAAAGATTAAAATATCAATCATTACTGAAAAATTACAAAGACAGAATAGGAATAACTGAAATAGAAGAAGGATTAAATAAATATAATTCTAAAACCTGTAATATAGAAAAGTTTCAAGAATACATAACCGCAAAAATAAAAGCAAATAAAACATTAGTTCCGTTATATCAAGAAGTACAATTTCGTCAATACAAATGGTATTCTTACATAAATAAGAAACGAACAGAAGATAATATGGTGAATAAAATAGCGAAGAAATATAGTAAAAACCATATAATTATCATAGGAGATTGGAGTATAGGAAAACAAATGAGAAATTTTATTTCAACACCAAACTTAACATTAAAAAGGAAATTACAAGAGCATTTTAAGGTGTATAATATAGATGAATTTAGAACTTCTTGTTTATCTTATAAAACAGAAGAACCTTGCGAAAATTTATGCTTGAAATTCAAGAAAGACCCAAAACAAAAAGAACGGAAGATACATTCTATCCTAACATATAAAATGGAAAATAATAGGAAGGGGTGTATCAATCGTGATAAGAACGGATGTAAGAATATCCAAAAAGTATTCAAATCTTATATGGAAACAGGAGAAAGACCTGAAAAGTATAGAAGAGAATACAAGTTCCAATAAAATAGACTAACCATTACAGAAATGTAATTGTGAAATAGTCTAATGCCCTTTAGGGTGCTTTTACACTATTAAAAAGGAGAATAACAAAATTTTTATTTTTTTATAAAAAAGTTTGTCTCATTTTTCTTTTTGGTCGGTGTAATATAATAATTAAATTATGCTACCATTTTAAATTTAATCGCCTCATGATGTTGATAATTATGAAGTTCAAAATCTTCTACTATATAATCATTTATATTATCTCTTATTTGTTTTATGGAGACTGTTGGAAAAGGAAATGGTTCTCTAGTAATTTGTAATTTTGAGCCTTCAATATGGTCTTCATAAATATGACAATTTCCTTTAAAATAAACAAATTCATAAGCTTCTAATCCACAATGTTTTGCTAATAAATGTGTTAATAAACTATATGAGGCTATATTAAATGGCTGACCTAAAATAGTATCAACGCTTCTTTGATAGAGCGAACAAGATAATTTGTTGCCATGACTCACATTAAATTGACATAACACATGACAAGGTGGAAGCGCCATTTCTTTAAGTTGACAAGGATTCCATGCACTCATAATTAAACGCCGTGAATTTTGCCTTTTTGGATCTTTTAACGCATCAATTATATTCTGTAACTGATCAACCCCTTTTCCAGCATAATCCGCATGACAATTAGTATAAGGAGCATTAAAATGACGCCATTGGTGACCATAAACAGGTCCCAAATCATTTTCTTCTAATTCATGTAATCCTTGTTCATCTAAAAATTCACGCGACCCATTTGCATCCCAAATATGAACATTTTGAGATTGAAGAATAGAATTGTTTGTACTGCCACTAATAAACCATAATAACTCTTTTAAACAAGTTTTCCATGCAACCTTTTTAGAAGTTAAAATAGGAATCTGATTGTTTTCAAGTGAAAAACGCATAGCTGAGCCAAAAATAGATAATATATTGCCATTCCTACCTTTTTCTAGAGAGCCTTTTTCTAAAATGTTACGAATTAAATCAATATATTGATGTTCTTCTTTGTTTAACATATTTGTTGTATTTGTATTTGTTATATTCATTATTTTAATAATATAAGATTTAGCTTTTATATCTTTTATAAGAAAAATTAATTTGAATACTTTATTTAATTTCAATTAATTTTAATTTCTTTTTATAAAACATATGGAAAGCTTAGATAATTTAAAAGGAGCATCATCATCAACAACAAGTTTTTTTAAACATGTTTTTAGTTTTAATGAAGATTCAAAATCAGAGATGTTAAATATTGTTCAATATTCATTATTAGCAATTATACCAATTGTAATATTAAATAAACTAAGTCAAAAATATGTTCCAGAAGCAGATGAAGAAAAAGGAACATTTGAGATTTTAGCAGAAGTAATAGTTCAAGTATTAGTCATATTTTTAGGATTAATGTTAATAAATAGAATAATTACATTTGTTCCAACATATAGCGGAATAAAATATCCGGAATTTAATGTAACATATATAATTTTAGCAGTATTAATGATAACTTTAAGTCTTCAAACAAAATTAGGAGAAAAAGTTGGAATATTAACAGATAGATTATCAGAATTATGGGATGGAACATCATCAGATAATAAAAAAAAATCAAAAGGAAAAGGTAGAGGAAATGTCAAAATAAGTCAACCTATTTCAGGACAAAATCAAGGACAAAATCAAAATTCACAAATGGATGCCATTGGACAATCTCTTTATGGAGGAAATGGTGGTAGTTCAACAATGATAAGTAATTTACCAGTAGTACCTACAACTCAAAGTACACCAGATTATAATGCAATGTATCAAAATACACCAACGCCAATGCCTGGAGCAGCAACGCCAGGAGAAGGATTTCAAATGGGTGGTTTTGAACCAATGGCAGCAAATGCTGGAGGAAGTGCTTTTGGTTCCGCCTTTGGTGGCGGATTTTAACGCAACAAATTAAAATTTAATAATCAAATTACACCTTTACACCTTTACACCTTTACACCTTTACACCTTTACACCTTTACACATTTAAAACGCCGATTATTTTACTAAATCAAAAACACATTTATATGTTTTAATAATTTTATAATAATTATTTGTTTCATTTACAATATCATCATCTACATAATTATTTAAATTAATATTAATAATATAATCTTTTACACCTTTGGACATTTAAAACGCCGATTTAAAAAATACATTATATATTATATATATAATGTATTTTTTAGTCGACACTAATAAAAAAATCATATTTGGTTGGAGTGCTAAATGTGGGTGTAGTCATATTAAAAATATATTTTGGTTTTTACAAACATCTAATTTAGAAAATTCAATACATACACCAAAAGATAATAATGAACTGCCTAATAACATTGAAAATTATATAACAATAATATTTATTAGAAATCCTTATAAAAGAATTATATCAGGATTTTTAGATAAATACAAAAAAAAGGGACAATATAGATATTTATGGAAAGATTCCGTTTTATCATTTTCTCAATTTGTAGATAAACTTATAAATTGTGACTGGAAAACAATAGATTGTCATCACTTTACGCCACAGACAACCGAAAAATTTGATAAAAAAATACTTCATTCAAAAATTATTAAATTTTACGATATTGTTCAAATTGATTATGAATACGTAGAACAATTGTATAATAAAAAAATACCTGAATATATTTTAAATAAAAAACAAGGACACGAAAGATTATTAAATATAAATGTAGAAAATTATTATAATAACTATGTATATGATTTACATATAGATGATTATATAGATTACAATATTGATATAAATTATTTTTATAATAAAGACATAAGAGAAAAAGTGTTTAACTTTTATATTAACGATTTTATTTTTTTCAAAGAAAATAGTTTTGATTACATAAATTAGGCGTTTTAAATGTGTAAAAGTGTAAATAATCAAATTAAATAATCAAATTAAATATTAATATTTTATATAATAATATTTAATCTGTATCATGTAAACCCATAACTTCAAAATTAAGTTCCTCAGGATCGGCAGCTAATTCGTGTTCATCATCCATTTCATTTCCTAATGCTACACCATGGTGTTGAACTGGTTGTTCCTGTTCTTGTTCTTCCGCGGCTATTTGTTCCCTTCTACTTCTACTTTTTTTTGCGACTTGTCGTTCTCGTAGTGCTTCTGGTTGAACTCCAACAGCAGCAAATTGACCTGCTAGAACATCAACATCTTCATCTTCTACATCATCAAATCTTCTTTTTCTTCTTTCTCCTTCCATTCCACCTTTACTTTTTCGTGTACTATATTTTTTATGATGTCTTTGTGTTCTTTTCGTTTTCTTAGTTTTTGCTATTTTGGATTTTTTAGCTTTGCCGTACTTTTTAGTTTTTCTTAAATATTTAACCATTTATAATATATACGCATAAAATATAAATATAAAAATTTAATATTATATTAAATATTAATATTAAATATGGATGTAGATAAATTATTAAAAGCATTAGAAAATGATGGTAATTCCCATTTATTAGATTTAACAAATGATAAAATAATAAATATAAAATTAGATATACTTAAAGAACTGGGTTTCTCTCGTAATCAACTATTAGATGTCCTAAAAAAACTCAAATATTATAGATATGTAGATGGAATGAATGAATTAACCTATGGTGCTTTTATTCGTTGGATTCCCATTTCAAATCCAAAGAAAATAGAATTAACAAAAGGGTCTATTTTTTGTGATTTTAAAGTAACTGATAATGGAGTCTATGTTCTTTGTAAAAATTTTATGAATAGACATCATCAATTCAAATTAGAAGAGAATTTAATTTTTCAAAAAATAACAGACCAAGAGCATGTTTTATTAAGTGCTTTAGACCATTTATCCAAGTAATACACAAGTATTTATTTTACTTTTTACTTGTGACATTTTTTTTCGTTTTGCTTCCAATTGAAATACTTTTTTTACTAATTTTAGTCAAATTCATTTGCTGACTTTTATCTTTCTTTTTCTTACACGTAAATGTAGTACGTTTTAATCCTTTTCTTTTAAAAATAGTTTTAGTACAGATTCCAATAGAACGAGCTTCTTTTATTGAATTTGACGCACCAACTTTTTTAATACATGAACACAATTTTAATGCCATAATATCTTCTGCGTTTTTCTGTAATAATGTGTTGTTTGTAGGAACAGGTTCTCCATAATATTCTAATATTTTTTTATAATCGGTATTTGATAATTTATAAGACATGCTATTATATATTATGTAGTTATTTTATTTATTTTATGATATAAATCTTTTATTTGTAAACTCTAAATCCTAAAATAAAAAAGAAATAATAATTTAATTGTTTCTTTTTAAAATATATTGTTATAGTAATGCTAGAGAGCAAAATTGTAGTATTTGATTTAGACGAAACGCTAGGACATTTTACACAGTTATGTATTATATGGGATTCAATAAATACTTTTTTAAAAAATGAAAAATCAAACACACAGCTCATGCAAGATGATTTTAATAAATTATTAAATGAATTTCCTGAATATATACGTCCGAATATAGAATCAATATTACAATATTTAATAAATAAAAAATCAAATAAAAAATGTAAGCATGTAATGATTTATACAAACAATAAACGACATAAAAATTGGGTTTACATAATCAAAAAATATTTTGAAAATAAAATGAAATCTGATATTTTTGACCAAATAATATGCGCATTTAAAATAAATGGTAAAAATGTAGAATTCTGTCGTTCAACCCATAACAAGACACATAAAGACTTGATTAATTGTTCTAAAATACCGAATAACACACAAATATGTTTTATAGACGATACTTATTTTTCAGAGATGCATCATGATAATGTGTATTATATTAAAGTCAAACCATATATTTATTGTTTAAGCATAGATACTATTATAAATCGTATTAAAAAAACCAGTATTTTAGAAAAATATATAAAGGGGACAAATATTTCAAAATGTATTGATTATATAAAAGAACAATTAATTAAAAATAGTTGTCATAATAAAACAAAATCAATGACAGAATATGATATTGATAAAATTATATCAAAGCAAATAATGAATCATATAGAGAGTTTTTTTAACAATCAAGGAATTTACCCTTGTATAAAATTTGATAATATGAATAAAACAAAGAAAAATAAAATATATAAAAATAAAACGCAACGGTTAAAAGATTAAATATTATTATAATATATTATGGCACAACGATTTATGGCTATGCAACTCATAAATATAGAATTCGTAGATATAGATTCTCCAACTCAGAAAAGAATGTTTTTACAAATGTATAATGGAGATATGGATTTAATTATGATTGCGTTAAATAAACAATATAATATATGGCCTAAACCAACTAAATGGAAAAAACCAAAAATAGAATATAGTATATTAGTTAAAATACATGATTCGGATGAAGAAAATATAATATTGAAAAAAATAGATAGTAAAAAAAAATTAATAACGTTAATAAATGAATATAATTTAACTATGAATCCAACATTTTATTTTACTCGTAATAAATCACTTGAAAAAGGAATAGAAATACTATTTTACAATAATTTTAATGTTAAAGCTAATGCTGAAAATGATGAATTATCATTTGTAGACGGACCTCCTGGCACAAAAGAATGGGATGATTCTGAATTGGGTGAAGATGATTTAGACCCAGATACATTGGCAGCATTAATGGAAGACGATGTTGATGATGATGAAGAATTACAAAAAAAAATTGATAATTCTATGGAATTAGGCGGCAAAAAAAAGATAAGAAGGAATAAAAATACAACAAAATCAAAAAGGAATAAAAAAACAAGAAAGACAAAAAAATCTAGAAAGACGAAAAAATCTAGAAAATTAAGAAATAAATATTAATATATTATAAATGGCAACAATCAAAATAGGATTAAATTTACTTTCAACAACAGAAGTTATTGTAATGGACTTACCTGAAAATGTGACATTATCTCAAATAAAAAATTATTTACAACAACGATATGGACAGGACGTACAAATATGCGATCCTCAAGATCTTGACAATCGTATTATTAGTATTATTGACGGTGACAGATTATCAGATGATATAAATTATTACATAACAACTTTTGAACCATACATAGAAGGCAATACAAACAAAACTGGAAAAATACCCTTAATATTTTACAAACTAGATGATACTTCTGAAACAGATTTAGATCGTAAGCCATTAGATATGCGTTTGTTTGATATTATTGAGGGAGGTAAAAGAAAGACAAAAAAAACTAGAAAGACAAAAAAGACAAAAAAGACAAAAAAATCTAGAAAATCTAGAAAGACAAGAATATCAAGAAAAAGATAAGTTAAAGATTGAAATCTTTTGAATAATACTCTTAAATTTATCATAATAATTTAATATAATACCGTTTAATGCTGTGGTCATTAATAAAAATATTCCAGCATTAAACGCAATTTTCGCATCTAAATCATTAAAATGTATTTTTCGGAATCCATTAAATCTCCATATTAAAAATAAACTAACATATATTTTAACATAGTAGTCTAGAGTTTCTAAATATTTAGGAGCATATTTAGTAAATCCTAACGTAATTACAATATATAAAATATAAGTCAATACAATAACTACATTAAATATATTATTTTGAAGAGAAGAAAAAGTATTCATTATATTATATATTATATATAAATATACAATTTACAAAATACAAAAATATAAAAATATAAAAATATTCTAGTATATTAATGGCAATAGAACCTCAATTATTAAGTGATAGTTATTATAAATATGAACCTAGTTCAAAAATACAAAATACCACAAATCAAAGATTATATGACCGTAATGTCCCATCCCAATTTCTACAACCATATTTAAATGTGAGACCAGTAATGACAAAGTATTCTATTATGCCTATTGTAGATCCAAGAGCACCAACAAGAGTTCCAATGGAACAAATGCCTGTATATAGTCCAGAAAAAGTATTTAATCCTGGAAATGCTCAAGCTCCTTGGTCTGGATTCGCCTCTGCTATTAATACAGAATCTGAGTTAAGAAATCAAATATATGCGTTACAAAGCTCTAGTCAATCTGTTTATGTACCAAATAGTACAAGTGACTTATATCAATATAGTTTTAATAATCAAAATCAAGATAGTCAAAGAGCAAAACATTTACAACCATTTCAAACCCTATTTAAAGAAGAAAAATTTAATTCATTTAACCCAAATCCAGAAAATGTTGGAAATGGATTATTTAATAATTATACAAGACAACAAATTCGTAATTTAACCGGCAAACAAACAAATCAATAAACAAAATCAACAAAATCAACAAAATAAATAAAGGTTTAGAACAATAAAATTTAATATTATGAAATCATAATATCAAATGATAGAAGAACCAGAATATATTTCAAAGATAACATTAGAATGTTTTATGAGCAAAGAACAATTTGCGAAATATTTAGATCAAAAAAATCTAATAGTAAAAGATAATAATAAAAAAGATAAAAAATTTTATAGAAGACGGATATTTGATTTAACAAAACAATTGCTCAATAATGAAAACCCAGAAGTATTAATGTCAGACATAAAAATGAATTTTGAAAATTATGTTAAATCTTGTATTCATTTTTTTAAAATTTTAGATAAAACTGATATAATACAAGAAGATTATATAGGTTTAGATATAGATATAAAGAATGAAATAAATATAGAAAATGTAGGAAGTACAGAAGACGCAAATAAATTAATGATGCGTTCTATCAAAATAACAAATCCGCCCACCCTATTAAATAATTTTGTAACTATTAAAAATCAACCACCTACTATTGTGCCAATTACGCCAAAACAAAAAGATATTAATTTAAAAGACCCTAATTTAAAGAATAAAGGTATTCGTAAAAAGAAAAATATCACTAATAAATATGAGAATGAAGATGAGAATGAAAATAACACGAAAAAATAAAAAAAATGGAAATAAACAAAACATTTATAAAAAAACAAAAAAAACAAAGACAAATCATCACATAGTAAAAACATTCAAAAAAAAATATCAGCATTTAATTAAGTTACAGTGTAGTCCAAAAACAAAGAAAAAAGGATATAGCTGTTTAACAGATGATGCTATTTATAAATTACGTGATTTATGGAACGCAAGACATCCTGACGTTTCTATTAATACTAATGATCCGAAAGAAATTTGGGAAATAATGAAAATTAATATGAAAAATATATGTAATAAGGAATCGTGTTGGTTAAAGCAGAATTTTGTAGAAGGTAAATTGAATAAAGAGTTGGAAACATCATTTGCTCCGGTATCACCAAAAGAATGGAAGAAAAATCCAAATGAATGGTTATCTAGTTTAGATATTATGAATGTAATGAAACAATATGAAGATACTTATAAGTGTTTTGAATTTATTGGACCATCACCAATAGATTATGACACACATAAATTATATGGTGAATGTGTGTGGGAAGAATTGTGTCATTTTAATTTAGATAATCAAATAAAAGATGGAAAAAATAAAATAGGAATAATATTTAATTTAGACCCACATGATAAAGGAGGTTCACATTGGGTTTCGCTTTTTATTAATATAAAGAAAGGTCTTATATACTTTTTTGATAGCGCAGGAGATAAAATACCAGCACAAATAATAAAATTTGTAAATATGGTCAAAAAACAAGGTGCACAAATGAGAAATAAAATTAATTTTACTTTTGATCAGAATTATCCAGTAGAACATCAATATGGGAATACAGAATGTGGCGTTTATAGTTTATATTTTATAATTCATATGTTAGATGATAAGATTAATGCGCATTATTTAAAAACACATATCTTGAAAGATGAGTATATTCAAAAATTTAGAAAAATATATTTTAATGAGGAATTGTAAGAGACGCAGAAATACAATAAAAATACAATAAAAATACAATAAAAGTATATAAATAATATTTAATTATTAGTTATATACGTAAATGAACAAAGAAATAGATAATTTTTTAAGTAAAGAAAATGTAGAAATGATATGGGAAGTGATCGCTGATGGAGATTTATTAAAAAATAAAACAACAGAACAATGTGATGAAATACAAAAACAATTTATCAACAATATAAGACATTTTTTTCAAAAAGAAAAGACACAACATAAAAATCTAATGAATATGAATAAAAAATTTATATCAACTGTGATAGATAGAAATGAAACTTTACGAAAAACTGTTCCTATTCAACAACAACAACAACAACAACGCGTAACAGCAGAAGACATTCAAACTTCTAGAATGACTGAAATTGAAAAACAATTTCAACAAAAACAATCCGAATTTTCAAATATGATGACATTACAAGTGCCAGAAAAACCTAAATTTAATGATAATTTAGATGAACCAATTAGTGAAATGGAAAGTTTAATAGCAAAAACATTAGCACAACGAAATTTTGATATAGAACAAATACAACAAAATATAGATAAAAATCAAGCAAGCACTTTTTTGAAAAGCCAGGAAACATCATTAAATAGTGAAAAACAGGGTTATAAATCAGAAAATCAATCAGTAAATAGACCAGAATACAATAAAAGTATGAATGAAGTAAAATTTATTAAAATAGGCGCTGAAGAATTACCTCAAATAGAACAAGTAATTGATTTATTTGATAAAAAAAATGTTAGTTGGGCAGATAATAATAATGTTATAGATAATATAGATAATATAGATAATATAGATATAAGAGATATAACAGATAATATGAATTATAACAACAACAACAACAACAACAACATACAATTTAATATTAAAGAAGAACCATCAGAAAAACAAAGTATTTTTTCAAAATTAAAAATGAGACCTAGAGAGAAAAGTGAAGAAGACCAAAATAATTTACAAATGGATGATATACGTAAATATAAATATGAATTTGATAAAATAAATTTTAAAATTGCGGATTTGACATCAAAAGTAGATAAGCTTTTACAAATATTGGATAAATAATATTAAATTTTATTAAATTTCAATTCGCCATTTGATTGTTTTTCTAATGTGCCAATTAATACAGGATCTACTCCTGGAACAGCTAATGCCTGCTTATAACTATCTAAATCATAAATATTTCCACGCGTACTATCTATTTTTCTATAAATATAAGTTTTACCTAATAATTTGACTTCTTTACCAGTCCATTCTAATGCTTTTTTATTAATTTTCGCAACACTATCTGGTTGGTCATTTTTCAACGATGGATTATATGAAAAAGAATTAGGACTAGGCTCACCAAATTGTAAACAATGTAACTGCTCTTTATTTCCTGATTTTGAATAAATAGCACAATCAATAGACGCTTCTTTAATGGCTTTAATCAATTGATTAGATACTTCTTCTTTAATCATAGATATTTCAAAAAGAGCTTCATCACTAGTAAATGGTATTTTAACTAATTTTGGATTATCTGGATTTAATTGATATTCCTTTTTACTTAAATCTTTTACTTTTAATTCAATAGAAGCATCACTTAATAATTGTTCTTTAGAAAAAGACATTAAATACATAAATACTTCTACTGTTTGTAAAGCAGGTGGTAAATCTTTATGACTACAAATACGACGTGCACGACCAATGACTTGTTCTGAACGTACAGGATGCCAATAAGGTTCCATAATATGAACATAACGTGTGTTACGTAAGTTAATACCTTCCGAACCAGAAGCAGTAATCATTAATATTTTAATTATTTCTCCAGTATTATTATTATGAGCAATTTGACGTAATTCACTAGATAAAGATGGTGGTAATTCTTTCCATAAACCATTATAAATCTTACGAATAATTTCTTTTTCTTCTTTAGTTTCTGTTCCAGTATATAAAGCAAAAGTAGGTTTACCTCTATCTTCTTCTGATATATCTATTTCCCAAGAACCACCAGCATTTTTTTTTACTTTAAATTGAGCAAATCCGTTTTGTTCTAATACTAATTTAAAAATACCAATACCTTCTAATGTGCGAAATTGACTATATACTAAATGAAGACCAATATGAGCAGGATCTTCAATATTTTCCAATATACTTAAGTATTTAGGACTATAAGTGGAGAGACCATCTGGACTTAAATATTGACGACCATGTCTTTTTAATTTTTCCATAGCAGTTTTTAAACGTTTATCGTAAGTAGAATCGCCTAATTTATCCATAATTTCATCACCTTCCATTTCATCTTCACGGTCATCATCTTCATTTTGAATTTTGTCCGCATTTTTAATTACTTCGCCATAAAAATCATCTAAACCTTCCTCTGGTTCAATACTAATTTTAGATTCTTCTACGCCGCCATCACGTTCTTCTGATAAAGATTTTGAGGATGCTGTTTTTTCTTTTACTTCACGATCCTCTTTTGGCAAAGGTCGTCCAATTGCTTTAGGCATGACAAAATTACAATATAAACGTGAAAAAATACGATAAGTAGATGTAGGCTCTTGGAATATTCCATTTTCATCTACCTTTCCTTTTTTCTTTTTAGTTGAAGTTTCTTGTTTTCGTTCCTGTGCACGTGCTGCTTCATAAACCGCAAATTGATAATCACTCATTGGAATTTTAACTACGTGATAATTATCTACTTTTTCATAAGCAGGTAACAATGATTCTTGTGCACTTCTAAAATAAGAGGCTAGTCCCATAATACGTTTTTGAAATAAATCAGAGTTTTTAATATTCATAGTGCCAGATTCAATAAACCAATTAGAAAATTCATCTAACTTATCTGGTAGAGCTTTATACATATGTACTCGTATTCCTGTAGGAAATACGTCAATACCATTATCTCTCAAAATATGAATAATTCTTTTCTCAAAATCAATATCACTAATTATTCCACGTTCTTGTACAACTACTTCACCACGGTCTCCCTTTCGTGTTTTCTTTTCATTTGTAACGCCATGATAACCAGATTCTTTTTTCTCTTTATTTTCAAATCCAAAAGGATTACGAGTAATCATCAATTGTTTTGTAGAAGCAGAATAATCCATATAATCTAATATTTTCTCTCTTTTAAAAATATCTTGAAGTATTTCTTTACTGATGCTTTGTGAAGATTTAATATCAAGTGGGATTTCCCATGTCTTGATATATCCTCGTAAAATATTAAAAAGTATTCCAATTTCATTCGGATAATTAATAATAGGCGTACCAGTTAATAATATAATACGAGCATTTTGTGCTGTTAATAACATCTCATATAAAACAAGCGCAATTGAAATATTTACTTTCTCTCGCTTTCCTGTTTTATCCATTGAAATATCTTTTTCTTTTGATATTTTATTTACAATTCTACTAATTAAATTATGTGCTTCATCAATTATTACTACAGAGTCGTCAAAAATATTATTCTCAAAATTATTTGTCATTCTACGTAATTTATCTCTCCTTAAACCATTATAATGAATGAAATGATACTTAGTTTCAATCATTTTATCTATTTGTTCATTTAAACTATTTTGTTCTTGTTGCTTTTGAGCAGGCGTCTTTGATTTTTCATCATTACAATTTGCTGGTTTTTTAATATTAACAAGCCATGCGCCTTTTTTCGCATGAATATATTCTAATGGTAAACTTAATATACTTGATAAAGTATCAGCGACTTCTGGTCGTTTAGTCGTACTAATCCATTCCCAACATTGATTCATTTTATATAACGGATTGCCTGCCTTCTTTAATTCAAGACGATAATTGTCTTCTAAAGAAGCAGGAGTTAATACATATACTTTTTTTTCACTTTTCATACCTTCCGCAATAGCAATAGAACCAAGTGTTTTACCGGCACCTAATCCATGATATAATAATAATCCACGATATGGAGTATATAAATTAATATAATCACGAATTAAATTTTGATGTGTTAAAAGTGAGTAATCATTATCATCTTTATTTAAATCGTCGCATGATAATTGTTGAGATTCATCCAATACTTGATCACGATATGGTTCAAAAATTGAATTAATAAAGTTAACAAATATCTCACGATTATTCATATAATAACTGCTCACTTTGTAATTCACTTGTTGCTTTTTTTCAGGTAAGCGTTCTGTTAAAGGTGTGTCGCCAAATTGGACCCATGCTTCTGGTGGTAAAATAGATACACCCTTTGGTAATTTTGAACTCTTACGTGGTCTGGAAACTTTTATTTTTATTTCGGATTCTTCAATGCCGATGTCTTTTTCTTGTTCTTGTTCTTCACCAATTAATTCTGCTTTTTCTAAATCAGGACCAGGACCTGGCCCAAGCTCAGGCCTAGGCATAATAGAGACACCTTCTTCTTGTAAAACTAGTAATCTTGATCCAGTCAATTTTTTAGATTTCTTTTTAATAGGAACAGTAAGTGGTTCTACAATACTAATGTTTTGTTCAGCTTCAATAAGTGGTGAAACAATAAGTTTTGTAAGTTTTTGATCCTTCATTTTTTTTGTTAAATCCGCCATATTAAATTTAGAATTCGCTCTTTTATCATTAATTGTGATAGCAGATAATATAACTTCTTCTGGTTTATTAGGAATTGGTACAACAACATCAATATGTTTCACAATTTTCTCTTCTAATTTTGGTTTTGTTCTTAATTGTTCCTTGAGTTTTTCTAAAGCACTCATTACCTTATATTTATTAAATATATAAAATTTATATATTTTACAAAGTAGAATATTTTTCTATTTTATATAATGCTTCACTACACGCGATTTGTTCCGCTTTGCGTTTAATTTTATGTTGCCCTTCCCCTAAAAATATTAATACTTTACCATAATTAATAAGTAAGGATTGAATTTTACTAAACGTCTTTATATCTTCTATTGGAGAAGCATTTAATAAATTAATAGAGTGAATAGGTTGTCCTATGCATAAATAAACGCCCATTTTATAACCGTTTTCAGGGTCATGTTCAATTTCTAAATAATGTGGCGTTACTTTAAATTCCTTCTGTATTTTTACTTGAAGAATATTTTTATAATTATCATCATTTTGAATAAGTGCTATCCAGTCTATATGTTTTTCAAAAATATTTTCAATAAATTTTTGGGCCATTTGAAATCCAGGTCCAGTTGTAAAAATATTTTCAAACCATTTATCATCATCTTTAATATTAATTTTATTAAAATCCAAGAACAGGGCGCCGACAAATGATTCAAAAAGACATCCTAATTTTTTTAAATTAGTCCGTATTTTCTTTTCTTCAGCGTGTTTAGAAATAATTAACCACTTATTCAATTTCATTTCTAATGCGATTTTTCCAATTGCTTCATTTTTAACAATCGCGATTTTTTTTTCTGTCATAAATCCTTCATTCTCTTTAGGAAATCTTCTATATAAATAATATTTCGTTACTAATTCAAGAACGCCATCACCTAAAAATTCTAGTCGTTCATTTGATTTTGTGTGTAAAGATAGACAATCATCCGGTTTTTCAACAATAGTAATATTTTGTAATATATTTTCTAAATTAGGTCTTTTAGTATAAGAACGATGAACAAACGCGCGTTTATACAAATTAATATTATTTACTGTTTCAGGTATACCGTATTTAGAGAGAATACATTGAATATCATTTAATGTAATCTCCACATTTAATGGATTATAAGGATTAAATATTAAACCATCTTCACTCTTTATAATATCATCATCATGTAATAAACTTTTCTCAATATCATCGTTCAAACCTTTATCCATAGTTCTATTTATAATATATTCACATTTTGTTTTTATATTATTTTATTTAGTTTATTTAGTTAAAAGAATTCAAATAAAAATTCAAATAAAAATTCAAATAAAAATTCAAATAAAAGAATTTTAAAAAAAAAAATATTAAGGGTATATATAATGACTTTAATAGTTGGACATGGAGGAACTGCTCACGTAGAAACAATTACTAATCGTACTGGACAAAGTGGAGGATCTGTAGGAGGTGTTAAAAAGGCAGGTACATGGGGAGGAAATGTTTACATGGGTTTGTATAATGTAGGACAAAGTTATAGTTGGAGAGCTCCACAGAGTCAACCAAGTTTAGCATTTATATTAAGAAATACAACACGAGCTCCACTTCAATATCGTCGTGGTTCTTATGCTGTTACTCACTCTGGTATGTTGGGTTAAACGCTATTTTTATTTTATTATATAAATGCTATATTTTATATAAGCATAATTATAATTATAATTAAAATATTTACAAAAAAAATCATTTAATAACTAAATTATTATATGATTATATGATTATTAAAATTGACAATAGAGAGACCGATTTAATTCGTTCATGTAAATACTTTTTGGAAATAAGTCCATCTTATAAAGATATTACTATAGTTGTAGAAAATTTACCTATTGGAGATATAATTCTTTGTAAAAATGAAGAAGAAAAAGTAATTATTGAGAGAAAAAATCTACGAGATTTAGCAGCAAGTATTAAAGATGGTCGGTATGAAGAACAATCATATCGTTTAAATGGATCACCGATCCATAATCATAATATATTATATTTAGTAGAAGGTGATGTAAATAAATTTAATATTTTTAAAGACCGTATGGAAAAAATGACATTGTATTCTGCTATGGTTTCTCTCAATTATTATAAAGGATTTTCTGTTATGCGTAGTTTAAATATAGATGAGTCAGCATTAATTATTTGTAACATGGCATACAAAATAAATAAATCAGATTTAGAGGGTAAGAAACAATATTATTTAAATCAAATGTCCCATACAAGTTTAGAAAACGCTAGCATACAATCAAGTCCAGATAATTCAGATAATGACACACCAGAAAATTATTGTAATGTAGTTAAAAAAGTGAAGAAAGAAAATATTACGCCAAATAATATTGGAGAGATTATGCTATGTCAAATTCCTGGAATTAGTTCAACTACCGCAATAGCTATTATGGAGCAGTTTAAAACAATTCAAAAATTAATAGAAAAAATAAAAGAAGATAAATTATGTCTTCAAAATATTAGTTATATAAATGCGAAAGGACAATCACGTAAAATTAATAAAACGGCTATAAATAATATTACTGCCTATTTACAAATCCAGTAATAGAAAATAAAAATGTTATTATTCAAATAAAATAATAGCATAATAATATAAATGAATCAGGAGTTTTTAAAAATAGTTGTAATCATTGCTATTTTAGCATTTTTAATTTATTATTTTATGATGCCTAAAAATTCAAGTATGTATTTATTAGAAGGTCTTGAAAACCCAATTACAACAACAACGCCAACAATAGACCCAGCTGTATCCGGACAAGCTTTAACGCAAAATATTGCTTCAGGCGCTCAATTATATTCGGATGAAATTAAAAAATTATATACAAAGATGAAAGATGATTTTCATTTTGAAAATTATAGAGCAAATTATGAAAATGTAATTATACAATTAGATGATTATATAAGTGCACTAATGTTACAGAAAATAATGAGTGTAGATAAGACAGCATTAACAGAAGCAAATATTATAAGTTTAATGTCAAAACTTAATATTTTACAAGAAGGTAAAATAAGTTTAAATACAGTAATGAAATTTATTGACGGAGTATAAAATTTATTGACTGATTTAAGGCACATAAATATCCACTTCGTTACCTTTATAATAACCATTATCAACTAACGATTGGGTATATTTTTGGCCACCCCAATTGTCTTTCATTGGATCAGGACTAAAAAGCAAATTTTCATCTTGTTGATTCATTGTATCTAATGGAGTTGTTGCTCCAACATATTGAGATGATTGATCATAACCAGGAGGTTGATTTTGATTATATGGTTTATCATTTCTTGCAGCATCCATTAATAATGTTGGATTTGGATTTACATAAGGAAGAGCTGGGGGCAATCCGCCCTGTAAATCATCTGGACTTGGACGAACTTTATAAACAGCATTTCCTTGTGCGTCATAACTATGTTGTAAATATAAAATAGGACAACGTATTCCTTGGCTTCGTTGCCAATCCATAAATTCAACATATTGTTCTAAATTTTGAAATTCTACCGGATTTACTCCAGGAATTTTCGCAACTTTAGAATTATATAAGTAATATTTAATTCCTTTTTGTACTAAAATGTCAGGACAACGAACTTGACCATTATTATTAGTTAAACCTTCCATTATTGTATTTGTTCCATAATTTGTATAAACATATAAACCTACTAAAAATACGATTAAAATTAGAATGGTATAATACATATATATTAGTATGTGATAAAATTTACAATAAATTTATGAAAACTTTATGAAAACTTTATAAATTTATTATTATTATTTTCTATTTATATTTTATAAGAAATGATATTTTTGCCTTCTATTGCCGATTTAGATACAGATGATAATAAAAAAAATATGGAAGTTTTTAAAAAACATTTAGAAGATGGTAAACAAGTATTTCTTTTTTTATATATGGATGGCTGCGGTCCATGTAATATGGCAAAAGAAGGTTGGTCAAAAATAAGACAACATATGAATAAACAATATTTAAAAGATAATAATATACTTGTTGCTCAAATAAATAAAGATTTATTTAATGACATTAAAAATATTGGAACAGACCCTATGGGATTTCCCACATTGCGTTATATTACTAATAATGGAGAAATAATTGAAGAATATGATGGAGGTCGTTCAGCAGATGATTTTGCTAAGTGGATTGAATCAAAACAAAATAATAAAATGACCGGTGGTAAAAAATCTAAAAAAACAAAACGAAGTAGAAGATCTAGAATATCTAGAAAAACTAGAAGAATAAAACAATCTAAAAAATCTAAAAAATCTAAAAAATCTAAAAAATCTAAAAAATCTAAAAAATAAAATTAAATATTACATAAATATATAATGTCGAATAAAAAAATACGCTTAGGAACTGGAGAACAAATTAGACCAATACAACCCAGCATATCTTTACGTATGATTACTGATCCGGATGAGAACATTATAAGCGTAGGAGAGGAATATACCTTCACATATTTAGATGGTTCAACTATTAGAGGAACTATTTCTAGCATTGATCCTCAACATTTCACTGTATCATTAAATCCTCCTTATTATGAAAATGATGAAGAAAAACAAGGAACTCGCACAATTATTTTAGTTATGTTAGATAAAATAGAACAAGATGGTCACTTAATTGCGAAAATTAGTAGATTAGGTGGTAAAAAAACCAAAAAAATAAGAAGACTTAGAAAATCTAGAAAAACAAGACAACTAAGAAGAAGTAAACGAACAAGAAGGTCTAGACGAAATAGACGACCAAAAAATTAAATAACATATTTAATATAAATAATAATTATATTAAATAAAAATTATATCAAATAACAATTATATTAAATAAAAATTGATTATTGAAAAGAAGATAAATATAAGACACATAACTAAATTAACAATACAATAATGGAAAAAACGTTTCGTCTATATGATTTCAATATTTATAATGATAAAAAAGAAACTAATAGTAGTGACGAAGAAAGAGGAGATAAAAACATTGATTCTAGTAAATTTTTGATTCAAATGTTTGGAAAAAATGAAAAAGGAGAATCATGTTCTATAATTGCCGAGGGATTTAAACCATTCTTTTATGTAAAAGTTGATGAAGATTGGTCTTCTGCTAATAAGAATAGATTTGTTTCCTTTATTAAAAATAAATTAGGTAAATATTATGAAAATTCACTAAACGAATGTAAATTAATAAAAAGAAAAAAGTTATATGGGTTTGATGGTGGAAAAGAACATAAATTCCTGGCATTAAAATTTGATAATATGCCAGCTTTTAATAAAGCAAAAAATTTATGGTATAATAATGACCCAACTAGTCGTAAACTTTTTAAAGACGGTCTCAAATTTGAAAACACATATACCTTTTTATACGAAGCAAATATTCCACCATTGTTACGTTTGTTTCATATTCGTGATATTAGCCCTTCAGGATGGGTTGCTTTACCAAATAATAAAACTACCACAATAGTATCAAAAAAAACAACATGCGATTATGAATTGAAAATTAATTACAAATTCATTATTCCTTTAAATAATAAGGAATTACGAGTTCCGTTAAAGATTTGTAGTTTTGATATAGAAGCCAGTAGTAGTCATGGTGATTTTCCAGTGCCTATTAAGTCTTATAAAAAATTAGCGGCAAATATAATTGAGTATTTTGAAAATAATAGTAGTGCCGAATTTTCAGTTGAAAAATATAAAGAAGCGTTGAAAACTATTATCTTATGTGCGTTTGGATATGAAACAACAATGCGCCATTCAATTGACTTAGTTTATCCAAAAAAGGCGCCAAAAAGTAAAGAGGATTTATTAGAAATTATTGAAAAATGGTTAATATCGCAAGTAAGAAATAGTGAAACTGCTGAAGAAACAAGAGACCAATTATCTATTGAGGCATTGTTTGAAAGGATGAACCATGAGGAAGAAGAAGAAACTGTGGGATTTCATTCAACTTATTTTAAAAATACGATTAAACGTGGAACTGTTGTAGATTTATTATCTGATAAAAAAATGGATAGAACTGCTAAAATGACAGAATTAAATATTTCATTAAACTCTTTCTTTCCAAGATTAGAAGGTGATAAGGTAACATTTATAGGTTCCACCTTTTTATTAAGTGGTGAAAAAGAACCTTATTTAAATCATTGTGTAGTGTTAAATAGTTGTAGTAAAGTAGATAATGCTGTAATTGAAACTTATGACAATGAAAAAGATTTATTACTTGCATGGAGAGATGTCATTCAAAAAGAAAATCCGGATATTATTATTGGGTATAATATATTTGGTTTTGATTATGAGTTTATGTTTCGTCGTGCTGAAGAAATGTATTGCGTAGAAGAGTTTTTAAAATTAGCAAAAAATAAAGATGAGGTTTGTGGAACACGTGATTTTAAAACAGGAAGATATAAAATAGAAGAAACAAGTATTCACATTGCCAGTGGTCAGCATGATCTAAAATATATTAAAATGAATGGACGTATTCAAATAGATTTATATAACTTCTTTCGTAGAGAAGAAAATCTAACATCGTATAAATTAGATTATGTAGCAGGTCATTTTATTGGTGATTATGTAAAAGCATATGAATATAATGACAGTGAAGAATCGCATAAAACGCCAACAACAACAACAATTCAAACTTATAATATGACTGGATTACTAGTAGGAAGTTATATTCATTTTGAAGAAATTGGGCATTCTATTGATTATTACAATGGTGGCGAAAAATTTATTGTTACCGAAGTTTTAAAACAAGAAGGTAAATTCAAAATTAATGGGAAAGTATGTCCAGATCAATCTAAAAAAGTGCGTTGGTGTTTAGCAAAAGATGACGTAACGCCAAAAGATATTTTTAGAATGACAAATGGTACAAAAGATGATCGTGCTGTTATTGCGAAATACTGTATACAAGATTGTAATCTAGTTCATTATTTAATGACGAAAGCGGATATTTTAACTGGATTTGTAGAAATGGCAAAAATTTGTAGTGTTCCAATTAATTTCTTAGTGCTTCGTGGACAAGGAATTAAATTAACAAGTTATGTTGCTAAAAAATGTCGCGAAATGCGTACTTTAATGCCTGTGGTTGACAAATCAGAAGATGAAGACGGTTTTGAAGGCGCTATTGTGTTAGATCCAAAATGTGATTTGTATTTAGATAATCCTGTTGCGTGTGTAGATTATGCGTCTCTTTATCCGTCTTCCATGATGAGTGAAAATATATCGCATGATAGTAAAGTATGGACAAAAGAATATGATTTAGATGGTGAGTTAGTATGTGAGATTGGAGATAGAAATGAAGCAGGCGATTTCATATACGATAATTTACATGGTTATGAATATGTAAATATTACCTATGATACTTTTAAATATGTGCGCAAAACACCAAGTGCAGCTGCCGAAAAAATTAAATGTGGGCATAAAATTTGTAGATTTGCTCAACCATTAGATGGAGTAAGAGCAATTATGCCTTCTATTTTAGAGGAATTATTATCAGCTCGTAAAACGACACGAAAATTAATTCCACAAGAAAAAGATGAGTTTATGAAAAATGTGTTGGATAAAAGACAGTTAGGATATAAGGTAACGGCGAATTCTTTATATGGACAGTGTGGTGCGAAAACTAGTACATTTTATGATAAAGATTGTGCGGCATCAACTACCGCAACAGGTCGGTTGCTTTTAATTTATGCGAAAAAAGTAGTTGAAGAATGTTATGGAAATACAATTTGTCAAACAGAAAATCATGGAACAGTTTTAACAAAAGCGGAGTACATATATGGTGATACGGATTCAGTATTCTTTACCTTTAATTTGGCTACACCAGAAGGCGAACCTATTCGTGGAAAAGCCGCATTAGAAATTACAATTGAATTAGCGCAACAAGCAGGACATTTAGCATCCAAGTTTTTAAAAGGGCCGCATGATCTGGAATATGAAAAAACATTTATGCCCTTTTGTCTTCTTTCAAAAAAGCGTTATGTTGGAATGTTGTATGAGACAGATCCAACAAAATGTAAACGAAAAGAGATGGGAATAGTTTTAAAAAGGAGAGATAATGCTCCAATAGTAAAAGAAATATATGGAGGAATTATTGATATATTAATGAAACAACAAGATATAGAAAAAGCAGCAGAATTCTTGAGATCATCTTTGCGAAATATTGTGGATGAAAAATATTCAATTGATAAATTGATTATAAGCAAATCATTGAGGTCTGGTTATAAAAATCCACAACAAATAGCACATAAAGTATTGGCGGATCGTATTACGTCAAGAGATCCTGGAAGTAAACCAAGTTCAGGAGATAGAATACCTTATGTGTTTGTTCATAATTCTGATAAAAAAGCGAAACAAGGAGATAGAATAGAGACGCCGACTTATATTCAAGAAAATAATTTAAAAATAGATTATTCGCATTACATTACAAATCAAATAATGAAACCAGTTCAACAAGTATTCGCATTAGTATTAGAAAAAATGTGGGCTAATAGTAATAAAAAAACAAAAATAATAAAGTTTAATAAAGAAATAGAAATACTGAAGTCAAAAACATCGCCAGAAAAATTTGAAGAAAAGTTGGACGATTTAAAAGCAAAAGAAATAAAGATATTATTATTTGATGAGTTTTTGAGAGAAACGAACAATCAAAAAGAAAATAACCAAGCATTAACAGGGTTCTTTAAGCCTAAAAAATAAAGTATTCAAATTATTAGGTATCTAAATTATTAATTATATAAGAATAATTAATAATTATTATTTAGTTTTCAATTCAATAGATAAATTTATACATTAATTATATTGTTAGTATCATTTTTTTTCAACACAACAACATATAACCCATTCCACCAGGTGTTGCGAGCAATATCCATGGGGGTATGTGTTTCATTATTTGTTAAAAGTATTTCTTTTTCATATAATATTGTTAATTTTAAATCATCAATAGATTTTTTTGCTGCGGCTTGAATATATCTCCAGTTAATATCATCTACTATATAAACAAAAACGTCTTCCATACAATTAATAAAATGAGGAAGCGTGTTATAGATATCATTATAATCTAAAGTTGCGTCATACAATATCATATTAAATTTTGATAATTTAGTTATATCTATTTCTTGATATGATTGTTCAATTAATTTTGTATAATTATTGCCTTTATATTTTTTATAATTTTCTACAAAAGTCTCAGGGGTGCTACCGGACCAATTATCTATACAAAAAATCTTTGAGTTATTATTATACATAGCAGCAGAAGTCAATGATCCACCACCAACTCCTATTTCTAAATATTTAGCTCCTCTCATTTGAAGTAAATTATTTAAAAAATGTTTTGTTTTAATTCCTGATGGGCCAGGAATACTTAATATTTCTTTTGAACATTTTGAAAAATTATATTCAGCAGCATCTAGAGATGCTTTAACATGATTAATAATTAAATTTTCTTTTTCTGTATTCATTTTATTTAATATAATAATTTTTTTTTATATTAAAAACGCAATAAATAATTTAATTTACTAATTGTAAATCTTTTTTATTTGGAAAAATTGTCTGTAAAAAATTTAAAATATTTACTAGTTGTTTTTGTATAAAATTTAATTTTTGTTTAATGCTATATGGATCAAAATTATCGTTATCACTGTTGCTATCTGTGTCAGATTCGGATTTATATTCTTCATCACTTTCCGATTCAGAATCATCTTCACTACTATCTGTTTCAGAATTATTTTCTTTATCACTATCTATATCAGATTCATCTTTGTTAAGCTCTATTTCTTTATTAATGCCTTTCCAACCATGAACATTACTCCATGCTTCATCAATTAATTCTTCTTCTTGTAATTTGTTCATAATTGCCCCAACTGTTCTATGATGCATTTTTGCGATCTCTTCTATATTTAATTTTTTAAGTTCGTATTCATTATACAATCTATTTATTTCTGTTGATGACCATTTTTGATTATGACGATAAGGTAAAATACTCATATTTTTATATTATTATTAATTCAAAATTATTCTTTATATTCTTTATATAGTTTATAGATATATAATAAAATATATTATAATCAAAAACTTCAATATGTTATGCCACTCTAGGCATTAAAATACGTGAACATAACCATGTGCCAAATATTAACCACATATTATCAATTGATGCTGCTCCATTAGAAATAACCCAACGCATAGCTCTACAATGAGGAGTTGAAATAATAAATGCCGAATAGAAGAATCCAAAAGGAGTTGCTGGAACACAAAATTTCACATATAAATGTGACGCAACATAGTGTAAGATAATCCATATTATATAAATACTTGTTGCTTTATAAATAAATTTGATAATATTAAATGTATAATTTGTTGTATCTTTAATTGCTTGATAACAATTAATATTTACAGTTTCTTGAGTATCAGTTGTCATTATTAAATATGAATTAATTTTAAAAACTTTATTTAAAATCAATTTTTTATGAAATAAAATTATCTTGAATTATATCCTCTAAAAATATATTTATTATTTGATAAATCGTGTGTTGATGAATTCATATATACTCTATTTGATGAATCGTTATTTGGATTCATTAATTGTCCTATCATTGTTTCTGTTAATTGTGTTAATAAATTTGTATATAAATCATTATTTGAAGTGTTTCTAGATTGACGAGGTAATTCTTCTTTTGTTTCTTCTAATTTGGTTTCTTCTTTTGTTTCCTCATGGTGATTATAACTTGAATCTGAAGCAATATAATCTCTTATGTCAGCCCTACACAAAGGACATATTACATTACTACGAAACCAAGAAGAAATTGAATTAGAATTAAATATATGATTACAACCAAGCAATTGGGTTACTTGACTATCATTTGTAAATTGTTCTAATGTTATAGGACAATGAAGATTAAGAGGTTCACATATTTCTGAAAACAAATATTGATGTGTAGCATATTCAATTTGTTCAGTAGAAGCTACAATAGGTACACTAGAATTAAAATTTCGTAAATAATTTGAAGCAGTAGTATTTGGAATATAGTAATCAAATTCAAATATATAAGGTTGAAATGTTGTTCTATAATTAGTTTGCGTTTGTGTTTGTTGTTGTTGTTGTTGTTGTTGTTGTTGTTGTGGGCGTTCTTGTCTATGATATGATTGATTTTGACGATTTGTTCTATTTATTCTTTCACGATTTCTATTTTGATTTTGATTTTGATTATTTGTAGGTTGTCTTAAAGTAGAATTTGTAACATCATTAATTAAATTAAGACCACCTAATATATTTATATAATCTCGTATTTCATCTAATAAAGTATATAATAAATCTATTCTATCATGTGTTTGATTATATAATCGTAAATAAAAAGTTAGTAATCTATTTCTATTTTCATTTGTCATTTCATTAGTTTCTTGATTTTGATTAGACATACAATTAAATATTAATTATAAAATGTGTTTAAATATAAATTAGAATATAAATAATAAGAATGAATTCATCCACTGCTGAAATAAATAATGAAAAAAATGATATAAATAATAAATATAAAAATAAAGGATTAACTGGATTAGCAAATTTGGGCAATACTTGTTTTATTAATTCGTGTATACAAATATTATCTCATACTTATGAATTAAATGAATTTTTAAATAATAAAACATATATTAAAAAATTAAATCGTAAATATGAATCAACTCTTCTTTTAGAATGGGATAGCCTAAGACAATTGATGTGGAGTGAAAATTGTATAGTCTCTCCAGGTAAATTTATAAAAACAATTCAAAAACTAGCACATATTAAAGGAGTTGATATATTTACAGGTTATTCGCAAAACGACCTACCAGAATTTTTATTATTTATTATAGATTGTTTTCATACATCTTTGGCGAGAGAAGTTAGTATGAATATTTCAGGAAATATTGTAAATAATACCGATAAATTAGCAGTGGAATGTTTTGATATGATAAAAAGAATGTATACAAAAGAATATTCAGAAATATGGAATATGTTTTATGGTATTCATGTTTCACAAATTACTTCTTTAGAAAATGGTGAAGTATTAAGTTCTTCACCAGAACCATATTTTATGATAAATTTATCAATGCCAATGAATAATAAATCACCCACATTAATAGATTGTTTTGATTTATATGTATCAGGTGAAACATTAGAAGGAGATAATGCTTGGTATAATGAAGATATTGGACATAAACAAAATGTTCAAAAGAAAATTAGTTATTGGAGTATGCCAAATATTCTAGTAATAGATTTAAAAAGAATAAATTCAGTGAATCATAATAATAAAAATCAAACTTTAGTAACTTTTCCATTAATTGATTTAGATTTGTCAAAATATATTATTGGATATAAAAAAGAAAGTTATATTTATGATTTATATGGAATATGTAATCATAGTGGCGGAACTCAAGGTGGTCATTATACTTCTTTTGTAAAAAACGCAAACGGTAAATGGTATCATTTTAATGACACAAATGTAAATGAAATTACGAATCATAATAATTTAATTACGCCAATGGCATATTGCTTTTTTTATAGAAAAAAAACAGTTGAGTAATATATATGGAGGTAAATACAAGTACAACAGCTGATACCGAAAATATGTATGATTATATTAATGGATTTTTTTTAAATCCCAGTGCTTTTATTATTGTGGTGTTAGTTTTAATTGCGTATTTTATTGTATTTGTTTCTTTAGGAAATAATTCTTCTTCAACGCCAGACAATTCATCTATTATGTCAATGCTTCCTAATTCAAATACTAATTCAAGTACAAGTGAAAATACTGGTTCATATACTATTTTAATAATTGTAGTAATTGTCGTTTTAGTCATGTTATTATTTGTAAATGGATTACAGTATTTTTTTGGAATAGATATTGTGGCTTCAGTAAAACAAGTATTTTTAGGTAATCCTGTCATAGAGATTAAAGTAAATGAAACTGAAAATGATGGAACTACTATTCCTGAAATAAAATATGAAAAACAAGTATTTAATATACCTGGCAATTATTATGGGTATGAAGACGCTAAAACTTTATGTAGTGCTTATGGTGCCAAATTAGCAAATTATGATGAAATTGAAGAAACATATAATAAAGGTGGTGAATGGTGTAATTATGGTTGGTCTGATAATCAAATGGCTTTGTTTCCTACACAAAAAAATACATATAATAATTTACAAAATATAAAAGGACATGAGCAAGATTGTGGACGTCCAGGAGTAAACGGAGGTTATATGGCAAATCCTCATTTAAAATTTGGCGTAAATTGTTATGGATATAAACCGAAAATGAATGAAGAAGAAGAAGAGTTAATGGAAGTTAGCACACCATATCCGCAAACAGAAAAAGATATATTAATGGAAAAAAGAGTTGAATATTGGAAAACAAAATTAAATGATATTTTAGTGTCACCATTTAATTATGATAGTTGGAATAAAATTTAAGAAGATTTGATAAATTTATTTATCAATGATATTTTTTTTGCTAGAATTTTTCTTTTCTTTATTTGATGAAACCTCTTTTCGTTGTTTCCTTGATTTTCTCTCACGTTTGTTTTTAGAACGGTCATTTTCAATCATTCCTAATAATAATGTGTGTAAATCTTCTGGTAAAACATCGCTATTTCCTCCACCTCTTTTTAAAAATTCATTATTATTGCTATGTTCATCATAATTAAAAAATTGTTTTTTATTTTGTTTATTTGGTTGCTGATATAATAATCCAGTTGGAACAACAAAACCATCAAATATATTATTGGAATCGCCTCCGCCTTTAGTGATAGTATACATAGGAGATCCTCCTTTATTTAATAATAAAGAATCTATTGAAAAACCACCGCTCATAATTTTACCATCATCATTTTGATAAAATACTAAATCATTCGTAGAAATATGAGACATATACATTATTAATATATAAATTAATTATTGGAAAAGCGCTTTATTTCAGATATATTTTTAACTTCGCGTTTATTTTTTACGTATTCAATAATCTTTTGTACTTGAGATTCATTTTTTATTATTTCACTTAATGATTTTTCTAAATAACGAAAAGTTAAGGGTGTTTGTACTTTTGTTGTAGTAAATTTTAATTTACCATCACTTATTTGTATAATAGAATTTGTTAAATTATTATTATTCGCATAAGATATTAAATTCTCTCCCATGCTTGCTTTTTTTTCTCGTAATTCTTTTATCTTATCATTAAGCATATGTATTTGGTTATCAATGGAAACCCATTGTTGTATTTGTTGTTCAAAGCTCATTGCTAACTATATACCTTATATACAAAATTTTTATATTTTTTATATTTTTATATTTTTATAATTTTATATAAAAAAATAACTAAATAATAATTTAATAATTATTAAATTAAAATAAACATTAATAATATATGGCAACATCATCTAATACAAAAAATAAAAAAACGACAAAAAAGAAAACTACAACAAAAACAACAACTACATCAACATCACCAGCAACAGCAACATCAAGTGCCAATAATCAGAATACTATTTCAGGATTAAATAAAAATAATGTAATTATTCCTATAGCTAGCGCAGTTGTAGGAATTCTTATATTTTCATTAATACCATATATTGTGAATAATATAAATTTACCTTTAACTGGGGCGGCTTTAAATGTTATACCCAATGGTATTATTTTAGGATATTTTATAACAGATGTAGAATTTGACAGTTATTTTAGAGGTATTATTTTTGCTCCCATTTTTAATGTTGTTTGTAATATAGCGACTTATGCTTTATACAAATATATGAATTTAACACCTTTTTTTGCGTTAACAATGAATATTTCCTTATGGATATTATTTGTAATTGGTAGTTTATTTGTTACCAATTTTTAAATACTTTATATAAAATATTATAATTTATTTGTAATATATAATTATTACAAATAAATATTATTAAATATTAAATTATTATCATACAATTTATTTCTTATGTGATCTACGTCTACTAAACATATTTTGAAGACCTAATAATCCAAAAGGAACTAATGCTTGATTAATAACTTGTCCCCAATATCCTCCCTTCTTTCTGCGACTTCTTCCACCATTTTGGATTGGAGCACGATTGATAGATACATCTAAAGAACCTTGTGGGACATTATTAGGACCTACAGCAGGAGCACCTGGAATAGTTGGAATTAAATTTCCATTATTTGCGGTACCTGGACCAAAAGTATTGTTAAATTGATCCATCGCTGTTGCACCAAAATTTTTTATTACCCAAGGTGCTGCTCCTTCTCCGCTGCCTCCTCTGCGTTTTCTACGTCTTCCACCCATTGCTACAGTTGAAGGTACTGAAGACGTAGATGATGATGGAGATGAAGTTGTAAATGCGCCTCCTCTTCGCCTTCTACTTCTTCCACCAATTGTTATAGATGATGGTGTTGATGATGGCGTTGATGAAAAAGAAGATGATGTTGATGATGGTGTATTCATACCACCTCGTCTGCTTCTACTTCTACTTCTACTTCTCATTTTGCGACTTCTTGACATTATATAATCTAATGAGAAAAAATTAAAAATGGATTAAAATAGTTTAACAATTAAATTTTTATTACGCAAAATTAAGATTAATAGAATTAATATTGCTAAAATTAATATAAATATTAAAAAAATAATACCAATAATTATGTAAATATATGGATTTATTTCATAAAAAATTAAATCTAATACAGGCATACATAAACATTTCAATTCATGTTTGATATCATCTCTTTTCAATATATCTAAACATTGTTGAACTAAACTATTTTTCATAAATATTGTTAATAAAAATTATGTAAAATTTGTCGTTATATAAATAATGCGTCTTATTAATTTTATATTTATCTATTGAAGCATTAATAATGGAAAATATAATTCAACCGAGCAATTTATTTGATTTTTCAATAATATCTTTAGCTCATCCAACTGGAATTCAAGGAGGTGCTTATTTTACGAAAATATTGAATAATGGAAAACCACTTTATATTCAAACTCCTAAATGTATTACAAAACAAGGATTTGTTAAAAATGGTAAAAAAATTTATGCGGACTTAATGTTTGATAATAATGATGAACAATTTATTAATTGGCTTGAAAATTTAGAAACAAAATGTCAAGAGCTTATTTTTGAAAAGAAAGATTCTTGGTTTGAAAATCAACTAGATAAAAATGATATTGAAACTGCTTTTACAAGTCCAATGCGTATTTATAAATCAGGCAAATTTTATTTAGTTCGTGTAAATATAAAAGTAAATAATACAACTAATATACCGAATGTGAAAATATATAATGAAAATGAAACATCTCTTACGATAGATGATGTGACACATGATACAAATATAATTTCTATTTTAGAAATACAAGGAATAAAATTTACTTCTAGAAATTTTCAAATTGAAATAGAATTAAAGCAATCTATGGTATTAAACAGTGATGCTTTATTTGAAAGTTGTTTAATTAAAACAACTAAAGGAGCTAATAAAAAATCAAATATAGAAAATAAATTGAATGATGATAATGATAATGTAGAAATAAAATTTAATTCTTTAAAACCTCATATGATAGAAGAACCGATATCTTCATCTTCTATAGATTTTTTAGAAAATTTAAGTAATCAGATACTAAATGATAATAGTAATAATAATGTAAACGATTACATAAATAATAATGATATAAGCAATAATGATATAAGCAATAATGACATTGATAATGATATAAATAATGATATTGATAATGACATTGATAATGATATAAACAATAAAGAGGAATATGACGAAGATTATGACGAAGACGTAATTCAACCAGTATTAACTTTTGGAAAAGAAATTAAACATTCAATAACAAGCAATGTTAAATTTAAAGAACCTGGTTTAGAAGAAATAGAAGGTTTAGAAGAAATAGAGTTTAATTTGAATGCTTTAGAACCAGAACCAGAAATAGAAACAGGAGAATTAAAAGAAGTAGATTTTATGTCCAATTTAGAAACTTTAGGGTCAATGACATTAAAAAAACCAAATCAGGTTTATTATGAAATATATAAACAGGCCAGAAAAAAGGCAAAACAATTTAAAAAAGAAGCATTAGTCGCTTTTTTAGAAGCTAAGAATATTAAGAAGATATATATGTTAGATGATTTAGATGAAAGTGATAGTGATAATAGTGATTTAGAAAATGAATCTTTTATTTAATTAATTTAATTTAGTAAAATAAGTTTAGTAAATTAAATGAAACAAATGTTTAGTATAATTTAACATAATTATAGAATAATTAGGAAACAATTAAACACTATCTAAAAAAATATTTTATCATCAATTTTATATAATGAGTTCTCTAAAAAAAATATGGAACGATTACGGAATCGGAGCAATTGTTGTTTTATTGATTATAGCATACGGCGTTAATTATTTTTCAAAATACTTGACGTCTAAGGGTAGTTATGGATTTGAATACATGTCACAAGGCGCAAATCCAGCTTATAAAAATAATGGAAAAAAAGGAGGTAATAAACAATCTCAACAATCCAGTGGAGTTCAACCATCTAATCCTTTAGGTCAAAATGAAGTATTTGCTTCTGTCAATGGAATCTCTACTCCAAGTCAAGGAATGCCAACATCTAGCACAAACTCTAATATTCAAAATCCTTCAGACCTTTTACCAAAAGATACGAATAGTCAATGGGCTCAATTAAACCCTTCTGGTAAAGGTGAGCTTGCCAATATTAATTTGTTGAAAGCTGGTTACCACATTGGTATTGATACTATTGGTCAAACTTTAAGAAATGCCAATTTACAAATTCGTTCTGAACCACCAAACCCACAATTATATGTTGGTCCTTGGCAGCAGAGCACAATAGAGCCAGATTATATGAGACCGCCGTTGGAAATCGGTTCTACAAGCTATGCGCAATAAATATTTTATTAAATAATTAAATACTTAACTCAAAATCTTTATATTCATTCTTTTTACACATATAAAGATTTTGAACTCTATTTTCATTTGAAATAATTTCAATATTATATATTAATTCAGCTAACCATTCATATTTATTATCGTAAATATTTTATTTATATATATATTTATATATATATGTCAAATATTATAGCTAATGATGGTAATTACAGAATAGTTAAGAATAATGGTAATTATTTTGTACAAAATAAAAATAGTTTTGTTCCTGGTAATGGAACTGTAGAAATGGCTTATAGAAATTCTCAAAAGCCAATAACGGAACAACAAGCTGTTGCAAGAAATTCTCAACAGACAATACAAAATTTATATGATACTACTATTGTTCCTACGCCACCTAAAAAAACATGGCCTACTACTGGCAAAGAAAGAGGTGGAAAAAGGAAATCACGGAGAAGTCATAAAAGAAACACTCGTAAATCAAGAAAAACTAATAAAAGACGTCATCGCAAATAAATATAGATTTAATTTTATTAGTATAAAATAATAATACAATAATATATGTTTAAACAAAATATATTATTTTATGTAATTGTAGGTTTTGTGATTATTGTTTGTTTAAAAATATATTATGAATCTGAAAATTATAATTTAAAATGTATAATATCAACAGTAGATGGCAATAAATACTGTGTACGTGATCGTGCTATGATAACTCCAGCTGCGGACTTATTAGCCAAAGTAACTATAAAAATGAAAGATTTAGTCAAATATATGAAAGACAAATATCCAGACGATCCAGAAGTGATAAGATTAGTCAAAGGATTTAATCCGAAAAAAATTAGTGAAACATTACCAACTAGTGAATTAACTGCGTATAGTGAAAATAAAGGAGAGAAAATAGCATTTTGTTTAAATAAAACAAAGAATGGAAGTACTTTAATTGAATTAAATACTCTTACCTTTGTAGCTATTCATGAATTAGCACATATTATGACAACATCAATAGGGCACAAACAAGAATTTTGGAAGAATTTCAAATTTTTATTGGAAAACGCAAAAGATGCCAATATTTATAAACCAGTAGATTATAAATCAAAACCGGAGAATTATTGCGGTATGACTATTACCGACAATCCATATTTTGATATGTAATACAACATTACAAGATTTATACATTATAAGATTTATCTATATTTAGTTTAGTAATTCAAATATAGATAAAATAATATAAAATAATATAATGCTAAGAATATATATATGTCATTATCACCATTAAAAGTAAATCCAATTTATAAAGTAAATCAATTAAGTGATGCTAATACAATCCAATCTATTCATGTTTTTTACGGTGAAAGTTTAGATATAGATGATCCTGATGATTTATTTAAGAGAGATCCTAAAAATAATGCTTTTAATGATAAAAACACAGGAAATCATATATTTAATGATACTGAATTACAAAATATTAAAAATAAAAATATTCCAGTAATTTTTTCAAATCAACAGGTCCACTATGATGATAGTATCGGGGTAATAAAGTTAAAAATTATTGAAGAATTATCAAAATCCATTTCATTAGACGAAATCTATTTATTTTGTATTAAAGAAGAAACATTAAATACTGCCAATGTTTATCAAATACTTACACAAAATGGCCGGCTGCCTTTAACAAAAACGCGTTTAGACCAATTTATAATGAATATAATATATGATGATAATGGAAATCAAGTTAAATTTGATATTCCAGAAAAAGAAATATATGATTATGATGATATTTTAGCATTAGATATTAATGGAAAACAATACGCATTAACAAAAGTATTAGGACAAAAATTCTTCATTGTGATTAATGAATATCCTTTTATTTCAAATCCTTTTGAAGTAGATGAATATGATGATTTTATTGAAAGAGCCGCTAGAAAATCACTCACTACTTTAAATAGTCATCTATTATTAAATACCGGAAATATAGTTGGCAATAATATATATTTATGTTTAGCACAGGACGTATATAGGAGCGCAATAAATAAAGATATCTCAGAAAAATATACTAGTAAATTATATTATCCTTTTTTATGGGAAAAAAATATAACTTCTCTCGAAGAATTAAATGAACAAAAGGAAAAATTAGTTGAAGATAGTGAAAAACTATTAAATGATAACACATTAGAAACATTTCAAAGCATTGACCTTTTCTATGATATTTATAAAGAGAGAAAAAGTGAATTGGCATATAAAAAAACAGGAATAAAAACAATTAAAGTTACTATCAATCCATTATATCGTATTAAATTGCCGTTGGATGTTATTTTTAAAATACTTCATGCCACAGAAGTGTCTCCATTAATAAAATATAATCCAGCATCTAGACAAGAAAATATATATAGATTATTTACAGATAAAATAGCGAAAGATGGTAGAAAAATACCTTTCCTCTCTCGTCCAACTATTTTTAAATTAATGAAAACCATTGGAAAAGCAAAATCCGTTGCTGTATATATTCAATATAATTTTAATGGTGAAGATATATATTTGGTATGCGATTTTGAAGATAGTGGAAATATAAATATAAGTTGTGATTTTGATACTATTTTTCCTATTAATGAAATAGATAATTTATTTAGAAATGCTGTGAATCCAATAATAGAAGAGGTCAAAAATTATATGGAACAAAGTGGATATAATATTAATCTATTTACTAGTTTATTTGACCAAAATATTGAAGTTGAAAAAATAGATTATGAATCTGTTATTAAAATAGATAAAACAATTAAAATGAATGATATTGTTGGTTGTACTTCAAGTATATTTATTATTGAATCAAAAAATTTAAAAAAAGGAATACAAATGCGTTTTAAAAGAGTCTCTAATTTTAATAAAATGACAAGTCAAGAAGCATTTATTGTTGAACAAGTAAAACAGAAAGATGGATTAAAAGGAGAAGAATTAATTACTGCTCTTATTGAAAATTATAATATTACTGATAGAGAAGCGAGAGAATTAATAGCCAAATTAGTAAGCGAATTACAAGTAGAAAGAGGTGTACGAAGATCTAATATTGAAATAAAAATTAATCCAGGATTTAAAACAACCATTACTTTAAATTCAATTACTAGTTTAATTACTATTCGTGTTGAAAATATTAATGATATTAATTATTTATATACTTTGCCAATCTATTTAGATACTTTTATACGATTGACACAAGACAGAAAATCTACATTAGTTCCATATGATAAAATAAATACAATTTGCGGATCAGATGAAAAAGATGAAATAGTGATAAAAGATATAGTTGCTGCTGCTGAAAGTGCTTTTTTGGATAGTGAAGTTCCTGTAATAGATGGCGATAATGTAGATTTTATGGATTTTAATAAATATATGGATAGTTCACAAGACGAAGAAGGTGACGGAAAAGTAAAAACAGCATTAGATTTATTTTTTGGAGACGATGAAGATGATGAAAGTGAAGAAAATAACTCTGGATCTAATTCTAATTCTAATTCTAATTCTAACTCTAGAGGAGGAAAAACATCTACCGGAAATAGTAGTGAATCGTCTATAAGTTCTTTTGAAATTAATGATGAAAATATAAAAGGTTTAGAAGCATTAGAAACAGAAGCGGATGCAGAAGAATCACCTAGTGATAAATCGTTATCTAGTTTTGGGTCAGAACCAAGTGAGCCAATTAAACTTGAAATAGAAGAAATACAAGAGAAAAAACAAGAGGAAAAACAAGAAAAACAAGAAGAATCAGAGCCTACGCCAATAGTACAAGTTGAAGAACCAATAAAATTAGATATACCAAAAAAATTATCAAAGAAAACAAAAATAGATTTAGAACCAGAAATACCAAGACAAAATAATACAATGATCATAAGAAATATTGATGGTATGAAATTATCAACGCCAAATCCATTTCAAACAAGAATGGAAGAATTAGATCCTGTATTATTTAATAATCCAAAACAAACCGGTAAATTTACGTCATATTCTAGAAGTTGTTTACATAGCGCGAGAAAACAGCCAGTTATTTTAACAGACGAAGAAATGAAAAATATAGATGACGAACAGCCAGGATTCTTAGAAAGAGGAAAAAAGAATGGAGATATTATTCGTTATGGTTCTAATCCAGATAATCAATTTTATTACATGTGTCCCCAATATTGGTGTATGAAAACAAATTCTCCAATATCTCCAGATGATGTAAAAAGTGGTAAATGCGGAAAAGTAATACCGCGAAATGCCAAAGTTATTAAACCAGGAGAATATGTATTTGAATTTTTTGATAAAGCAGAACATGGTAGTAAAGAAAATTATATAAAACATTATCCAGGATTTTTAGAAAAAGACAAACACCCTGATGGATTATGTATGCCTTGTTGTTTTAAAAATTGGAATACTCCTGGTCAAATAGAAAGAAGAAGACAATGTGCTCAAAAAGGAGAACCAAAAGAATTAAAAGAATTAAAAAAACAAAGTGCGGAACAACAACAACAACAACAACAACAACAACAACAACAACAACAAAAAGAAGAAAACGAAGAAAACGAAGACCAACAGGCAGTTGAACAAGATTTAGAAACAATAAAAATAAAAACAAAAGTAAAAGTAAATGATAAAGAAGATTACATAAAAGGTCCAGAAAAATTTCCATTAGGGTCAGGAAGATGGGGTTATTTACCAATGAGTATCCAAAAATTTCTACATGAATCAAATGCGGATTGTCAAATAAGTAATACAAATACAAACATTAAACCACATCACACATGTTTAATGCGACATGGTATTGAAATAAATCAAAAACAATCTTTTATAGCATGTATAGCAGATGCCAAATTTTATGGAAATGGTAAAGTTCCTTCAATAAAAGAAATGAAAGAACTTATTATTCATTTTTTAACACTGGATAATTATGTATCATATCAAAATGGTGATTTAATTGCTACATTTATGAGTGAAACCCCTATTACAAGTATACAAAAAATACCAAAAAAATATACCACTTCAAAATTATATTCAAAAGTAGATAAAAAAAATGAAAAAGACTTAATATATTTACAAACGGTAATTCAATCATTTGAAAATTTTATATTATTCTTAAAAAATGATGATGTAGTAATAGATTATACATATTTATGGGATATTATATGTAAACCGAATTCAAAATTATTTGCTCAAGGCATCAATCTAGTCATTTTAGAAATATCAAATAATGATACAACAAATAATGTAGAATTAATATGTCCAACAAATCATTATTCTACTGAATTTTTTGAAGCAAGAAAACAAACATTAATTATTATGAAAAATGGCGATTATTATGAACCGATATATGCGTATACAAATAAAGAAAAAAAAATTAAAGTAGGTAAAACGTTTAGTGAATATGACCCAAGCATTTCAAAAACGATGCGTGCTATTTTTAAAAAATTAATTAAACCTCTTTTAAAAAATACCTGTATGCCTCTTTCAAGTATGCCCAATGTTTATAAATTCAAGACTCCTATTCTATTAAATAAATTAATTGAACTATTAAATAAATATAATTATGAAATACTTAATCAAATAGTTAATTATCAAGGAAAAGTAATTTCTATAGTTTGTAAAAAAAATGATACAACAGGAGTAGTTCCATGTTTTCCATCAGAAATAAACGCAACATATAGTTATGTATATATGAGTGATGAAACAATGTATACTTCATATGAAGAAACAATAAGGTTTTTAAATCAATTAAGTACTGAAAGTAAAAATAAAATTCCTTGTTTACCAGAATTTAAAGTAGTAGAAGATGAAATGATTGTAGGTATTATTACTGAAACAAATCAATTTATACAAATTAATGATCCAATGCCTGTTTCAGAAGTAGTAGATAATATCAAATTATTAACAAGTAATAATTATTTAATTGCTGAAAATACTACATTTTTATCAAATGAAGTTGATAAAGAAAGAGTGGAATATATTAAAAAAATAAAACTAGAAACCAATTTTTATAATGTCTTTAGAAATACAATAAGAATACTCTTGAATAAATATGAAAATATTAAACTGAGAGAAGAGATTGAAGAAAAAGTAAAAAGTGGTTATACTTTATATAATATAAAATTATCCTCTATTATAAAAAATTTAAAAGACCTAGTAAATGGAGCTATTATTTTTTCAGATGATTATGATTATAATTTAATTAATGACATTTCTACTTGTTTTATATTAGAAAAAGATAAATGTAATAATAATAAACCATTATGCGCATTTTCAACTGGAAATACATGTCAATTAATACTACCGAAATTTAATTTATTAACTGGAACAAATAATGAAGAATCTTATTTTGGAAAAATGTCGGATGAGTTAATCAGATATAGTAGAATAAATTCATTTATATTTCAACCACAAACATATTTATCTTTTGGAAATTTAAATTATAATTTAAGAGATGATGAGATAATTATTATTCAATCTTTATTAAATGCTGATTATTTTGAAGGTTTAATTCCTATGGAAATAAATAAATTTGCGAAATTTAATACATATGATACTGCTGAACCAAATATTACTCAGAATTATGAAAATACAAAGGATTTAAATGAAGTTATTAATCCAGAATTTAAAAATATGGATGAAGAACGAGATTGTAAACCGGAATCAACTGGTAAAATTAGTTCACTTATATGGAAAAGATGTTTCCCAGCTAATTTTGATGAATTATCTTATAAAGAAAATATATTTTGTGGGTTTTATATGCTAATAGATATTATAAATAGAGCGAAGGATATAAAACTTACATTAAGTCAGTTAAAAAGCATTCTGCTTGAAGAATATTTTAAATATTTAAAAAATTATGAAGGACAAATTATAGATATATTAATAGCAGAAGGTAAAAAAACATTAGGAGATCAAGTAAAAGCTGGAACATTAACATTTCAAAATTTTATTTATACTGAAAGTTATTTTATAACCAACTTAGATATTTGGATTATTTTGGAAAAATATGAAATACCATCTATTTTTATTTCAAGCAAAACATTATTAGAAACAGAACATAAAAAAACAGAATTTGTTGTATATGGAGATGATAGAAGTCAATTTGTATTTATTCTATGTCCAGCATTAAGAATGGAACATGTTCCAAAATATAAGATAGTTCAAGATGATAAAAAAGAAATATTCTTTCCCATTTCAATTACTAATTGTGAAGATTCTCTCAATAAAGCAATTCAACAAAAGATAAATATTGAAGAATATTTGGCTGGCTATGTTAAAACAAAGACTACAACATATAAATTAAAAAATCCAAATCCAAATCCGAATCCTAGCATTAAATCTAAAGACAAGCCTAAAAGAAGACCCAAATTAATATTAATAGAAGATTCTAATGAACAACAAGAACTAGAAGGAGAGAAAAAGGGGGAAATAGTAGAAGAAGAAATTGTTAAAAAATCTAAAACTAAAAAAGATACAGGAAAGGTTGAAATTAATAATAAAACTAAAAAAAGTAGAAAAAGTAAACCAATCTTGATAATTGAAGAATAAAATATAAAGAATAATTGGATTTATTGTATTTGGATTTATTATATTTTAATATACATAATATATAATAAATTATGGAATACATGAAATGTGTAGAAGTTGGTTCAAAAGTAGTAACAATTTTAATAATTGCTCATGGTTCAATAGTAGATTTAGATTTAAATAATGAATATACCGATATTTTTCAAAATGTTAAATTATATAGTTATGCAGGCGGAATTAATGACTCAGTAATATCTGTTAGTCGTGAAAAAAATATTAAAAGAGAATTAGATAATTTATTTCAAAAAGAGTTGACTTCCTTAACATCTCCAATATTAGAAGAATATGCTAAAACACAAAAAACTACTTATAGAAAAATATTAGAAAAAGAAGAAGATATTGAAGATAAAGAAAATATATGTCAAGTTATTAATAATATTACGTATGATAAAATTATTGGCACATATATGTGTTCCACATCTTCCATATTTAGTTATATAAGTAGCACGTGTTTTGGCAACTATAATATTTATATTATTTCAATTCATGAAGCAATATCACCAAACAATTATAAACTGATATTTCCATTAAGCCTAGAAGATAAACGTAGAAATAACATTGAAAATTTAGATAATTTAAGATATATTTCAAAAAATTTTTTTGGTAAAAATTTAATAGATTTAAAACAGTTTTCAAGCGATTTTCCAGTTTATCGCATTGAAGAAGAAAAAATAAAATTATTATCGGAGGAAGAATCTGTTAAAAAACAATTAATTCAAGAATTAAAACAAAAAGTAAAAATGGAAACAAACAATTATATGATAACCGTAATTAGAAATAAAATAGAAAATATTAAATTAAGTGTATTGGTAGAAATTATTAAACAAATGATTGGTGATAATTGTTATATCAATTTGTTTGATTATACTTGTAATACAGTATCTCATCACATTGATGATAAAACTATTAAAAAAACAGCAGAAGCATTTTTGCCTAGTAAAATTTCATCTCCTTATGCTCCTACTGAAGAATCACGTGGACAAGTTATGAATCGTGATATTGAAGAAGGCAACCCAAATTGGGGAGGCAAAAAACAAAAAAATAAAAAAAGAAGAACTAGAAAGAAGAACTAGAAAGAAGAACTAGAAAGAAGAACTAGAAAATAAAAACTAACAAAAATAAATTATATAAAAATATTATATGGAAATAAAAGATGGTGATAATTTGAATATATATAAACAATCTTTAGCTTATATTGAAACAACATTAACTGAACTTGGTTATGAAATTAAATTTGAATCACAATATATTAAACTTATTGAAATAATAAGTATTAATTATGGATTACTTATTTATAATACAATATTTAGAATAGTAAATATTGTAAAATTATTATATTTGTTTTTTAATATATAATCAATGTACAATTTTAATTTTTTTAAACAAAAACAACATAAACTATATATCTTCCACAAACGGCCAACGTTTAACGTAAATACGTCACATAAACTATATATCTCCCACAAAAATGCCACAAAGACAGCAGAAACAACCAAATTATTAGATTTAAATACAAAAGAATCATATAAAATACAAAATGTATATATTGTTTCTAATTTAACAGGCGGTGGTAGTGTCAAATATATTAACGATATTACAACTCATTACACAAATGTAAATTTTATATTTATTAAAAATAAATTTGACCTATTACAAATATCACATAATACAAGCAATGATATATTATTTGTCCAACAATTATTGTATACAGATATACATCCTGATGATTTATTAGAAATAAAAAATAAATTTTCTCTTTCAATTGTTATTTCCATACACGATTTTTGTTGGTTTATTAGTGATAATAATATAAATTATCCTTTAACAAATATTTATGAAATAGGTTACCTTCAAGAAATACAATATATCAATCCAAGTATAATAAGATTATTTGAAAACGCAACTAGGGTTATTCATCCGTCTAAATTTACTCAATATCATTACAGCCGATATTTTCCTATAAATAATAGTATTTTACAACCACATAATGACATTCAAGTAGATAATTCTTGTAAAATGATTCATCCAATTACAAATAACACTATAAATGTTTGTAATTTCCAAAATTTTTCAGAATATAAAGGTTCTGAAATGGTACAATTATTATTTGATCATTACAAAAATTATAAAGGATATAAAATTAATATTTTAATTGTTGGAAAAAATGTGGAACTATATAATGAAGATGATTGGCATAATAGTTTAATGAAACTAAACCCCCATTGTTTATTACATTTAAATAAATACGGAGAAACGTATTCATATTGTCTTTCAAAAAGCATTAATTCTGGGTTACCTATTTTATATAATAATATTGGAGTTTTTCGGGGAAGAATTCCAAAAAATAATGAACATTATAAATATGTTATTCAAAATGAATATGAATATAATAATAATGAATTAAAATTATTTAAAACATTTGAAAAAATGTTAGATTACATAATTGAAAACCAAGGAATTTATACTAAAACAAATAATAATAATAAAATTATTTATAACAATTTTTATGATAAATTATTTTTAACTGTAAATGATTATTCTAAAATATATAACAAAATAAAACCATTTGCTATTTATTTTCCTCAATTTCATAATATTAAAGAAAATAATATAAATTATTATAATGGAATGAGTGATATTTTAAATCTGTCATTTTATTTAAAAAATTACAAACCACAAAAAGAAATATTAGACACACCAAATCTAAAAGAACTTGGGATAACCTCACTAATTCAATATAATTTAACAAATAAAAATATAATATTAAACCAAATTGAAATCGCAAAAAAAAATTGTATATATGGGTTTGCTATATATTATTATTGGTTTTCCATAAATAATATTACAAACAATCATACTATAATGGAAAGTTGTTATAATTTATTTTTTGAAGAAAATATAGAAGATTTTAAAGTTTTTTTTATATGGGCAAATGAAGACTGGAGTAATAATCCTGCTTTTAATACGAATTCAACAATTATAAATAATTACGATTCATCAAGTTTTAAAAAAAATATAAATAATTTAATGAAATATTTTAAACATCCCAATTATTATAAAATTGATAATAAACCGGTATTTTACATTCATCATCCTTTTTTATTAACCAATGAAGAAAACAAATTATTTTCGTGTTTATTAGAAGTTGAAAGCATTAAAAATGGGTTTAATGGCGTTTATTTAGTTTTTAACAATTTAGAAAAACAATATGATAATTTATTTAATTATAATTTTCATCCTAATTATAAAAAATTAACAACAACTTTGCCTGATTATAATTTATATATAGATAATTGTTTATTAACGAATGATTATACAAATTGTATATTTTTTGATTTTAATAATAGCGCAAGATTATGTAATCCAAATAAATTAAACTTAGTAACAAAGTTTAAAAATATAAATAATTTTAATCAACAAAAATATGTAAACAAAATATTAAATAGTTATAAAAATAGAAAAAATAATAATGATGAAATAAATAAAATTTTATTAATAAATTCTTGGAATGAATGGGGAGAAAATATGAGTATTGAACCAGGAGAAATAAATAAATACAATTATTTAAATTTATTAAAAGTAAGTTTAATTAAAACATTTAATATGTGAAAAAATATGTTTAATATTATTTACACTCTTGAAGATTTAAAACCAAACTTTTTGGTGAAATAAAAATAAAAAGTTTATTCTTTCCGATTTCCAAAAATCTACATAGTTTTACATCTTTATACTTTTGGATATTTACACCTTTGGACATTTAAAACACCGATTTAGACGAAGATATATAAAAATATATTATATAAACAATGATCAATAAAACATTAATTGGAAAAAATAATGTTTTATTTTTAATAAATGATGCGTGCAAAGAACTTGAGGCACATTGTAATAATTTAAATTTAGTTAAAGATAACACATTATCAAGATATCAATTTAAAAATTATTTATTATTTGTGTATCCAAATAAATCATTCATTTATAAACATTGTTTACCTGATGAATATGTTGTTAAATATCGTCCAGCATTTCAAATATATAATAATAAATTAAAAACAAATATATATGATTTATACGAAATACTTAAAAATGAAGAAGATGTTTATTACAAAACAGATACGCATATAAATAACAAAGGCAATTATATTGTGTATAATTATTTCATAAAAATATTAAATCAAAGATTAGGGTTAAACGTTATACCAAAAAAGATACATTTAAATGTTATTCATTGTGAATTATCTACATTACAATGTGGTATTGGTGATTTAACATGGTCAGATAATTTAGGAAATCAAACATTATCTGACAAAAAAGATAATTATTATTTTAATGATGATATCAAATTTTATTGTTTTTATAAAATAATAAATGAAAATAATATTCGTTTTTTAAATTATAATTTAAAAGATAATACAAAACAGTTGGAAGGACAAATAGTTAATTGGGACATTGTTTCAAAAAATATAATCTATATTAAAAATAATAATGCGATTCCATTAAAAGTAATTATATTTTATGATAGTTTTTTATTAGCTATATTATCATTATATTTTGATTTGTTTAATGAATTGTATTTAATAAAAAATATATATGATAATGAAATCATTAATAAGATTATGCCAGATTTTATCTTTGAATTTAGAGTTGAAAGATTTTTATTTTAGACTACTATTCATCATAAAAATTGACATGTCTTAAATTAAAATAAGGCATTAATACTTTTTTTGTTTTATATTTTATTTGTCCTGTTGCTTTACAATCAACTTGAATAATTTTTGTTTCTTCTTTATATATTTTTCTACCAAACAAATAATTAAATTTAACAAATCTTTTTAATTTGTATTCAAGTTCTGCCAACGAATCTACTTTTTTAATTGTTCCTATAACACCGAATTTTTGTAAATAATATAAATGTAAATAAGGTTTAAAAATATTTACTATTGTTTCTTCTGGTATTTCTTCATGTATTATTATTTTTTTAGTATGTTTATAATTTATATCCAACATTTTTTGAACATCATTATATAATATTGTTGCTGGCGAATTGTTAACATAATTTTTAATAAAAGTTTCACGAATAATTGTTTCATTATTATACAAAAAATGATCTATATCAAAATTTGATTTAAAAAATAAATGAAATAATGTTGGAATAGTTATATTTTTTTCTTTAATAAAAAAATAAATATTATATAAAGCAACATTATCAAAAATTAAATTACTATATGGATTTTTAGGACGTTTTGGGACTGAAAAAAAATACGAAGAATTTAATAAAGCAGTGTTAATAATTTTAATTAAATCTGTATAAATAAATAAGTATTTTGATCCATTTTGAAAAACTGTAATTACATTTTTTTGTTCATCTGTTATATCATTCATATACAAATCCATGCTTAACATAATCTTTGCTCTTCTAAGTTTGTATAAGTAAACCAATTTATTTAAACCATTATATAATCGTTGAGATTTTTGAAATATTTGTAAGAATTTTTCTTTTACAATTGTTGAAATATATTGATTATTCAAAAACTTATTTAACAACCTGAATTTTTCGTGTGTTATACCACTTTTCGCAAAGAGAAAGTTTCTGGTTCCGTAATATAAATCGGATATATACATATATAAAAATAAATTAGGATTATTAACATATTTTTCAAGTTGCTTTTCATATACATATTTCCAAAAGTTTATTTTATTATCATGATGAATATAAAAAAAATTATCTTTATTTATATATGTTTGAATAATAGAACAAAATATTGACATACTTATCTACTCTATAATATATTTAAATGTATTTATATACAATTAAATGTATTTATTTTTTTATTATTTTTTTTATTATTTTTTTTATTATTATTTTAATTATTATTTATTATTTATTTTTTATTCATAAATCTAATTAAAATCCTGGATCATATGTATTATCTTGTCCCAAGTCTTGTGTTTTTATACTAACTACGTTATTCTGTATTGTCAGCTTATTTGAACTACATTGGTCATCTGGATTTTCAACTCCTCCAAACATTTGTTCAATCGCGTCGTCTTCATTAAAATTCTCTGCTTGAATAGTTTCATCCAACTTTCGCATCTCTTCTAAGTCCAAGACAACTTGAAACGCATTTGTGCCAAACATACCTTCTTGACCACACATTACGTTAGCAGATACGCCACGCATCGTATCTAACTCTGCATGTCTTGCTGCTTTCAAGAACATTTCAGGAGTCTCTTCAAAAGACGCTTTCGCAATTGGTCCAATATTATCATTGTTAATGCCATGACGGAATATAGAGATCAATTTAAAGGTATATGTCATTCTGTCACATAACATACTCAAGTGATGAAAGTTTACATATGTTCCATCAAATTCAATGACCTCTGACAACTCATTATAAATAGTTTGTCTTGCTGCTTCAATTCCAAATACATCAAATACTTCAATAATATCATTACTGAATGTTCTATTTGAATCAATATAATCCAAAGCAAGAATATCAATCATATTAGTGCCAATAGTATCTAAGACCCATATATCTTGTTTCTTAAATACGCCGGCTTGTTCTACCACATTGTCTTTGATTTTTCGTAAAATTACTTTCTTGATTTGTTGGATACCTCTAATAATCACATTCTCTAAGAGCTGGTCTTGGAAATTCTTTAGAATATATATTTGGTCTGATTGGTCTAGTGGATTTACTTTGATTTTTTTTGCGTTTTTTCCTGCTCCTTTAATGACATTATTCATACGAATTCGGAATACTAATTTGTCAGAATTATAATCAGAATAAATACAGGAGATACTATCATTAAAACTATTTTTGAGAGTAAAGTTAATATCATCCATAGTAATATTTTTCTCTAACATGACTTCAGGATTCATAACCATTCGTAAGATCCATTTTGATTTTTCATTTGTATCTTCCATAATTGATGTTTCCATACATTCATCAACCATATTTTCAAATGCTCTGTATTGCTGCATAGTTGATGCGTCTTCATTAATCAATGTATTTAAATCATCTGGATCAAAACATATTTCTGTCTCAGAAACAATTTCTTTCATCTTTGTATGTTCTAACATATACATAATAGATTGTGCTTTTTCACGATCTGTTTCATCTTCAGGTTTCAAATAAATAGTGAGTGATGGATTTTTTGGTTCAGATGACAAAGATAATATTTCTTCAATTCTTGGTACGCCACGAGTTACATTGGATTTACTAGACACACCTGCGAAATGGAAAGTGTTCAAAGTATTATGAACAATGATACCGTAATCAGTCATAAATGTTTGATTCGCTGGAACAGTAAAATCATAGACATATTCTGTTTGTTCAGGAGTATATATTTCAATGTTAATAATTTCATCCCAAATTACATTAGAGAAAGCGGCTTGACATAAAACGTTGAGTTCGTCTTTAATTAAATCCACTTTCTCATGGGATTCAAATATTTTAATATATTTTTCAAGAGTTCGTCTACCAATTGTCTCTTTTTTAGCCCATCGTCCATAATCACGACTTTGTCCAGGAAATCCAAGAACTTTACCACACTTGGCAATTACATGACCTAATCCATTAATTTTATCAATCTCGTCTGATAAGTTATTCGCATTATCGCGACAAATATAATCTACTAAATCTTGTAATTTTTCTGAATGAACAAGCGACCCAATAGCAGATTGATATTGTTTACTATATTTTGGCGAGATGGATAAATTATATATATTTGAACCTTTAGTAAAAGTTTCTTTAATTGAACTAAATATATCAAAATAATTAAGCATTAATGCCATATCTTTTATCATTTGTTTAGAACGACTACAAGCGCGAATTTGATGATGTCCTTTATCTGATTGAAAATTTCCATCTCCATCAAAATATGCTTGAATAAGGCCTGCTTTGAATTCATTTGGAGCTAAGAAAGCAAAATCAGGAACATATTTTACAAAAGAACCATTGCCGCAAGTAGTTGCCAATAACTCAGCCAAAGGTTTAAATGAAAATGATGTTATTGTACTTGGACCATATTCACATTGTCTTTCAATTACTCTACATTCTTTATGAAATCTTTCCGCAAATTTTTTAGTATTGTTAATAAAATGCTCGGAAATATTCGTAATATTAATACCACCATTAACATCTTGGGTTCCAGTTTTTTTATTTAAATTTCCTTCTGCTAAATATGCTCCAACAAACCATCCAAATAAATAATCCAATTTATATTGTAAACCATCAACAGTTATATATTTTTGAATAAATGTATTATCAATATGTTTTGCTACAGGAATACGCATTCCTTCTGTCATATTTGCGCCAACAATTGGAATAACTGTTTGTGTTTTTTCGTCACGAATTAAATGCGAATGACTTGTTGTTGTTTCAACAATACGACCACTTTTAGTAGTTATTTTCATTAATTCGCCATTTACTGGATGACGACTTACATGCGATATTTTATTCCAATGTGTTTTTTCTTCTGCGTCAACTCCGATAATATAATATTCTTCATCAATATTATCTAGCAAAGTTTCTACACTATCTACATGACCAGTATTAAATGTAAATTGTGGAAATTTATCAATTAATTTGTCACATATTTTTCCAATTTCTCCGGAGACCATAGAAATATTTTTTGTTTGCTTATTCAAAACCGCACATCTAATATGCTCACGAAATTTCAACGACATCTGCGTCGTTGGCTCACCAATGCTCTGCGCTGCAACCATTCCCACCATTTCTCCAGGAGCAACAATAGCGCGTTTATAATTCACCGCAACATTTTCCAATAATATTTTTAAAGCCGTTATGTTAAATCGTTTAACAAATAATAAATCTTTAGGAGATAAGTAGTAGTAAAATAATGTCTTGAATAATTCGGTTGGTACAGCACATCTGATTTTCTCCAAATTAGAATAACAAGTTTCAATCATATTAAATGCTTCCAAAGGAGTCAAATCAATTACAGAATTCGCATTAATATTTTGTTGACCAATAACATTATTAATTATATGAACAAAAGCAACAGGACAATTTACAACACTATCTCCTTTATTCTTAAACACATTTTTAATAATTAAATCACGATTTTTAATCATCATATCTGTGTAGAATTTACATTTTTCTTGATTTGCCTGTATTTGCTTCTTGTATCTTGCTAGAACAGGTTTCAAGAATATGGTTGATAATGTTTTTGATTTTCCGGATTCATCTGGAATATTGTAATGAGCATAAATATCTTGAATACTCATACTTACTAAAGGCATTGATTGATTTTCTACTTTTACTGGATCAATGCCGTCATCACCATAAGTAAATTGAACAATCTTTCCTTTATTATTGCGGATAGTCATGTCATATGATACCATTAAATCTTCTAATCCTTTGATTAAACGGCGCTGGATATATCCTGTACTTGAAGTATCTCTAACTTGAAGTCCATTAGCTAATCCAAAATTTAAAGTTGATGGAATAGTTAAATCATATACCTTTGGATGATTTTCTATACCAATAATATTTATTTCTACAATTTTGTCTAATACAACATTATTATATGTATTAAAATTTCTATGGCAATTGTTCCATTTTATAAGTTTCATTTTTTGTTGCTTTGATTCTTCTAATAATGTAATGGTGTCAGTAAATATTTTACCCCATTGAGCACGAATAGATAGACGATATGTCGGTTTAATATTTTTTGTTCCTAAATTATTAGATTTTAATTGTGTTTTAAACATTTTTCCAAAAATTCCAAATCTTGAACATAACATTGTAATTCCCTCAATAAGTCTTTTAGATGCTGAGCCACAATCAATTGAATTTTTACTAATAGTACCATCTCCAGAGTAATAACCATTAATTAACCCAATAATAAATGTGTTTGGAGCTATAAATGCTTCATTTGGAACATATTTATTAGCAGCGCCGTGACCTACAAATTTTGTCAAGAATGTAGACAAAATATTTGAATTACCAATAATTGTAGTTGTAGTTCCGCCGATTTTATTAATTCGGATTTTTTCAGTCCATTCAATTGAATGCTTTGTAAACCATTCTTTTACAAATGATCTAATTTTTTCATTATTATTTGTAATACATACATTATTTTTGCCAGCATTTCCTTCTGATAAGAACAATCCAATGAAAATTCCATTATATTCATTTAATTCAAACTTTTCAGGAATATAAATATCTTGTCTGTTTCCACTATAAGGATAAATAAATCCGTCTTTAATATTTATTGTATTAGAACGAACTAATGTTCTTTGAAGCGATGATTTTTTAGAATAAGGTAAAGTAAAATTTGTCCCATTATTCTCTATCCACCAATTTGATGGAATTTTATTTCTATTTTTCATAGACTCATTCATCATTTTAACAGCTTTATTAAATTCTGTTCCATATACATATTTATCTTTTGGTAGATATTCTGACATATCTATATTATTTAAAATAATAGGTGGTTCACATAAATCTAATGTTACAGGAACGCAATCACCAACTTTAATGTCTGGCGTTAACATTTCTTTTAATTTCTTTGTTTCATTATTCCAAATTAATAATGATTTACTTTCTGTCACAATAACACTTCTTCCCCCACATGTTTTGATTTCATATAATTCTGTTCCAGGATCGTGACGAGTAATTGCTGTTACTTCACCCCATGTAACATATCCATCTTCATCTGTTGTTGGAATGTATACATCACCATTTTTAATATTTAACAATTCCATTTGTCTTTCAGTGAAATGTTGAATTTCTTTTGTATTGGCTTCATCATCTAATTGCTGATCAATCCATTTACCAATTTCAATATATTTTATTTTATTATTTTCAATAATTATAATTGGCGTTTCCCAAGTGACACTTTTTACAGCTGTATCAATAAGACCAACGCGACCACCCATAGCGTGAAAGAACAATTCTTGTGGAGTTAATCCGTTAATATAAGAACTTTCAACAAATCCACGAGCACTTGGACTATCATCATATTTTGTAAAATGAGGTAATGTGCGATGGTCAAATCCGTAAGGAATACGCTTTCCATCAACATTTTGTTGTCCAAGACAAGAAATCATTTGTGAAATATTTAAATCTGAACCTTTAGATCCAGCATTAACCATGACAACAAAACGATTATCTTTACTCAAACTACTTAATCCTATTTTACCAGCTTCTGAAGATGCTTGATTTAATATATTATTGACTTGTGTTTCAAATTCTTCTTCATTTGTTTTACCAGTTTTATTTTCAAATACACCAATTTGTGTTTGGTCAATTAATTTTTTAACATCCATTTTCTTGTCAGTAATAACTTTAATAATATCGTGATTTGTTTTATCATCAGCAATCAAATCACTAATTCCAACACTATACGCACTTGATTTCATATATTCAGTGACAATATTTTGTAAATCATCAATAAAGTCAGCTGACGCAAAATTGCCAAAATCATTACAAATGCGTTGAATAAGACCTTTACTGCCGCCGCCAAGTACTCCTTTTTCCATTTGTCCACGTAAATATTGTCCATCTTTAATTTCCAAAACATTATTGGATTTTGCCTTGTCTTCAGTATCTTTAAACCATTTTGTATTGAATTTTAATGATAAGGGTGGTAGAATTTGCGATAATATTTCAAAATTAGATACCGCACCACGCTCTTCTATAATTGCGTTCAATACTTTTTCATTTACTCTTTTAAACATCATTAATATATTCATTGCTTCACGAGGATTAAAACGGATCCCTTCTCTTGTGAAACGAAATGACCCAAGCATAGAATCTTGAAATATACCAATAATGGGTGAATTATTTGCTGGACTAATTATTTGATAAGGAACTGCTGCTAAATTACGCAATTCTGATTCCGCTTCTACATCTTGCGGCATATGTAAATTCATTTCCATGAATATCCCTAAAGTTTCCTAAAGGGCCAGACTATACCTTATGCCTTATCAGGTTGATTAGACCATCATATAAGACCCATAACCGTCTAGTCGTTGAACCTTCCTCATGCTCTATCAAAGCGAGTTTAGAGGCTTGGCTGCTGATTACCTAATCTTTTACATTTTTACCATTGGGTTCGGCTATTAACCGAGTTCCTCATATAAGTTTCCTAGTATGAGTGGTAGTAAAAGCTCTAAAGGACTTCCAGCAATTTGGTCATGTTGCCATTATATTGATGCTATAATGACTAGGGAGTATCACGCTTTTCACGCTCCCTGTTGGGGACAAAATGTTTTACATATGTCTATCCCCATCAAAATCAGCATTGTATGGTTTAGTGTCCGCAACATTCATTCTAAAAGTGTCACCTTGTTTCATAATCTTTGCAATATGACACATCATACTCATTCTATGTAAAGTTGGTTGACGATTAAATAAAATAGCATCACCATCCATCATGTGACGATGAACAGTGTCACCATCTTCTAGAACAATAGATTTGCGGTCAATATAACGCAAAGTAATAGAGTTTCCATTTTTCTTTTCCAAAATTTTAGCCCCAGGATAAATATCAGGACCATTTTGTACCAATTTCATTAAGAACGCACGATTTACAGCATTTACAATCACCGGTTTAGTAATATTTTTCGCAATTTTCATAGGTATTCCAAGTTCACGAATAGAAATATTTGGGTCAGCAGTAATTACAGAACGAGCACTAAAATCAACACGTTTTGCCATTAGATTACCTCTCATACGACCACCTTTTCCATTCAACCGATCTTTAATAGATTTTAATGGACGACCAGAACGCTGTGCTACGGAAGCAACGCCAGGAATTTTATTATCTACTTGTGTTGCAACATAATATTGTAATACAGTAGTCCAATCATCCACAACATTCGCAGGCGCATTATTCTGTAATTTCTCTTGTAAAGTTTTGTTTGTTTTGATAATATTTACTAAAATATGACTTAAATCATCTTCAGAACGTTGTTGAGCATCATGTTTTACAGAAGGTCTTACAGCAGGAGGAGGCACTGCCATCACTTGACAAATCATCCAATCAGGACGAGACCATATTGGACTAAATCCCATAAATGATACATCTTCATCCGAAATTCGTTTCAATATTTTCAATACCATTTCAACCGTTAATTTGATAATAATATTACCAGAACCTTCTTCACCAGAATCATTTTTCCATTCAGCATAAATTGTTGCTAATCCATCTTTGCGAATTTTGGTAGGCTGTAAACATCCACATCCATCTTCAGTATCTTCACCACATCTTTTGACCTTGCTTGCCAAAGCAAATACATATTTCCATCTTGCATCACCTAACATTTTCATAGCTTGTTTATATTTTTCTTTGCTAACTAAAAGCTTGCTACATTTAAAACAAACGCAACGTAAAACTTTTAAAATAGTACTTAAATATTGAATATAATAAACAGGTCTTGCCAATTCAATATGCCCAAAATAACCAGGCGTTTGCATATAATCTAAACCATCCGTAGGACAGATTAATCCAGATTCCAAAACGCCCATTCTTGGATCAAACAGACCACCAATAATTGGTTTATTATTAATATAAGTATCTCTAGATGTAATTTCAGCCACAGAACTTTTGCGAATTTCATCTGGAGAAAGAATACTAAATTGTATTCCAATAATTTTAGAGTTATTTAGAGAATTCATTTTCATTGTTCTTGACATATATCTTCTTTATATAATATAATTATATTTAGATTGTTTATTATCAATTTTATTTTTTAATTAAATTAAAATAAATTAATAATAATAAAAAATAATAAAAAATATTTATATTGGTTTGATAATATATTTATTTTATAAATAAAATTGATTATAAAATAAAATATTAAAAGAATTATAATAATATAAGAAATGCCAAGAGATATTCAAAGAATGACTAAAAAAGAACAAAAGAAAAATATTACAAAGAAGCAAGATGAGCTTACAAAAAATCGTAAATCTCATAAAGATTCGGATTCAGATAATGATTATGATGATTATGATGAAGAAGAAGAAGAAGAAAATATGGATGTTCATGAATATCGCAAATTTTTATCAAAAATATTTCCTTCAAAATATATTAATAAGAAAATTCAAAAAGGAGAAGAAATTAAAAAATTTTTAAAAAATCTTCCAGAAGAAAATGATGAAGATACAGATTCTAGTTCAGAAGAAGAAGAAGAATACAAAATGAAAAATAAAAAAAACAATAAAAATACAACTAAAAGCAGCAAATCTAAAGCAAAAAATGGCAAATCCAAAAAAGTTGTAGAAGAAGATACAGACGATGATGAAAAAGAAGAAGAATCAAAAGAACGACCAAATAGTAAATTTAATATTATATTTACAGTTGGAAAATCATTGGACCAAGATGAAGATGATTGGGAAGATTATGATGATGATGATGACGATGACGATTCAGATTATGAAACAGAAGATGAAGATGAAGATGTTAGTACTGATAGCGATGATTCTGAAGATGAAGATTCTGAAGATGAAGATACTGATGAAGATGATGAAGAATCTAACGAAGATGAAGAACTTATTGTTAAAAAGTCAAAATTTAACAAAAATAATAAAGATAAGGATAATAAAGATAAGGATAAAAATAAAAAATCTATCAAAAATACTAAAATTAAATGCCAAGATGAAACCGAAATTGTTACTCCTACAAATGAATCAGTGTCATCAAATACAGAAATAATGCTAACAATTAAAGATATATTACATAATTCTACTAATGTAGAAAATAAATCTCAACTAGAAAAAGACGAATATCTTTTGAAAGGTTTAAAAGAAATTGAAGAGAAAAACAAAGGAAATAAAATGGTTTCCGAGTGTATTCATGTTGTTGAAAAAGAATTATCTATTAGTAAACATAAACAAGAAAAGAAAGTTCAAAAAACAAAAGAAAAACATGAAAGAATATTCAGAAGAATTATTGCTGATAAAAATACCATGAATGATTTTACATTCTTTGAAAAATTAAATACAGGAGAACAGAAAAAAATTATAAAAGAAGTCAGAGAAATTAATAAAATTATTCGTGTAGAAAAACCATATCGTATTACGTTACTAGAATCTGATATTCCACCCAATTTTAAAGCCGCAGCAATGAAGAAACTAGGTTTATTACGTTATATGGAACCTGGTAGTGGCGAATATTATAAAATTAAAAATTGGATTGATACTTTTATGCGTGTTCCGTTTGGAAAAACAAATAATTTACCTGTAAATATTTCAGATGGCGTTGAAAAATGCCATGAATTTATGGAATCATCAAAAAAAATATTAGATGATGCTGTTTATGGATTAAATGATGCTAAAATACAAATTATGCAAATGTTAGGACAACTAGTTACAAATCCTTCTGCTATTGGAACTGCTATTGCTATTCATGGACCACCTGGCACTGGAAAAACGAGTCTTGTAAAAGAAGGAATTAGTAAAATATTAAATCGCCCTTTTGCGTTTATAGCTCTTGGAGGCGCAACAGATAGTAGCTTTTTAGAAGGACACTCTTATACGTATGAAGGAAGTATTTGGGGAAAAATTGTACAAATATTGATAGATAGCAAATGTATGAATCCTGTTATTTATTTTGATGAATTAGATAAAATTAGTGATACGCCAAAAGGAGAAGAAATAGCAGGCATCTTAACACATTTGACAGACACAACACAAAATAGTCAATTTCATGATAAGTATTTTGCGGAAATTGATTTTGATTTGAGTAAATGTTTATTTATTTTCAGTTATAATGACGAAACAAAAATAAATCCGATTTTAAAAGACCGCATGTATCGTATTAAAACAAAAGGTTATGATAAAAAACAAAAAACGGTTATTGGAAATAGTTATTTATTACCTAAAATTCGCGAACAGGTAAAATTTACAGATAGTGATATCGTTATACTGGAAGAAACAATTCATCATATTATTGAAACATATTGTAATAAAGAAGATGGTGTTAGAAACTTGAAACGCTGTTTAGAAATTGTTTATACAAAATTAAATTTGTTTCGTTTAATGCGACCAGGTTCAAATTTATTTGAAGAAGATATGTCACTTACAGTTGAATTTCCATTTACAGTTACAAAAGATATTGTAGATAAAATGATTAAAACAGATAAAGATGTTAATATGTCTTTATATAGCATGTACATGTGACGCATATATATAACATAACACATATATAAAACCAAACCATAAATAAAATCAAATCATAAATAAAACAATAAATAATAATCATTTAAACAAATATTGATAATTATTATTAATGTGCGACACGCATCAAATAAGTGAAGAATTGGCATTATTATTTAAAGCCAGAGACCATATTGAAACTCAAATAAGTTATATAAAAGAACAAGACAATTTTAATGATTTAATTAATACTGATATAAAAAATTCTTTAACCCCATTTATAAATAATTTTTTTAATGAATATAAAGAACAATTTTACAATATAAATTTTAAAAATCAATTAAAATTACTTGAAAAAATGATTTTAGAAATTAAACAATTAATAAAATCATTATGTAATCATCAATTTGAAGATGATACTATTGATTGTGACTGTGAAAATTCAATGAATATTACTTACTGTACGATTTGTTATTCCACTTTTTAATATTCCGAATAAGGAACATTATTTCCTCCACGATCAATCAAATAATTATATTGACCAACTGTCATACAAGCACATCCACTACTATTTGAATACGTGTTTGGACAACAACTTGGAGAGAACTCAGTATTTTTAAACATCAACATCTCTCCATTAGGAAGTGGTACTGGTTGAGTTGGACGATTTAATATATTTTGAACTCCTTTATCTACTTTTTTTCCTTTTTGATAAGTTAAATTCGGCGTAAACCATGATTTAGTATCTGGTGATGGTGCGTTAAATAAAGAGGATTCTCCATTATTCGTATTTGCTCCAGTAAATCCTTCGGTTGTTGCGAATAATTGTAAATTTCCTCTACCTTTATTATTTATTCCTGAAAATCCTTCAGATAATGTAGCTGCTTGTGGTCCGCCCATTTTTTTACCATTTGTATTAGTTACGCCGTTTGTTAAATTTCCTCCACCATTTAATATAGTGGCATTTGGTCCTAATGAAGATGCTAGTTTTGGTCCTAATGTGGATGCCATTGTTGCCATTGTTGTCATGGCTTCAAATGGCGTAGTACGAGCACATGAACAAAATAAGTGACCAGCTAGAATGAAAAATACAACAAATATTAAAATTAATATTTCTATTCTAAAAGTTATTTCCATATTATACATATTTCATAGATAATAATTTTCCACTATATTTTTTTAAAAATAGCTCTATACATGAATTATAATGATAATATTTTATCCCTTCAACCGAAAAATAATTTTTATCAGTAATTAAATGATATAATATTTTATTATTTTTATTATTTATATTATTCATTCCTAATACTTTTTCTTTTTTTTCTTCTTTTTCTTTTTTTTCTTCTTTTTCCTCTTTTTTTTCTTCATTCTTTTTTCCTTTTTCTAAAATAAAGGATTCATCATTTATAACATGAACGTTTATTCCGCAAATATTTTTTTTAATTCGTCCTAAATTTTCATTTAATACTTCAACTATACCTGTTACTTTTTCTCCACTTTCTAAAATAGTTCCAATTTTTATATCTTTTATTTCTCTCAAACTATTATTTTGAAGATTCACTTTTGAATAAAAATAAAATCCTCCATTATAAAATTTATGTATATCTTCTAAAGATTTAGAATCTACATAATTTAATAATTCACCTTTTTCGTCTTCAAATACTTCATCCCAATCACAAAATAATTTATCTTCTATTACAATTGTCTTTAATATGGTATTTAAACAATATATATATGGTTTGTCATAATTTAAAATAGGTTTTCTCTCTGGATGTTCTTTTACAAAAATCCATTTATCTTTATAAAATGTTTGATGTGTCCCACTTACCTTTGTATTTCCTAGACAAAACATTTCTACTCCAGTAGCATCTAAAATAAGTTTTGTAGTTATTTTATTATTATTTTGTAATACATCACCTACTTCTACATTTTCTATTGATTTCAATGTTCCATCATTCATTAAAAGCAATGTATCTTTATCAAAACAAGAACCTGGTCCAGGAACAGAAGGTATTGGCGAATGTATATCTACATGTAATATTTTATTCATGAACACCATTATAATTAATAAAGGAATGCTTACAGAGAGAAATACTGTTGTGCCAGCAATTGCAGCAGGCCAAGTAAAAGGTAATATCCATAAACCAACCAATAATCCTGCTAAAATCATTAATATCATTACAATAAATTCAAGTATTGCACCTAATAAAGATTTTAATGTATAATAGGTTCCCAAACTAGTATAAAGACCAGCAGTAAAAATACCTTTTAATTTTTCAGCAAAATCTATAAAGGAGATTAATATCATTTGAATCGGAGTCATAATATTCAATATTCTTCCCATCACTTCATCTACAATGCTTGAGATACTTGTTCTTACATTGGATATTATCGTACGAAATGAATTTAATGAATTTGCGATTCCATTAAATGTAGAGGTCAATCCTGATGTAACAAAAGTTAATGGTTGAACTGCTTCTCCAGTAATGGATGTTAATATATTTTGCATACAATAATTAAAATTATCTTGAGTATATTGAATAATCGTTGAGTCTTCTGGTTTATTTATTAACCCAGCAAATGGAATTACTTTTGGATTACATCTCTCTGCTGCCCAATTATCTTTAATTGGTTGTATATTAATCATAATAGAAGTGTATGATATTACTAGTAGAAGAATAATGATTAATACAAAAAATATGAGTACTGAACCCATATAAGCATCAAAATAGTTTAAATCATTATATAATTTATTTATTTTATCGGCACTATCTGATATAAGATTTTTATTGATATTATCCATATATAGTAAATGGATAATAAACATTAAAATTATACAATAAATTATACAATTTATTTTAATTATATAATTTACAAAAATACATAAATATAAAATTACATAAATGGTCTAACAAGATCATCATCCCAATCGTAAAAAACATTCTCTCCTATTTTAATAAGATGATCACTAGTTATTAAACAACTAAACCAATCTGTTGTAACTTCTTTCTGTTTTCTAGCTAATGAATATTTGCTTACTTCTATAAATTTTTGAGTTTCATTTGAAAAAATCATATGACTTCCAGTAACATAAATATCTTTTCCTTCTACGCCATTTGGAATAATGTATAGGTCTTGTTTTAATTCAGCATTGTCTAATTTAATTGTTGCATTTACACGGCTGCCATTTTCTAAAACATCTCCTAAATTTAATTCTTTCATTAAAACAATTGAACCATCCTTTAATTTTACTTTTGTATCTGGATGAAAACATAATGCCCTCACCATTTGTCCAGGTGGACCATTCCATGTTGCCTGCATTGTTTTTAAACTACCATCCATAATATATAACATAGTTACGACAACGCCAATCAGTTTTCCAATTAAATCTTTAATTCCTATAGTTATTTTTTGAAATTCCGTTATTAAATTTAAAAATACGCCAAATATATTTCCAGTAATACTTTCTATAAATGTTCTTATATTACTAATCATTACACGGAAAAAATTCAAACTATTGGTAAATTCACCACCCATAGATGTTAAATTAGACGTAATATAAGTTAGTGGTTCCAATAAATAACCCATATAACTAGTTTGCATATTTTGAACACAATAAGTAAAATCTTCTTGGATATTATCTGATAATGGCATAAACATTGGATTACATCTATACTTCGGCCAATCTTTTTTAATATCATCTATAGAAGCAAATAAAAACATAGATACAATTAATAGAATAAAAGCTAAATTTATATATATAAAATTTATCCAATCAATTCCTTTTGGCATAACTTATATTATTATTATATTATTAGTTTACAAAAATTACTTTCTATATTTTCTTGATTTTCTTGTCTTTTGCATTTTTCTTGATTTCTTTGATTTCCTTGTTGTTATTGTCTTTCTCATCTTTCGCATTTTTCTTGATTTTTTACCACCTTTTGTTACTAGCGGCACATTGTCTCCAGAACCTTGTACTGCCTGTTGATTTGATAATTTAGCTCCAATTAATTGTTGAGAATTTGGATTTTGATCGCCTGCCATAGTATTAGTATATTTAGGGGCGAGTGTATTTACTACTATAGGTACTGGCGGTGCTGGTGCTGCTGGTACTGTTGGTGCTGCTGGTACTACTGCTCCACCTCTTTTTATTTTTCTTTTTCTTCTACCACCAGACACTGATTTATTTAAAACAACTTGCTTATCAATCATATTTTGTTGACTTATCATTGCGTCTTTGCTTGGAACTCCGGTACCACCTGGCGGTGGCGCTAATCTTAACGGAGTTGCTACTGTAGAAGCTGGTGCTATTGTTGCCATATATAATTAAAATATATTATAAATTAATTATTATTTAATAATTTAAAATAAGTTACAATTTAAAAATAAAGTTTCTTAATTAAATTATATGGATAATAATGAGAGACTTCAATTACAAAATATGATTAAAGCAAATAATGTAGAAGATCAAACTGGATTAATACGCGAATTAAAACATAGCACTTTATTAAGATCTGACATAAATGATCTTCTTTTATTAAAATCAAAGTATCGTAATGATCAAAATGCTATTATTAATGAAGCTATGACAGATTGTAATTTTTTATTTACTTATTATACTGACATATTTAACAAAGTAAGAAAGGATGAGATTGATTTAGAAATACTTTTTACATTTTTAGATGTATTAAAACAAATAGAAGATGGTGAACTAGATCAACACGAAGGTTCATTTGAAGTTGGTAAACTATTAAAAAAATTATATATAGATAGTGCCTTGCGAAAGGCAGATAAAATAAATGAAGAACATGAAAAATTAAATCCGATTGAACCAGTCGTTGAACCAATAAATATTAGTTGGAAACAATATAAAATAATAAAACAATAAAACAATAAAATAAATAAATTTTTACTAAATAATTTTACTTTTACTTTAATGTTAACATAAAATTATTCATATTTTTTGTTCCCATACTTGAATTACAATTTTGACAAATAGGTTTTAAATTTGATACTATTGTATCTCCGCCATTTGCTTCAGCAATAACATGACCACAATTGAATGACATTTGCGTAATGTCTGTTGATTTACAACACATACATTTTGATTTACCTATATCTTCACCAATATTAGTATTCCATACTAGTTTTTTAATAGTAGCGGAAATTGCCTTTTTCTTTTTTTTAGCAGGTTCTTCTTTTTTTGGTTCTTCTTTTTTTGGTTCTTCTTTTTGTGTAATTGTCACGGATGGTGCGATAGTTTGAGAATAATATTGTTGTAAACATGCTTCATATCTTTTTATATGTCCTTTTATAGTTCTATTCAAAGGATTTAAATTTAATTGCGATCTTAATTGAAGTAATTCATTCTCCATTTTCATTCTTAATTCAATTTTATATAGTTCCATTCTTATATATTATTATGCGTTTTATATAATTGTAAAAATATCAATCAATTTTTTTACAATAACTAAAAATCCATCTCTCCAAAAAATGCCGATATTTTATCTTTATATATTATCAATTCATTATATCCACCAATAAATTCTTCATTATGAAATATGATTGGAAATATATTATATTCTTTTCCAACACGATTTTTAATAAATTCTAAAAACCCATTTTTATTTTCAATGAGATATTCATCACAATTTATAAATAAATATTTATTATTTTCACTTGCTAAATATTTTTTTGCTTTAGTACAATTAGGGCATCCACTTTTACTGTAAATAGTATAAAAATCTTTTTCTGTTGATGGTTCAATATAATCTTGTAAAGTGCCCATATATAATAATATAAACATATTTTTAAATACTTTTTATTTGTTATATTTATTATGCTTTTTATAATTTTAATACTTTTTATTATTTTTTATTATATTTTTATCGCAATAAAGAAACTGCTTAAATATATTTTCATAAATATATTTAACGATGACATCGCGAGCAACTAAAATTAAATTAACAACCACTGTTGTAATTGTGGAATCGCCTGCGAAATGTAAAAAGATTGAAGAATATTTAGGCCCAGGTTATAAAGTTATCGCCAGTTTTGGACATTTGAGAGAATTAGGCTCCTTAAAAAATATTGATATTACAAACAACTTTAATCCTACTTATCAAATTGTAAATGATGATAGAAAACAAAAACATATTGAATTTATGCGTAAGGATATTGGTACAGCAGATGATGTTATATTAGCAACAGACGATGACCGTGAAGGCGAGGCAATCGCATGGCATATTTGTATGCTTTTTGATTTGCCAATTAATACAACTAAACGCATTATATTTCATGAAATAACAGAACAAGCAATTCAAAATGCCATGTTATCTCCACGAATTATTGATATGAATATTGTATACTCACAACAGGCACGTCAAATTTTGGATCTACTTGTAGGATTTACTATTTCCCCTATATTATGGAAATATATTTCTAAGAATTCTGAACATAGTTTAAGTGCTGGTAGATGTCAAACTCCAGCTCTTAAATTAGTCTATGAGAATCAAGAAGAAATTAATAATTCACCTGGAATAAAAGTATATAATACGGTTGGTTACTTCACAAGCCAAAATTTACCATTTGAATTAAATAAACAATATGATAATGAAGATAAATTACTGGATTTTTTAGAAGAAACCGTCAATTTTGAACACATGTATTCATGCTCTGACCCTAGAAAAGTAATTAAAACACCTCCAGAACCATTGACTACATCTAGAATTCAACAAATGGCCAGTAATGAATTACATATATCACCAAAAGAGACTATGAAAATTTGCCAAAAATTATATGAAGAGGGGTTAATTACATATATGAGAACAGATTCTAAGAAATATAGTAAAGATTTTATTGAAAGCACTAAAACATTTATCATGAAAGAATATTTAGATGAGAAATATATTCATCCTAATATAAATAAATTAATCAATACTAAAGATGAAATTGTAGAACAATCTGATGAACTTCATGACGAATCATGTGTTAAAGGAACTATTGAACTTGTTAAAACAACAAATAAAAAGACTACTAAAAAATCCAACAAAAAAACAGACAAAAACCCCAGCAAAAAAATAGATAAAGATGAAAAAGATGAAAAAGATAAAAATTTATGCCAAGAAGCTCATGAAGCCATTCGTCCAACAAACATTAATTTAAAAAATACAGATGATTTTATAGATAAAAATTTGGAACCTAGAGAGAAAAAATTATATAAATTAATATGGGAAACTAGTATTGAAAGTTGTATGTGTTCTGCTGAATATTTATCTATTACTGCTTCATTTACAGCTCCTTTTAAATCAAAATATCAATATTCTTCTGAAATAATGGAATTTCCTGGATGGAAAATAGTCAAAACAAAAAGCAATGAGAGAAATAAAGATTATAGTTTTTTACAAACAATCAAACATCAAACTAGTTATAATTATAAAAAAATCACTTCTTTAATGACATTAAAAGATACAAAACAGCATTATACAGAAGCCAGATTAGTTCAATTATTAGAAGATAATGGCATTGGTAGACCTTCTACTTTTTCAACCCTTGTAGATAAGATTCAAGAACGAGGATATGTAAAAAAAGAAAATATAGAAGGAGTCAAAATAGAATGTGTAGATTTTGAACTAGAAGACGATACTATTACTGAGAAAAAAATCATAAAGGAATTTGGCAACGAAAATAATAAACTTATTATTCAACCATTAGGCACTATTGTAATGAATTTCTTGGATAAACATTTTAATAGTTTATTTAATTACGAATATACAAAAACAATGGAAAATGACCTTGATAAAATATTAAAAGGAGAGAAAGAATGGATTATGTTATGTAAAATGTGTTTTGATGAGATGGAACTCCAACTTAAAAAATTAAAAGAGGACGAAAATGAAAAAAAACATGAAATAAAAATAGATGAAAATCATAGTTATATTATTGGCAAATTTGGTCCAGTTATTAAATGTATTGACGGAAAAACACAAGAAGAAAAAGATAATATTATTTTTAAAACTATTAAAAAAGACATAGATCTGACAAAATTAGAAAAAGGTGAATATAAATTAGAAGATTTATTAGAAAGCGAAAATGAAAAAGAATCTAAAAAAAATGGAATATTAATAGGTAAATTTCATAGTGAAGATTTATTTATTAAAAAAGGGAAATATGGAATTTATGCTCATTGGGGAGAAAATAATAAATCATTATCCTGTTTTGGAAATCGCCCTATTGAAAATATTCTATATGATGATGTATTAAAAATATTAATGAAAGATGAAGTTTTTAAAGATGACAAAGACAGTAAAAACAAATCATTAAAATATAAAGCTAATGTTATTAGGGAAATAACGAACAATGTTAGCATTCGTAATGGAAGTTATGGAGACTATATATTTTTTAAAACATCCAAAATGAAAAAACCAGTATTTTATAAATTAAATGGATTTAAAGGTGACTATAAAACATGTAATATAGATTTATTAAAAAGTTGGATTATAGATCAACACAAAATAAGAATATAATTTTTTTAAACATATTTGAAATAAATTATAATTAATATTTATTTACATTAATTGGTGATATCATACTATTAGGCGGCGTAGTTGTTGTTCCTTGACGTAATTGTTGTGGTCTTAAAAGTTGAAATATTAAATCAAATGAATAATTAAATTTGCCAAAATTCACTATTAATCCATTATGATAACGTATTTTCAATCTTATTTTACGAATTCTTTCAGCCGGAGGATTAAAAATTGTAATTGCTTCTGTATTGGAATCATACCATTGTGCAACCGGAGTAGTAGATACTGCTATTTTAGCAAAAGCAGAATTATGAACTCCATTTGTTTCATTTGTATGAGTAGTAAAATAATTAAAACTATAAGGACTAGTTTCATCAATTGTATTAAGTCCTGCTACTTCCATATAAAAATATGCGTCGCCCATTAAATTAATTTTTGCAGGAGCTTCTAAATAATATACAGTTTGAGTAGCATAAATTGGGTCTGGAACAAGCCATGGACCAAACATTTGTGGTAGATAATAAAATCGTGGATAAATTCCTGGAACAGGATTAGGTGTAGCTACAGCAGGACATCTAGTGAACCCTAAATAAGGAGGTAATCCCCAATTTGAAAAATCATCTAGTTGTTTTTGAACACATTGAACTGAAATAATTTCTTTTCTTAATTTATATAGTTCAGAATCATTTGTAATGGTAAATCCTGAACTTTTATTGCCAAACCATAATGATTGAGTTACTTCATTATAAACTACTAGAAATTGTAAATATCCACCATTTTCATAATATGCCGGTATAAGGTCAGGATAATTTTTATTAAGATAAGAAACAATATAATTATCAACTGTAAGATTAAATTGATTTGTAAGTTCATTTGCTATTTGACTAGGATTATAATATCCTGTAGTAATTGTTACTAAATAATTTTGATTTGCGTGTTCATGTAAAGCCTCAAATATTATACTTAATATAAAACTATCCGCTGAATCAATATTTGGATTGCTATTTGGGTTGTATGGGTCAGGTATTTTAAAAGTCATAAAAATATTTCCTTGTTCTAAAGAAAAAGTATTATAATTTGCTGGAAATGTATATGAACCTAAACTTACCGTTGAAACATTACAATAGTCATCCGGTAATTCTATTTCAAAATTACTAGAATCTGGAAATTTTATGATATCACGGTCTTCTGAATGAATGCTAACAATTCGTTGTTCAATAATATATTCATTAGCATTCGGAATTAAAGGATATGTCGTATTTTTTATAAATCTACTCATAATTTATTATAATTTATTATAATTTATATTTATATTAAATTATAATAAAATGTATTAAATTATAATAAATTATAATAAAATATATTAAATTTAAATAAATAAACTAAAATATTTTTATAATTTAAATGGCAATAATTAATAGTTTTATTAACGGAAAACAACCAGGATATTTTTCAAGATTAAAAAATTTTCCTATTAGTTTAACAGATTTATCTTCATGGAATTATAAACAAATAAGTTTTAACAATAAACGTCTAGTATATCTTACGCCAACATATAATAAATCTAGTCTTTATATAGAAGGAGATTTAGTTGTTAAAGGAACTATTTATGGTGAAATAAATACACCTTCTGATATTAGGTTAGAAAAGAATATTGAAAATATTGATTTAACATTAGTAGACAGATTACTTCAAATAGAGCCTAAACAATATACTTTGAATTCTGACAAAAATGATAAAACTCATTTTGGTGTTATAGCGCAAGATTTAGAGAAACAATTTCCTAATTTAGTAACATCAACGTTTTGTGAAAACAATAATATAATGGGCGAATATAAAGCAGTTAATTATATTGAATTAATTCCTCTATTACTTGCTAAAGTACAAGATTTACAAAAGCAAATTGATGAATTAAAGGAATCAAAAAAGTAAAATAATCGTGTATTTCTTATTACATTTATAAATAATATTCTCTATAAATTATATGTCATCACAAACTCCAACCATTACTTCTCAACAATCTACAATAATAGGAGGCACTATTTTTTCTTCCATGTTGACTACCTTTTATATATCTCTTATTACTGTAGGAGTTATTTTATTGTTAGCAACAATCGGATCTACCTCCATGAATAATTTAAGTGGTTCTATCGCTGGATATTCATTGGTAGGTGCTGGAATTCTATTATTAATTAGTTATTTATTATATGGTATTTTCGCAAATAAAAACGAACAAAGCATACTTTTAAAAAATAATCGCACTTCAATAATGAGTGCTATTTATACTACTGGACCTTTCTTTGTTGTTTTAGGCATTATTAGTTATTCATTATATCTACTAATAAAATATAAAGACCGTATTAGTCAAGGTAATGTAGCTCCAGGTTATCAAAGTTTTACTATTGCTTCTATAATATTAATACTAATTCAAATAGGTTTATTTTACATAGGAACACAAAAAGAAGGTTTTAAAAAAACAAGCCGTTTGGACAGAGTATATAGTATGCTTTTGTATTTAATTGGAATAATAAATATTGTAATTGTGATTACTTTATATATTATTTTGAATTTTTACTCTACTGATGGATAACATAATGGATTGTTTGCTTTTAAAAATTTATAAGTTAATCCATAATGAATGTCTGTTTCCCAGATTCCTGATATTTTTAACATGAAATTATTATCTGTAAATTTATCATTATTTTCTAAGAATAATTTGATATTTCCATTATGAAATTGTTCGTTAATTTTATATTTAGGAATTTTATTTTTGATATTACATTTTTTTAATAATTCTTCTTCTATTATTTTTAATTTTTCAATTATCTCTCTATGATTGATTGTATTGAAAGAACATTTATACTTATTATAGTATTTGTCTATGTTTACATCTTGTAATTGTACTAGTAAAGTAATTCCATTTAATATTAACAACGCATTTGAATAAATAATTCTAATAAAAGTGCCTTCATTCATAATGTTGTTTTTTATTGGTTCGCAAAAAAATACATTAGCATCATTATATTGGTCTAGTCTTTTGACAATATTCATTATTATAAACAATACTATAATGTTTTTAATAATATATCAACAATAATATAATTGTAAAGCATAAAATATAAATAAGTAATAAAAAAGAATAAAGAATGTTGGATTAAGTTATATAATGAAGTTCCATGAAACCCATTTTGAAGAATATATTAATGTCAAAGAAAACTTACATCCCAAGTTAGATAAAATATTCAATAAATTTCCTAAAAAAATAAATGAATTAAAAAACTTAATTTTTTATGGTCCTAATGGTGTTGGCAAATATACTCAAGTATTGAAATCAATACGAAAATATAGTCCTAGTGATTTAAAATATGAAAAGAAAATTAGTGTCACTTTTAATAAGCAACAATATTTTTTTAAAATAAGCGATATTCATTATGAAATTGATATGTCTTTATTAGGATGTAATTCAAAATTATTATGGCTTGATATTTATTTACAAATTGTAGATATTATATCAGCAAAGGCAGACAAATGTGGAATAATTGTCTGTAAATATTTTAATGAAATACATAGCGAATTATTAGAAAACTTTTATAGCTATATGCAGAAAAACAATGCCACATTAATTGATATTAAATTTATTTTAATTACAGAAGAATTGAGTTTTATACCAGATAATATTTTAAATTGTTGTGAAGTAATTAATGTCCCTAGACCTACAAAAACATTATATAATAAATGTTTGAAGAATAAGTTGACTATGAAGGTAGAAAATATCACAAATATTAAAAACTTACATTCATCTATCACTCAATTGATGATGCCGTATAAAATTATTTGCGATAATATTATTTCTGCAATGGTGAATATTGAAGAGACCAAATTCTTGAAATTTAGAGACCTTTTATATGATATTTTTATTTATAATTTAGATATTACAGATTGTATTTGGTATATTATTTCAACTTTAATAGAACAAAATAAAATTAAAAAAGAATGTATATCTGATATGTTAATAAGAACATATACTTTTTTTCAATATTATAATAATAATTATCGCCCCATATATCATTTAGAGAATTATTTGTTTTTTATTGTTTCATTAATTCATGATTATAAGGTTTAATTATAAATTATAAATTATAAATTATAAATTATAAATTATAAATTGTAAATTGTAAATTATAAATAAATATTATTACGTTTATATATTTATTTATTACCTGTTACTTCTAGTTCTTTTCTTATTTTTTACTTTTTTATGTTTTCTGGTTTTGCTATTATTTTTAAGTTTTTTATTATTTCTTGTTTTCTTGTATTTTTTATTTTTTTTGTGTTTTTGGGTTCTTCTGAATCCTCCTTTTTTTAAAGAGAATGTTCTACCTTCGGAACTAGCAGTTGGACGCATATATCTTGGCATAACTTGTGGTTTTGTTACAACTTTTGGCAAAGATTTTTTAGTAAAAAGTCCTGAATGATTATTTTCGTCAGATGAAATTGATTTTGACATATCTGAAGAATTTTCAGTATCAATTCTTGGATGATTATTTTCGTCAGATGAAATTGAATTTGATATAGATTCATTTGTAGTATTTGAATTTAAACTACTCCTAACGTCACTACTATTTTGTTTATTTTGTGAACGTTCTATCATATTTATTAGACCAAGTCCTTGACCTTTAGAATTTGTTTTTAATTTTTCTGTATTATATAATAGTGGCGCCGGAGGCATTTGAGTTATTATTTTATCATCTTTTATATGCGTAGGCATTGGAGTCATTTGATTCGTTAGACTAGTTTTTGTATCTTGAACTACTAGTTGTTCTATATTTTTTTTACTATATAATAATATAATCAAATCATTATAATTTTTTATTAAAGGATAACCAGTTTCTTCAATTTCTCTATATAAAGTTTCTTTTATTTTATTGTTTTCTATTTCAGTTATTGTTAACTCTCTATTTATTTCATCTAGTTGTTCTTTACTTTCTATGGGTATTAAATTTATTTCTCCATTAATTGATTTTAAATAATAACCAAATTCATCTGATCCTTTTCCTCCTGCTTTCCAACCATTTTGTTTCGCAACCTTTTGTTGCTCAGGCGTACGCCTCATGTTCACTTCATCATCCGATTGGTTCGTCGACACTCTCCCTCTTAGTTGCGTACCATTGGTTCGCGTGCTGGTCCGCACACTGTTCGTTTGTTCAGGATTCTCGGCCTCGCATTGTTTTCCAATAATTGATTTATTTGTATATACTATACATAATGCTTCACAACCTTTTTCTATAACTTCTATCATATATTGTTTAAATTCTTTATTTACGGCTTCTCCCTTAATGCGTTGAATAAGAGTAACCATATCGGCACCAAAACTTTTAAATAAAGGAATAAAATTATTTATTAAAATTTGTTTGATTGGGTTTTTTGGAATTTCCAAACTCACAACATACAATTTACGCCTAAATTCTTTTAACAAATTATCATATGTTGAGAGTAAAGAATTCTCGTTATGAGGATCTTTCATACTCATTAATTCTCTCAATGGATCATATATAGACCTTAATAAAGGACTAGATTCTGTATCCCATTGGCGACCATTATATTTTAAACAATCAATAACTTTTTCCACATTAGCATTTGTTAATTTAAAATCTTTAATATCAGCTAAAGCCTCAGCGAATGATAAATATTTTTTTTGTGAAGGTTCTTCTATTTCAGTATAAATTGTACATATATGTCTTCCATTCAAATATATTTCTTGTGGCTCTCTTACAAGAACTCTATAAAAAACGCTACCACAACTTGCCGCGTCAATTGATGTAGCGCCACATTCAACTGTTATTATTCCAGTATCTTGACCATGACTTAAAACAGTGCTTAACAAATCCATTGCAACTATTGTACCATGAGGCAAATGAAAATATGGACTCAATGTTGACTCAATTTCAATTCCTTCCTTGTTTCTTTTTTGTCCTCTATCTGTAGTATTTAACAAACTTAATAACGATCCTTCTACTTGCGTATTGTGTGTGGTTTCTGATACATTCACTTTATGACTTTTTATATATTTTTTAGTAGTAATCAACACATCACTACTCGGAGTAATGTCAAATACGCAAGCACAATCCATCTCTGTCATTACAATATCTTCCCAATCATTAGATAACCTATTACAACTTAAATAATACATCAACTGAATTGGTTGTGAAAATCTTTCTATTTCATTCATTTGTAAACTATCATTGCCATATTTTTGTTTAAATTTGTCTTTTTCCAAAAGCATTAATGTTTTAATTTCTTCTTTGTTGTTGTTTAATTCGTTTAATGTACTTTTTATAGTCTTATCATAACAAAGACACAATTCATCTTCCAAATATTTAACGTAAGCAGCATTTTCCTCTTTATGTTCAAATAAATTATATATATAATTATCATCGCTTTTTATGTTTTCTATCAATTCTTCAGTTTGTTCATATAACATTAATCTACCAATCAATATTTGATTTAAACGTCCTTTTATATTATCAAATTCCAATATACATCTTTCAATACTCCCTTCATAATCATGATATAAAAAATCGCGACAAATTCCAATTTGTTGTGGTAATAATTGTTGATTATCTTTTAAATATTTCATAAATAATCTAGAATATGTTCCAAATACTTTTTTATTTATTTTAAGTGAATTTGGCAGTTGTGAAGAAAAAGTTGTTAGCATCTCATAGAAAGTAGTATTTGTCCTATATGTAGTATCCATTATGTCTTTAAAAAGAGTATGTATTTCGGATTTTATTTCTTCTGATGATTCATTTGTCAACGCACGTTCTATTAATGCATCTAATTTTCCCATTTTTTCGTTTATTTGTGGAAATAATTCCAAACTAAATAAATCATTTCCATCTAACACTAATAAAAAATTAAGTATAGCTTTATTAACCATCATTATAGGTATTTTTTTATCTTGTCCATGAACTTTAAAACTTACCATACAACTTATGCCAGCATTTATTACTCCTTCACAAGCAACGACATCAGCGCTAGAATAGACTAATAAATCAATGCCTTCTGGGTCTACGTCTAATATATTTAATAATCCAGCTGCTTGTGCAGAATCTAGTGAAGATTTTAAAGACATAATATCTTGCGAAAGATCAATTATATTTTTAAAAAATAAATAATCAAAATTTGTTAACGGTTCTAATGGATTAACATCAGGATACGCAACTAATAATAATAATTCTAATTTGTTTATAATTAATTGTGATTTTAATACACAATCAGAATAATTCTTATTTTGTTGTTGTACTTCACGACTCGCATTTGCATTAAGACCTGTAAATAAAACATTAAAATCTCGTCTCAAGGATAAAATTGATTTTATTAGGGTTATAATATCCGATTTTATTTTCTTATCCCTTTTATCCCTTTTATCCCTTTTATCCCTTGCCAATTCTGTCAACTTTTCATCAAATACATCTGAATTAAATACTTTATGTAAAAGAGTTAATCGTCTTATTCTTAAACCAGACAACGTAGCTATTGAATCTATTCCACACATATCTTCGCCTCTATAACTACACAACTGACCTGCTTGTCTTAATAATGATTCTAAAATATCAGATTCAATCTTAAACTTTGCGAAAGCGTTTCGTGGATTAATAATAGGAACCGTATCATCCCTTCTCTCAGTTTTATATCGTATATAAGTATTCTCCCAGTAAATTAGTTCTTTGTCGGATACTTTTTTCTCGTCTAATTTTTGTTGTATATTAGCTGCTTGGGTATTTACTCTCTCTGTAACCGATAAAACCTGAGAAGATGAGTTTGTTAATACCATTGGTAAAGGTTGTGATGGTACTATTGTTGGCACCGTTTGTAACTGTTGCTGTAATTGGTACAGTTCTTTTTCCTCTGCTTGTTGCTGTAATTGTTGCCGTGCTTGTTTCATTTTTGCTTTGTGCTGTTCTTTTACGAGCAGTGCTTCATGAATTAATTTTGCTTCATACTTATCTCTTATTAAATTCCTCAAATTTTCATTAATCTTTTCGTTTGAATACATTTCAATCACTCTAAGCTGATCATAACCCATAATTGTTTCTAATAAGTATTCTAAGGCTTCGGAACCTTGATTCCGAATAACAATATTCGGAGATTCTTGAGATTTAGTATATAACCTCCAAAAATTTGAGAAATTTTCTGTATTGTTTTTCGTAAGTATTCCAATGTTATATGCGTCCAACTCAGCAATCGCTATAGTTTTATAGATATTATCATCCATAATATAAATATATATTTTAATACTTAAATAATTTACTAAATATAAATTAATGGATTATAAATTGGCATGTGAAGTATTAGAAATAAATATAGACAAAAATATATCAATAGAATACTTAAAAAAACAGTATCACAAAATGGCTCTACAAAATCATCCAGATAAATGTAACAATACAATTGATTCTAAAGAAAAATTTCAACAAATTAATGAAGCCTATAACTATCTATTGAGAGAAATTAGTATCATAAATAATGATACAACCAATGATACAGAAAATAGCACTAATTCCAGTTATTTAAATATTTTAAATCTTTTCTTAGAAAGTTTATTAAAAGGAAAATTAAATAAGTTGAATGAATATGTAGAATATGGCGTTTTTATTTCATCCATCATTAAAGACATTGTTCATGGATACAAAGATGTTACAATAAAAATGTTTGATAATTTAGATAAAGATAAAATCCTCATTATCTACAATTTTCTCTTCAAGTATAAAAAAATATTATATATAACTGATGAAATTTTGGAAAAGATAAAACAAATTATAGTAGATAAATACAAGGATATTCAAATATATATATTGAATCCCAGCATAGATGACTTATTTAAAAATAATGTATTTAAATTAGAACTAAATAATGCACTTTATTTTGTTCCATTATGGCATAATGAATTATATTTTGACAATAATATAATAGTAAAATGCGTTCCTGAATTGCCAAATAATATTACAATAGATGAAAACAATAATATTCATATTACATTACAAATTTCGTTTACTTTTTCTCTCCTTATACAGAATTCTATTTCCTTTTTTGTAGGAGAAAAAGAGTTAACCATCTCTTTAAATGAACTACAAATGAAGATGAACCAAATCCATATTTTGAAAGGTCAAGGCATTTCAAAAATATATGAAAATGATATTTATAATATTGAAGAAAAAAGCGATCTAATTATTAAATTAATTTTTATTGAACCAAATGCTATCTAATTTTATACAAATAAGTTTTTTAATTTACAAATATAAATTAAAAAATAATATAAATAAAAAATAATTATTTATTACATTTTTACAATATGCTAATCTATTCTACTATGCTCTACTCTACTCTACAAAATTATTTTACTACATTATTTTATGCTTCTGCTACAACTAACTTCTTCTTGACAACCTTCTTCTTCTTTGGCTCTTCAACAGCTAGTGGTTCTGGAACTACTTCCTTGACAATTTGAATTGGAGCAGATACTGGTTCTTCACTTTCTTGAACTACTTCAGATTCTTCATCATCAGAATCATCCACTTCAGTTGACATATGAACAACATGGTCATCATCCATAACATCAGCAGCTACAGGAACAGGTGTGCTCTTCATCTTATCCTTATCAGCAGACTTCAACTTAATAAAGCATTGTCCACTCAATGATGCTCTAGGCTTTTGAACAACAACTTGAATCAACTTCCAAGTCACGCCAAACTTTCCATTAGCAAACCAAATACCACCACATTGAATTAATGATGCCACTTGTGTACCCTTTTGAATTAAATCAATAGGACTCAATATTGAACTCGCTGTATTTGGAAATAATTTTTCACCATCTTCATCATAAACTTCACACTTCCATGAACCTTCCCACATTGGAATCTTTACGCGCAAAGTTGGTGCTCTATTTAAATCTGGCTCACCAGTCTGCTTATCCTTACTATACTTTAACATTGGAGTATAAAGTGCTTCAACTACTTCAGCATTCTTATGGACCTTGCCAAACCATTCTTTTGAATTTGTCAACGCATCATTCTTAATTTTATTTTCAAAAGCCATCATATTTTTTAGGAACGCAGTTGTATCATCATTTTTATATTCTTCGCTAGGAAATTGAAGCGACATTTCAAATTTACCATTTCCCTTTCCGGTGTTTTGGTCAACAAAATCAGATGCGCCCCATGTGAGCATAAGAGGTGTTGAAATACGAACGCCAGAATTAGTTGCCTTGTTTAATATATTAATACTCTTTCCACCAGAAGCATTTGCCTTTGGAGATGAATATCTGATTTCATTAGAATTAAATAGAGTTCCGTCAATGATTGTATCTGCCATTATTACTAGTATGAGTTATATATCTAGTATATCTTTAAATCAATTTTTTTTATAATTAATAATTATATAAAAATAAACATAAACACACTACTATATGGTCTAGTTTACAATATAAATATATATTTAAAAAGGCTCAAAAAGATTTCTATTATATATATATAATACCCATGATTATGAATTTTATTACAAAAATAAATAATTCTAATTCTCTAGACGAATATATTGAAAATATTCATAATAAATGTGAAGTTACTATGCTAAATATAAATAATTCCAATAATAATAAAAATAATAATAAAATTAATAATAAAATTAACAATAAAAATAAAAATGTAGAAAAAATAACAGAAGAATATTTTACTATTCCAACTCCAAATGATTATGAAATGATAATCACAAACAATTATAATGTAAATAATTTAAAAACCATCGCCAAATTTTATAAATTAAAATTATCTGGAAATAAAAGTGAATTAATTAAAAGAATTTTTATTCATTTAAAACTTTCATTAAGCATTATAAAAATCCAAAAAATATTCAGAGGCAAAATTCAACGAAATTATAATAAATATCATGGACCTGCTTTTAAAGACAGAAGTTTATGTACAAATAAAACAGATTTTTTAACAATTGAAGATGTGAATGATTTATCATATTCCCAATTTTTTAGCTACAGAGATGTAGACAATTTTATTTATGGTTTTGATATTATTTCTCTCTACAATTTAATCTTGAAATCTGGAAAGGATGTAAAAAATCCATATAACCGTAATAATATACCTAAAGAAGTGATTAATAATATTCGCAATCTAGTAAGAGTCAGCAAGTTATTGAAAATACATATTGATATTGAAATTCATGATGTTAAAAATGATATAAGTGTCCAAAAGAATATTGAATTACAAATTTTAGATATTTTTCAAAGCATCGATAGTTTAGGGAATTATAGTGACCCTGCTTGGTTTCTCTCGTTGAATCGTTTCCAACTATCTAAATTTGTGAGAGAGTTGCAAGATATCTGGAGTTATAGAGCTCAATTATCTCCTGAAACAAAAAGAAATATTTGTCCACCATCTGGAGATCCATTTAGGCATATTAATGTAAATTATATTATTATTGAACCAAATATGGATAATATTAGAAAATATCTTTATCCATTATTAGATAAATTTGTTAATAGTGGCGTAGACAAGGATAGCAAATCTTTAGGAGCATATTATGTATTAGGAGCGTTAACATTAGTAAATGAACAAGCTGCCATATCATTGCCTTGGCTTTTTCAATCAGTCTCTCATTTTTAATAATTAATTCCAATTTTATATAATTAATTCTATTTTTTATAAATTAATTCCTATTTTTATATTATATATCGTTACCTATCCAATAACAATATATATTATGCGTTAAATCACTTAAAAAGATATTGTTTAGGTATAATATAAATGGCAAGAACTAGTAAAACTCCAAAGACCTCTGAAGTTGTTGAATCAACTCCTGTTTCTCAAACCGCTGCTCCCCAAACTGAAGTCCCAAAGGTAGAAAAGGTGAAGAAGACCAAGGCCCCAAAGGAAACAGCCCAAGCTGCTCCTGCCCCTGTTGAAGTTGCCCCTGTTGAATCAGTTACTCCTGTTGAGGAAGTTGCTGAACCAACATCTGATAGTGAAGTTCCACTTACCGAACAATCAATGGAATTTCTTTCCAAGCTTGGACAATTAGGTGCTCTTATTTCATCTCTTAAGACAGAATACCGTACTCTAGAGAAGAAGTGGACTCGTGAGCTAAAGACTGCTCAAAAGCAATCATCAAAGAGAAAGAGAAAGGCAGGCAATCGTGCTCCAAGTGGATTTGTTAAGCCAACTCGCATTAGTGATGAACTAGCCACTTTTCTAGGAAAGGATAAGGGTTCAGAAATGGCTCGCACAGCAGTCACTCGTGATATTAATAACTATATCAGAACAAATCAACTTCAAGACAAGAGTAATGGCCGCAAGATCAACCCAGATGATAAGCTAGCTGCTCTTCTTAAGTTGAGTAAGACTGATGAACTAACATACTTTAACTTACAAAAGTTCATGAGTCATCACTTTGCCAAGAAGGCTGAGGCTCTACCTGTCTCTGTTTAAATAATATAAAATTTAAAAAAATAAAAAATGTAAATTAAATACTCTATTCAAAAAATTATAAAATATAATTAAATATTTTATAATTCATATATAAATCAAAAACTTATTTATATTGCGTATTTTTCAAAATTAAAAAGTTTAGTTTCAGGACCATTGAAGTATAATTTTAATAATAATTCTAAATTTAAATGTGGTTGATATTTAATTATATCGTGTAAAGATAATCTTGATTCTTCTTCTGTTAATTGAAAATCTTCATTTAATATATAATTTACAGCAAAAGATTCATCTATTTTTTGTGTATTTAAAATATTAATTAATCCTAATGCGTAAATATTCTCTTTTAATATTTTAATAGAATACTTATTATTATGTAAATCTAATTTATTTTTTATTATTTTAATATCATTAATCATTCTATATATGAATAAGTTTTTAATTTTAAATAATTATTATTATTAATTTATTATTAATTTATTATTAATTTATTATTAATTTATTATTATTATATATGTGCTTTAATTACAAAGTTTCGTTATTGACATTTTTAATTGGCACAATTTTTTCCATTATATTAATAAATTATGGTAATAAAAAATATAGTTTAGAAAATAAAATTATGGGCATATTTTTTATATTCATATCTGCTATTCAATTTATGGATTTTTTATTTTGGATAGACATTAAAAATAAATTAGGAATAAATCATATTACTACTATTCTAGGACCCATTTTAAATATATTTCAACCTGGTATTCTATATGTAATTAAATATCTTTGTTATAGACCTTACGTATTTACATTAAAAAATTTTAATTTACCAGTAGCTATTTTAAATTTCGCATATTTTATTTATTTTATTATTATATATAAAACATTTTTATCAAATGATAAATTAATAACATCAGCAAAAAATGGACATTTAGATTGGCCTTGGTTAAAGTATACAAGTCCCTATTTTTATTTAATATTATTAGCAATTAATATATTTTATTTATTTGATTTTAATTATGCTTTAATCATTTTTTTAATTACCTATTTTTGTTTATATTTAAGTGTAAAATATTTTTATTATAGCGCAGGTGAATTATGGTGTTTTTTTGGAGCTTTTATTCCGTTAGTTGTTTACTTAATTACAAAATAAAAACTATTTTTTCATAAATATAAAACCATCTTCCTGTAATATAGGAACAATTATTTCTTTTTTTATTGCCAAATTTGTAATACTTATTTTATCAATTACTTTTTGATTATAATTATTGTTTGTAAAATTAAACATATTATAAATATTTATAATCGCATCTTCATCCTGAATATATGTCGTATTTCCTTTTAACCATTCATAAAACGACATTTTTCTATTTGTTTTATAATATTTTTTATAAAATTTCAATGACTTTTGTAAGCTATGGTCATCCTTAAAATTAATATTATAATCTGTTCCTGATAATATACAAATCTCTTGAAAATCTTTTAAAGTTATATCCAATTCTTGTAACATTGATTTTGTATCATATAAAACTATTGTATGATTTAATAAACTCAAGTAACGTAACACTCGTTTACAACCATAAACAAATAAATCCATATCTTCACTTAAACAAGCCCATACTTTTTTCTTTATTACTAGCAAAGCACATAATTCATCCGCTTCACCGATGGCATCATAATAAGTCATACCATATCCACGAATTAATTCTTTAATTTGTTCTATTTGATTCCGTGTTACATATACAAATTGTTTTTTTAACGAATCCATATTTGCTATTAATTCTTCTTTTTTTGATTCTTCCATTTCTTCTTCTTCTTCATTCATAGAACTATCTAATATTTTCTTTAAACGATTATATTCATTTTCAGCTTCTAATTTATCTTCTCTTCGTTTTTGTAGTAGTTCCTTTTTTTCAGTAGGTGATTTACCATCAAACACAAAGATAGGAATAATATTATAGTAACGAAATACTGCCAACATTAAATACATATTTTCAATTAATGTATCATCGCCAACATATTTATACAAATAAATACTAATATCAACTGCTATTTTTTTCCCTGCTAACTCAGATAGTGGAATACACTTAATTGAATTAGTACAATTCTCTTTGAGAAAACTATTAAGATTCTTTATTCCCATTATTTATTATTTATTATTTATTATTTAGTTGATTTATTTTATATTGTCTTTTTCAAATTCAATTTTTTTCAAATTAAAATTGATTTTAGTAAATGTTGTTTAAATAATGTAACTAATTATTTAGAAATGGAAAACAAACAAAGTAATCAAAGTAATCAAAATAAACAAAATAAACAAAATAATCAAAATAAACAAATGATTGAATTAGAAGTCAACATAGATTTTGATGATGCCAGTGCTGCTTGGAGATCTAACAAAATAAGTAAGGGAAATGGAATGTATAAATATATTTGTCAAGGATTTTTTAAGAATGGAAAAAAATGTTTGAGAGAACCAATAGCAATGTGTGATTTTTGTAAAATACATAATAAATAAAATATTTATATAAATTATAATGCGTTCTACACCTTTTCTCATTTCAAACGCCCATTTTGAAACGAGATTTATAAATAGTTCTTCTTAACCTTTCTTGTTTTGTTCTTTGATACATATTTTTCTGGTCGTTCATAAGCACCTTTGAAAATATTGCTATATTTATCTTTTGGTATATTGCTTATAACGTGTTCTATATTTTCCTTTAGTTTTGCATGCGTTAAACCATCTAATTTTTGTAATCGTGATTTCAACATGCTAAAGTAGTTTTCAATTGAATTTGTGAAATGTTGGTATGGAACAGCATATAAGATATTGTTATGCTTATTCACCAAATCCTTTATCCTCTGGTTTCTATGACTACTCGCATTGTCAAGTATAATTAGTTTATTTTTATATTTTTCGGTTATGTGTTTTTCCAAAAATTCAATTAACCTGTCCGTGTTTATTCCACTTTTTTCATATAACTCCCACCCTTCAACACCATTTACCGAAATAGCAAATATTCCAGTGTATTTTTTGAATACTTCTTGTGAATGTGTTTTTATTACGCATCTTTTACCTTTCTCACTATAACAATGATGTCTTTTTTGTAATGACTTCACGCTGGTTTCATCTATACAAATAATGTCTTCTATTTTGTATCTTTTGAGTTCCTCATAAAATTCTTTGATTTTTGAATTTATGTTTATATCCTTCCCAAATCGCTTTACTGGTTCATGTCTAATCCTTGTTATTTTCAATGTCATGTTATTATCTTTTACAATTCGGTTAATGTGAGATTTATTCAAACTTACATCAGGGTATTTATTTTTTAGTAAATACAGTAAATCCTCCATTGTAATGGTTTTGTTTTTCTTGAGTTCTTGTAATAAAAAATCTACATGTTCTTTTTTAACTTTATACGCAACTGGTTTCCTATAATTAATATCAACATTGTTGTCGGTTTCATACTGATTGACCCATCGCATTAAACTCCTACGAGAACATTTGAATATTTTACAGACTTCTTCTTGAGAAATGTCTTCAACTAAATAATGTTGAACTGCCGTCAATTTATAATCTGTACTCTTGCGAGTAGTAGGCATTTGTTATATATAAACAATATAAACAATATAAATATTATTGCTTATATATTACCATAGTATGTCTAAGATTAAGATTGGTTGCACAGATAAAGACAAATTGAGTTTTGGTGGTAAAAAAATCAAAAAAAACGGATATGCTACAATCATTAGCAAATTAACAAATAATGACTATATTGACATTATTCAAATAGTATATAAAAAACACAAAAAGAACGATTTCACAACAAAGACAATTGAGTTTTTTATTAATAGAGAACTGGACGAGATAGAATATATTTTATTTATTGCGAAATTGAAAGACGCAGGATTTCGCAGTGAAAAGGACATCAACATACAACTTATAAATACAAAATCAAACGATGTTATATTTGATTATAAATTTACATCAATGTGTAAAAACGAAATTATCAGGTTTAACAAACGGAAAAACAAATCAATTTACACGACACAACAAATATATAAGAAATAATTAATGCTTTGCTTCCGTATGTAATTTAAACAATGATTTTGAAAAATTACCAATATCACACGCTTCGCAGTAATACTTAAACCCTTTTTTTCTTTCTTCTTTATTTGCGTGGTTATTCAAATAATGAAGTTTCATGTTTGTTGTTCGCGTTGTTACATAATCGCATAATTTACATTTTGGTTCAAATGTCTTGTCACTTCGTGGTTTTCGTATTCCGTTATTTTTATGTTTTTCGTTTTCTATATGTTGCTTCCAGTGCGCTTCATATAAGCATTTATAATTACACATTTCACAATGGTATTTAGGTTTCGTTTCAATCATAGTTGTTTCCATATTTATTATAATGAGTTATATTTAAATGTGTTGCGTTAAAATAACTTAAATATAAATAATTTAATAGTATATAATATGAAACCCAAGAAAAAGAAGAAGGACGAATTCAAAGAGTTTAGGAATAATGACAAGTCCGCTTACAAAACATTCAAGATACCATTGAAGACCATACTACTTAATCGTGATACGATACAACCTCTTATCAATGATTTGGTATTTGAAATGAACGATTTGATTATACATGCGTATCAGTTTATTCGTTTGTATGTATTGAATTGTTACACTAACAAGCAACCCTTGCCTGATTTAGACGAAACATTCATATCCTATTGTATAAAATCGCTTGGATCAAGGGATAATAGAGGAAAGAAATGTAACAATGCCGAACTTTTAGACACATTAGAAAAATTTTATCAAGAAGAGTACCAACCATTATTGAACCATGAGAAAACCAACTTGAAAAACAAATCATTTTTGATACCTTATTTAGCAACACAAATCCATACTTCGTTAAACAATAACTTCCAAGAACATTTTATCCAACACTTTTTACGATTTATCAATATAACAACAACTGAAATAACCGAAGAAAAAGCAATTTTGTTTCAGTTCAAAAAACATTTGTTTGATTTAACCGAAACTGATGAAATGTTTAACGAATGGAAAAACAAACATATTCATAATATTCTACCGACTGAAATTAAAAAGTCAATTCATTATGATGTGAAAGTTAGACCATTTGAATATTTGAAGGGTATGTTGTATATGAATTCTGTATTAGAGAAAATGGAAAGCAAGTTATTTCAACCCTTACCGCTACGCACCAATATCATTCCAAAGCACATTATCATTGACACAGCAAGTTTAATTAATTTATTTTGTCCTGAAAAGGATAAAAATGGTAACAAAGTGAAAAAGGGTGAATTGTTAAGCAATGTAAAAGACAATCAGCATGAAGCATGGAGTAATTTCTTAAATTTGAAAAATGGTATATTCAAAAATACCCATTATCAGTTCCATAACCAAATACAAACTGATGGGATTTCATGTTGTTTATTGTTTATTAGGAAAGATTTGAAAGATAAAAAATGGGGTTCAAGAGTGCCAACTACTACAGAACAAGATTTCTATAATATTGAGGATTTATCAAAGGAACAATTAGATACATTGAAAGATAGGAATATTGTTGGTTGCGACCCTGGCAAGCGTTCGTTAGTTTATATGATGGATAATAACGGAAAGAAACTACAATATACAGCACCACAAAGAAAACGAGAAAGCAAAGCGAAAACAAACCAGCGAATATTATTGGAAGAAAAGAAACGAAATAAAATAACCGAAAAGGAAACTGAATTATCATCTCAAAATAGTAAATCAGTTGATTATAACAAGTTCAAATTGTATCTCGTGGAAAAGGATAAACTGAATAAAGAAACCACCGAGTTTTACAAACGAGATGTTTGGAGAAAAATGAAATTTAGGCAATATAGTTATGGTAAGAAATCAGTAGATACATTCCTAAATAAAATCAAAGAAACATTTGGAGAAAACATACTTATTGGTTACGGAAATTGGAGTAGGAGTACTCAAATGAAACATTTCATGCCTACGATGAATAAAGGATTAAGGAAACTAATCCACAAAAAATATGATACAATCACGATTAACGAGTGTAATACAAGCAAAAAGTGTTGTGATTGTAATAACAACCTTGAATATTACAAGGATAAAGAAAATAACAAGGTATTTCGCCTATTGGTGTGTTCTAACTGCGTGAGTTGCGAAAACAAAAAAATCGTATTTAGAACCCGAGATGCAAATTCCTCAATAAACATAATGAAATTAACGAGTTGTTGGATAGATAAGCAAGAACGACCATTATGTTTTCAAATTCCGTCTTTCACCTCTTCAAGTATAAAAACAGAAGAGGAAAAAGTAAGACCATCGTAGGTGAAATTCCTACTATTGATTTTATGCTTTTTCTTATTTTTTTGTCCTGTAAAATGGGCGTTTGAAATGAGAAAAGGTGTAAAAGAATAACTAGAAGAAGAAATAAAAAAGGATCTGGAAATCCAGTAAATATTCAAGATGACACGCCATCATCAACTGATTCAACCATATGGGAAACTACATCAGATACTGATTCAAACAACACATATGCTATAGATGTTCATACTCCACCAATGATAGCACCACCAAATACGCCAGAAGATACATATGCTATAGATGTTCATACTCCACCAATGATAGCACCACCAAATACGCCAGAAGATACATATTCTATAGATATGCCGTCTGATGAAGAAGAATATGGAGGACGAAAAAGAACTAGACGAACAAAAAAATCAAGAAAATCAAGAAAAATAAGAAAAACAAAAAAATCTAAGAAATCTAGGAAATCAAGAAGAGTTAAACGACAATAAAATGACGATAAAATAATTATATAATTTTTTTAATTTATATAATTATCATAACATATATAAAATAAGTAAAATGTATAAAATTACAAATTACACTTATAAAAAGGCCAAGAAATTAGGATTAAAAGTAAAACCTTCTACCAATAAAACTAAAAAAATAGATGTATACAAAAATAATAATAAAATAGCAAGTGTCGGAGCTTATGGCATGAATGATTATCCTACTTATATTTTGAAAAAAGGATTAAAATACGCAAAAACGCGTAGGAGATTATATAGAATACGACACGAAAAAGATCGTCATGTTAAAGGCAGCAATGGTTATTTAGCAGATAAACTTCTTTGGTAAATACAATATTTTTATCCTAATTCACAGATAGACATTCTCATATTTTTTAAAATAATATCCGCATTTTCCACTTTTTTATCTATTTTATTTATTTTTTGACTCCGTGTTTTCTTCAAATTATTAAAAAATTGTTCCATACAATCTACTCCATATATCATTGACTTTGTTCTATAGTTCTTTTCAATGAATTTACAAAATTCTACCAAATTATTGCTAGTCTTTTTGAATTGAAGGAGAGAAAGATTATTAATACTACACCATGATAAAAATCCCTGATAATTATTCATTAATATTAATCGTATAATATAATACGCAAGCACATTACTTTTTTCTTTATACATTGTTTCTCTCAACAATCTGCTTTCTGTTGTATTAGAATACAAATCTTTATATTTTAGCTCCATAAAATTCAGGGTTTTAACCATCTGGAAAAATCCATACGTTCGTTCAAAATTAATAAAAATTTCACAATTAGATAAAAATTCTTCTTCATTATCTTCATCTTCCAACAAATAAAAACTACAAAAAATAGCATTCATTATTTCTGCCCAAAATTCCGTATATGATTCAAATAAATTTACTTCTGATGTTACCTTAAATATTGATAGAATTGTTTTATTACATTGTCTCGTATTCATATCTGAAAAATCCAATGCGAAATTATGAAATGTTTCATGCATTAATACTTTAAACCATTCTTCTTTTCTAAATATTACAATCTCGCTGATTACTGGACATGTATATGTAAAGGCTGTATTTACATTATTTTGATTTATAATATCAATATTAGAGGTGGGTAATTTCTTTTTGAGAGAAGTCATATAAATAAATAATGTCAATTTTTTAGCACACTGTTTTGACGCATATTCATTTATTATATAAAGCCATGCTAATATCTTATCAACATACTCATTATAAACTTCAATTGAAAGTTCCGGATTCTTATCTTCTACTAAAAAATGAATAACCTGTTCTCTATTGAAGAGAGAAAAAGTATATGATAAATCATAAGATACAAAAGTATCTATTTGCGTTTGTACTTCTACAGGAAAACTATCAGCATTAAATTGTTTAGGTTTAGGAATTTGATGTGCCGAATTTATTTTCGTTATTTTTAATTTATAAAATCCATTTCCTTCTTTATTTTTTCTAGTTTGAATATAATTATTCGCTATTTTCAATTCATTATATAACTGTAATAAAATTATATTCGTTTTTTTAGTTGGTTTGGAATGATTAATACATTTATTATTTATAAAAAATGACATTAATAATTGACTTGTTTTTGATAATTTCATTCTTATATTATTTAATTATTTTATATTTAATTTGTTTAATTTGTTTATTACAAAATTACAAAATAAAATAATTTATTATGTATTTATAATTTATAGCAATGGATACTTCTAGTATTATTATTATAATTCTTCTTATTTTATTATTTTTTACATTCGCAAGTCATTTAGTAATAATTCATTCAAATCCACAACCTGTTCCTGTGCCAGTTCCTATTCGTTTTCCACAACCAATTGGTGGATGTGCTGGAACACGTTATGGTTGCTGTCCTGATGGTAGAACTCCAAAAATGAATACAATTGGTTCTAATTGTTATAAATAAAAATAAAAATAAAAATAAAAATAAAATAATAAATTATAAATTTTTATAATATAATTTATTTTACTAAATACATATTTATAATAAAAAAATTGATTGGTAAGTATAAATATATTTATCAATCAACTTGATAGAAAATGAGCGGAAGATTTATTAAAGAAGATGATAGAGTATTTGTATTTAACACTGATGATGATTCGTTGGGTTATAATTATTTATATCAAGCAGAAGTTCCAGACCATCCAGAACTATTAAACTTTATGGATATAAAACTGGGACAGCGCAAATTTCATACTATTAATGATTTATATACAATGTGTATTGAAAATAATTATGACTCCGAAGGAGATAATATTATATTTGATGTTCCATTAACTACCACGGTTGATGAATTAGTGGAAGAGATAATTCCAGCAAAAATTCGTGAAAAATATCCTTTTACTAATGATGGCAACGATTATACAATTCAAATTACAAGAAAAAATGATTTTGAACATATAGACTATATAAAATCATTGTATCATGAAAAAATAGCATGGTTCAAATATAATGGTACTAATATTGGAGAGAGAACCATTTGGAAACACTTTTCATTTAATTTAGAAAATATTGATTTTGGATTCAAATTGATTCCTATTGTATAATTACTTTGATAAAGCATTTCTTACAAAAATTAATTCTTCTGCCAATTTCGGTTCCTTACATCTTTTACAATAAACTAATTTTGCGTTTTTAGTAGAAAGTAACATTTGTTTTAAATCCTCATTCTGCGAAAATTTCGCATATAAAGCATCTTTTAATACTTTTTCACTTACATTATCATTAAATTCCGGATCTATTGTTACTTCTGCCGGTCTAATTAATTCACCATCATGTTTTCCTTTTTTTGATCCAGCATCTTTTGCCATTTCAGCATTTTTAGATAATGGCGTACCAGATTCTAACGCAAAAGACAAATAAAATTCACGATTATGCTCTTTAAACTTGGATGCTTGATAATAATGTTCAACTGATTGCCAACGATGTCCATCCAAAGTAAAAGGTTGTCCCCAAGAATTATCCAATTTTCTTCTCCAATCTGGTACAGATGCCAATTCAGCAAAATCACGAATCATTTCTTCCGGCATTTTCTCTCCAACTCCTTTGCCTGGTAATTTTTTCCCATTAGAACCATCATAAAAAGCAAATACAATATCATCATCATATAAACCTCTTATTTTAGCTTCAGACAATTCTTCAAAATGTGGTTTTTCTCTTGCAGGACCTTTTAACTCTTCTTTAAATTTGATGAAATCTGGTATCATATCAAATACTCCAGCATTTTTTTCCATACATTTATCTACCGCTAATTTTTTAACATCATAAGGCAATTCATTAAATTTAAATATTTGTTTATGTTTATAACCAATTAATTTATAATGATCTCCAGTATAATTAATAATAATATAATATTCTGGTTCAAATACTCTTCTTGCTTGTAATATACTGTCATTTAATTGTCCACAATTTAATATATTATTAAAATCTTTTGCATTATATGCCTCGTGTGACATAATGATAAATTTAATATTTAGAATTCTTTCCAAAGTTGAAATAGACCATGTCTCACCCCAAAATTCACAAGTTCTAATTACTCTTTTAAAGGCCTCCAAATTATCTACTTTTTTCATAAATTTATATTCAGACATATTTTGTTGAGAGACTCTTTTTTCTTTAATTAATTGTTCTCTTTGAGCAGCAATAATTTTACCAGTTTCACTTAATTGTGCTTTTTGTTCTCTGTCTAGCGTTCCCTTATGTCTCTCTTTCATTTTTTCAAAATCAATTTCTAATTGTTTGATTTTTTTAGTATCATCTAATATTGATGCTGCCATTTCATCATATAATCTTTTATAACCTTGAAACACATCTTCGGTTGCCTGTTCTGATAATTTATTTCTTAATTTAGTAATAGAAGTTTGTTGAGCAATTTGACTAAACGCATCTCTTATGGTAGCAAATAAACAATCGCCACCTCCTTCATTATTAATAATTTCATAATTATCATTTTTCATAAACAATTCTATCCATGAATCTTTTTTTCCTGGTTTATATTTTTCTTTAATATCCTTAGCTTCTTTTCTAGTTTCTTCTCTCAATAGAGCAGGAATAGGCACACCTTTTGTAAGAATAAATATATCACTTCTTACATCAGGTATTGTTATATCTTCATTTACAAATGCTGCCATAGAACCTATAATTTCATTTTCGCCTTCTTCATTTTCCTCATCTTCTCCATGTTCATCTTCGTCATAAACTTTACCGTTTTTGTTGTTGTTTTTGTTTTCTTTTTCCATTTCTGATATATATGTTTCAGGCACAAGTCGTAAGTTTTTCAACATTTCTTGTGTGACAAAAGTATAAATTAATGGTTCACCCATTTTTTCAACATCTAAATTATTATGTTCATCAGTATATTCCATTAAATTAGTAGATTCAATTTCATATAATCCAATTTGAATGACTTTTTTATTAGATTTTACTAAATAAATAGGAAAATAGGTAACATTTTTTTCTTCAAACGTATTTTTAGCATTACCTACAGCAATAATAATATCTATTTTACCAATTCTTTGATTTTCTAGTTCAATTTGATATAAATTAGCTTCTTTCTTTAAATCATCTGGATCAACTTTTTTTAATTCAGGATAACTAATACTTCTATCTAATTGTGATAATACCATTTTATATTGTATAATAATATTTTTTATATTTATATTTGTTAATAAATATAAAATTTTTTAATCACCAAATAACAAACTTTTTCATTATTTTATCATTTTTCAATTGGTCCATATAAGACCATAATTCTTTTCGTTTTATTGTCATTCCTATATTTTTCATATCATTTTCAAATTCTATTATTAATGATATTATTTCCAATTTTTTCATTTTTTTTGATTGTTTTAATAAACCATAATACTCACATATTAATAATAATTGTTTTATTGTATACTTTAAATCATAAATTGTCATATTATCAATTACGTTATTATTTTGATAATTTGAAAAGTCTTGAAAATCAGAATAGTTCTCATAATCACTGAAATGTTGATATTCTGAATATTGTTCTACCTTGAGTTCTTCAAATTCATTTAATAACTTAGTTAAATCTGAATTACTATTTAAAGCAACATCATTACTATTATTTTGTTCATTTAAACAATACGTAATATTTTCATCCATAGCTATTTAATAATAATAAATACTATCTGTTTATTATTATTTATCTAATATTTAATTATTTCAAATATTTACTTCAAATATTTACTTCAAATATTTTTTTAACATTGTCAACGCAATTATTATAAATGGCAACAATACTAAAAACCATGAAATACTTTGATATCCCTTAGAACATAAGTAATTTAAGAACCATGTCCAGATTAAAATAAAAATTAAATTAACAATGGTAGTCATCACTTTAAATTTTTTCAACACCATAATTGCTATACTGATAATAGATATCCAAAAGTAAAGTGTAGCAGGAGTGCACATACGACTAATCGAAAACTTTGCCATTATAATATAGCATTATAAAAAAATATAAAAAATTAAGAAATTAAAATATAACGTATAAATAAAAAATAATATCAAAATAATATCAAAATTACATTTCAATCATATCCATACATTTAAAAATAGCTTTATTAGACAAACTAGGAAAATCTTTTACTTTTCTTCGCGCTAAACCTTCTATTACTTTTATAAAAGAATCTCCATCAATTGTTTGATTAGAATTATCAAACCACTCTTTATTATATAAAATAGCAATATTCTCTAAAATTTCATCCACTTCATTCTTTTTATTTTCCACCTTAATAAAATCTAAAATTTGACCCAATAAATTAAAAACTATTTCTACATACTTCTCTTTTGGAATAATATTGTTTATTGTTAAATTAATAAAAAAAGAACTCAATGATTTTCTTTTTTCATTAATCTTCTTAATGTTACATATTTTATTATAATCATCATCAGAATTACAACCCTCTATATTTTTGAATATTTCTAAAAATACATTAAAATTGGTATCAAAAATATTACGCATTATTTGAAATTGATGAATCAATAATGTATACAAATCAGCATACAATTTTGAATAAAATCTATTATTTGATGCTAATTCAAAAATAGTATTACCTATTTTCTCCATATCCGTTTCATTTACACCTTCCACAATCAATTGATTTAATATTTCTATAATCTTCTTTGAATTCTCTTCATAATTTTTTTCCGTCATTTTATTTAATGAATTACGAATTAAATCTATATGTACATCAATGCCAACTTTCTGTTCTATTACAGTAGCTTCAAAAGTACGAATGCTTTCCCAATCAGCATCATTTAAAATTTCAACAGCTCTAGTTCCTCTTTTTCTTCGTCTCATTTCTATCTCATTCTCACTCTTTCCTAAAAAGACCGTATTTATATCTACATTTGTTTTTAAAGGATTCTCTTTTTTCGCAAAAGTCGGCGTTCTAATATAAGTGGGCGATCCTACTTGTAATGCTAATTCCGTAATAATTCCTAATGTTTCATCTGGTAATTTTATATCAAATCCATTAAAGGTTATATTTGTAAAGTCGTTCAAAGTATATATCATCAGCTGTATATATTTAAATATATAATTTCATTTTATATCAATTTCTATATATATTATTATTATTATAAATCCACTTAAATATAATATGTGTATTTATAATATAATGTCAGTTGAAACAGAAAACGAGATGATGAATGGGAATGTTGAAGAGGGTAATATATATGACTCTTCGTTATATGAAATTAAATCATGGGACCAATTAGATATAGATCCAAATTTATTACGTGGCATTTATGCTATGGGATATGAAAATCCAAGTTCAATTCAACAAAAAGCGATTAAACCTATCATGATGAAGAAAGATATTATTGGACAAGCACAATCCGGCACTGGTAAAACAGCAACTTTTACCATTGGCACATTATCTACAATAAAATTGAATGAAAAGAATGTTCAAGCAATTATTTTATCACCAACGAGAGAATTAAGTACTCAAACTGCTAACGTATTTAATAGTATTGGTGGCTTTATGCCTGGTTTAAAAACTCAAGTATTAATTGGCGGTAACTCAATTGATGATGATGTAAATGAATTGAAGAATAATGTTCCACATGTAGTTATTGGTTGTCCTGGACGTGTATTTGATATGATGCGAAGAAATACATTTTCTACAAAGAAAGTTCATTTAGTTGTACTAGATGAAGCCGACGAAATGTTCTCTACTGGTTTTAAAGAACAAGTTTATAATATTTTTCAACATTTTAATAAAGATATTCAAGTTGCACTTTTTAGCGCAACATTACCTTCTTATATTTATTCAATTACGTCAAAATTAATGCGTGACCCTGTGCGTATTTCTGTAAAAGCGGATCAACTTACGTTGGAAGGCATTTCTCAATTTTTTATTGCGGTTGAAGATGATAAGCAAAAATATGCTACCTTAAAGGACCTTTATAGTATTATTTCATTATCACAATGTATTATTTACTGTAATAGTATTAAACGTGTTTCTGATTTATATGATGCCATGGTTGAAGATGAGTTTCCAGTTTGTCGCATGCATGGTGGAATGGAGAAAATAGATAGAGATGCGGCATTTGCCGATTTTAAGTCTGGAAAACATCGTGTATTAATTTCTTCCAATGTAACATCTAGAGGAATTGATGTACAACAAGTAAGTGTTGTAATTAATTTTGATATTCCAAAGTCTACAGAGAATTATCTTCATAGAATTGGTCGTTCTGGACGATGGGGTAGAAAAGGTGTCGGAATTAATATGATTACTCGTCGTGATATTCCAAAGATTAAAGAAATTGAAGCATTTTACTCAACCCAAATTAAAGAAATGCCAAATAACATAGATAAATTGATTTAGAGCAATCCGTATCATAAAACTCGCGTAAAAAATAATAATAATTATTCTAATTTTTCTATAAATGTCTATTTCAAATATAGAAAAAATAAATGATCATTTTAAAATTCCTATTTCTTATAATAATGAAAAAATAGAATTAAATGCTAATATAATTACAGATTTAGAATTAATAAAAAGCGTAGATCCTTCAGGAAATACTATTTATGATTATACGTTTCAACCTGAAACAAATTTTGGAAAAAAAGTAGTTGATCAATTTTCTATTCATTATACTACAGATACTGATTATTTAAAAGATACACAAACTTTATTAAAAACATATAAACCATTATCATGTCAAGTATTTAGACCAGACTTTAATAATATAATGGATATATGGGATGATATTAAAAATGATACTGGGTTTAAAGAAAAATACCAGTATATAGATTGGCCATATTGGGAATATTTAAATAAATCCGATTTGTTTTTACAATTGTTAAGTGTGTATAATCTCTCCTCTCCAGTAGTTTCATTTTTTATTCCAGTGATTATTTTGATTGTTCCCTTTTTTATTATTCAAATGAAAGGCGTTTCAATATCATTAACCGAATATATTGAGGTCTTGAAAGTAGTCGCCGCGAATAATTCTATCGGAAAATTATTTACTAAATTTAATTCTGTTAAAATGGATGAAAAACTATATTTAATCGTTAGTGCTGCTTTCTATCTTTTTAATATTTATCAAAATATTCTAACTTGTATTCGTTTTAATGAAAATATGACAAAAATACACATTTATTTAAATGACATTAAAAATTATATTCAATATACAGAAGACAATATTAATAATTTCTTATCCTATTCCGCAAATTTAAAAACTTATTCACAATTTAATCAAACATTAAAGGAAAATATAATAATTATAAAACAATTTAAAGAAAAAATAGCACAAATAACTCCATATAAATTAAATTTTGTAAAGGTAACTCAACTAGGGCATATTCTAAAATATTTTTATGAATTATATGATAGTAGCGAATATAATAATGCTTTTTTGTACACTTTTGGGTTTCATGGATATATTGATAATATAGAAGGGTTAATTGATAATATTAAAGATAAACATATTCATTTTTCAAAAATTAACAAACCAAAGAAGAGTAAGAAAATAAATAAAAAACTGGCAATTGTAAAAAATAAATTCATTGATTCATATTATCCACCACTTATTAATAATAATCCTATTAAGAATAGTGTAGAATTAAATAGTAATATTATTATAACCGGACCAAATGCTTCAGGCAAAACAACTATTTTAAAATCTTCTCTCATCAATGTTATTCTAACTCAACAATTTGGATGTGGTTTCTATTCTTCTGCTTCTATTACGCCATATAAATACATTCATTGTTATTTGAATATTCCAGATACTTCAGGGAGAGATAGTTTATTTCAAGCAGAAGCACGAAGATGTAAAGATATATTAGATTTAATACAAGAAAATCCGGATGAAACGCATTTTTGTGTATTTGATGAATTATATTCAGGAACAAATCCAGAAGAGGCTGTTTCTAGTGCGAATGCTTTTATGAATTATTTAATCAAATATAAAGGCGTAAATTGTATGCTTACAACACACTTTTTTAAACTATGTAAATATTTAGAAAAAAATAAACTTTTTAAAAATTTTCATATGGATACCATAAAAGATAATGAAATTAATAAAAATTTCAAATATACATATTTATTAAAAGAAGGAATATCTAATGTGCATGGAGGAATAAAAGTGTTGGAAGATATGAATTATCCTACTGAAATTATTTTAAATTCATCATTGTAAAATCATCATTATAAACAATAAATAATTCGTTTGCTTGAAAAAAAAAAATATATACTTAGTTTCTAATAATGACATTAACCAACATTTTCTCAGTATCCACTTTAATTTGTTTAGGCATTACATTATTAATCGTTGGAATTGTTTCCATGTTTTTCATGCAACGATTAAATGAACAAAATCATAAAGTTGTATCTATGCTAGGTTTAATTTCAACAATGGCAGAAGAATTAAATTTTATAAGATCCAGAGTACAAATGTTATCAGCGAGAGAAAGTTCCAATGGCGGTAGTTTAGGTCCAATGGTTCAAAATAATACAAATAGTTTAATTAGTGTTTCAGATGAAGATGATGATAGTTCAGAAGATGGAGAAAATACTGACTCTGAAGAAGAAGATGATTCAGATTCAGAAGAAGATGATGATTCAGAAGAAGAAGAAGAAGAAGAAGAAGAAGAATGTTCTATTTGTGAATTTAAGCAAATAATAGATGAACAAAATATTAAAACAATTAATATGGGTGAAACACTTGAAATGAATATTAATTGTGAACCATTAGAAGAATTAAATGATGAAAAGGAAGATGAAATAAATGATTCTAGTTCCGATTTGGATAATGATTCAGAAAGTTCTGATGATGAAAATGATATTGATAATATAAATGAAATTAAAGAAGTTATTGAATTGAATAAATTAAATGATATTGATCAAAATAATGATGACGTTGTTATGGAAGATTTAACAAATGAAACATTTAATTTAACAAATATAAAATCAATTGATATATTTATTTCAGATAAACCAATTGATGGTGATACTTTAGACTATAAAAAAATGTCACTCAATAAATTAAAAAGTATTGTTGTAGAAAAAAAATTAGCCACAGATGCTTCCAAGTTAAAGAAAAATGAATTACTTAAATTACTAGGTTCCGAATAAATAAAATAATTTATTAAAATAATTTATTAAAATCATATTTTATTTATTTCTTATTTATTTCTTAGTAATAAAATTATCCTCATTATATATTATAATGTCCTGGGGAACTTGTTATAGCGCATCAAACAATATTCATTTTAATTTTCCTCCTATTATGGCTGATGGTAGAAATTTTGCTACTTGGCAACCTGAAGCTGTTATCAATGAGCGTATTCAAAAAGAAGCTAATATTACTTCTAGTTGGAGTTATCGCCAATATTTAACAGACAACGCCACTCAAATTATGAAATTTAACAATCATGAAGCATGTTCAGAACTAGGTTTAAATGTTCATACAAATACTAATAAAACACCATCATCTAATGTGCCACATATGTATAGTTCTGTAATGGACACTAGTGCTCCAGGATTTGGTTATCCAACAAGTGACCTAAAAGTGCCTTATTTATCAAGAGAACAATTACAAGCTCGTATGGTTTCTGCTTCTATAACAAATCCTACTAGAAACAATTAATATATAATTTAATATATAATATAATTTAATATATATTAAGCTAAATGGAAGGAATGGATGTTGACTCTGATGAAAATGATGCGAATGAAATTGAATCACATCAAATAGTTGTTGATTCTGATATAAGTGACGATGAAAATGCTTTAGCTACTACATGTGAATTTTTGGAAGAAGGACAAAGTTATTTTTTTTGGTATCCGCGTGAAGTTCGTTTAACAGAATGGAGATTCGGAGAAAAAGAACCAGAATGGGGATTAGTTGAATTAGTTGGAACTTATGTTCGTCGTGAACCACAATATTCTTATCAAGGAGAATATCATTTATATCCACATTATAATAGTGTTTTTGAGGATGTTAAAGTAATTCAAAGAGATGAATATAATAATGTTGTTGGGTATGAAAAATGGCATGGTATGAATCATCGTCGTTCAGAAAACACCGTTGTTGTCATAGAATATGTAAAACCAAATAAACGCGTTTATTATAATATATCTGAGGCTCCTGAATTACTTGATCAGCGTATTTTACAACTCATTTTACAAGGAAATAAACCAACATATATACCAGCGACTGATTATGATGAATGGTTAGCACAACATAAAGAAAATATAGAAGCAGCAAGGGAACGTAGACCACCTCAAATACTTTTTCCGAAAGCATCAAATTCTACTGTAGTTTCAACTGTTTCACATCAAACAATACAATCTATTTGTCAATTACCTAATATTCCGCCTGTTAATTTAGCAAATCCCAGAGAGTTAGGAGTTGAACCAGTTCCATTTGAATTATTTCCTAGAATTCAACGCATAATTAGACGAATACAAACTAATTGTATTATTGCTGGTTCAAGACATAAAACAACAAAAAAACGCAAAACAAACAAAAAACACAAGACAAACAAAAAACGCAAAACAAACAAAAAACACAAGACAAACAAAAAACGCAAAACAAACAAAAAATTATAAATAAAATATAATTAAAAACTATAATATAAATAATTCAAATGTTTATATTATAAAAAGAATAAATGAAAATACTTAGCATAGATGTTGGAATAAAAAATTTAGCATTTTGTCTTTTAGAAAAAATAGATGATATTGCTGATACCAAAATATTAAATTGGGATATTATTAATCTAGCACAACAAACTGAAACAAAATGTTGTGAAATGAATAAAAATGTTCAATGTAATAATCCAGCAAAATTCACTAAAAATTCAAAATGTTATTGTTTAAAACATTCAAAAAAACAACAATTTATTATTCCGACTTCTAAATTAAAGTCAACATTTATTAATAAACAAAAAATAAATGATTTATTTAGCATTGCCGATGAATATAAGATTCAGTATTCAAAACCTTGTAAAAAAATAGAAATTCTTTCATTAATTAATGATTATATTTATAATACATGTTTTGAACCTGTTGAAAATACAAATGCTTCCAAGATTGATTTAGTTACAATAGGAAGAAATATTCAAATAAAATTTGATCTGATTCTTGCCACGCACTTAAATAGCATTGATAAAGTAATTATTGAAAATCAAATTAGTCCTATTGCTAATAGAATGAAAACAATACAAGGCATGATTGCACAATATTTTATCATGAAAAATAATAATATTCAAATTGATTTTGTAAATGCTTCCAATAAATTGAAGAATAATGACATTGTTATAGATAAAAATATAGATAAAAATATAAAACTTAGTTACAGTGATAGAAAAAAACAAGGCATTAAACAATCTTTAGAATATTTAACTCAACATAATTTTCAAGAGTGGGAAGATTTTTTTAAAAATCATAAAAAAAAAGATGATTTAGCCGATTCTTTTTTACAAGTTATGTGGTACATTACACATAAATCTTGTTAGTTTTAAATAATAAATTTAAAATATATATTTATTATTCGTTAATACTTAAATTTAATGATCTAATTAATTCATAAATGGACGATATTATAGATATATCTACAATTAATTTAAATGAAAATTTATCAGATGATTGGGCACCAAAATCAAGTGGTTTAAAATCTAATTTTGGTTCTGGTATTGAACTGTTAATGAATGATAAAAAAAAAGAAGGTTCAAATAAATTTTCAAATGATATTGAACTGGATGATTTAAATAATTTAGAAGATGAATTAAACAATCTTAGTGATAGCACAAGTAAATTTGAAAGTCGTTCTGATATATTTAATAGAAATATTAATTTTGATGATAAGCCATCTGTGAAATTTGATGACTCACATAATATTAATATTGGACAGGCTACGGCTGAAGCAGGATCAGATAGTAAAACATGGGATGGATATACAAAATTTAATAATGTGCCATTAAATCCAGACAAACCGGTTCCATCACAACCACAAATGTCCAAAGAAGAATTATTAAGAGAGAAATTTAAGTATTTAAGAAAGTTAGAAACACTTGAAACAAAAGGTGTAACATTAACTAAAAAATACTCTATGGAATCTCCACTTGCTGAAATGCAGGGTGAATATGAAATGATTATGGAAGAAAAATCAAAACAGAATTCTGTTAAATTTCAAGGAAATATGTTGATGACATGTATTAATGGTATAGAATTTTTAAATAATAGATTTGATCCTTTTGATATTAAACTAGATGGATGGAGTGATCAAGTAAATGAAAATTTAAATGATTATGATGATGTGTTTGCGGAATTATACGATAAATACAAGAGTCGTGCTTCTATGGCGCCAGAATTAAAATTATTGTTTCAATTAGGAGGAAGTGCCATGATGGTTCATATGACAAATACAATGTTTAAGTCCGCTATGCCTGGAATGGATGATATTCTTCGTCAAAATCCTGATTTAATGCGTCAATTTCAAACGGCTGCTGTCAATTCTATGGGACAAAGTAATCCTGGTTTTGCTGGATTTATGAATAATATGATGGAACCAAATGGCAATTCAAGTGCGCCGCCACCACCAATGGCTACACAACAACGTGAACCTCCACCAACAAGACCAGGCAATAATAATTCAAATCGTTTTTCAAATGCCAGACCAGTATTTAATGATAATGATGGAATTAATATTAGAGAAAATTATACAGGAACATCCGATATTCCAAGAACAAATCGTCCTGAAATGAGAGGTCCAAGTGATATTTCTGATCTATTAAATGGATTAAAAACAAAAACAATTAATATTCAAGAAGCTCCACAAGGAAATCAAACAAATGATAGTAGTACAATTAGTATTTCTGAATTGAAAGAATTACAAGGTGAAGGAAATATGCCAAAGCGTAGTAAACGTAGACCTAAATCCGATAAAAATACAGTTAGTTTAGACATTTAAAGGCAGTAATGCATATTTGTTCAATTAACCATAATGCTGGCGTTTGATTTTTATTATGTAAGATAGACATCAATATATTTTTTTGAATAATTATAAAATTAGTATTATTTATTAGTAACCAAATATTATATATTATAAAAAGTAATATAGAGGATATTATATTATTCAATTTAAATTTATTATTTTGAACTATATAATATGGAATTATTTTCATAATAAATATTTAGGATTATATTTTGTTATTTTACATACATAAAATAAAAACCATATAAATATCCAATAAGAAAATATAAAATCTGGTCTAATTAGCATATTATATATTATTAATATTATATAAAATATTATAACAACATTATAATAATATTATAACAACATTATAATAATATTATAATAATATATAATGTCTCAAAACAAAACTCGTAAAAATAAATCATCAAAAGTTGCGTCAAAACAAATAAAAAAATATACTCCAATGAATTTTTCTTATTTGTTAGGTAAAGTAAAAGGAATAGACGATAATTTAATGAAAATACATTTTAAATTATATGAAGGATTAGTTGGGGCAACAAACGGCGCTCTAAATGAAATTCATAATTCTGCTATAAAAGGTGTTAAAAATATGGTACAATACAGTGCTATTCAAAAAGAATTAGCTCTTTTTTTTAACGGTATGCGATTACATGAAATGTATTTTGGCGTAATGTGTGGAGAAAATATGGATAAAATGAATCCAAATCTTTCAAAAGCTATTAATGAATGTTTTGGTTCATTCGCAACTTGGAAAAAGAATTTTATAGAAACTGGAACTATTCCAGGAGTTGGATTTGTTGCGTTATGTCGCGATCGTGAAACAAATAAAGTATTTAATGTTTGGATCAATGAATTTAATATAGGCGAACTTATCAATGTTGATATATTATTAGTAATGGATATGTGGGAGCACGCATATATAGCTGAATTTGGATTAGATATTAATAAATATGCTGAAACATTTTTATCTAATGTTAATTGGAGCGTTGTTTCTGCTTATTGGCAAAAATCTGTTAATAATCAATAAATAATTTTAAATTTATTTTGTAACAATATGATTATTATGTAGTTCATCACAACTACACCATATACCATAATCATTTAAATAATTTAATTCTAAATAAGCATTATTACGTAAAGTTCTATTCTTATTTTTTTCTTTATTATATAAATCATAATTGCTTGCTGTAAATGCGTTTAAACTTTTATAATGTTCAGATTTTATTTCGATGCCACTAGCATCACATCTTTTTAACGTTTTGTTAATTGGATTATATAAAAGATAATGACTAAAACCAACTTTATTATGATGTAAAATAGTTTTTCTTTTGAATATTGTAAATAAATCATCCACATTTTTAGGGCGGTTTTTACAAATAATATTATCAGCTTCTATTTTAATCATTTCTGTATCAATATCACCATTTTTAATATCTTGTATTTTTTCTTGATTTTTGTGTAATTTTTCTTGACTTCTTTTAATTTTAGCTTTTAAATTATCAATTTCTATTTCTAGTTGCGTTAATGATTGAATGTTTTTCTTTTTTCTATCTTCTTTTATTTTTCTATCCTCTTTTATTTTTCTAATAGCTTGTTCACTTTCTTCTTTTATTTTTCTGATAGTTTGTTCACTATCCTCTTTTATTTTTCTAATAGCTTGTTCACTTTCTTCTTTTATTTTTCTGATAGTTTGTTCACTATCTTCTTTTATTTTTCTAATAGCTTGTTCATCCTCATCATTTTCAAGTTCAATTATTTTTATTGGTTCTGGTTCAACAATTTCAATTTTTACATTATTATTTTCTATATTTAATTCTTTATTATGTATTGTGTTAGGATATCTAAAAGGATTAATTATTGTTTTAATATTTTGAAAATTATTGCTTTCATCTAATACAAGTCTATTTCCTCCAAAATTATTTTCATCTTGAACAATTATTTTTTTTTGTAATTCTTGATTTTTTTTATTTGCGTTACAATAAGCACCCCACCCATCATTAGACTTTGTATTCATTTGTTAACTAATTTATGCCTCGCGATGTTTTTAAATTAATTTATATTATACTTTACATTATTGTATAATATAATTTATTATTTATCAATACATATTTCATTTGCCACATTTTTTATTATTTTATTTAATCCGTTTTCATCGTCTGGCACAATTGCTGTCATAACTTGATTCACTATTCTCATATATTGATCATTTTTTTTTGTAGTTCCATCAGACGATGTTGGGTTATCTTCCTGCCAGATAGGAATATACTTCACATTTTTATCTGCGATTTCTTTGATAACCATTTTTATTTTATCTTTATTATTATCTTTGTTCCAACCTTCTACATCTTTAATATAAAGAGTTTCTCTCTTTTTATCGGTACAATGCATTGGTCGCACAGTTTCATCTAAATCTCTTAATCCTTTGATAAATATATTAGATATTCCTTGAACATATCCTAATTTTCCAATATCTTCAAAATCTTCAGAAACAATTTCAAGGGAACTTATAAAATCATCAATGTTCATAGCATTTTTACATTTTTCATTTAAAAATACATTTAAATTAAATTGTTTATTATTACAATTATTATTATTTATGGTGGATGGTTTTGTAGCTAACTCCATCATTTTACTAGTTTGGTCCATAATAAGTTCTTTAAATTCTTTATTATCAAATAATAGTTGTTGATTTTGAATAATTAATTGTTTTATGAGTTCAGCCTTATGTACCTGTTCTTGTTTTTCATCATATTTTTCATCATATTTTTCATATTGGGTGTTGTTTTGTTTTTCAGTTTGTTCATATTTATTATTAATAAACTCACATTTTTTTTGATGATTCCAAAGACTTGATGAATGTTTATATTGTTTTCCACAACTGCATATTTGAGTATAAGGCATAGCAACTTTGGTTATAGTATTTTTAATAGTATTTATAGTATTGATATGTTTAGATGTCAATAAATGTTTTTTCCAACTACTTGTCTTGCTAGTATTATAATAACAACTTTCACAAATAAATGTTTGAGCAACTTTTTCGCAACTTTTCATATATTAATAATACTATATAAAAAGTTGCTAAATAGTTTTTCAGAAATGTTTATAAATTTTGAAAAATTTTTACAATAACAATACATCATTTATTATTTTGGTATTTACATCATTATGGTCTAAATCGTATTTTCCCAAAAGTCATGAAAAATAAAATGTTGAAAAGTCTTTTGGGTTTTCGAAATTGGACAAAAAAAATGTCCAAAAGTCAAAAACGGAAACACTTTGCAACATTGACTTTTTCCTTGCCATTTTTTAGAAAATAAAATAAATTATTAATAATATATTTATTTTATGATTGTAATAAATGACAAATAAAACGTAGTGCCTTTTTTTAAGCGATAAGTAACGAATAGTTGTAGGCTCTTTAAGTTCTTTTTAATATATTATTTCGGAATAAATTAACTTAAATACATTAGACTCTAATTATATAATATACAGAGTCAATGAGTACTATCCAATTGTCTATTATTAACTTAAGAACAAACCAAGAGACTGCTATTGCAGCAAACCAGGTTTATATAAATAAAAATCCAGATTTTCAAAGAGAATATCAAGCTTGGGATGACAAATTAAAAACAAGATTCATAGAAACAATTTTAATTGGTAGAGCAATGAATCCAATTTGGACTATCTTAAATCCAGAAGAGAATAATGAAGAAGTATTGGATGGAATGCATAGATTAACCACTGCTCTTGATTATTTGAATAATAAATTTAAACTTAATTCAAAATATTTTACAGATGACACTAGGGGACATTATTATGATAAAAAAAGTTTTAGTGAACTGAGTCTTGACGATCAACATAAAATAAGAAATTATAATTTTACATTTAATCAATTAGATTCTTCTTATAGAACTGATGTCACTAAAAGACGAGATATGTATGAAATTTTAAATAGATCAAGCAGAACTCTTACTGATTATGAATTTAATAAAGTTTTATATGGTAGATTCTTTGATTTGATTTCTACGTTTAAAGATAGCTTGAATATATTATTTTTCAACAAAAATGATAAAAGAGGTGACTTACAAACTGAAATAATAGATATTATAGTATTATCTAGCGACCTTCCAAATTCTTGGTCATCTGTTAATACGTTGCGTGATAGATATTATCAAGATACTCTTGGTCATAGTCAACAATCCGTAACTGATTATTTACAAAATAATGAAGAAAATATTAAAAATAAAATTAATATGATAAAAAAAATAATAACTACGCTTAAAGATAATTTATTTTTTAGCAGTGATAGAAAAAAATTTATTAAATATTATTTACCATATAAATTTATAATTAGTCGTTTATTATATAAATTTAAAGACATTTCGCTATTTAATAGACATATTATAGATATTATTCGTGAATTAAAAACTGAAATTACTGATATTGATATACAAGAAAAATTAGATTGTACATCTAGAAACGCAACATTTCAAAAAAAATTAATTAATCTAATTGATAATACTATTAATTCTTCATATGAAAAAAATAAAGATAAAAGATACTTTTCAAAAGTAGATATAATTTCTAAATTAAAAGACCAAAATAATGTATGTGCTATTTGTAAAATGTCAAAAGAAAAATATGAAGGCGACCATATTGTTGAATGGTCAAAAGGTGGAAAAACAAATTATGATAATTTACAAGCATTATGTATTGATTGTCATTATAAAAAATCCGCATGTTAAATGTGATAAGATTTATATAGTCTAATTATAAATAAAATTGAATTATTTTTAATATAAATTAATTGGTTTAAACATAATACGTATTATATAACAATGTCTACTCCAACTATATTTGAATCTTTTATTGAATCTTTTATTGAATCTATTAATTCTAGCATTTCAAGCGAGTCAACTCCAACCTTTATATTTGTTGATGGGAGCTATTATTTATTCCATCGCTATTATTCTATGATTCGTTGGTATAAATATAATGATGAAACAGTAGAAGACCCAATCCAAAACCCATCTTTTGTAGATAAGTTTAAAAAAACATTTGTAAATAATTTAAAAACTTTGTCACAAAATTTGGGAATTTCTGATGAAATTAAACCAATTATGATTGTAGGAAGAGATTGTCCGAGAGAAAATATATGGCGTAATTCTTTACAGGATAATTATAAAGCAAATAGAAAAAATGGATCTGAAGATGGATTTATGGGAGGACCATTCTTTAAAATGGCATATAAAGAAAAATTATTTCAAGAAGGTGGGGCAAAAGCAATTCTAAGTCATCCGAAGTTAGAAGCCGATGATTGTATTGCTATTTCAGTTAAATATTTGCTTGAAAAATATTTAAACGTCAAAATATATATTATTACAAGCGATAAAGATTATCTTCAACTAATTGAACCACGCGTTCAAATATTTGATATGTCTTTTAAAAATATTGCATTAAAAAAAAGTAGCACAGGTGATGCTCAAACGGATTTGTTTTGTAAAATTGTAATGGGCGATATAAGTGATAATATTTCGTCTGTTCTTACAAAATGCGGACCCAAAACAGCATTAAAATGTTATCAAGATAAAGCATATTTTAATGAAAGAATGACAAAAGAAAACGCATTCAAAAAATTTGAGATCAATCAAAAAATGGTTGATTTCAATTATATTCCTCAAGAATTACAGGATGAATTTTTAGCGTCTATAACAGTATAATTATAACTATGTTCTTCTTGTTTTGTTATTATTTCTTCTATCATCATGCTTTCTAGTATCATACCTTCTATCGTCTCTTCTATTATCTCTTCTATCATATCGTCTATCGTCACGACTTCTAGCATCATCTCTTCTCTCATCATCTCTTCTCTCATCATATCTTCTATCATCTTTTACAGGACTTGGAACTACATATCCAGGAACATCTAATTCTATAGGACGATATACTAATCCAAATAATTTCGCCCATGCTTGTCTAATTTTTTCATATTTCATTTGACATCCTAATACTAATTTTTGTCCTGCAGGAATACCATCTTCTCCTGGATATAATTCTAAATCTATAATAATATAATAACTTAATCTAGAGTCTTTGTTGCTATCAAAAATAGTATTTCCTTGATTTACATTTACATATCTATTTGTTAAAGCATTTGTGTTATTAAAAGAATATGGATTATTTTGTGGTTTAGCACCCCCAGTTGTTTTTATTCCATAATTCTGTTTTTGCCCTTTCATGCTTGAAACATTTCCAATATTTGTTTGTCTCACGGACCTTGTACTTTTTCTAAGACCATTAATAGAAATAGCATTATTTACTTGAATTGGAACCACCGGCGGATTATATCGTCCAAGTAAATTTGTATATCGTACATAATATTGTTCTAATACATTTTCATATAGCACTTCTACATTTTTAAAATACATAATATTTTGTAATACATTAGCCAAGTGTGTATTTTCAATAGAATATTTAATAAAAGATTCAAAAATTAAGTAATTTAAATAATTAGGAATTTCATTATATTTATAAATGAATATTTTTTCAGATAAACTAAAAATATTACTATATGTATTATATTCATTTCCGTTATTTGATAATATAAACATATAATCACTATATCTTGTTGTATAATTAGGATCATCTCTAATAAATTTTGTCATATTATATGGATCAAAATCAATAAAATAAAATGGATTCACAAAATTCGTCATTTTTAAAATACTAATAGAATAAGTTGAAAAATCATTTGGGTCCTGTATTTCTAATGTAGGGTAATAATTAGCAACCATCTCTAACAACCCTAAATCATTATTCTCTCCATTCACTCTTCCTATAAAATAATTATATATAAAAGTTAAATAATTGCTACCATGTGGAAGTATATTTTCTACGAGTTCTATCACATTTTGTCTATTTAGTAAATCTACAATAAACTCAAATAATTCAGTACCTCTTATTGCAAAATCTATATATAATGGATAATTCATAAAATATAATATATTTACCAACCTAGTTATAATATTTATAATTACATTATACATATTTGACAATCCAACCCAATTATTAGGACGCGTATTCCTTCTATTCCATTTACTATCATCATTTAATAAATCAAATCTTTCTTTAAATATAATTTTTAATTCCGATAAATAAAATATCTGTTTTTGAAACAATAATTGATTCAAATAATTATATTCTATATTAGCCATTCTAAATAATTGTATATTTTCACTTAATCTATTTTCTTCACCATATTGATTATCATCATATCTTACACGATATAAACCTTGTCTATGTATCTGAATAATAGTCCCTTTTAACCATAATCCTTGATTTCTATAATTAGCAATAACTATATCATCTATTTGATAATTAAACAAAATAGATTTGACAAACCCTTCTTTTTCTATTGGGCGACCAGGATTTCTATCATCTGTAAATTGTATTAAAGAACCAACTCTTAGTTTAATTTGTTGTGTTTGAATAACAAATATTTTAATTTTAAAAATTTTTTCAATTAATGTTAATATAACTTCATCGCCCATATAAACTTGTTTCTCTAATCCTAATCCAATTATTCTTTTATAAAAAGTAATATTATTAACAATAAAAGTATCTATTATGTTAATGATAGTATATTTTTCATTTGGAACCATTACATTAAATAATTTATTGTATTGTAACAAGTTTTTTTTATTTGCTAATTGAATTAAAGAATCTAAATTTGTATTTACAAACATAAATTTTATTTTTTCCCATTTTAATTCTATAAATTCTTTCATATATAATAAATACATTTTTTCAACATCAGTATTAGATCTTAACATCATATATGGTATTAATAATTCTTCACAAAATTCTTGTGCCAATTCTCTATAATAATTAATATATAAGTCACGTGATTGATATATATCTTTTTTAATAAAATCAAAAATTGCCTTTCTAATATTTTGAAGTGAAAATTGATTATTAACATAATTTTTATATATAGGATCATTAGAATCAAGTGAATATAAATTATAAGTAATTCGTTGTAATTTTATTAATTGACCATTTAATGCTGTTACTATTGGTTCAAAAATAGTGCGTTCTTCATTTAATTCAAGATATTGAAAAACATCTACTTCCCAATTTAAAATTGTTTTATACTCCTGTTGATTAACAATTGCGGTATTTCTAGGTTGTGCCAAATTAACTTTATCTAAATCAGCATTATCTATTGCTAATCTAGTTAATTGAATACGACATATATCTGTTTCATCATCATCTCTTAATAAATTTAAAAAAAAATTCTTAGTTATTTGTTCATTCGTAGTTATTTCCAATAAAGGTTTTATTATTTTATAACAAGATTTAACAATGCCAATTTTACTAATAAATGGCACAATTGTATCTACTTCACTTCTAAATTGTTGTTCCAAATCTGTTATATTACCTTGGATGTCTTCTTTGGCGTAAGCTAAATTATTAATATTCATATTATAATTTTCTATTAACAAATCAATATTTTCTATGTCATTATCATTCTCCCAAAATATAGAAACAGGTATATTATCATTGATTTCAGTAAAATTATTTTTAATTAAAGTATAATATTTTTTAAATGAATTTAATTCTTTATTTTTTGTATTATTAATATTTTTCTCTTCTGAATACATCATCAGTTTCCTAGATAACGATATAGTAGATATTCTAGTATATAAAGTAATATAAGTATAAGACATTGCTTCTGATTCTTTCAATAATTTAAAATGCTTACGTTGTTCTTGTGCCCTAACAGTTTGTTGTGACCTAAAAAATAAACTAGTATTTTGAACCGGCGCATTTCTATCAAATTCTTGAGCTAACACACGTCTTTCTTCTACGGTATAAATATCATTATAATTTTGAAATAAAATAAAGGTTTTATTAATAGATTTAAATGCCATCTCTTTTATTTTTTTAAACAATTTATCAGTTTCAGTTGATATTATTTTACATAAACTATATTCACTATTAAAGTTAAATTTTAATAAATAAAAATAATAAATATCAAATGTGATTTTTTCAAGATTTAATAATGCTGGATGATCATAAAATTTTTCAAATTCTTCCTTTGTATTTATTGGCGTTGATATTATATTATTTAATTCTGTAATATAATTATTTATTCTACTATTAGCATTAGTTAAATTACGTTTATAATCAGCATCATTAATTAAAGTGTCATAGGTTATATAATCAAATTTTAAAAGTTCATATGATAACTTTAATTTAAAATTACTAATATTGTCTTCTTTTTTGGTGATAGATTTATTTACCTTAAATAATTTTTCCATTTGAATGTTTGATAAAAATTTTATATAAGAACTAAATTCTTTAATATAATCATTACGACTATTTATTTTTTGTAAAAACATACCAAGACAATTAACAAACGCAATTAAATATGCTTTTTTTAAAGATATTAATTTATCTAAAATGGTAAATATTCTTTTTTTTGCTTCCACATTCGCATCATTATAAAAATTCGCCAGTGGAGTTCCATCACGTTTATATTTATCAATTAGTTTTATAAGACCATCTGCTAATTTATCATAATTATTTTTTATTATCATAATAGATTGCCCTTTTACTTCAGGCACAATAAAATTATAATTTTCTTTATTGAATTTAGATATTAAATCATTAGCAATTTTAATATACTTTTGAAACAATTGTTTAATTTGTTGTAAATGTAATTTAATTCTCATCATATTTGCTTGTTGTATTAAATCTCTAGCATAAATTGTATTTAAAGTGCGTATTATATTCTTAAATTTTTCTACAAATTTATCCATATTTTGAATATTTGTAAATATATTCATTTGTTGTTGTAAAAGTTCATCTGTATTTTGTGTATTACTATTTAATATTTTTTCTAATGGAGTAATGACTGAAAGTATTTCACTTTTGGTTTTTTCAAGATTCTGTATGTTAGTATTTTGTGCAGTTAAATTAGGGTCAAGTGTATCTGGATTTTCTTGTGGTTCATTAATAATAGATATTGTACGATCTATTACTTGATTATTCAATTGTTTCGTTTTACTTACTTGTTCATATAATAATTCAATAATTTTATCTTTATTTTCTAATAAATTGGTTCGTATTTGTTCTGAATCAGTAGTTTCATCTTTACTATCATCTTGTATGCCTGTTAATATCTTGAAATTTTCACTCGCATTAAAATATTTTACACTAGAATTATGAAACATTTCATATCTTTCTTTTAATTTGGGATTTTTGCCAACTTCTTCTTTATAAATAGTATTTAACGCATTTAATATAGATTTAGAGATAGGGTCGCTTGCTAAATTTGATGTATTAGGATCGCTATTAATAGCGGAATCAAATATTAATTCTGTTGAAACTAATAATTTCATATTTTGAGGCAAATCTTTAGTTTTATTAGGATTTGTTGTAACATCGGAGTTTATAGTAAATTGATTTAGTTGTAATTCTTTAGAATTTCCAGAAGCTAAATCATTTAATAAAAGTTCATTATCACTAAATTTTGAATTTGCTGAATTTCCACGAATTACATAAGTTGGATATTTAGATATAAATTTTTGATATTCTTGTTCTGCAATTTTATCTTCTTCTTTTGAAATACTATTTTGTTTAACCATAGAATATATACCTTCTCCATAATTAGAAGTTATTTCAAATCGTTGTTCTATACTTTTAGTGCCAATAATCCAATCATTTGATGCCCAATCGTAACCATTGATAGTATAAGGCTGTCCTTTGATATAAAATATACGCCCTTTTTTAAATAATTGATTTAAAGTAACTTTTATATTATTGTTTACATTACCTTCTTGAGTCGCCTGTTCAAGAGTTTTTTTAGTTTGTCCACTATTTGATAATGTTCTATTTAATAAACTTTCAAATGATCCTTTGTTAAAAAATTGTGTATATAATTCAGATGGAGGATAACCTTTGGGTATAGAACCGGCAACTAAACTATTTAATTTTACTAATGGGTCAAAATATATTGTTTCACTTCTGATTCCAGGAACAGACATATTAGGTTCATATTTAATTTTAGAAAATCCCCTTATTCTAGTGTTTATTAATATAGTTAATGATTTGGGATATTTCACTTGAGATAAAATTGACATACTTATAATACGTTAAGAATATTATATAATAAATTTAATGTATTCCGAATAATTTTATCCAATATTATTTTTTATATTTCCTTTTTCCTTTCCTTTTCCTTTTTCTTTTTTTATTTATTACCACCTGTAGCATTATTTGACGAATTAGTATTTTTTCTAGATATTTTTTCTTTTTTTGCTTTATCTAGAACCGCAATAGCTGAATTCAACTCTTCCTCGGTAACTGTTCCATCATTATTTGTATCAATTAATTTATGTAAAACGCGATACTGTTGTGGTACAACACAAAATTTACTATCTTCATTAAATAAATGATCTGATAATATAACAAAAACAGCAGTTAAACCAAGTGCTGTATATATGTCACGAGTACCCATCCAAGCCATTGAAAATACTAATAACTGTTTACTTAATGAAAATTTCAAATATTCTTCAGTTGATTTACTAAATTGTATAGAAATAAATTTTGATCCTACGTTTAATAAAATCATAACAACTCCTGCAAAAAATTTACTATTATTTAAATATAGTATATGGTCATGTATATAAGCTAAAGGATTTGAAAAAAAACTTACATGACTTGTATGAATTGGTTGAGTTTGCAGAGGACCAAATCCAGGAAACCCTGGTATTACTGAATTTGTATTTGTTGTATGTTTTTGTGAACGTATGCTTGTTTTTTTTTTGGAAGTTCTTGCCATTATATTATATTAAAATGATAAAATAATTGTTTCAGTTATATTAAACCCCATTTTTTAAAAATAACTTGTGCTTTATTTGATATAGAATTAACTTTATTACTACTATATAAACGTATATTTCTAATATAAGGTCTATACATTTTATTAAATCTTGGTAAAAAAGATTCTTTATTAGAAACAAGTACGTAATTTGTTATATAATTAATAAAATATAATGCTAAAATAATGGCAATAAAAAGCAAAATATAATTATATAAAGTATATTTCATAAATTATAATTATATTTTATTACAAAAATTTAACAATTATGAATATTGTATTTTGTATGTTTTATGTTGTATATATTTAAACATTTGTTACAACTACGTTACCATCATATGGAGTAGGTTCTTTATTATATTCAAAATATTTAGAAAACGGCATTTGATTTGATAATTTAGGTTTACGAACATAATTTTCTATTGTTAACATACGATTTCTTCCTTCATCTAAATCTGAATACATTAGGCGATTATTAAACCCTTCTTTTTCTTTATCTTTTTCTTTATCTTTTTCTTTATCTAGAGGGGTTAATATTGTATTAGTTGTAATGCTAGGTTCATTAACAGGAATATTAGTTGGTTCAGCTGTTTTATCTAGTGGTGGAGAAGTCGTATTATTAGTAGATGTTTGCGAAATAGTTGTAGGAGATATGCCAGGCGTGGAAGCAGTTGTAGTTATTGGACTAGTACTAGAGCTAGGACTAGAGCTTGGCGTAATAGGTTTAAGTCCTGGTATAGTAGAAGTTGTACTCATATTTACAAGACCTTCTGTTATACGATAATTATATAATCCTATAAAAATACATGTTGTTAAAATACCTAAAAGAGGATTACATAATGTCATAGAAATTATAAATAATATTAAAGATGCTCTTCCTAAAGTATTATTAAAATAAAATGGCAAATAATAAGGAAACAATATTATATAAATTACAATTAAACAAAAAACAATAGACATAATATTACAAAAATTACTAGCAGGATTAATAAGTAAATTTATCATATATATAAATAAACTTATATATTTTTTATAAAGTAATGATTAAATGATTAAATAATTAAATGATTAATTAATTAATTATTTAATGTTAAATTTCAGTCTGTTTATAAATTTATTATCTTATTTTTTATTAAGAATGTCTTTAGCAATATATGCAGCTCCATTTGATACTGATATAGATCAAATCGGAAATAATGATACGACAAATCATATTGTAAAAAAAAGAATGGCGAATAACAAGACACAAAAACGTTATCCAACATCAAATCCTAAAGAAAATGGAAATTCTGAAAGAGTAATGTCAGTCCTCCAATCAATTAATAATTTACCAGATCAACATAGTGAATTATCAGATTTTAATCCTTTGCCGCCGCCAGCTTCTATGAGTAGTAAAAAACCTGGACATAATAATAATAGTAATAATAATAGTAATAGCAATAGAAATAATAATGATAATGCTATTTCTAAACTACATAATGCTTTAAATTCTGGTTCAAATTCAGGATCTGAATCATTCTCAAATTATAATGATTTAAACCAAAGCGGAGTATATAATCTTTATTCTGAAGATAATAATCAAAATATGAGCGAAGATTATTATAAACGCTTTATACCTAATTATGATACTATGTATAACGGCACAACAACAACAACAACAAACGCACCTAGTTATAAATTTTCAAATGCTACTAGTTCAAAAAATAATAGTGCTAATAACACCAATAACGCCAATAATAATGTAAACTATACAGGCGACAATGGTGATTTATTATTGGAAAAATTAAACTATATGATTCATCTTTTAGAAGAACAACAAGATGAAAAAACAAATAATGTAACGGAAGAAGTAGTTTTATACTCTTTTTTAGGAATATTTATTATATTTATAGTTGATTCTTTCGCAAAAGTTGGTAAATATACTAGGTAAACTAGGTAAACTAGGTAAACTAGGTAAACTAGGTAAACTAGGTAAACTAGGTAAACTAGGTAATACATTATAATCTAATACAAATATTAATGAATAATAAGTACTTTGTTCGGTTTAAAAGTAGGATAAGCAAAATTATAAAAAAAATAAGCAGTAGGACTAATTAAATATGGTCTTGTTCTTACCATTATATTTTTTATAATTAAATTATTATCGCTAATATCTTCAATTACAGCAAACTGAAAAGATGGTGATGCTTTATAAATTTTCCATAAAGCCACTTTAAATCCTTCTACAAAAATATCATCATTGTTTGTTAATTTAATGGATGCAAAACAGGATAATATTTCCACATTTTTTCTAATATACGCGCACGACTTTCTAAAAAAATAAGCACAAATTACCTCTTGATTTTGAATAATAATATAACAATAAATATTTCTAGTTTTTATTAATTCTATTATATTGGATATTTCTGGCATGATTACAATATCAAATTTAGTATTGTTTAATTTGATAAAATCAACAATATGATGTATATTTTTAGGACTTATTTCTATTAGACCGAGAGAAGGAGGCAATGTTGGTGGTTTTTTCCATGAAGACATATCAAACCCATAAGTAGAATATACGCAGAGAGGCACAATTCCTGTTAATTCCCCTTCTCTCTTAAATAGGGATACCTTAATGTTTTTATTTAATAATCTTTGATTATAGTCATGGGTTTGAATCATTTGTGGAGCTATTCCTTTTTTACGATACATTTTATCAACGCATAAATAATCTACATAATAAGCATCAAAAAAAGAGTTTTTATTATTATTATTATTATTATTATTATTATTATTATTATTATTAGTGTAAGCATGAATATCATTGTTAATATAAACATGTAATGGTCGACTTGTCATTACAGCTACTATTTTTAAATCTTCTATTGATGTATTTGTTTTTACATCTATTAATAATTCCGGTTCAGAATAAAATGAAAAAAAACAAGACGTATTATGCCCAGTAAAATAAGGCACAATATTTTCTTTATTAGGTATGAATATATTTTCTTTATTCTGTAAATAATGTAATTTTATAAAGTTTGTAAATTTAACTATTTTATAATCCTCTAGCTTAGCAAAATGGGTTGTTTCAATATTTTTAAAATTACAGTATTTATTTCTCTCAGGCAAATCATATAAAATTATTCCAGAAGGAAATAAATAATAATGAAAATCGTATATATGAAATACTGGCTGAATACACCAAAAACGATATTTAAATTTGATATAAATGTAAATAAAAAGTATAATACATATTATTATTAAAAATATGTATTTTATATATGTTGTATATGTTGTATATGTTGTATATGTGTTATATTTATTTGTATAAAAGTAATCAAATAACATATAAATAAATAATAAATTATTTAATTCGGCTTTACTAATATATATAAATATTGATATTCGTAAGTAGCTTTAATAAGATCTATTTTACCCTGTACATTGAAACCCACTTCTTGTGCCATTTGAATAATGGAATCTTCTGACGGCATATACATTTTATGTTCATTTTTGCGCACTTTATTAGATTTATTGAATTTGAATTTTTCGCTAAATGTGGCAATATCATTTTTATCATCTAAATCAAAATTGGAATTATATTTAAAATCATCAAATGTAACATTGGTAGATGTAATGCGATTTTTAGCATATTTTTGTGGAGAAACCATTAATAAAGGATTTCCAGGTGGTAAAATAGGGTCAAACATCTCACGGTCAACCAGATGAATTACTAAATACCCACCAGGTTTTAACCAACTCATACAATTATTAAAAAATGTCATCTTATCTTTCATATAATAAATAGTAAAGTATAAACATAGAATATGAGTAAATGAATTTGGAGAGAATTCACCAGCATTTAATACATCGCCAACTTTAAAATCATAATTTGGATAATATTCCTTCGCTTTTTGAATCATAGCAACGGATTTATCAATTCCTATTACATTTAAATCTTTAGAAGCTAATTCAGCCACATGATGTCCTGTACCACAACCAACATCCAAAATAATACTTTGTTCTGAAGGTTCTGTATTATTAAGAATCTCCCCAATTTCGTATGTTGTTTTAATATTACTATATACTAAATCATCATAGATATTACTATAAAATTCATCATAAATCTCATTATCCGATTTTATAAGAAATTTATCAGATTGTTCAAAACCTTCCATATGTAATTTTTTATTGGATTTAAAATAAGTAAGTATTATTAAAAATAGAATAACAAATAATAAGAGCTTACCCCATATTGATAATTTATTATATGTTTTATTTAATTGTTGTAAAGAATTTGTCAAAGTTTTCGACAACATTAATCTATATGTATTATTGTTATATTTTTGTTTGATATAAAAAAATAAAATAATACATATAATAAATTATAATTATTTATTATGGCTAATACTGAAATAAATGATAAGAGAGAACAGAAAGAATTTAAAGGAATTACATTTTCAGAATTTAAAAAAGCCGATGTTAAGAAAGAATTACTAAATAATTTAATAAATTCAAAAATAGAGCAGGCATGTTATTGGAGTGCCGAGTTTATTTGTGCTGGACACTTTAGTGATTTATGGGAAGTTCTATTATTTTTTTATAGCAAATACATTCATTTGGGAAATCCTAAATTGGCTATATATTTGAATTTAAGATTTGATAATTTTAAAGAAATTATAAAAATAGGATATGCTGTCAGTGAAATAAAAATGCGAAATAATTTGAAAATTAGAAAGCTATTTGCTGAAATCATATGTGTTATTTGTAATGCTAAAAGGAAACATAGTTTTGATGAAGTAAAAATTAAAAAAGAAGATTTTGATATGACACAAATGAATGACCGTTTAAAAGCGCCAAATACAAATTATGCTAGTAACATCATGCTAAAAGATGACCCAAAAGAATTATTTATTGCGCTAAATGAATTTGCTTATAATATCTCAAAAGAAGGAAATAATTCTATTAATGCTTGTTACTGGTTAGAATGGATTATAGAATTTGAAAGTATATGTAAAACAAAAAAAGAAAAATGTAAATGTGAGAGAAGACTTAAAATGCCAGTAGATAGTAAATGTCAAATGGATATTGTATGGATTATTTGGGATGCTTTAATAAAAGAAGCTGCGGAAAATCATAATTCATTAATACAAAAAATATTAACTAGTTTATTAAATCTTTTTTCAATTAAATATAATAATAGTTGTTCTAGAAAACGTCGTTATATTATTTATTATGCGATATCGCTTTTAATTGAACCACTAGATATAAATGAAGATATTGTTAAAAATAAAGACCAAGTTACTATAGTTGTTTCCAAAATAGATAATATTTATAAACAGATTAAAAAAAATGAACAAACGCCAAATACTGATTATTTATTTAATCAGGTGAATAAATCTAATTTAGATAAAACAATAGAGAAATTAGACAAGATGAATAATTTTGGAGAGACATTTGTACCGAGATTATAATATTATAATATTAAAATAGTATATTAGTATATATGAAATCAATACGATACAACAAAAATAAAAATAATAAAACTAGAAAATCTAGAAATAGTTCATCTATTCAAAAATTTGAACAAGATATTGTGCTGCGTTTTCTTAATTTGTTAAATACCATTAAATTATATCATTGGAAAACGCATAGTTATGCGGAACATAAAGCATCTGATGAATTATATGCCAAATTGAATGAAAATATTGATAAATTTGTTGAAGTACTTTTAGGCAAAATGGGCAATCGCGTTGATTTAACAAAAGTGAAGTCTATACCTCTCACTGATTATACTTCTATTGAACAGATGAAAAGAGAAGTTGAAAAAGTAAAATCATATTTGGTTAGTTTAAGCTCTAATAAAGTGTTAAATATTATGGAAAATTCTGATTTATATAATACGAGAGATGAAATATTAGGTGATTTAAATCAGTTCCTATATTTGTTGACGTTTAAGTAAAAACAAGGTAAAAATACAAACAAGATAAAAATACAAACAAGGTAAAAATAAAAATTAAATAATATTTATTTTTAGTATAAATGAATCCAGCATCTGCACCAGCCAATTCGTTTTCACAAAATGATTTATATAATCCAACTTCTAATCAAGGATTTTTTTCAGCCTCTAGCAATAGTTCTTCAGGAATAACGAGTTCAATCTCTAATACGTTTAGCAATTTTGATTGGAAAATATGGTTAATCATAATTTTGGTTCTAGCTTTTTTAGGAATTAATATTTTTTTCTATTTAGCAGAGGGAACTCAATATATAACTAATCTAATATCTCCTATTACAAGTTATTTTGGAAGTGTCGCTGGAAGCGCAGCAAATACAACGGTTGATGCTACCAAACAGTTGGTTAATGTGAGCGCTGCTGGGGCTAACGCAGGAACAAATATTGTAGCAGGAACAGTAAATGCTGGTCTTGACGCATCTCAACAAGCAGCAAGTAGTATTACTGGAGCTGTTGCTGGAACGACAAATAAAAATAATGAAGCAGTGAATAATTCTATCTCTACTACTCCTGTATATGATAATACACTTAATCAGGCATTAAATAATGCAACAGCTAATTTAGGGAATCAACAACAATATGGCGGTAATAATGGTGATATTCCAACTTATACAGCAGATGATTCTTATAGCAGTATTCAAGCAAGTAAATCATCTAGTAAAGCAGGGTGGTGTTTTATAGGAGAAGATCGTGGATTTAGAAGTTGTATTCAAGTAGGTGAAAATGACCAATGTATGTCTGGAGATATTTTTCCTAGCGAAGAAATTTGTGTTAATCCTACTTTAAGAATGTAAAAATGGTTAAATATTTTAATTAATGTAAAGTAGTGTAAAATATTATAAATAATTATATTTTATTTATTTATAATTAATTATGATTAATCAAATTATAAAAGAAAACAATATCTTCATACAGATAGCATCATATAAAGATCAAGAATTAATCCCAACTATTAAAAATTGTCTTGAAAATGCGGATTATCCTGAAAATTTAGTTTTTGGAATATGTTGGCAACATGATGAAACAAATAAATTAGATAAATTAGATAATTTAGATGAATTTATAAATGACAAACGTTTTAAAATAATTTCCATTCATTATAAGCAAACTAAAGGGTGTTGTTGGGCAAGAAATCAAATTCAAAAATTGTATGATAATGAAGAATATACATTACAATTAGATTCACATCATAGATTTATAATTGGATGGGACACTATATTAATAAATATGTATAAAAAACTCAAAGAATGTGGAACAGAAAAACCTTTAATTACTACTTATTTACCAAGTTATGATCCTGAAGATGATCCTAGAAAAAGAATTAATCATCCTTGGAAAATAGATTTTAAAGAATTTACTAATGATAAACAAACTTTATTTATACCATCTTATATAAATAATTTTAACTCATTAACAATGCCTATATCTGCGAAATTTTATTCAGCACACTTTACTTTTACTAGTGGAAAATTTGTATTAGAAGTGCCTCACGATCCTGAATTATATTTTACAGGAGAAGAAATGAGTATCACGGTAAGAGCATATACTCATGGTTATGACCTTTTTCATCCTCATATAGTTATTGCATGGCATGAATATACTAGAAAAAATAGGGTGAAACATTGGGATGATGATAAAGAATGGTGGAAAAAAGATTTACATTCCAAACAACATTATTTATCTATTTTTAATAATAACAATATTAATACAAAATATGGGTTGGGTGACAAAAGAACCGTCCAAGATTATATAAATTTTTCTGGAATTAATTTTATAGATATGCCAACAATATATAAATTATTTGATGAAAATTGGAGAAATTGGATTAAAGATAATATAAAATTAAATGTATCAATAGATTCAATACGTAAAATATTATTAAAATCTAATTTTAAAAAAGAAGATATTGATAAAGAAATTGCTCAAATAATATTACGACCAATAAACAATAGCTATGCCTTGAGAACCTGACTCCCCCCCCCTCTACTGTATAATTGAATATAAAGTCCATAAGGGCATTATATATTTGTCAAACTAATACCAGCCAAACTATTAGAATTAAGACTAAGAATACTACATACTTTACCTATTGGTTTTATAAAAGTATACTTAGCATCACTAGAATAATTGTAAAAATCCATTATAATAATAATTAATCAATTGATATTCCACCAAACAATAACTGATCCATAACCACCACTTCCCCCACTACCACCAGATCCAGGTTCTCCGCCAGTATTAATATTTTGAAGACCGCCCCAACCGCCAGATCCCCCTCCTCCTATTGTACATGAATTTGGTACAGGTTGAATACTATTATTAGAATCTCCGCCATCCGCACCATCTCTACCATTATCTCCTGTTCCGTTACCAAAATAACCACCATTTCCTCCGCCTGGGAGATTTATGATATAATAATCATTTATATTGGCACTGAAATTTGGCGTTATTCCCAAAGAAGAGGCATAACCATATCCGTCACTATATCCAGCACCTCCTCCACCATTACCACCATTAGAGCTGGTGCCTCCAATTCCTCCTCCATAACTTATAGACGTTGTGTAACTTCCGCCGCTTCCACCGCCTCCACCGTTGCCGCCAAGTATTGAATATAAATCAATACCATTTAATGTTAAAGAAGATGTATCGCCATTGCTGCCTGCATTAGCATTTTGACCATCGCTTTTGATGCCAGGCCCCCCTCCATTGCCATAGGCACCATAGCCGCCAACATTTATTGTAAATGAATTATTAGATACATAAATTCCTGTTAGAGGTTGATCTGATAAATCATTTATATTCACACATGATGATAATGACGTAGATAGCATACCAGCTCCTGAAATTGCAATTGCTGTATAAGTACCTGTATTTAATATTGACGTCCATGATTGTCCATAATTAAGAGATAAGTATATGAATCCAAATTGAACATTTTCTTCTGTTCCAGTCAAAGATGAGCAAACTAATTGATATGCTCCGCTTGCATTCATAGATATTGATGTAAATGGTAATAAATTTGTAAGATTTGATTGACTCCACGTAATGCCATAATTATATGAATACCATATTCCACAAGTTATATTTTCGGAATTTCCGTAACTATTATTTATGCAAGCAGTTTGATATTGCCCAGAACTTGAAACTGTAATAGAAGACCATAAATTATTTATATTTGTTGTTGTGTTAGATGCGATATTCCAAGTTATTCCATAATCAGATGAATATACAATACCTCCAAAACCAATTTCCGCATTTGATACTGCTGATTGATATTGTCCAGTTGAAGATATAGATACAGATTTCCAATTATAATTAATCAAATTATTTTCAATTCCATTAATTGTTATACCATTAGGAGACCATACAGATCCATAATTATTAGATATATAAATAGATCCACCATTTATAAGTGCTGTTTGGTATTGTCCACTTGAAGATACGCTTACCGATATTAAATTTAAATTTATTGTATTTAGTGATCCAAAAATATTAATCGGAGAAGAATACCAAGTTACGCCGTAATCATAAGAAATATATATAAATCCATTATTAACAACTGCTGTTTGATATTGACCAGAATATGACATAGAAACTGAAATCCAATTATAATTAATTGTATTATTATCAATTCCGTCAATTGTAATTCCTGAAGAACTCCAGTCCGCACCATAATTATTAGATGTATAAATAGATCCATTATTAATAAGTGCTGTTTGGTATTGTCCATAATAAGACATAGCAACTGAAATCCAATTTAAATTAGGTAATTGTGGTGCTTGAAAATTTGGAGTTGTAGGAATTGTCGTTAACAAATAGGAACCGCCGCCACCTCCACCACCTCCACCACCATAGCATGCTTCATTTTTACTATTCCACCAATATTGTGAAGCGCCGCCGCCTCCACCACCACCGCCACCACCACTTATAAGTAATATATTTAAAGGTGATGTAGTAGGAAAATCTATAACTGTTATTGTTCCACTACCGCTTGTATAAAAAAGTATTCCAGATAAATCTGTTATTGGTTCAGAATTGGAAATTAATGAATAAGATAAATTATAATATTCTGCGAGCATTATTACAGAACTTGTTGACGTAGGCGTAGGCGTAGGCGTAGGCGTCGGAATAGGCACAGGAGTTATTAAAGGATATAAAGGAGGAGCTGTAGAATTTTCCCCCCACCAAAATATTACTGCTCCTTGTGAGCCAGAACCACCATTGGTGCCAGCAGTATATAATTTTGCGCCGCTAGCACCACCACCTCCTCCTCCTCCACATTGAATATATAAACTATTATTATTATTTGGATTATTAATCCAATCATCTAATTGCGTTATTCCATTTGTTGGAGGTTCAGTAGTTTGATAAACATTTCCGCCTGTACCTCCAGAACCCGAACCGCCTGGGTTACCACTATTAGCATAATTTCCTCCACCTCCACCACCTCCACAATAAATATTATAACTAATATCATTTAAATTAAATTCTAATATACCAAAACTAATTCCATCTCCTCCGTTATAAGGAGGTGAAAGATTATTTCCTTGCTGGCCATTATTTCCATTTCCTCCATTACCATTTCCAGTTCCTCCATGACCAGGCTGTGATGGTGCACCGGCCCATGATATGCCAGTAACGCCGCCAGTTCCTGTAATAGGAGTAATAAGTAAATTATAAAGAAAAATACTACTATTTTGTCCAATACAACCATTTGAGGGAACGTCCCAAGAAGTAGGTGCTCCATATCCACCATCTCCACCACTTCCAATATTTATTGTTAAATTAAGTGAAATATCAATATTTACGAAACTATTCGTAAAAACACCTCCGCCTCCTCCGCCTCCACCAAGAGTTCCAGCATATGTAGTTGGAGGACCACCAAGAAATCCGGTATAACCACCTCCACCACCACCTCCGCCTCCATTGATAATTATATAATTCAAAGCTAAATCAGGAGGAAAACTATTAATTATTAAATTAAGTGAAATATCTGTATCAGTATAAACAATCATACCATAAGAATCAGTAATAACATAAGTAGCAGTAGGATCAAAAATAATATCAGAAGCAGAATATTTAGAATTAGAATTAGAATTAGAATTAGTATGATATTTACTAAAGTGAATTTTAGAAAGATAAGGATGAAAACCACGAGCATGAAAATTAAAACCTGAATGAGGTGTAGGCGTAGGCGTAGGCGTAGGCGTAGGCGTAGGCGTAGGCGTAGGCGTAGGCGTAGGCGTAGGCGTAGGCGTAGGCGTAGGCGTAGGCGGAGGTGGAGTCGGTTCTGTTGCCATTACCATTGTTGAATGACTAGTTGATGCACTAAGCATAGAATTAACAGTTCCCATTCCAGGCCCAATGCCAGTCCAACTATTAGAATTATAACCAAGATTAGGAATTACTTTACTTCGTGATTTTATAAAAGTATACTTAGCATCACTAGAAGCATTGTTAAAAGGCATTATAATAAATAATAATATTTTATTTAATTGTATTATTAAATAATTAATATAATTATAATTCTTATTTACTACCAAACAATTATAGCTCCATTAGAACCATTACCACCATTATCACCTAAACCACCTCCTGAATTAGGCATTCCTCCACCACCGCCGCCGCCACCAATAATGTAAAAATTTAAACTCAAGTCAGACAGAAATGAAGTTATAATTAATGTTCCTATATTGCCTGGAGTTGTATAAACAATTATTCCAGACGTATCAGAAAAAGTTGTAGAATTGCCTGTAGAACTATCTGTAAAAATAGAAAGATCCGGATTATAACTAGTAGCTGTCATGCTAAGCGTTGGCGTAGGCGTTGGCGTTGGTGTAGGCGTAGGCACAACATTATTTCAGTCAAACAGTTTTTTTGAATTCGCTGAAAATATTAATTTCGCATTAGTAGGCCATTTATTTCCGCTAGTGCCATATGTTAATTTTGTTTTAGGATAATATGTTTGCATACCATCATTCCAACATAAAAATTTGATTGGTCCAGGAACATCAGAATCAGTTGTAGGGTAACAATCTTGTGTATAAGTACGATCTAATATTTGTCCAGTACATGGATTTTCTACAACAGGTCCGATTAATGTACCACCATCCTGGATTTCTACAGGGTATATTATGGTTGGTTTATCAACATAAGGAGGTAATATAAATGGTGGAGGTGGTGGAGGAGCGTCGTTTGCTGGTGGTAAAACTGGATTGGTATTTGGCGTATTAGATGGAATAGGAAGTGGTTGCGTATCCGTGGTTGGTATAACAGGGCATAAACGCGGTTGAATTATTTCAGTACCATTTACGCTATAATTTTGAATAATCTTATTTTTATAATTTACTCTTTTTAACATATCTGAATTTGGATTAGATGTCACCTCACTTTGTGAACTCCATGTTTTTGTACGATTTGTCCACATGCCTTTGGCGATTTGAGCATATCGTTGATTTTTAGTTAAGTTAGCACTATTTTTTTTATATTGAAGTATGTTTCCTTTTTTATAAACATCTAATTGATACTTAATAGCATTTGATATAGAATTGCCTGGCGTTATTAATGTATTTATATCTATTTGAGGATTAAAAGCGGTAGTAGAACATCTATTTTCAAATCTATACCATTCTCTTGTTGGTTTTGGATTATAATCTGGTCCTAAACAAGACATTTATATTATGTATACTTTTTTAATTTACATAATATATTTTTTACATTTTACATTTTACATTTTACATTTTACATCTTTTGAAACAAAGTAGGGTCTCCATATTTTATAGTAAAATCCCTTAAACCTTGTACATCTACATTTCTATCTATATTATTAATAATCTCGTTAGCCATTCTATTAAACTTTTTAAACCACAAGGTCCCAGCAAACTTTGTTTTTACATAATCTTCTATTGTTTCTGTAGGCAATATTGTAAAATGCCGTGCTATTAAATCAATACAATGATAAATACAATTACCAACTTTTAATACAACGTGTTTTGTGTCTTCATTTTTAAATAAATTCCAACATATCAGAATAATATAAAATACCATTACGTCTATTAAAAATGTCATAAATCTATCATTTAGCGAACTATTATATGGTAGAAATGTGGTATAATTAGTAAATAAATTATTTACTATATTTTCTAATAATGGATGATATATTACTCCATTTATAATATAACTTCCTAATGTTCCATTAGGTGATAATTCATTTGCGGCGCTAGAAACTGAAGGAATATATTTATAAGTTGTTATTATATAATTAACAGCTTTGTTAATAAAAAATACTTGATTATTTTGTTGATTCTGAGTAAAATAATATAAAACATGTAAATATTTTTCAGTGATAGACGTTTCTATGGATAAATAAAAAATTGTAATTTCTTGTATTTCACTTTTTAATATATCTTGAGTAACTAATGTGCGATTATCTGGATTTTCATTATTTATGTATAAATTTTGAATAAATGGTTCATAAAGCAAAAATCCATAATTCAAATCTACTATTGGGTAATAATCCGCCTGTCTGCCTTTAATAGCACTAGACATATTTGAAATAGTTAGTTTTACATTACTCGTTTTATTAATAGGTAATTCTTTAAATTTATCATAATATCCACTTCTTGCTGCTTGATTATTTAAATAAACAAAATAAGGGGGAACTGGAGTACTAATTACATTTATTAAATGAAATACTGATTGTCTTTCTCTCTCTATTTCTTCATTTAAATATAATTTATCTAATATATTATTACTTAACCATATTGTTAATATACTTATTTGGTATGATAATATTTTTATATATTCTGAATTGTATTGTTCCGCATAAGGTATCGTATTTAAATCATTACCAATGTTTACATATGGCAATACAGCATAATCAAAATCTGACACAACAGACATATCTATGTTATACATTCTTAATATTGAATGACCTTTTAATACTAAAATTCCTTTTTTAGTCTGATATAAAATATGGGTAATAAATGCTAATATAAAACCAATTATACATCCATCTTTTGTTTTATCTGTTTCTCCATATCTACCACGTATTATCATTTGTATATAATTTATCATTATTTTACGTAAATGACTACATAAAGTACTTGTATTATTATCTACCTCTTTTGAACCATCATTTTGATTATCAATAAAATATTTTATTCTTTTTAATTCATTTTTACCCATTTCGGTTAATTCTGATAGTTTATAATTCCCTTTTATACTTTTACCATTTTTTCTTCTTCTAATTATTGCATAATCCGCAAAAATAGGTCCCCAATAGTTAGTTATTTCAGGTGAAATTGTAATAGTTGTTAATATATCTGGGCTTGGCATAAAAATATTAATACTATTTTTAGTAACAGGCGCTTCTCTTGCATTAGCTTTTTCTGTTGGTATAGACCTAATATCTATACTAGGTTCTTCTCTTGCATTAGCTTTTTCTGTTGGCATAGACCTAAGATCTATACTAGGTTCTTCTCTTGCATTAGCTTTTTCTGTTGGTATAGACCTAATATCTATACTAGGTTCTTCTTTATTATACTGCTCGTGTAACTTTTGCGCTATTAATAAATCATTCTCTTCTTGTTCATCTGGTAAAAATGCTGCTGACATTGATGCTGCTGATGTTGACGCAACTGATTTTGTTAATATTTTTGGTTCTGTATCTTCCATTAAAGAAACAACAGATGGTTCTATCATTTTTTGTGGTTTATTTGTTTCGTTGTGCATAACAGCGATATCATTAATCTGATTTAATTGGGGCATAACATTTTCTAATAAAAATTTTCGTGATTTTTCTAGGTTTGTTTGTGGTGGCATTTTATTTACATATTCTGGTTTTAAAATAGTATTAAAATGTTCATATATTTTTTCAAAAATACTGTCAGGTTTACTAAGATCATTTTCCGGAAAAATATCTATAATTTCATTTAACTGTTGTTGAATTATGTCATTCATTTTTTTATCAATATCTGGTTTCTTTTTATTATATCTATAACCTTTTTTAAATTCATTATGTATTTCTGTTTTATATATTAAAATATCAGGTTTTGTGGGATATGTACTCTCTATTGTTTGCATAAAATCAGAGGTCATATTAAATTCATAATTTGAAATTGTTTCTTCATTTATTTGATTATAATACTTTAAATCTTTTACCTTAATATTTTTAGGTTGTTTAAATATTATATTTGTGATATATTTTATATCTGTTGTCAAAATTCCAAACAATATAGTCGTTTTTCGTAAATATTCAACATCATTAAAAGGAGTAGCATTTAAAAATTGATCTGCAGTTTTAGTTATTTTTGACAAATTTATTTTATTACCATCTATAGTAAAATTTTCTCCAACAACATATACATATTTTTTGATAATTTGGAGTTTTTGTTCAAATCTTTTTTTTAAAAAATCATAATAATATATTATTTCATCCTTTTGTATTTTGTCAAAATCATCTTGATACAATGCTGCTAAATCTTGTTGAGCATAAATATATATTTTATTAAAAATTTCTAATGATATTTTTGTATTAGTTATATTTTTTATAGTATCAAAAAGTAGCGAATGTATGGTTAAATAAATAGCATTTTTTGGTTTATCTAATTTATAATCTCCTTTATTAGATTTTAAAGGACTAATTAATACATAATAATTAAATGGGTTATATAACTGTCTAATATTTTTTTCAATAAAACTTAAAAAAGTTTTAAATTTTTCATTTTGATTTGAAAAATTACTATCACTATTAATATCTGGCATTATTTCATTTAAATCCCTCACAGTTATTTCTAACGGTTCTAAAATTGGCGGCGGTAAACCAGGAGGCGTATTGCTTCTAGGTCTTGTTAAACTATTAGGAGGAGACTTTTTTGGGTTTTCTTTAACAAATTTTATGTGTTCTCTTTGTTTTATTAATAATTCTAATTTTGGACGTATGATATGTGGATATAAACTTTGTTTTATATATTCTAGATATGCGTTAAGAATAGTATAGTGATTTTTAATGTCTGGAACCCTTATGTATGTTCTTTTAAAAATCGTTACTGCTTGTTTATATTTTGCATTACTCATTATTTTTATTTTTTCAGGATTTTCGTTAAATCCTCTATTAAATTCAAATTCATATTGTTGAATGTATGCTTCTTTATTATCTTCTGTTAGTTGTAAATATGTATCACTCCAAAAATTAAGAATCTCATCAGTAAATTTAACATCATATTCATTTATTTTTTCTAAAGTTGGAGTTAAATCATTAAAAGTAATGTAAAATATCTGACCTATATATTCTAGTGGTAATTGAGCGAACTTATTAAATAAATCAATCGTTTTTTTTTCATAATTTTCATCATTTAAATCAGTATTTTCTCGCTTTAATAAGTCTAGTTCATTTCTATCATAAGTAAATTTACTATCATTGTCTATTTTCATTGATTTAGCGGTTTCATATAAATATATACGTCTAGTGTTAATTATATGTGCGATTCTTAAACGATTATCATCACAATATTTTACATAATCCTGATATATTTGATTTGTGTTTAAAAATTCATTCTTTATTGAATTATAATTTATTTCTAATTTCTCAGAAATTAAAGAATTAATAGAGTTAAATAATATAGTTTGTATCATATTTTTATTTATAGTTTTTATTAATTCAAATATTTGTTCATTATATATATATGTTAATGATGGTGTTTTCTGAATTATTATTATTACCGGAAAATCTTCATAAATATCATTAATATTTGGTTGGATTATATTATTTATTAAATCATTACTTTTTAAGTTTATTTCATCTAAAATCTCTGGTGTGATTTTTGGGGACTCCGCATTTATTAATGTTTTATATTCTGTTAATTCATTAATAACATCTTGTAACGTGCCACCTTTTTGAATAATATTTTTAGTTTTTATATAACGTTTTGTATGACGTTTTATATGTATTTTTTTATTTTTTTTATATGTTTTATTTTTTTTATATGTTTTACCTTTTTTATATGTTTTACCTTTTTTATATGTTTTATTTTTTTTATTTCGCTTTGTTTTTTTGACCATTATAAAATATAAATAGATAATTTATTTTATATTTATATTTTACGCTTTATATTTTTTCTAATACTTCTAATACTTATAATACTTCTAATACTTCTAATATTTTATGAATTATATGCGTCGTTGTTTCCATAAAAATACCAACGAAGAGATAAATAATCCGGATTAATCATACTCATAGCAGAAGAACCTTGCATCTTTGTATTTGGACCCTTTTTGACCATATTTTGAATAGCCATTGTTCCCAGTGAATAATTATAATACCATAAATTAGAAATATATCCATCAAATCCACCATTCATAGCAACATAAACATTACCATAATTCTGTTTAGGTACGCCTAATAATTTAATACTTTTTGTAATAATTCCATTAATATAGACATCTACTGTTGTATTCTTACATCTAATAATCACATTTACCCATTTGTTTAATGGAATATCTGGAATCAATATTTCCTCATTAATTACGTCATAAGTATTCATAATAATTGTCAGTTCATTCCTATTTGGTGAAATATACATTCCTGGAGCATTATTTGGATAGTTCAATCCCATACTATCTATTGTATCGTTGCCTTTATGAAAAATATGTTGATATTTATTATCTGGAGTACCTAAATCATTAATAAAAATCCAAATTGACCACGTAAATTCTATTCCATCTGGTCCATTTACAGAACGATTGATTGTTTTTGAATCTGTAGTACTAGGATCTTGATAAATAACTTTCATCTGTTTAGCATCAATCATTCCATCAATTAAATGAGGAGAATCCGATGAAGTTAATGCCCAACCTAAAACAGTTATAGATAATTGTAAAACTATAACAAAAATAAAAATCATAAAAAATAAAAATGATATTTTTGCTACTAAACTATTTGAATTCATAAATTCAGAAAATCCATTAACGCTTGGTAATATTGAACTTGTTGTATCGGACCCATAATCAGAACTATTCATATATATATTACAAAAGAAAAATGTAAAAGGTGTAAACTATTGCTCTAAATTGTCACACTACTATTTTCTGTTCCATTTTCAACAACAGATACTTTAACTTGATATTTACCAAATACATTACTCAACATATTAGAACCATAACCTTTTTGATAAATATTCCAAGCATCTTGTGGATTCAATGAATCTGGATAATATTGAAAACTAGATGTCCAACCAGCAAATCCACCGTTTGGAGTAACATAAATATTTGCGTCATTATTAATTTTGGCAATACCTGGCAAAACATCTGTTTTTATTAATTTGCCATCTAAATAAACATCTAATGTTCTACCATATACGCTAATTATTAGATTTACCCATTTTTGAATAGGAATGTTTGGAACAGCACAATTATGTGGAATCACGCTAGATGTTCCTGTAGAATTTGATACAGAATCCAAATCTGAATAAACTGTTAATTTAATATCTATGTTATTTGAAACAGGCCCTAAAACAACTACAGGACAAGCATCTGAATATCCATCGCCGCCACAATTAGACCCAGTGGAGTCTTTTGCTGTAACACTATCAGGACAACAACCATATTGTGTACTAGAACAACCGCCCATATTACAATTTGAACCAGTTGAATCAGCTTTGGCGGTAATATTATCAGGACAACATCCATATTGTGTGCCAGCGCAACCTCCAACACTTCCAGAAGAAGCTGATTTAGGTGGAGCCATTCTACCATAAATTATTTTAGGCTCTCCATAACGATAATTCCAATCATTTATATAAAACCAAATTGAATATGCGAAATTGCTTGAACCAACACCACTAGAACTTTGTGCTAAACTGCTAGCATTTACAGTAGTCATTGAAGTGCCTGAAGTTAAACCAGATAAAGTGTTTGCGTCCTTAGTAATATATCTGATAGTAATATATAACAGAATAATAATAACAATTATAAAGAATACTGTACGTAGATTCATAATATAATATAATGTTAGAAATAAAGTTGATTATTTATGAATAAAACTAAAATAAAACTAAAACTAAAATAAAACTAAAATAAATAATTATTTTAAATCATATGCAATATCTTCTTTATGATTATTATTTACTGGTGGAGTATTTCCTTTCAAAAAATTATATATATTATTAATTTGTTGTATATTTAAACTTTTATTAAAATAATTTACACTACATATTCCTCCTTGTATTCCATTTTTAGAACCAACAACCAAATTATCATAACTCATGTATGGAACAACTTCTATAATTGATTTTACTAATTCTCCATTGTAAAATATATCTAAAGTACCACCAGTATAATTAATAATAATATTATTCCACTTTTGTAACAAAATATCTTTTTTTACATAAAGAATTCTATTTCCATTGTCATCTAATTCAAAAGGCGTGCTTACTGTATTTGGTATTGAATTCAACATTGTAATCATTAATGTATTATCGGTACCTTTATATAACACATTGGGTTTATTACCATAATTTAATATTGAAGTATATTTACTATAAGCATTGCTAGTACTCGGGCTAGCTGAATCAATATATACCCAAAATGAAATAGCATAAGTATAATCAAATATATCTTGTAACTCTTTTGATGATGTTTGGTCATTGTTTAAATCTTGATAAGATGCTAATGTTTTTTCTTCGTTAATAAATACTGGTTGGTTTAATAATAATTTACCTCCTTGTTTTGAAAAACTATTTGACGCATACGGATATGCGAAATATATTACATTCAATATTATAGCTGCGCCTAATAAAATAAAATCTGTTGTAGATGGATTAAACATTCCGATACTTTTGCCTGTTTTAGAAGAGGCTGTAGATGGCGAACCTAAACCAGTTATTTTTACAAAATTATCAATTAAATTTACGAACAAACAAGGAATATAAAATATAGAATTTATAATTAATTGATATAGAGGAGTATTTTTATAAAACGCGCTATAACTAATTATTTTATAAACAATTGCTGCCAAAATAATAATTAAAATTATATTTAAAAACATTTTGGCGTAACCACCAGTAGATTTATCATCGCTATTCGCAAACGCAATTAACTGCGTTAAGTAATTAGATAAAAATATCATACAACAAATGAAAAAGGCAAGACCTAAAAAGTATTTTAATACAGTTAAAATTTTAGTTTGATTTGTAATAAAATTTTTAAAATCAGTTGAATTAGCACCAACTACGTTGCTCTTAGAGTTACTGGCAGAATAAAAGAATAACATTAGATATAAAATTCCAAAAATACATGTAGTAAATAATAAAATATAAATTGGCAAGGATATATAATCCATAACATATCCTCCTGGATTATAACTATATAAGTAATAAGAAATAATAAATAAACATATCAATACTATACAGTTTTGAACAATGTTAAATCTAAAATCCAGAAAACTATAATTTATATTCATATTTTTATAAATCATGTAAAAAGTAGCAATTATTAATATTATAACAAAGACAGATGGATATTGAGAAACAATTTTAAAAGGGTCGTTCACAAACATATAACAAACAAAAATAACGTAAAGAATTAGTAATATTAGGTTAATAATAGATGGTAAATTGAGAGATAAACTTCCTAATAAAGTACGACTCGCCTGTTGTGGATTCATTTGTTGTATATTCATAGGTATTTCTAGATTAGGTTTATTTATCGAAGCACTCATAATATAGAATATATATTATATTGTTATAAAATATATATTGTGTATATTGTATATTATATATCTGTTACATATTTTCCATTGCTGTTTTCTCTCCATGACAGTTTCTACATAATGCTATTAGATTATTAACTTCATTACTTCCCCCATATTCAAGACGAGTTTTGTGGTCTATTTCAAATGTATGATTTAATTGCGATCTACATTTTCCACATTTCCAATCTTGACTAGAAGCTACATATTTTTTCTTTGTTTCACTTACAGATCGTTTTGTTGGTTTTCCAAATCCTTCTTGAGTCATACTTCTCTCAAAATTATTTTGAGCAAAATTAGGATTCAATGAATTATTTAAACTTGACATGAATCCTGCGCCATTTGAACCAGCATTAGTAAAATCAATAATAGGGCTTAACATATCCATAGATGATTTATCAATAGGCATATATTTTACAGCGTTGTTTGCGTACAATAATAATTTTTTACATTGTAAAGGATCTCTCTTAATAAGAAGATAGAGAGAAATACCTAGAAGAGCCATAAATCCCATTTGAAAATATTTTTTATAAGAAAAAAACATTTTAGTATATTTCCCATCATGATACGCATTATATATTAAGAATGCTGTTATTCCTAAAATAAATAATTCAAGTTTCATATAATATATATCTACTTAAAATTATTTGCGATGACGTCTTCTTGTTTTTCTTAATTTTCTAGATTTTCTAGATTTTCTTATTTTTCTTATTTTTCTTATTTTTCTAGATCTACCACCTTGCGTTAAATTATTCATTGCTACATTTAATTCTGTTCGCATATTATTTAATTGTTCATTTATTACAGCACTTGGTTCTCTATTTTCAATATTATTTTTGTCATAATTTGGTCCTTCTTATCTATTAAATATTGGGGTTCTTTGCCATTAAATGGCTCAGACAAGATTTGAACAATATGATCAATTGGATCAGAATTCATTATAATATAATATAATAATATAATATAATAATATAATAATATAATAATAAAATATTATTTATTATTTTACATCCATGCTTTTTTACTATGAAGACTTTTGATATTTTTTAATGTTTTTACAATCATCTTATGAAAATGTTTTTGTTTTCTAATTCTACGCGTTCCACTTGACACAGATTTTTTAGGAGTTTCTAAATCTGTTGTAGGCGTAGTCGTATTCGTAGTCGTAGTTGTAGTTTCAGACGTAGTCATATCTGAATCGCTTGTTTCACTTGTTATATGTTTATTTCTTTTAAATGTAACAAAATAAGTATTTAATTCTTTTAATTTTTCAATAAGGTCTGTTACGTTAATTACATGATCATCCGCATCAATTAATACAACAACTAAATCTTTTATTTTATTTGACAAAGCCATTTCTGAACCAGATAAATGTTTACTATTATTGGTAATATTTTCAATAATTGGCATATAACACATAATAAATCCCCATACATCTATATTTTTTAAAAATACTTGAACAAAATATGTTTTGATATCAAATTTTCCATCTTTGGTAAACTTCATTAAAATTTTCGTAATGTATTCAAATATGAAGTAAAATGTATAATCGTATTGTATTAATTCACCTTTTAAATTTTCTTCTTTTATTTTCAATTCATTTCCAAATAAGTTTTTAAATATATTATTCATTGTTTTTAAATGACCAGGGCCACGTTCCTTGACCCATTCAATTATATAATTAATCACAAATGTTCGCATAGTAAAATAATCTGGATTAGGATTTTTATCTAAAAATTTTTTATACATTTTTTCAAAAAGAGGCGTAAATATTATATTTGAAAATGGTATATTATACTGAAATGGTCTATTTGTTAATACTCTTGGGACAGGTTCTTCTTTGTTAGAATAACTAGTTGATAATCCCCAATCAATAAGTCGTGCTAATCCTTCTCTCGCTAATATATTTGATGCTTTCAAATCACAATGAAAAATATGTAATTGATTCATAGGAACAATACCTTTTTCTAAGAGCTTTATTAAAGAATTATTTAACTCTTTCATTTTGATAGAATTATCCCAATTTTCATCAATTAATTTACTCACATCTGTTCCACCATAAGGCATATTTAATGCAAGTATTTTTCTCAATGAATTTTTATCATTTATATTTTCTTCATTAATTTTTAATTTTTTAAGAGCATTACATTTATTATTAAAATTATGTAAATCTTTTTTTGTTAATGGTTCTGGTTTACAAATAGAAAATCCTTCTACTAAAAAATAGTCAGAATAATTGGGTATTTTTTTTAATAAATTATTGTATTTTATTACTTCATTGTATTCAGAATAAACATGCTTAGATTTCATTAATTTGGTAATATTATTTTTAACACGTGGTTTCTTTTTACATTTTAATGCTGGTTTAAAAATACATCCAAATCCACCAGAACCAATTACTTTTCCGCCCATTAAAGATTTATTATTATTATTTTTATTTTTACGTGTTATAGCCATAACTTGATATACTAATATATATGAATATAAATATATTAGTATAAATTATTAAAAATTATTGTTTCCTATTTTTATTTCCTATTTTATTTTTTATTCTTTCGCGTTTTTCTTGTTTTCAAAAACTTTCTTGTTTTTCTTTGTCTCTCTTTGTTTCTTGGTCGTTTTTTTGTTTTACCTCCTAAAACACCAAATGTACTCAATCCGTACGCAGTTAATCCGCCTACCCCTAATGCTCCTAATGCTCCTATACTTGAATACCCAAGTATTTTTTTAAAATTATCTCTTGCCAAACTTGCTTCTTCTGCTGCAGTTAATTGTTTTGCAACTTCAGGCAACAATTCCGTTTTCCATATTAAAAATCCTTTATTGGCTTTAAAATCACAATATACAACTGCGTTTATACAACCAACACCTTCCAAAGGGTCATCCGAACGATTTGGATTTGAATTTTGTCCAGTCATAGGATCAAATGAATTCATTACTATAAGTTCGTAGTATTGATTTTCATCTAAAATAGCACTATCAGTCGTTACGTGTAAATTTACGTTTATATCTTTATTTATGTCAGGCATTACATTTTTATATAGTTCCAATGAAGTATCAGTTAAAGGACGATATAATATTTTATCCTCTTCATACTTTGGTAAAAATTCTATTCCTACATTAAGTACTGCTGATACTGGAAATTGATTTAAAAATATTTTTATTAATGTTGTTTCATGTTTATTAATATTAAAACCAGATAATATTTTTTCTATATAATTAACATAATCTAATTCTTGTATATTTGAATTTTGAGCTTTAACGCTGGTTAAAATATTTTCATCATTAATATTAATAGTAACTTGTCTAGTTATATCTTTTTCTAATTGATGATTTATTTTTTCAGCATTTTCTTCGGAATCAATATCGTCAAAATTTAAACGTTGTTTGGATAACCAACAAATTCCGCACATTTGAATAATAGTAAAAGGGGTTTTAACGCCTGATGCTGGAATTGCCACATTATAACCTTTATATTTTTGAGGATAACCATATGAATTTATCATACCTTGTGTTATTTTTTTGAATTTAGGAGTAGGTCCTAAAATATCTGTTAAATCATTGTTTCCTCCTCTATATACTTTTTTATATTTTTTAGATTTTTTATATTTTTTAGATTGTGACATATAAATATATATTATAAAGATATTATAAAGATATTATAAAGATAGTATAAAGACAAAGACCTAGCATTATTTATTGTACAAATAATAAATTAAACAAATAAATAACAATATTAAAACAAAATAAATAATTCTATTTCGCAATTTATAGTATTCCTTCATCTTAATATCTTTGGGTTTATATTCTTCATAATAGTTAATATAAAATTGATTTAAAGAAATTTCTGGTTTTTCAAGATGTTGATTAATCTTATTATGAATAAAATGCATCCAACGAATAAATGAATCACGTGTGTCTAAATAAGGTGTAACAGGATATTCATCTAATAATTTACTAAAATAAGTAGATATTTGTTCTATTGGAATAAACATAGGAATATTATGAACGAATTCGTAATACTTTTTTTTAGTAATAGTGTTGGGACGTAAAGGATAACACATAGTTATTGTATGAAAAAAAAACCAATAATGCGGACCCCAAACTTTTGGATCTAGCTTAGACATATATTATTTATATTAGTAAAATTATATTTGCTTTTTAACAAACGAATATAATTATTTTATGTTATTATATATTATTTTATATTAATTTATATTATTATATATTATTTTATATATAACAATGTTTGACTTTAATTATAAATTAAAAAAAGGGGGGGGGGGTATTATATGATTTTAAATTTGGACTAGGACCAATCATTAAGGTATTATGTATCTTTTACTTAATATATCTTGTTATATTTAAAAATGTAAAAGTTACTCCTATATTTTTCTTATTATTTGGAATATCATCACTTTTGTATGCAAATCATTTTAGAAATTTATCTATTATTAATAAAGAATATTTGAAAAGTTATAATGTAAAAAATATATATAATCAACCTTTATTTTTAGACCATTTTATATCAGGAATTTCTTGCTTTTTAACATCCATTTATTTATATTTAAAGTAACTCATAACTATTGTATTTTAGATTCAATAAATATGCTACATTTTTTATAATGTCTATTACTTATTACTGAGCGACGTCCGTGCATAACTAATTCATCATTAAACATTAAAGCATCACCCATATTTAATTTAATTTCATCCATTAAATTAGAATTCATTATTTTTTCTTCTAAAAAATCATTTAATTTATTAACAATTGCTTTATCTAAATCTGTATTTTTATCACTTTTTATTGCTTGTGTATGATTAAATGAAAAAATATAATTATTTTTTTCATTATCATAATTTAGTATTTTATTTTTAAAATGAATTTTATTATCTGATGAATAATATATTTCACGTTCATATATTTGTGAAAATAAACTATCATTAGTATTTTTATCTACATATTTAATTAACTCTACTATATAGTTATTATTAATTATAGTTGTTAAACCAGAATATTTACAAGGTTCTAAACAAACTAATTCAGTTAATTGAGCATAATTATTGACTGTGCTAATTGTATTATCTGTATGTAATTTTAAATGACTATTGCTTCTCCATGGGTTTTTATTGTCTGTATGAAAATCATACTTGACGTTAACCCAATAATTATTATCAGAATCAGTGTATTTATTGGTATCAACGTTTTGAATAGTTCCTATATTATTATTTAATAATTCATAAAATGGTATTAATTCATTTATATCTTTTATCATATTATTATTTTTAATAATTACATATTCTGTTTTATTTTGAAAAAATAATTTAATTGCTTTCGATATATTTTCAATATCTTGTTTACTTAATTCATAATTATTTAAATAAATTATTTGGAAATTAGACATTTATAATATAAGTTATTATATTTATATCAAATACTTATATTATTTTATTTATTAAACAAAATATTTTCTACATTATTTATTTATGATAAGGACGTCTAGTTTTACGTGTGTAATGTCCATTACGATGGAATACTTTACTTATTTTTTTTGTGCTAAAATCAAGCATACCTTTCATTGTTTTAGAAAAACTACCTTTTCTTTGTCTAGAATAAGGACGATGAGTTTTTCTAACATTATGTCCTTTTTGATGGTAAAATAAATTACCGAATTTAGTAGTGTAATCAAATAATCCCTTGCGAGTAGATGAACGCGATCCTTTTCTTGGCATTATAAAATATATAAATATTTTAAAATAAAATATTTATATATATAAATGTTTTCTCTTTGTATTCCAACAATGGATAGATATGATAATTTTTTATCAAAATATTTAACAGATTATATAAATAACGATTTGATTGACGAAATAATAATAACAGATGAAAATGGTAATGATGTAAATAAAATTAAACAACATTTTAATAATGATAAATTAAAATTATTTATAAATGATAATATCTTAGGACCTTTTTTAAATAAATTAAAAGCATGTGAAAACGCAAAAAATGAATGGATTGCTTTAATTGATTCTGATAATTTTGCGGATACAGAGTATTTTATAGTAGCTAAAGAATATATTAATAAAAATATTAATCAACAAAAAAATATAATATTAGCACCAAGTTTTGCTAAACCTAATTTTAATTATTCAAATTATTCAGGAGTTATATATAATAAGAATAATTTAAAATTATATAAAAACAATTTAAGTGTGCAGTGTGTGAATACTGGCAACTATATAATAAATAAATTTTTGATAAATAATATAAATTTAACAAATGAGACTAAAAATATACCATTTTCTAGTGCGTGTGACGTAATATACTTCAACACATTATTATTTGAGCAATTAGATTTAAATTTACACATAGTTCCTAATTTAACATATTTACATGTAGTTCATAATAATAGTATTTATTTATTAACATCAGGAAAATATAGAGATTTTAATAATACAATTTATAACAGATATTTTAATATATAATTTCTTTTGTTGTATATAACCTTGCTGGAAAATAATCCTAATTTTACTTTAATTAATTCAGGCGGATGGACTCCTAATGTTAATAAAAATTTACAAGATATATTTATAAACAATACTATTAATTCTAAATTTTCATTGGCTCCTAGAGGTTATGGCAGGTCTTCTTTTCGTTTTTTGAATGTTTTTTATTAGGAACTATTCCAATTTATATTTGGAATGATATAAATTGGTTACCATTTCAAAATGTTATTGATTACGACCATTTGTGTAGTGTAATACATATTTCTGAAATTAACAATTTGGAAACAAAATTATTATCAATTAATGAAATTGAATATAATAAAATGATGGAATATTATAATGAAATAAAACATTTATTTGAATTAGAGGGCATGTATAATCAAATTATAAAAGAACAATCTATTTAATTAAATTTATATAAAATCCTCTAATTTTTTTGAATGAATATGTAAATTAAATATAGGCACACATTTATTTTCAATAAATATAAATGGTTTTCTACAATTATTTTCATCGTATTGAAATTCAATATAATAGTTATTGTATTTTATAACGCATGTTTCATTTATAAATCCTATTGTATTTCCTGATATATTTCTAGGGTCTACCCCTCCTAAATACTGACCTATAGCTGCTGCGTCAAATATAAATGGAAATATATTAGAATTTTTACTAACAAATTGTTGTTCATTTGATAAAAAATTCGAATTAATAAAAATAGGTAAATTTTCAATTAAACCAGTTTTTTGTTTTATAATTGAAAAATTTTCCATATCATTTTTATTAAAGTCATAATTATCTATTATTTGTTTATATACTTCTTTATTTGGTATATATACAATGCTTGCTATATTTCTTTTATATGTATCAAATGGAATATATAAAAATCTTTTATCAATTAAATTTATAAATTCATCACAATTATAATAAATAAGAACGTCATTTTCTAAATGTATTACATTATCTATATTATATTTATCCATAAATTTATAAATATATAAAAATCTCAGTGAAGATAAATACCAAAATCCGCCTCTAAAATTTTTATCTAAAGATGAATTTGTTTTAATTTTATCAATATTATCATAACCATCTAATTTATCTAATTCATTTACATCTATTAGAGTTACATTTGATCCATAATCTTCAAAATAATTAAACATAAATGAATTACAAATAACAAAAATATTTTTATGATTTAATTTAATTAACTGTTTAATATTTGTTTGTATATAATCTTGATAATTATTTATACATGTTAATACAATATTCATAATTAGTAATTAGTAATTAAAAAGATATAAATATAAACAATAAAACGAATATATGAATGTTATTACTGGTGAAAAAATACAACAATTATGTGATATTTATTTAGGTTCTAAAGAAGATTTTGATTATAATCCTATTATTAGTCAACAAAAATCAAAACATTTTTATTTAAATGAAATAAATGAAGATTATAATAATCCATACATTATATTTTGCTATGGACATAATATTAATTTATTATCAAATAAAATACATTTTTTTACAAATAATTTTATATTGTTCACACATAATTCTGATGGTATTATTTATCCTGAATCAAATGTTTATACTATTTTAAATTATGAAAAGGTTTTAAAATGGTATGGACAAAATATATGTTTTGAACATCCAAAATTAAATTTATTGCCAATTGGTCTTGCAAATAGTCAGTGGCAACATGGCAATTTATCTTTATTTATTAATACAGATTTTATGAAAAATATAAAAAAATCTAATAAAGTTTATTTTAATTTTAATATAAGTACAAATATAAATAAAAGAGGAATATGTTATGAAAATTTATTTAATAAACTAGAATGGTTAAATAATATAAATCCATTAGATAATTTAAAACGTTTAAGTAGTTATGAATTTTGTATATGTCCTGAAGGAAATGGTGTAGATACACATCGTTTATGGGAATGTTTATATTTAAAAGTTGTGCCAATTGTTGTTGAATCAAATTTTACTACTATTTTATTAAAAAATAATATACCATTATTTGTTCTAGAAAAATGGGATGATTTAGATATAAATAATTTAAATTATAATAATTTTAGTTTTGATAATGATAATTTTAAAAAATATATTGATTTTAATAACATTATTGAAATTTTTAATTATAATAATTCACAAAATAATATATTTGACATAGTAATTCCTATTGGTCCAGATGATATAGATATTATAGAACATCAAATAGAATATACCAGAACTAATATTATTGGATATAGAAATATTTATTTAATAACTCGCGATAAATCACTTGAAATATATGGTTGTATAACTATTCAAGAAGAATTGTTTCCATTTTCTATACAAACTATTGATAAATACATTCATAACGCAAATAACAAAAATGGTTGGTTTTTACAACAATTATTAAAATTATATGCTGGATTTATAATTCCAAATATTTTAGAAAAATATTTAGTTATTGATGCTGATACTTTTTTTTTAAAACCAACTACTTTTTATAAAAATGGTAAATGTTTATATAATTATGGAAGAGAGTATTTTATAAATTATTTTAACCATATGAAAAGATTAGATAATACATTTATAAAAGTATATCCAGATAAATCCGGTATTTGTCATCATATGATGTTTGAAAAAAAATATATAAAAGAAATTTTTGAAATAGTTGAAAAAAATCATAATGATGTATTTTATAAAATTTTTTTGAAAAATGTAAAAAATTTAGAACATTCTGGTGCTTCAGAATATGAGATTTATTTTAATTATATAAATTCTAGACATAAAAATAATATTGAATTAAGACTATTAAAATGGAAAAATGTATCAGAATTAATACTTAATGATGCCGAATACGATTATATATCATATCATAGTTATTTACGTTAATTTACATAAAATAATCAATAAATAAAACAATCAATAAATAAAATAAACTTAAACATAATATGAATAATAATATAGTTCTTTAAAGAAAATGAATAAATCAAATACATGTAATAATTGTGGTAAGCAAGGACATCAATTTCATAATTGTAAACTACCAATTACTAGTTATGGAATTATTTTATTTCAACATAGTGATGAAGGATTAAAATTTCTTATGATTCGTCGTAAAGATAGTTTTGGATATATTGATTTTATGAGAGGCAAATACTCGCCATATAATATTGAACAAATACAACAAAGCATTGATGAAATGTCAATTAATGAAAAAACAAGAATATTAAATGAACCTTTTGATAATTTATGGAAAATAATGTGGGGAGATAATAATGGAACGCAATATAAAAGTGAAGAACATACATCATCTAAAAAATATGATTTAATTAAAAACGGAATTTTAATAGATAATAAATATATTACGCTAACAGATATAGTATCAAATAGCAAGACAACTTGGACAGAAACAGAATGGGAATTTCCAAAAGGAAGAAGAAATATTCAAGAAAAAGATTTAGATTGTGCTGTTCGTGAATTTGAAGAGGAAACTGGGTTTTCTAGAAAAGACATAATTATTGTTGATAATTTATTACCATTTGAAGAGATGTATATTGGTTCAAATCATAAATCATACAAACATAAATATTTTTTAGCTTATATGAAAAATTGTGATAATTCTATGATTAATTATCAAAAAACAGAAGTAAGTAAGCTAGATTGGAAAACAGTAGAAGAATGTTTAAAATGTATACGACCATATAATTTAGAAAAAAAACAATTAATTTCTAATATAAATAAAGTATTACAAGAATATAGATTATATTCATAATATTCATAATATATACATAATATATAGTATGAATCCCACAGAATTAATAATATCAAACCCAAAATCAAAAAAAACATTAAGTAAAAAAGATGGCCCCAAAAAAGAAATAAAACAAAGGCCTAAATTAATAATACATGATGATAAAGAAGATAAAAATAAAACATATGAAAAAAATGAAACAGATAAAACAGATAAAACAGATGAAAAAAAAGATGCTATAAGAACAGAATTTATAGAGAATAAATGTATGATTTCATCTAATTTATACAACACAAGCTGTAATAAATTTTTATTAAAAAAAGAATTATTGGAACGACAAGAATTAGAAGAAAATCCAGAAGAAAATGATTTTTTATATCCAACACTAAATGACCCTAATTTTAATATAAAAATAGCAGAAAAAAAAGAATTTAATGATACTAAATATGATGGAACTATTTATAATATAAAAGAACATGCTGAAATATTAAGTAAAGCGGATTTTGAATTAGCACCACATCAAGCATTTATTAGAAATTTTATGTCATTTCAAACACCATATAATAGTTTATTATTATTTCATGCTTTAGGGTCTGGTAAAACCTTAAGTGCTATTGGAGTCTGTGAGGAAATGCGTGTGTATTTAAAACAAATGGGAATATCAAAAAGAATCATTATAGTAGCTTCACCCAATGTTCAAGATAATTTTCGTCTACAATTATTTGATGAGAGAAAATTAAAATTAGTAGATGGATTATGGTCTATGCGAGACGCAATAGGAAATCGTTTGATAAAAGAAATTAATCCAATGAATATGAAAGGATTAACCAAAGAAAAAATATTAAGTCAAATAAGAAGTCTTATTAATAGCTCCTATTTATTTTTAGGATATATAGAATTTGCTAATTATATTGATAAATCTCAACAAATTAAAGGAGAATATAAAACTGAGAAAGAGAAAAAAAATAGAATAATGCGTAATTTACAAAACGAATTTGATAATAGATTAATTGTAATAGATGAAGTTCATAATATTCGTATATCAGATGAGAATGAAAATAAAAAAGTAGCAGAAAAATTATTAGAGCTTGTTAAAACCGCAAATAATTTAAGATTATTATTATTATCTGCTACTCCGATGTATAACAATTACCAGGAAATTATATGGCTGTTAAATTTAATGAATATAAATGATCGCCGCGGTGAAATAGCGATGAAAGATGTATTTGATAAAGAAGGTGATTTTAAAAAGAATTCTAAAGGAGAAGAAGTAGGAAAACAGTTATTAATACAAAAAGCTACTGGGTATGTATCTTTTGTGCGTGGTGAAAATCCATATACGTTTCCATTTCGTATTTATCCTAGTATTTTTTCTCCTAATAATTCATTTTCAAACAAAGCATTGAAATATCCATCATATCAAATGAATGGCAAAATAATAAATGATGAAGATAAGATTAAAATACTTAATTTATTTCTGACAAAAATCGGTAGTTATCAATCAAAAGGATATCAATATGTTATTGATAGTTTAAGAAAACGTAAGATAACTGTAACCACTAAAAAGGGTGTGATAAGAGAAATGCCAAGTTTTGAAAATATGGAATCCTTTGGTTATACAATGTTACAATTGCCGATTGAAGCATTAAATATTGTTTATCCGATAGAAGGATTAGAAGATGTTTTAGAAGATGTTACACCTATTGATAGTTTTTCTTCAAGTTCATCATCTAGTAAATCTACAAGTGCTTCAGGAAATGGAGAAATAATTGAATTAACCAAGAGGCCTTCAAGTGAACCATCTGTATCTAGTTTTGAATTTGAACCTGTTATAAAATCAAATTCCAGTCATTCTGGTGGAGAGAATACGCCAACGTCTAGTTCATCAAAATTATCTACTTCATCCAGTTCACATAAATCCAGCATTAATATTAATGTTCATGATTTAACTGGTAAAAAAGGATTACATAGAATGATGGACTTTGTAGATACAAAATCTCCACCAGAAAAAGGTTCTTTTGAATATAAAACAAGTACTCTTAATAAATATGGTCGTATTTTCTCTCCAGATGAAGTTGGCAAATATAGTTCAAAAATTAAAAATATTTGTGACAACATTGTATCGCCAGACGGAACAGTAAATGAAGGCGTTATTATGATTTATGGACAATACATTGACGGTGGTATATTACCAGTAGTCTTAGCATTAGAAGAAATGGGATTTACACGATATGGAAGTGATGTAAAATCATTATTTAAAACGCCGCCTACAGATCCTGTAGATGTAAGAACTATGAAACCACGTATATCTAAAAAAAGCGATTTTATTCCAGCCAAGTATATATTAATTACAGGAGATCCTAGATTATCACCAAATAACGCAAATGATGTAAAGGCAGCAACAAGTGAAGATAACAAAGATGGAAATAAAATAAAAGTAGTTATTATCTCTCAAGCTGGCGCAGAAGGTGTTGATTTTAAATTTCTAAGACAATTACATATATTACAACCATGGTATAATATGAGTCGTATTGAACAAATTATTGGTCGTGCAGTGCGTAATTTTAGTCATAAAGATTTACCATTTGAAAAAAGAAATGTAGAGATTTTTATGTATGGAACTTTGTTAGAAAAAAATAAAGAAGAATCCGCTGATTTGTATATATATCGTGTAGCTGAATATAAAGCAGTACAAATTGGTAAAGTCAGCCGTATTTTAAAAGAGACAGCAGTAGATTGTATTATTAATCATGACCAAACCAATTTTACGCAAGATATTATGGCAGCTTATGATGAAGGCATTATCTCTCAAACATTATCAAATGGAAAAGAAATAGATGATTTCAAAGTGGGCGACGCCCCTTTTTCTGCAGCATGTGATTATATGGAAAATTGTAGTTATAAATGTTATCCCAACAAAGAATTAGATGAAAAATTAATTAAAGAGGATACATACAATGAAACATTTATAATGATGAATTCAGATAAAATCATACAAAAAATAAGACAGTTGTTTAAAGAGCGTTTCTTTTATATCAAAAAAGATTTGTTATTATATATAAATACACCCAAACCTTATCCATTAGTACAAATATATGCTGCGTTAACTCAATTGATTGAAGATAGTAGCGAATATATTACAGATAAATATGGGAGAACAGGATATTTAGTAAATATAGGAGAATACTATTTATTCCAACCTAGTGAATTAAATAATCGTAATCTTTCTATTTTTGATAGGTCTGTTCCATTAGATTTTAAACATAGTATGATAAATATTGAAATTAAACCAGAAGATAATGTTGCCAAGCATGTGATTGACCAACGTAATTTACAAGAAATCGCAGAAGAACATAATATTGAACCAACTCATATTAAAGAAAATGCTTTAATAAAAGAACTTAAAGAAAATTATGAATTAGCTCTTCATTTTGCGAAAACAAAAGAAAAGATACCTAGAAAAGATGATAATTGGTATAAACATTGTGGTAAAACAATACGTAATTTAATAAAAGAATTTCATGTACCAGAACGAAATGTGCTTGAGTTTTTGGTTGAACATATTGTGGATATGTTACTATTTAAAGAAAAGGTTGAATTATTAAATTATTTATATTCTGTTCAAGAATTTGAAGGCGAATTTTCTTTAGAAAAAATGATGAAAGATTATTTATCTAGTTTTGTAATTACAACGAAACGATTAACTGGAATCATTTTATTTTCAGTAGATAAAAGACAAATTATGATATATGATAAATCAAAAAAGAAATGGGTTCACGCAGAACCGGAAGATGAAATAGATATTGCTACTGTAGCAGCTACCAAATTTAAAATACCTACAGGATTACAATATAATACTATTATGGGATTTATAGATAATGAAAAGAGTAATAGATATTTAGTATTTAAAACAAAACAAACAGACGCAAAAAGAAATACAGGAGCAAGATGTGATGAAGCAGTAAAAGGTAAAAAAATACAAATATTAAATATGATTTTAGGCGAAGAAAAATATACATCAGAAAACACAAAAGGAATGATACAATCAGAGTTATGTTCTTTACAGGAATTTTTATTGCGTTATTATAATACAGACCGAAAAAATAATAAAATATGGTTTTTAAATTTTGAATTAGGAAAATTATATAATTTTTAATAAATTTTATAAAAAATAAATAATAATTATTAAATATTATTTAATAATATTAAATAAAATTGAATATTATTAAAGATATTATCATATCATATAATATTAATAATATGGAAGCAAGTAAAAAACAACCACTTCAAAAATTTAAACGCCGTGAAGTTAAAATAGTGACAATCTATTCCAGATCTTTGATAACAAGAACTATATCTATTCCAATAACAAATATTGGAAAAAACATTCAACAAACAATTGAAACTATTATTTCAGGAGAGATTGAAGGCAAATGTATTGTAGAAGGATTTGTAAAACCACATTCTTCCAAAATTATAACCTATTCTAGCGGAATTATTAAGTCAACTAATATTTTGTTTGAAGTTGTATTTGAATGTCAGATTTGTTGTCCAGTGGAAGGAATGTTAATACAATGTGTGGCGAAAGATATTACAAAAGCAGGCATTCGTGCAGAAAGTTCTGATGAAACTCCATCCCCAGTAGTATTGTTTATTGCTAGAGATCATTTTTATAATTTGCCATATTTCGCTACAATCAAAGAAGGTGATAAATTTACAGCAAGAGTTATTGGACAGCGTTTTGAATTAAATGATAAATATGTATCTATTATTGCAGAAATAGTAGAGCCAAAAGAAAAAATGGAATTTACTAAAAAAGAACCACAAAAAGCACGTCTTATTATTGAAGATTAGAATCAAATAAATAAAACCAAATAAATAAAAAGATATAATAAAAAATATAATAAATTAAAAAAATATAATAAATTAAAAAAATATAATAAATTAAAAAAATATAATAAACTAAAAAATATAATAAACTAAAAAATATAATAAACTAAAAAAATATATTAAATATTATATTAATATATTACAATATGACTTCTACAGGAAATATAGGTAGATTAGGAAATCAAATTATAAGAAATTTAGCAGTTAATTTAATAGCAGAAAAATATAATTTAAAAGTTGATTATTTTAACAAAGATTTAATTGAAAAAATAGGAATTAATTTATTTAGTGGAAATAATATATATGATATACATCAAGAATTAAATGATGATAATTATTTTTCTATTTATAATTGTAGTAATTTAAATTTCAATTTAAATCCACATAATGCTTTTTTTCAGACAAAAGAAATTACTAATTTTTTATATGATTATTTACATACAGAAATAATCAAATCAAATATTATAGAAAAAAATCCGTTTAATCAACGGTATAATACAAATAATGATTTGTTTATTCATATTAGATTAACTGATGCCGCACGTTTTAATCCAGGCATAAATTATTATTTAAATACAATTCAAATGATTAATTTTGATAAATTATATATATCAACTGATCAACAAAATCATTATATTATAAAAACATTATTAGAATTATATCCAAATGCCGAATTAATTAAATCCGATGAAATATCTACATTTCAATTTGCGAGTACGTGTAAAAATATTATATTATCACATGGTTCATTTTCTGCTTTAATAGGTTATTTATCATTTTATTCCACTATATATTACCCAGAATATGAGTTAAACAAAATATGGTATGGAGATATGTTTTCTATAAATGGTTGGATAAAATGTAGTGTTAAATAATTAAAAAAATATAAAAAATATAATAATATAAAAAATATAAAAATATAATAATATAAAAAATATAATAAACTAAAAAAATATATTAAATAAAAATAGGGTTATTAATTATGGAGATTGAATATCAAGAAAATATTATAATTAAAGAAATTAATACAGATATAAATATAGATACAGATATTGACATTAATGAATTAATTTTTATTCGTGATAAAATTGAGTTAATGAATAAATTTAATCAAGTAGAAGTATTACGAGTATTACATAATCATAAGAATGTTACATTAAATGAAAATAAATATGGGATTCATATTAATTTAACAGAATTATCAAAAGATATTATTAATGAATTAAAAACTTATATTAATTATGTTAATACGCAAGAAATTAATTTGAATTCAATTGAACAACAAAAAGAGTCATTTAAAAATATATATTTTACAAAAGATAATAAAGATATTGGCACAAAAAATAGTAAAAATGTCATCGTCACCAGTTGTTAATAAAATAATAGATTTACAAGACTTAAATAAATATATGTTGACAGAAAATTTACTTTCATCTTTAAAATTATATCATGAAAATAAAAATAATAATGAAAAGGTTGAAAAGGTTGATAAAATTGAAAATGTTAAATTACAATTTTTTGAAACAAAAGTACCAGAGACAAAAGTGCTTGATATAAAGGTAAATAAAAAAAAGGAAGATCCAACTTTTTTTATTCCAAAAGAAAAAGATGGATTATTTTGGTGTTTTTTTATTATTAAAAATGGGTTTTCTGCTTATGAATATCCTGGAGCCACTTCATTCGTAAATGAAAAAGAAGTAAAATTTAAATTAATTGAATCAATGAGAACAAAGAAACAATTATTAAAATTAAAAAAAATTAAAAATATTAAAGAAGATATAGAAGATGAATTAGCAAATAAAGAAAAAATAGGTATGAAAACATTTATAGCCATGTGCGCCGCTGATAATATAAATATTTTATTTATTCATAAGAAAAAATGTTTTGAATTAATATCTAATGAAGATGATCCCTTTCATATTATACATTTGTATGACAATCCTAAAAAATATTGTTATGAAATTAATGCCGCAAAAGAAATAATAGATAAATATAGAAATACATATTTTAAATGGGAAAATTTTGATAAACCATTAAAAGCAATGACTTCATATAAGGTAGATGAATTATTAGATTTTTATAAAAAATTAGGATTAGATTCACAAAATAACGAACAAAATAATAATTTAAAAAAGAAATCAAAAAAAGAGTTATACGAAAGCATTGTAATGAATTTATAATTTATATGGCAATAATAAGTTACGTGATAATAAATAATTATAATAATACAATTTAATTTTATTATTATAAAAATTGAAACATAATATAAAAATATGTCTAGAATATATATATCATAATGGCATCATCAAATGAACGTTCAAAAAAACCATATCTAAAAATAGATCCGGATAAAAATCCAGACGAAAAACCAAATAAAAATATAGAAAATGGTTTAGAAGAGAGAAAAGATAAAAAAAAAGAATATAAACCTAGAGAAAGCACTCAAGTTCAATTAGATAGTCTGGCAAATTTATTTTGGAACAATCATCCATATCAACCAGACGCAAAAAAACAACATGAGTTTGAAATTCGTTTTGGCACTCGTAATATTAAACCATTAACTAAGATTGATTATGATAACGTAGTTCGCAAATTAAAATCATTAGGATTTTATAGTTTAAACGTAAATGGAGAATATATGTTACGTATTAACAATGAATTCTTAGATTCAGTCACTGGCAATTTTAAAAAATCGCAAATTAGAACTGAAATTAAAGGATTTAATGGTATTCAAGATTACTGTAAACATAATGATATAACAAAAATAGTTGATTCTTATAATTACGAAATTATGTTTCAAAAAAAAATGCCATATTTTAATGGTGACAAAAAAGCATTTCCAGTAAACGTAGACGACTTCAATTTTCGTGCTTCTTATCAAATTGAAGAAGAAATACCTAAATCTTCTGGACAAATTAAATATATGTTAAGTTCGTGGGCTAAAACAAAAAAATATTTTCGTTATTTTAATCGTGTTACTTTTATACATGATGAATTGCCGATTAAAGTTGATTTAAGTATTGTAAAAAGTTCTAGATTTAATTATGAAACAAAGCAAGAAGAAATGACATATACTACAGATGAAGCTGGATTATTTAGTAATCCTGAAATATATGAGATTGAATTAGAAGTAGATAATTCAAAAATAGGTCCAGGTTCATCTACTAATACTGTTGAAAAATTATTAGTATCTATTCGTAAAGCCATTAAATATGTATTAATGGGTCTTCAAGGTACTAATTATATTATTTCATATCCAGAACAGAGAGAAGTGTTAAATGATTATATGAAATTAATTATGGGCGATGAATATGATCCTGTTAAAAATTCTAGAGTATTTTCAAATAATTTTATAGGTCCTTCTTCTTATACGTTACAGATGGCAAATATAGCGCCTATTAGTGAAAAAACAACAATTCCTAATATCCGTAATAACTACACCGTGACGGATAAAGCTGATGGGCAACGATTTATGATGTATATATCAGGCACTGGTAAAATTTATTTAATAAATAATAGTATGCAAGTTTTATTTTCGGGAGCTATTACACAAAATAAAGATATATTTCATTCATTAGTAGATGGTGAAAATATTCTACATGATAAACATGGCAATTTTATCAATTTATATGCTGCTTTTGATATATATTTTATTAATAAGAGAGATATTCGTAGTTTAGGTTTTGTGCCAAGAAAAGCAGACGACGCGCCTAATAATTTTAGATTAACTATATTAAAAAATTTAATTCGTTCTATTCAAATAGAATCTGTTATTCCAGGAAATAATGAAAGGTCTCCATTAAGAGTAGAATGTAAGAAATTTTATCCAGTAAATCCGGCGGATGATATATTTTCAGCATGTGCTTCTGTTTTACAAAGAGAAGAAGATGGTTTATTAGAATACAACACAGATGGACTTATATTTACGCCTGCTAGTATGGGAGTAGGCGCTGATAGAATAGGTAAAATCGGTTCATTAAATAGAACAATTACCTGGGAATATTCATTTAAATGGAAACCGGCTGAATATAATACAATTGACTTTTTAGTAAAAACAATTAAAAATGGTAGTGGAACAGACGTAGTAACGCCTTTATTTCAAAACGGAATAGACACAACAGCAATAACGCAATTAGATGAATATAAATCAATTGTATTATGTGTTGGATTTAATTTGGCAGACCATGGTTTTATTAATCCTTGTCAAGATGTATTAGATGATAAATTACCAGAATATAAAAATATTGATAATGAAAAAGATTATAAACCTGCTGAATTTGTGCCGACGAATCCAACTAAACAAGGAGCAGGAGTATGTAATATAATGTTAAGAAAAGATGATTCAGGAATAAAACAAATGTTTACTGAAGAAGGTGAAGTATTTCAAGATGGAAATATTGTTGAATTTCGTTATGATATAGATCGTCAAAATAACTGGAATTGGATTCCATTACGTTTTCGTGCTGATAAAACAGCCAGATATAAACAAGGATTGCCTGAATATGGAAATGCGTATCATGTTGCTAATAGTAATTGGCATTCAATTAATAACCCAATAACAAGGGAAATGATTGCCACTGGAAATAATATCCCAGATATATTGGAAGATGAAGATGTTTATTATAATAATGCCGGTTCTAATTCTAAGATGACCAGAGGATTACGTGATTTTCATAATTTATTTGTTAAAAAGTTATTAATAACAAGCGTTTCTAGAAGAGGAGATACTTTAATAGATTATGCTTGTGGAAAAGCTGGAGATTTTCCAAAATGGATTGAAGCTAATCTATCTTTTGTATTTGGAATAGATGTATCAAAAGATAATTTAGAAAATAGAATAAATGGTGCCTGTGCTAGATTTCTAACATATAGAAAAGATTTTAAAAATGTCCCTTATGCTTTATTTGTTAATGGCAATAGTGCCGCCAATGTTCGTAGTGGATCGGCAATGTTGAATGATAAAGCAATTCAAATTACTAAAGCTGTCTTTGGTGAAGGCAAAAAAGATGGCGTTGATGAAAAATTAGGAAAAGCTGTAATGCGACAATTTGGTAAAGGTGAAAATGGATTCAATATTTCATCATGTCAATTTGCGTTACATTATTTCTTTGAATCGCAATCTACTTTTCAAAATTATATGAGAAATGTTTCCGAGTGTACTAAAGTTGGTGGATATTTTATCGGTTCTTGTTATGATGGTAAAATTATATTTGAAGCATTAAAGAAAAAAATGCCTGGTGAAAGTATTGAAATTCATGAAGAGGATAAAAAGATATGGGAAATAAGAAAAGAATATGATGTAGACCATTTTGATGATGATATGTCTAGTATTGGATATAAAATTTCAGTTTATCAAGAATCAATTAATAAAATGTTTCCGGAATTTCTTGTCAATTTTGATTATTTGGAAAGAGTTATGGAAAATTATGGATTTAAATTAATAACTAGAGAAGAGGCGAAAAATATGGGATTGCCGGAAGGTTCTGGTATGTTTAGTGAATTATATAATTTAATGCTAGAGGAAACAAAAAGAAAAAAATATAAACAAAGTCCTTATAAGTCAGCATTAGATATGAAAGCATATGAAAAACGTATCTCCTTTTTAAATAGATATTTTGTATATAAAAAAATACGAGACGTAAACGCAGAAAAAATAGCATTAGAATATTTAGACGAAAGCATGGAAGAAGCGAAATTAGAAGAAAAAGAAAGTGCTATTGGTGTTGAAGTTGGAAAGAAAGAAGTAAAAGCTACTAAACCAAAAGTTCGTAAATTAACAAATAAATTAATATTAACAGCAGCGACAGAAGCGGTTGATATTGACCAACCAAAAGAAGAAATTGTGGTAGAAAAATCGGCAGAAAAAGTAAGCAAACCAAAAAAACCAAGAAAGGTAAAATTAATAATACAAGGTGATAACGAAGCTGTTAAAGAACCTATAAAAGAAGGAGAAAAAGAACAAGAAAAGGCAGAACAAGAACAAGAACAAGAACAAGGAGAACAAGAACAAGGAGAACAAGAACAAAGAGAACAAGAAAAAGTAGAAGAATCTATTAAAAAAGCGCCAAAATACATCAAAAGTGACGCACGAAAAAGATATTAAATAACAAAAAAAGCGTAATATACTTAAACATTTTATAATATATAATAATAGTTCTCAAAGAATGAGTTATTATATATTGCCAAAAACAAATTTTGATTTTGATTTTGATTATAATTTTTCTTTAATAGTAGAAGATACAATTAAACAAAATATATCTTTTAGTTTACACAACTATTTAAATATTATAAATAATCAAATTCAACAAATAACTAAAACCATTTATAGTAATAATTCAAACTATAATCAATATAATGATGATAATTCTATTCATTTTTTATACAAAGTAATAAATCCATATGAATTTATATATACAAATGTGCCAGGTTCAAAATTGTCTGTCAGTAAATTAAAACCACATTCTAATTCTTTTTATATTTTAATGGAAATAGTATTTATTTTTAATTTACTAGATAATTTTGAAAATAAAAACATTATTACTATGAGTTATGGAGAGAATGCCCAGGCCATAACAGAATGTCTTACTATGTTAAGAGAAGAAAAAGAAGACGTAAATATAAATTCTATAATTGATATATCCTATATTAGAAAATATGGTTGTGATTTATATAGTTCAAATTTATCTAATGTTTTTCGGCATTTTACTTATGATTTTTTATATTATGAATTACATGAGGATGATTACAAAAGCACAAATAATTATATTACAGGATTAATATACATTTTATGCAACTTACTTTGTCATCAATCTAATGATGGTATAGCAATTATTAAGATTGATAATATTTTTTACAAACCAATTATAGACATTTTATATATTTTAACTAGTATTTATGATAATATTTATATAATTAAACCAAATATTACAAACGCATTAACAAATGAAAGATATATTATTTGTAAAAAATTTATATATAATTCTTATAAATCAAAACATTATTATGCTTATTTTATGAATTTAAATATTTTATTAAAAAATAGTAAATCAACTGAAATTATAGGGTCATTAATAAAAAAAGAAATTCCTTATTACTTTATAACTAAAATAGAAGAGGCAAATATAATTATTGGACATCAACAAATGGAATATATGGATCAATTATTAAATTTACATAATAATAAAAATAAAGATGATAAAATAACAGTGCTTAAAAAAAATAATATACAAAAATGTATTCAATGGTGTGAAAAATTTAAAATTCCTTATAATAAATTTACTGATAAAGTTAATATATTTTTAAATGATGAGAAATCTAGTAACGAAGAGAATATATTTTTACCTTCTAAAAATAATATAAATAATGAATCTAATGAATATGTTGAATCTATTGAATCTATTGAATCTATTGAATCTATTGAATCTAATGAAAATGTGATTGTTGTAATAATTAAAAATATGATTAATGAAGTAATAGATATTTTAAGTAATTAGTTTTATTAATTTTATTAAATTAAAAATTGAATTTGATAATATATAATTATATTGAAATAAATATAATTATAATATACGATTTAATCAATGATGAATTCAAATCTTTTATCCGAAACTACGAATGAACCAAATTATAATAATGTATCGCTAAGTCAATTCGCAAATATATTAAATGAATATCATCGTATAGAAGAAATAGCAAATTTATCACCACATAAATTGCGCGACAATCTACGTAATAAAATAATAAGAATTTGGTCTAACGAAGATCATTCTCATTTGGCATGGGACAGAAATTCATGGTCATTTAGAAAATTATCACAATTAATAGATATGGAGTTACAACAAACCGAGAGAAAAATTGACTTATGTGAAGAAATTAGAGATATCATAACTAGCGAAAAAAAAGACGGCAATTATTTATTTGACCAGCCAGCAAATGAAATAATTATAAAACCGCATTTATATCCAGATCCAGAAAATGATTCCTGTTTATTATTAAGTCATGCGCAGTATGTAAAATATACAAGTTTATCGGCAGATAGACGTTCTAAAATATGTCTAAATATTTGTGCAGTGATAGATTTAGTGAAATATTGTGACTTATCTAAAATTAGTAACCAACAAATTATGAAACGAACAAATTGTTTTCAAATGTATATGACTATTTGTTCTATTTGCGGTAATTTTATAGAATATTCTAATCAATATTTGATAGATAATCCTAATCAAAATATTCTATGTGGTTGTGGTAAAGAAATAGAATATTATAGTCAATATGTTAGAGATGCCTTGGAAGTTCTTGAACATTTCAGACGTAATTTAGATTGTTTTGTATTTTGCGAAGCCGATGAAATAGTATATCTAATGAATAAATTACGAAAATATAATAATTGGCGAGATGGAATAATTTTAAATTGTCCTTACGAAAATCATGAAAAACAAGAAAACGAAAACGAAAACGAAAACGAAAAAGTAAAAGAAAAAGAAAACGAAAAAGAAAAATTATTTGAAGAAGAAAAAGAAGAAGATTATATATACATTGAAGATAATGACCATGATAATGATTGGGCAACAATATAATTTAATAGTTAGCACCACTCATGCCTACATTTGAAACTTGAGTGCCATTAATACTTCCTCCTATATTTCCTAATTTAGATAATGCTTTATATACATGGTCATCAGCAGATGACCTAAAACATGTTTTTGGATTACCATTTTTTATATAAACTCCTTTATTACATGGTGCAACTTTTGATTTATATACAAATGGAACATAAGGTTGCCCACCATTATTAATAACAGCCCCTGCTCCTTTTAATCTACGAATAGATGCTATATTTGAACCAATCGTGTCTACTGTTAATTTTAATGTCCGTGTGCTACTACTTACGCCACCTTCCGCAGCGAATTGTGGATTACTTGGTTTATAAACAACTAATTTACAACCACGTGGATTATTTGGCCCTGTTAATACACCAACATAATTTGGATTATTAATAAAGTTATAAAATATTGTATTCGCTAGCGTTAGATTGCCATCAATTGTTTGGATAAATTTATTAAAATCTGCCAAGGTCATAATAGAATCCGCATAAAAATTACTAATATCGCTAGGCATAAAAACATTACCATTATTCATTATTTGAAATAATTGGTTCACTAATCCTAATTGCGACGTAACAGATGGGTCAGTATTTGGATAACAATTGGCAACATACATATTTAAATAACTAAGAGGATCTCCTGGTTTAGATGCTTTCATTTTAGCTGCTAGTTCAGGATTTGTTTTAATTAATTCTGCGTAATAAGCAGGCAATGCTGGACCACTATAAAAATTAAATGCTTTTTGTTGATATGTTTGACAACGATTCTCACGATATTGTTGATGTGTATTATAATAATTTTTTTTCAAATTTGTGCTAGCATATATTACGCGATTTAATGCTTTATTTTCTTGATTACAACATAAGACAGGATTTGTTACACAAGGTTCAGGATTATTTGTTAAATATGGTTCAGGAGAGAAACTAGCTACTAGACCAATTCCTTGACAATTTTCACAATTTAAATTTAATTGTTCTTTTCCATCTACTTCATCTATCGGATTATGTTTAACCATATATCTGCCAGGTTGATCAATAGTTTGTCCTATTAATGATGATGATTTTGAAGATTTAGATTCACGACTTACCTCAATATACTGATTTGGTAAATCTGGATTCATAATAGTAACGCGTGATTGGGTTGTTGTGCCTTTTCTATATTGCCATTTTAGCGGTCTCGGCAGTCCAAATTTCTGAAAAGCATTATTTGTAGGGTCGCGATTTGTTAAAGGACGAATATTTCCACTTGTAATCGCAACCGGATAACTATATTTACCAATTCCTTTCCACGACCTATATGGTGCTGAAAAAGGAGCAAATGGGGCATTATTATTATAAGAATTCATTCCTTGTGGAAAACTTGCCGATGACATTTGTATAATTTATAATAAGAAAATAAAAGTATTTATATATATTAATGTTGACGAGTATTTTAATAATATTTTTTCTTTTTTTAATACTTTATCAAATTATTACAGCATTATTTGGGAACTTTAAAGAAGGTATGGAAGGTGAAGATACAAGTGTATATAAAGAATATAATACAAATGATCCAAATAATGCTCTAATATTATCTCAACAAAATGCTGGAAATATAGCATATTTAAAACAGAGAGTAGATGAATTAATGGATCTAAAAGGAACTGTTACAGATATAAGTAATAATGTAGTTCTTCTAAATCAACAAGTACAGGCGTTAGTACAACAACAAGCAGATGCCGCAGTTGAATTAGCTGGCGATCAACCGGTTGATGTAACTGGAATTTCTAGCACAGACGCCGTTGTATAAGGTAAAAATAAAGGTAAAAATAAAGGTAAAGAGAGATAAAATGAAATAAATAATAAAAATTATATAATTTTTTTAAATCATATAATATATAAGTAATGTCTAATATATTTCAAGAAGTATTGACTGATGCGAATGGAGTTCAAGAAAGATTATTGGGTCCATCTTATGATTATTATAAACAAATTAAAACACCAGAAGAAATTGGTATGTCTTCTGATGGAACTTTAAATGCTATGGGAAATGATATAAATGGTTTAGTTCAATATGTGGAAGTATTAGTTACAGGAAAAGGTGCTTCAAAAACAGGAGGACCTTTAGGTAATAAATTTTTTTTACAAACTGGTGGTAAATGTAAAGATATAAATAGTTGTCAAGGTCAAGGCACAGATTGTCAATTACAAGATGTAAATAGATATATTTATATTAACAATGTGCCTCAAGGAAACATACCATTTATTTCTTCTGGCATGGGTCAAAATTTTTCTGATTTAAAAGGGTTAATTCCTGGCGCTATGGGAAATTTAAATGTATTAAATCCATTTGCTATTATGCAAGCATTTATGTCTGGAGGAACACCAAATTGTTCTGCTGTTAAATTACAAACTATCAACTCAGATAATATTTCAGGAACAGAAACGCATTATGTTAGCATAGTTGACCAGCAAAATATGGATCCTTGTAGTTATTTGGATCGTAGAAATCCTATTACTGGACAATCATGTAAAGAAATATTTTCAAATATGAAAAATTTAAATCCGGCTCCTGTATTGCCAGATGACCCAGCAATACAAGTTTACTATGCTATGTTAGGCGTTTTAGGAATTTATATATTTTATCGTTTAATGTTACGTAATAATAAATAGCTTAATGTTTTCTTTTTTTATGGCGGTTTGTTGTATTACGTTTTGTTCTTCGTCCTGATCCCATCATTTTTGAAGGATTAAAGTATGGTTTAACATCATAAATATTTAATCCTTGTGGATTAGGCGAAGAAGGAAAATTAGCACCTACAAAAGGTTTATATCCTTGATACATTCCACCTATTCCACCACGTTGTCTTCGCATTCTTTTTGTTCTTCTACGTTTTTTGCCACCATATTCTGCTGCTGTTTGTGGTAAATCTAAAGCTGCTGTGGAAGATGACATATTTGTTGCAGCTGGCGATTGATACATATCTTCTTGTTCTATATTTTTACCCATCTCTTTTCCATAATCAAACGCTTGTTCATCTTCTCCAATTTGTTCTCCAAGATTATATGAATCGTTTGCGATTGTATTTTGTCCAAACTCTTGTTGAGGTTGAGGCATGGGTTGTGATGGTGGTAAAGGTGGATTTATTGGCATCGGTTGTGAATCTAGAGGCGGAATTTGTGATGAATATGAATCATAATTTGTCGCCATTGTTGGTTGTTCTGATTCTGGTTCATAATTTGTCGCCATTGTTGGTTGTGCTGATTCATAATTTGGCGTTTCTACCGGTGGCGTTGAAGAAAACCATGGACTTATTCCAAACCATCCTGTTGCTTTATTAGCATAATTATTAAAAAATTGTTCTCCCCAGTATCCTCCTCTTCTGCTCATTCTTCTACTCATTCTTCTGTTCATACTTTTACTTCTACGTGTAGTCATATTTCTACTTTTTGACGCTCTTTTTGGCATATATTATAATAAAAGAAATTATAATATATTATGTCATTTTTAATTATTTTATTAAAATAAAATTTATTGTCTAGCCATTAACTTCATTAATTCATATGCGGCTAAAGCTCCTGCTACTTCCGCAACAATATAAGGAATGATATCACTGCTTGATATTTTTTTAGCAGCAAGATAAGCAATAGCCACAGCAGGGTTAAATGCTCCACCTGAAATTGCCCCTCCTAAAAGACATGCGACTGCTAACGCGGCGCCTATAGCTAACCAATTTCCTGTTGTTAAAATAACAAAAGTAAGAAAAAGTGTTCCTAAAAATTCAACAATATACTTGTTCATTTATATATTCTCTAAATATAATTTTATATTTATTTTATTTTTACTTAATATCCTTGTCCTGAAATAGCACCAGAATTACAAATGCCGCCGCCAGCCGTACATGTTCTATTATTAAGAGCCCCTTTTTTAGCAGGAGCAATACATCCACCACTTCTGGCCATTCGTAAACTGGTTCTAACATCATTCGTGTTATAACTTTTATAAGACATTGGTTGTGTATATATTTGATTATTTATAGTTATTCCCTGATTAAATGAACTTTTTCCTACAGCTTGTCTCTTTCTAATTGACGTATACATAGAAGAAGGCGTAGGTGGTATATAATTCATATGTGAATTTGAAACAGGCAATTGTCTTTGCGTTGAAGCAGAAAAAAATCTATATGGATGTGAACTTTCTAATACTTTAGCTCTTGCTATTGCTTGTTGTTTTTTAGAAGAATCTGCCTGAGCATATTGGAAACGTGCTTGAGAAAATTCACTTGAATTACTAGCAGGATAAAATTGTGGTGGATTTGGATGTACTCCAGTTAACACACCATAACTATGATATCCTAATTGATTCGGCGTTTGCGAACTATTTAATGGACCAGTGGTTTGGGCACAAACATAATTATCATATTGGACTGCTGATGGTGGAATATAATAAGAAGCGTAATTGTTTGACATATATTATACATTATGAAAAAAATAATATATAATTATATATTATTATGGATGGAACTAATTTAAATATTGTATTTGGAATTGGTCTAGGATTAACTGTTATTGGAGGAACCACTTATTTTTTTATGAGTAAAAATGATGATTCTGATAATGATATTATTAAAGAAGCGCCTGTAGAAAGTATACCATACGCTAATGTTCAACAAATGAATAATAATGAAAATAATAATTTATTACCTGTTGCAAATAATGTTGATATTCCATTGTCAACTGGATATCCTGTAGATGATATTGATGGTGGTAAAAAGTCTAAAAAAAGTAGAAAAAGTAGAAAATCTAAAAAGAGTAGGAAATCTAAGAAAAATAAAAAATAAAAAATAAAAAATAAAAATAAAAATAAAAAATAAAAATAAAAAATAAAAATAAAAATAAAAATAAAAATAAAAATAATATACATTTATATTAATGACACAACCATTTAATCCTTTGATAGTAACTGGATTTGTGTTAGGCGGTATGGCAATTATTATAGCCAGCACTATAGGCTATAATAGTTTTAATCCTATAAATAATATAGATGATACGCAAAATAAAGAATTTGATGACCCAGTAGGAAATACATATTCTTACGCTATTGGCAATATTGGCGGTAAAAAATCTAGAAAGAGTGGGAAAAGTAAAAAATCAAAAACTTATAAGAAACATTAATATTATTTTTTATATTTTCTAGATCTCTTGGATTTCTTGCTCTTCTTATTTTTTTTGGATTTCTTACTTTTCTTGGATTTTTTAGATTTCCTGGATTTTTTAGTCCTTTTTATACCTCCATACGCAGATTTATTTTTTAAAAATTCTTTCATTTCTTCAAGTTTAGCTTGTCTAGCTTTATCTTCTTCTTGAAATATTTGTTCATTTAATTTTCTGTTGTCTTCTCTGCTTCTTTCATATATATCAGCTCTTTCCATATCAGCATCGTGATATTGTCTATTAGATTCACTTATTTCTTCTGATTTAGCCCATTCAGGCGCTTCTTTCAAAACTCTTATTCTTTCTGCTTCTTTTTCTTCTGGCGTTAAAAGACGATTACCAAAAAATAGAGATAATGGACTTGTTCTTTGACTTTTTGGCGTTTTTGGTGTTTTTGGCGTAGTTGAATTTGTTTGAGAAACTGAAGAAGGACTTAATAACGCTAGAAATTTATCTGGCTTAATTGGCATAAATGAATTTGACTCATTTAATTCTGGCATGCTATCTTTTCCTGACATATATTATATATTAATATATTTAATTATTTTTTAGTTAAAAATATTAATTTGTAAAGAAAACCATTTAATAACGTCTAATGGCTTTCCACGCAACTTGACTTCCATTATATTCATTTCCACCATTTGTTAAATTATTATAAGTAGAAACAATCGCTTTTTGTTTTAAATATCTAGAATAATCTGAACTATCATATACATATTTAACATTACAAGTCGCCGCAGGAACATCAGTACCATCACATAATTGTTGTGTTGCTCCAAATTTTCCTTTTAATCCATATAATCCAGGTCTACTTTGAAATGTTTGACAACCTGTTCCACAAGAATAATATGGACGACCTAATATATCACCAGCATTATTTACAGCACGAAACGGTGTAATAACGCGACCAAATTTTTGTTTACGAACAGCATTGGTACTTGCTAATTGAGCTTTATATACATTATTCCAAGCTTGAACTACTTGAAAACGTTGTTGTTCAAAATCTTCATAAGTATTATCTGATGTTTGAACTTGTTGAGGAACAAACCCTCTTAATCCTTTCCCTAAAGGTGAATATCCAGGCATTCCCATTGAAATAATTGGTGTAATTCCAACGGAACCATATAAAAATTCGCTTTGTCCTGCCATTATATATATATCAACAATAATAAAAAAACATTTTTAAATATTAAATTAAATTATTATTTACGATTCATTCATATTTTTATTTACAATCCATCTATTTTTTTATTTATAATTAACATATCTATTTATCTATTTTAATGGTCTGTCATTATACGAGGAGCAATATTCATTGTTATTAATTCTTGAAATAATAGTTTACAAGCATATGGAATTTGGACATAAGCAAAATCAGTACGATTATCACATGTCCTACATCTATGAATATGTACAGCATCATTATAAGAAGCAATCATTCCACATTTTTTACAAGCATGTACGCTATATTTATCAGAAACGTCATACAATCTTTCTTTCGTAAATCGCGCTGCTCCATGTGCAACTGTTGTATCTCTTTCCATTTCACCAAATCGTAATCCACCATCACGCGATCTACCTTCCGCTGGTTGTCGTGTTAAATTTACCATAGGACCATTTGATCTACTATGTTGTTTATCAGCAACCATATGCTTTAATCTCTGATAAAATACTGGTCCTGTAAATATGCTACATTCATGCTGTTCTCCTGTAAGACCATTATATAATAATTCATTGCCATTGGCTTCATATCCTACTTTTAATAATTCTTCACAAATAATATTGATGCTTAACTCTCCAAAACTTGTTCCATCTCCAAATAATCCTAATTCTAATAATACTTTTGCTAAAACAGTCTCTTTTAAATGTGCTATTGTCATACGTGATGGAATAGCATGTGGATTTAAAATAATGTCTGGACGAATTCCATCTTTAGTAAATGGCATGTCTTCTTCAGGAATAATATTACCAATTGTACCTTTTTGTCCACTTCTACTTGAAAATTTGTCTCCAATTACCGGTTTTCTTACGGCACGAATACGGACTTTCGCAAAACTATATCCATCTCCATTACGATCAATATAATTTTTATCTACATATACTTCTTCATCTGTCTTATAAATTCTACTTTGATCTTCATATTTGATTACTTTCGTTGGGTCATTTCTATTTTCCTTAATAGGCGTAATCTTGGAAATTATTACATCTCTGTTTTGAATTAATGTATTTTCAGGAATAACTCCTTTACTATTTACTTTTCCGTAATTGGCAAATTTCATTCCTTTTGTTTTATTTGGGTCTGGTTTACATCGTATTTCTTCATCACCATTGATTTTTTGTTTGTCTTCATCTTTTTCTGTATGATAAATAGTTGCTTGAAACAATCCTCTATCAATAGATCCTTTGTTAAATAGCAAAGAATCTTCTTGATTATAACCAGTATGCGTCATAATAGCAACGACTACTGTAAATCCAGATGGAATTTTATTAATATGAATCATATCCATAATTCTTGTGTCTACTAATGGTCTTGCAGGATAATTCAAAACATATGCGGTTTTATCCATTCTACTATCATAATTGGTTACATATACACCCATCGCCTGTTTTGCTTGTGCTGATTGATATGTATTTCTAGGTGATTGATTATGCTCTGGAAATGGAATACATGATGCTAAAATTCCAAAAATAGTACTAGGATGAATTTCACAATGAGTGTATTTATAAATTTCATCATCTTGTTTTGGTAATAAATCACTCGGTTTCATGACAATCATACTTAATGATTGTTCTTCTGGATCAATATATTCCAATACAGCATTTTTTAATTTACATGTTGTCATCAAATCATCCCATTCTAATTTGCCATCTACTAAATCTTTAATTACTGTTTTATTTAAAACAAGTTTATTATTTTCAACTCGTAATACAGGTCTAGTCACACGTCCAGCATCGTTACAAATACGAATCTCTGCCATCTTGTAATCAAATATAATGGACGTAAATACATTGATAATACCTTGTTGCTTCTTGTATTTCAACATTTTATATAATTCTTCTGGTTTTTCTGTTATACCGATCCAACAACCATTTATAAATACTTTTACTTTATCAAACATGTCAACTGCTGTCAAATTTTGAATATCTGTAATATTTGGCATCACATATTCATAAATAGGCATTGAATTGGAATGAATAGTAATATGTGTCATGTAAGATAAATTTTTAACTACACCAACAGACTGACCTTCTGGCGTTTCTGCTGGACATAAATAGCCCCATGTCGTATTATGTAATTTACGTGGCGGAATTAATTTACCACTTTTGTCTGTTGGAGTTGAAATTCTACGTAAATGACTTAAACTGCCTACATAAGTCAATCTATTCAACACTTGCGCTACGCCCACTTTATTGCTATTAGTATGTTTAATACCAAAATCACCAGTAGAAAGCGCTCGCTTTAATCCATTCTCAATAGTAGTTGATTTGATAATCTTATAAATATTGGTATGATTTACAATATTTTCATAATCGTCTGTAGATTTCCATGACCCAGTATTAATTTCTTTAATAATTTGTTTTTCCATGTCTTTGACTAGCTTATTGAAATAATTACGAAATAAATTATTTAATAATGCGCCAGTTAAATCAACACGTTTATTCAAATAAGAATCACGGTCATCTTGTTTTACTAATTCAAAACTGGCTTGTAATAAACGATTCGCCATATATCCTAAGAAATAAATCTTTTGAACCGCTGTATTACAGTGTGGAAATAAATCATTACTTAAAATATCTAATGTAAATTCATGCTTCTTTTTAATTCCTGTTTCTTTATCCATATTAATTGGCGTATACATTACATAATTTGTAATATAACGAACCGCATCTTGTTGTGTAAGAATCGTATTTGCTTCTATAATAGATGCTTGTAATCCATTTAACATATTCTTATATTTTTCGGCATCAATGTTGAGCAAGATTCTTTCACAAATTTCTTTATCTGACATAATACCTAACGCACGAAATACAATAAATAATGGAATAGGTTGTTTTACTCTTGGTAATTGAACTAGCATAGCATAACCAAATCCATTATTTTTAGAAGAAACCATCATATTAATTTGTTTAGGCGATATACATTTATAATCTGGAATAGACTTAACTTCAGCCATCCAAGTATATTTTGTATTATTTTTACTAACATTAAAACAATATACTTTATTTTCTGCGGCACGTTCTTGTCCTAACACTGTTTTTTCTGAACCATTAATAATAAAATAACCACCAGCATCAAATTTACATTCGCCAGTACTATTTGAATTGATGTGTTTGTATTGTGAAAGAACACAAATACTTGATTTTAACATAATGGGCAATTTTCCAATATGAATCTTTGGTAAACTTTTATAAAAGGTCTGTGTATTTTCCAAGTTCTCTCCATTACGTATTACAAATTTAATATTTATATCAATTGTCATTGCTGAAGCATACGTAAAATTTCTTAGCCTGGCTTCTTGTGGAAACATTAATTTAGTAGCACCATTATTCTCATGAATTTGTGGACGATAAATATGGAAATTTTCAAATGTTACAAATAATTCTAATGAATATTTTTCTGATTTAGGGTCATAATCATGTTCAGAAGCAATATGAACAGGATTAAACATTTCTATTGTTTTTTGTAATTGTTGTCCCACAAAATCATTGTAAGATTCAATTTGATGGCGAACTAATCTATCTAAATGACAACCTTTGAAATATGATTCAATAATATGCCATGGTTCTTCAATATATTGTTCATTTTCAATACTTTTATTTTCAATACTTTTATTTTCAATACTTTCATTATTATTGTTACTATCATTGAATGGAGTTGTCATATTTATTGTTATTGAATTCATTTATGAGTTATTAATTATTTCAATTTGTTTTTAAATTGTTTATTATATTAATAATCTATGCGAAAATTTACTTCAATATACGATATATAAATTTAATAATCAATTGTATTTTTATATTATCAATTACTTATTTGATTTAGAAATAAAATGTGTTTTTTTCGTTAAATTGTTTTCATTAGTATAATACAAATAAAGTAATGTCGTTAAAAAAAACAATTAAAATAAATCCTGAATTGTTTAATTTGTCTGGTAAAACACAAAAAAATAGAGAGAAAAAAACAAGACAGAACAAAGCGCCGCTTATTAATCCTAATTTAATTAAAAAACAATTATTAGAAAGAATTAAAAAACATAAAAGTGATGAGAATAATAACAATAATAACAATAACGCTAATAACAACAATAATAATAATAATAACAATAAAAAAGCCAAGGAAGGCAAACTTAATACTAATGCCAATGACAATTCCAGTGAAGAAATTGGCGCATTTACAGATGAATTTATGGATTCAATAAATTATTTATCTTCCTTATCAAAACAAAAAAAAGAATTAGATACAAAAGAAAATTATGAAAAGACAGTAAAAGAAAAACGAGAGAATTTGTTAAGAAAAACTGTAAAAAATCCAACTAATTACTATCAGCATAATGAAGATAATATGAAAATAATGCCCTATGTTCAATTAGAATTACCAGAAGAATTACAAGAACCTGTTATTAATATAGAATATAATACTCCTGAAATAAAAATTAATAGTACTCCACAAAATGAGACGCCATATGGTTGTTTAAAAGGTGGACAAAAACCAACATATCGTGTATGGCAATCAACAAGAAAAAATCCTATTTCTACGCATCCTATTTCTACGCAACCTATTTCTACGCAACCTATTTCTACGCAACCTATTTCTACGCAACCTATTTCTATACAAAATTTTAGTCAACAAACCAATCATTTACCTAATTCTCAAAGTTATGAATTATCAGATAGAGAGAACAGATTAAAAATTCTTCAAGAAAAAATGAAAAAACAACAAGAATTATTACAATCTGAAAAAATGTTAATGTCTCAAAATGTCATTAAACCACAAATCTATGCGAATCAAAATATTCAATCAGAAAAAATAGAATTAGAAAATCCATTACAAGAAATAGTTGATGATTATATTAATGAGCCAAAAAAATTAATAAAAAAAACAATAAGAAGAAGATATACATTAGGTAAATCCGCATTAAAAAAACAAGTAGGCGTTTTAATTAAAGATCGCAATACTCGTAAAAAAATAATCAATGCTCATAAAGAATTAAAAAAAAATTCAATTAATGAAGTAAAAAAATATTTAAAAGATCATGGATTATTAAAAGCCGGAAGTAATGCTCCAAATGATGTGATAAGAAAAATATATGAATCATCTATATTAACTGGCGACATTACAAATAATAACAAAGATGTATTATTACATAATTTTTTAAGTGAAACAGAAATTTAATTATAAATTATGAATTATGAATTATGAATTATGAATATATACTCTATTTATACGATAACTTACATGAGTTAATATTTCTAATGGAATTGTTTTAGATAAATTCGCTATATCAAAAATAGTTTGAGGACAATTTTGCCCATTTCCAAAAATATATACTTTATCATTTACTTTATCAATATCTTTTGATTCAACAACTATTTGATCCATACTTATTAATCCTAATACTTTTCTCTTTGTTCCATTAATGTATACATATAATTTTAAAGACGTATTTCTTGGTATTAAATCTGCATAACCACATGGCAATATACATATTTTCATTTTCCTAGGAGCAATATATTTCCAATCATAGCCTATTCCATCCCCTTTTTCTACTTCTTTTATTTGAATTATATAAGATTTTAGAGACATCGTTGGATATAAATTTTTATTTATTTTAAAAGAAGGCGGTATTCCATATATTCCAGATCCTGGACGCGATAATGTAAAATCTGACACATCATAATTTAAACAACCACCTGTATTTGCTATATGAACTAATGGTGGTTTTATTCCAATTTTATCTAAGTTATTACGTAATTCTCTAAATTTACGTAATTGTTCATTCACAATAGGACTATTTTTTATTTCAGAACATATTAAATGTGACATCATTCCAACTATTTCTATTTGAGGACATTTATTTAATATTTTAAATGTATCTATTGCTTTATCATAAGGAACTCCTGCTCTATTTATTCCAGTATCTACAAAAACAGTAATTTTTATTTTTTTATTTTTAGGTATTAAACTAATAAATTTTGGTATTGTTTTTTCATCAAAAATAGCTATATCAAGATTCATTTTTAAAGCGCGTATTAATTCATGTCCATCTATATCATATAACCATGATAAGATGCGACCTTTATCACCATTTTTTCTTAATAAAATTGCTTCTCCCAATGTAGCAACACCAATATATTTTATATCCATTTTTCTTAATATTTTGGACATTTCTATTAATCCATGGCCATACGCATCAGCTTTCAAAACAGGCATTAATTCTGTTCCAGTTTTTTGTTTTAAATAATTTACATTATTTCTGATAGCATTCACGTCTATAATTGCTTCAATATCTTTATCTAAAGAATGAATATAATTTATTTTGCATGTTCTTGTTTTTATTGGCGTTGTTTTTTTTATTTTTTTTGTTGTTATTTTTTTTGTTCTTGTTTTTTTTGTTTTTAGTTTCATATATATACTTTTATTTTATAATTATAAAATTTAAATAATATAATTATATATTATGTCTAGAGTGAAAAGCGCAAAAAGCGTAAAAAGTAGAAAAGGTATGTCAACTATATTAGAAGGTAATGAAAGCATAGAAAATTCTGAGAGCGTACAAGCAGTAAATAGTATATTATCTAATGCTATTGAAAATAGTGCTGCCCAAGAAGAAACCCTATTATTAGAAGAAGAATTATTTAGAATTCCTTCTATTATTACTATAGCAATAATATCGCATGGTCAAGATATGCCCAATGATCCTTTTTTTGATGAGAATGTAAGAATATTAAGTTATGCTGGTAGAAGTGGTTCTGTAACTTGGTTAGACCCCAAAGCATTAGATAATATTAACAAAGATTTTGATAAGCATCATTTAGAATATCAAAGAGGATTGCCAACGAAGAGTAAAAAAAAATATATTGAAAAATTGTATGAAGATTTTCCAAATGCGAATAAATGTCAACGAATGCCTGATTTTCATTTTTTAAAAGATGGTTCTGTAACCCCAATAAGTAGTTATAATTTTTTAAAATCTCAATTTTTAAGTGAAGCTACAGACAAAGATGGTGCTATTGTTGAACGACCATATAACCCATTAGAATATCTAAAATCAATACATAATAATACATCTGCGGCAAGAACAAGACAAAGTAGAGGTTCGCGTCCGCTTACTAGAGAAGACCTATTTACAATTGAAGATGCGGAATCAGCATTAACACATCGCATGTATACGCCAGTTATAAATAAATTATATCAATTTTCAGATAGTAAAAATCCAACCATAGTAAATGATTTTAAATTTGGTATTCATGTTATAGATATATGTAATTATGACCAAAAACAGCCAGGTCGCGTAAATATTAAGGTCGGCGATAATTTATTAAAATCAAAGACAGCATTTAATAGAGGATTTTCATCTTATATTGAAAGTGCGAATAATATTGTTTCATTACAATATCTTTGCGAATATTTACATTCATTAGGATTTAATATTATTAATATTATAGATGTCGCCTGTAGAGCTTACAAAAATCGTGATTTTACAGAAAAAGAATCATTAAGACCCAATTCGCCAACTTCAACTATGTCTCCAAAATCGTATGCTAGAAATCGTATTTCTTTATACGAATCTTTAAAAACATTACAAATGAATAGAGGACATGGTTTAAAAACTCGTAAAAAAATAAATAAAAAATCTAAAAAATCAAGGTCCAAAAAATCAAGATCCAAAAATTAAAATCCAAAAATCAAAGTCTAAAAATAAAAAATAAATGATAATTATTAAAAAATATTTTATATATATTTATTGTAAGTATGGAAACAACTAAAAATAACTTAACAGATAGTCAAAAACTATTTTTTGACGATTTAAGCAAATATTTAGATAATACGCCTATTTATTTTTTTGGTAGCATTCAACGAGATGATTATTTTCCAGGAAAAAGTGATATTGATGTGGATATTTTTACGGATAACGAACAATCTATTATAAATAAAATGCAACATTTTTTACATGCCAAAAAAAGCGATTTTAAAAAATTTGTATGGAGATTAAATAGTAATAATAACATGATTTATGGTTATAAAATAATGTTTAAAAATCCTGAAGATAATTTTAATACAGAGTTTTCTATTTATAATGAAAATGCAAAAGAAGATATATTAAATGAACATAGATATAAAATGGTATTACCTTTTTATATAAATTGGTTGTTAATAATATTAAAAAATTTATATTACACATTAAATTTAATTGACAAACATTATTTTCGTTATTTAAAAAAAAAATTATTAACTATTGGTTTAGGATTGCCAGATGATGATTTTTCCATAATAGACAGGCATTAAGATATAATTTTTATTGTATTATGAATTATATTAAAGAACAAATGATATATATAAGTACTATTAAGTTTAGAGTATTTATATATGGCACTAGTAAAAGAATATTTTGAATTAACACAAAAATATAAATTAGAATATGGTAAAAATACAATATTGCTTATGCAAGTAGGTGCATTTTTTGAGGTTTATGCGCTCCAAAATAAAAAAACAGCCGAAATAACCGGAAGCAATATTGTAGATTTTTCACAAATATGTGATTTAAATATAGCAGACAAAAAATCGTGTATAAATCAAGAAAATGTTATTATGGCTGGCTTTAGCCATTATATGATTGATAAATATTTGAAAAAATTACAGGATGCTGGTTATACAATTGTAGTTTATACTCAAAATTCGGATGATGTCAAGACGAGAAATTTAGCTGGAATTTTTTCTCCAGGCACTTATTTCTCTCCAGAATCTTCTCATATAACTAATAATACAACAGCAATTTGGATAAATGTGATTGATGTAGGGACTTCTTTTCTTTTGAAAAAATTGACTTCTGATAAAAATAATAACAATAACAATAATAATAAAAATAACAAAAATAAAATTGTACAAGTAGGATTATCAAATATTGATATTTATACTGGAAAAACATCTATTTTTGAATTTAAAGAAACGTATCTAAAAAATCCAACAACCTTTGATGAATTAGAACGTTTTATTTCTATTTTTAAACCCAGCGAGGTATTAATTATTGGTAATATAACAGAAAATGAAATGAATGAAATATTAAATTTTGCAAACGTAGACTGTAATTCTATTCATAAAATTTCACTATTAAATGATGTATCTGATGTATCCAAATCTGAAATAGTTAAAAGAGCATTCAACAGTGAGAAACAAATATATCAAAAAGAATTATTTACACGTTTTTATAAAATCAATGATTATGATAGTTTCTTTCAAAATTTCTACGAAAACACAATAGCAACACAATCTTTTTGTTTTTTACTAGATTTTATTTATCAACATAATCCTAATTTAATTAATAAAATTGCGGAACCTCAATTTGAAAATTGTAGTGATCGTCTTATATTAGCAAATCACTCATTAAAACAATTGAATATAATAGATGAAAATCCAAATAATAAAAAAGGAAGACTGTCATCTATTGAAAAAATGTTGAATATTTGTATCACTTCTATGGGTAAGCGCCGTTTTTCCTATCATTTTTTAAATCCGACTACTAATATTCAATATTTACAAAATGAATATAATACAACAGACTATATACTTCAAAATTTATCTACTTTTGAATTCTTACCCAGTAAATTATCCTGTATAAAAGATATCTCAAAATTAAACAGACAGATTATTATGAAAAAAATATCACCAAAAATGCTTTTCCAATTTTATAAAAATTTATTCAATATAAAAGAAGTATATGAAAATATTTGCGATGATAATATATTAACAAACTACTTAAAGACCACAACAGATTTTCCTTTTTATTGTCAAGAGTTGATTGAATTTTTTGAAACCAAATTAGATATGCCAATGTGTGAAGACATTGAAAACACACAACAATTTGATATTAATTTCTTTAAAAAAGGCGTAGATGCGGAATTAGATAACAAAACATTATTATTGTTTGATTCAATAGATATGTTAGAAGCGATTCGTCAACATTTTAATAAAACAATTGCCAAATATGAAAAAGCTGGTAGCAAATCTAGTAAAACAAATTCGGATTATGTAAAATTACATGAAACTGAAAAGAATAATATTAGTTTAGTTTCCACAAAAAGAAGATGTACCTTATTAAAACAATCAATTAGTTCAACGGAAGAAACAATTTGTCTCTCGTATAAATCTTCTTATAACAATAAAGATTGTTCATTTAATTTAAAAATCTCTAAAGATATGTTAGATTTTCAAAAACAAACAGAGAGCAATGATACTATTAGTATTCCAATTGTCAAAGCATTATGTAAAACAATTTCAGTTACTAAGATTCATATGAAAGAATTATTAACACAAGTTTATTATAAGCAAATTGTTGAAAAATTAGAAGATTATCAAATACAATTTGATACGATTATAGAATTCGTAACAATGATTGATTTTATTTATGCGAAAGCTATGATTGCCAAAAAATTCAATTATTGTAAACCAGAAATTATTGATTCAGAAAAATCTTTCATTAACGCAACAGGTCTTAGACATGGATTAATTGAACATATTCAACAAAATGAATTATATGTTGCCAATGATATTATGTTAGGTCAAGCAGAACAAATAGATGGTATCCTATTATATGGCACTAACGCGGTAGGTAAAACCAGTTTTATTCGTTCTATTGGAATAGCTGTTGTAATGGCTCAAGCTGGATTATATGTGCCTTGCCAATCATTTCAATTTTCCCCTTATAAATATATTTTTACTCGTATTCTTGGCAATGATGATATTCATAAAGGTCTCTCCACTTTTGCTGTTGAGATGTCTGAATTAAGAACCATTTTAAGATTAGCCGATAAAAATAGTTTAATATTAGGAGATGAATTATGCTCAGGTACAGAAAGTATTTCGGCAAAAAGTATTTTTGTTACAGGAATACAAATGTTAGCAGAAAAACAATCAAGTTTTATTTTTGCTACACATTTACATGAAATTATTAATTATGATGAAATTACTGAGTTGCCAACATTATCTCTCAAACATATGGAAGTAATTTATGATAAAGAAAAGGATTTATTGATTTATGATCGTAAATTAAAGGACGGACCAGGCGATAATATGTATGGATTAGAAGTGTGTAAATCACTTAGTTTGCCTGATGAATTTTTAGAAAGGGCTCATAATATTCGTATGAAATATAATGAAACATCAGGAAGTATTCTTTCTCTCAAGACATCTCATTTTAATAGTAAAAAAATAGTCACCATGTGTGAAATCTGTGGTTTAGAAATGGGTAAAGAAGTACATCATTTACAGCATCAACAAGACGCAAATGATGATGGTTTTATAACATTAAAGGATGGGTCATCTTTTCATAAAAATCACCCTGCTAATTTATTATCTTTATGTGAAAAATGTCATGATAATACACATAAAAAAGATACTAAAAAAGTAAAAAATGAGAAAATTGAAAAAAATGGGAAAACTGACAAAATTGATAAAAAAATAAAAACGAGTAAAGGCATTACTGTAAATATATTTTAGAGAAAAATAATAAAAATTTTATTATATTCTAATCAAAGTAGCTAATAAAGGACTATAAATAATTCGTATATTACAAACATCTATATACCATTTCCAAAATGCTTCTAAAACAATTGATTTATTTAATTATACTTTGCGACATAAGCTGCCATACTTATATGATAATATCTTTCTTCAACGTCTTGATCCACCTTTCTTAATAGGAAGGTGAGTAGTAACAGGAACAGAAAGAACAGAACCATATCCTCCTCCTCTTCGGCGCCTAGATCCACCTCTCTTACACTTTTTCTCATTTATAACGCCCACTTGTGGGCGATAAATGAGTATAAAGGCAACGTTACATTGCGCATTTTAATCGCCCAATGGTATAATAGGAGAAGGAACAGAAGCGTATGCTCCTCCTGTTCTTCCTCCTCTTCGGCGTCTTGATCTACCTCCATTTGGTAGTACTACTCCATGTAGGTGGACTCCTCCTCTTCGGCGTCTTGATCTACCTCCATTTGGTAGTACTACTCCATGTAGGTGGACTCCTCCTCTTCGGCGTCTTGATCTACCTCCATTTGGTAGTACTACTCCATGTAGGTGGACTCCTCCTCTTCGGCGTCTTGATCTACCTCCATGTAGCGGTGGACCATTACGTTGGACTTGTGGTTGTACTACTCCATGTAGCGGTGGACCATGACGTTGGACTCCTCCTCTTCTAGTTCTACGCGCATTTCTTCTACTTTTCATTATATTATATGTTTAGAAATTAATTTACAAATTTTTATAAAAATTTTATAATTATTATAAAATTTTTATAAAAATTTTATAATTATTATATTATTCAATATCTACATGAGTTAATATATGTCTTCTGCAGCACATTTTTCGTAATCCTAATTCGTCCATGACTTCTCCTTCAATCGTTTTTTCATGAAAATCTTTTGTTAAATATAACACTCTCTCTAAATCTATTCCTTTTGCCAATTTCTTCTTTCTTACTTCTTCAGTATATTGTCTATATTTATCCGCAATAACCATTCCACATGTAAAACATTTAATTGGTATAATCATCTTTTATATTATATTTGTTTATATTTAATATTCTTTATTTTCAATTCAATTTTTATTATAATTATTTAATTTTATATTATTGTTTATATTAATGTTTAAATTTTAGTTAGGACAATTTCCATAACATTTATTCATATAATAATAAGAATCAAAATCTAATTTATTACCTGAATTATCAGATTTAAAAGTTGGTCCAGTATTTCCGCCAGCATAACATTTTTCTTTTTTGTCGGTTTTTGCCAATACGCAACAACTTGTATTTTTACAATTAGAATTTGTTAAACTATTACACGCCTGTTCTAAATTTCCAGCGCTTTCATCCGATTCATAAAATTTACAAAAATTATCTTCTAAATTAGTTGTTGCGCTACTTGGAATTGTCGATTGATTTTTCATACCTTCTATTCCAAGAAGATATGATTTATAATTAATTAAAAAAAATATAATATATATTAAAATTCCTATTGTTAAAAATAAAGGTATTAGATTTTTGAATTTTTTTATATTGGATATATTAGATATATTCATTTTATTTCTAATATATATTCATATTTTAGAATTTAAAAATACTTAAATATGTAAAAATATATGAACAAAATTGATTATTTTAAAACACTTCAAAATCCATTTTTAATAGACATTGAAGATAAAACGGAATATTCAAATGAAGAATTAAATCATATACAAAATTTATTAAGAGAAAAATATATAGATGATGTTGTTGAAGATGAATATAATGAAAATTTTAAATGGCCTTTTTATTGGGTGAGAGATAGATGTGCTAAAGGTATAAATATGACTATTATTGATTTATCTAATAATATTTTGCCTACACAAAATTTATATAAATTAGGCGATGGAGGAAATGGAAAAAATTGTTTTGTGTGTTATTCATCATTAAATACTGATAGAAATGATTATTCAAAAACAATACTTCAATCTCTAGAAGAAGTCGGTTTTAATGGTTATTTTTATATATTTAATGGTGGATTTCCAAATCCCACAGGCACTGAAATGAAATATGTCGGAGTGCCTTATTCTTTCAAAATATTCATGATATTAGAAGCACAAAAAAAAGGTTTTGATCAAGTAATATGGTTGGATGCTGCTTGTTATGCTTTAAATAATCCTGAAAAATTATTTGATTTTTTAAAAGAACATGATGCTATTTTTAGACCATTTTATCCACATGTTCTTGAACCTAATCCAAATATTGATTTTTATGACCTTGTAGTTCTTCCAAGTACTATTGATTTGTTAAGTAATATGATGAAACGAAATATTAAAGAAGATATTAATATAAATAGTATTGTTTTTGGGTTAAATTTATCATCACCAATGATTCAAAGATTTATTAATGAATATTACGAAATGGTTAAATTAGGACTCCCTTTTTTATCTACTTTTCCAGAAGAATTTGTATTTTCTTGTCTTTTTAATAAACCTGAATATAAATATGTTTTTAATTACAATCACAATGAAGTTAGTAGATTATATGTCAATGATTATAATTTAAATCAAATAGAAGCTAAAGCACATGGTTATTATTTTTCGCAAAGATTTTATAAATAATGGTATTCAAATCTTAATTTCTTTAGATAATATATAATATGAGAAGTAATAAAAGAATGCGTAAAACAAAAAAACAAAGACTATGGAAACAAAAAGGATGCAGTAATTTAGCAAACAAGTCTAGAAAAGGTAAAACATTAAAAAATGGAGGCGGATGTGGTTGTGGATTACCGTTTATGGGAGGCGTCAAACATAAATCAAAAAAAATGTGTATTAAAATGGGTGGCGGTAGTGCTAATTTACCACCATTACCTCCGGCATTAGTTGGTGCACCATGGACTCCTAATATTAGTAATTGGCCTGGAGTAGCTGGTCAAGATGGCGTTACTAATTATTATCCAATGAATCAATATCATGTTGATCCACAAACACAAGTTATGCAAGAAAGAGCTGGACCATTATTTACAGGAACTTATACTGGGGGAAGAACTAGAAAACATAGAACAAAGAAAGTAAGAGGCGGTGGATTAATACCACAGGATTTACTAAATATTGGAAGAACATTTACGTATGGATTAGGAAGTGCGTATAATGCGGTAAATGGTTATACGCAACCAGTTAGTCCTTTACCTTATATGGATCAATTGCGAAGCAGTGTTAAGATCTAAAATAAAAAATAATACTAAAAAATATAAAAAATAAAAAACATAAAATATATTCTGTAATAAAAATATATTTTATCTATACATATTTCATAATGGCATTTCCAAGAAAAATGAAAGAATTATGTACTCCTGCTTTTTTATATTTCGTGATTTCTATTGTTGGATTAATCATATTAGTTATTCAAAATTTAGGCAATCATAATGTATATAATCTAGGTTCATTTTCAGCAAACGTTCCAAATACTACCATTATTTTTATTGTTAAATTTATATACATTTTATTCTGGACATGGTTTTTGAATTTAATTTGTAAAGATGGCCATTCTGGAATAGCATGGTTTTTATTTCTTATTCCATTTATTTTACTCTTTGTAATTATGGGAATGATTATGATATAATAAATTCTTTATTCATTCTCTTTACCCAAAGACCTGTAATTTAGAACAGGCCATTCCTATTAATATAATTATCATTCCTATATAATCGTCTATCGTAGTCCCAATCTTTAACCAATAATTATTTGTCACGATTTGCCCTAAGAAATCAAATACAAAAGACGATAAATTTAACTGCGCTGGATTTAAAAAAGTATTTCCAATTCTTTGTGCTGGTACTAAAATTAACCACTCCATTGTCGCCCAGAACTCACTACTTAATAATTTATTATATATAGTCGCTTCTTTGCCTTTTAAGGTGGTTTGCATAAATAATGCTAAATCCATACAAGCCACAATCAATATATTTAGAAATATCCAATATAAAACTGTAAATGTAAAATTCATTTTCATTCTAGTATTTATTTATATAATACAAATATACAAATATATTTACATATTATATATTATTAATCGAATGATTTTAAATTTGGATACTTCTAAACCGTTACAATATATTGCTTATTTATTATTATTTGTTACTGGTCAAAGTTTGTCTATGTGGGGTCAATATGTTACGCTTCCTTTTAAAAATTTAACTTATTGGCAAGCTTTTACTATGGCAATACCTTTTGCTTGGGCAGATTGGTTTTTTATGACTTTTGCGATTAATATTGGTAATAAATATGAGTTGGCTACTCCGACTCAAGATACTTTTTTACTAATTATTCTTCAATTTACACTTGTATTATTAATTAATCAATTCTATTTAAAACAAAAAATATACAGAAGTGATATTATTGCTTTTGGCATTCTTCTTATAGGATATTTTATTAGTTTTTTCCATTTAGTATCCAAAGCATTGAATTTACCTATTCACAAAACCGCAAACAAAAAAGATGACCAGCAAGATGAACATTTTGAAAATCAAACAAAATCCGCAAAGAAAATAACAAAATATACAAAGGTTTCAACTAATAAAAAAAATAAGAATAAGAAAATTAAAAGAAGTGAATAAAAAACAAAAAAAACAAAAAATAAAAAACAAAAACAAAAAACAAAAAATAAAAAGATCTAATCATAATATAAGGATAATGAACTCTTCTATTATGAAACTAAAAAATGGTATATCATATGATTTAAATGGATGGAAATACATTTCTATAAAAGGCTCACCGAGAGAAAGAGGATATGCGCACGGATATTTTGTAGCAAAAGAGTTTAAAGAAATTCAAAAAATGTTGAATTTTATTGTTTATGAAGATTATGGTGAAACATGGGATACTTTTATTAAAGCAGGCAAGGAACTTTATGAAGAAACATTAATAAAAGAGTTTAATGAATATTATCTTGAAATGAAAGGTATAGCAGAAGGTATCAATGCAGGCGGAACTAAAACAGATTTGGATGAAATTATTGCTTGGAATAATTATTTTGCTTTAACTGAAAATTGGATTGCTCATAGAGATGATGACGCGACTGGTTCGTCTGTTAAACAACATCATGGCGAAGGTGGAGGTTTGCGAAATAAAGGAAAAGGACAACAAGAAAGATGTAGTGCGTTTATGGCAACTGGCAAAGATTTTACAGACGATGGTAAAATCGTTTGCGCTCATAATAATTTTTCTAATTTCGTAGATGGACAATATGCGAATTGTGTTATTGATATTCAATGTGATAAAGGTAATCGTATTTTATATCAAGCGTTTGCTGGTTTTATTTGGTCTGGTACTGATTTTTTTGTAACAAGCAAAGGAATTATTGGCACTGAAACTACAATTGGCGGTTTTCTCCCTTTTGAAAATAAATTACCTATTTCTTGTAGAATTCGTAAAGCTATGCAGTATGGAAATAATTTAGATGATTATGTAGAAATTTTATTAAAAGGTAATTCTGGCGATTATGCGAATTCATGGATGTTTGGTGATATAAATACAAATGAAATCATGTTACTAGAGCTTGGATTAAAATATCATAGCGAAAAACGAACTAAAAATGGATATTTTGTTGGGTTTAATGCGCCATATGATCCTCGTATTAGAAATTTAGAATGTGCTGATACTGGATATGATGATATACGAAGACATCAAGGTGCACGAAGAGTGCGTTTAACTGATTTAATGGAAGAACATAAAGGAAAAATAAATATAGACATTGCTAAATTGATTATTGCCGACCATTATGATGTCTATTTAAACAAGACAAATCCTTGTTCTAGGACATGTTGTTCTCATTATGATTTAGATGCAAGAGAATATATGTCTGACCCAAGTAGACCAAAACCGTATGCTCCTCGTGGCGCATTAGATGGTTGTGTAATAGATGGAACTATGGCAAAAAATATGTCTTTTGAATTGCGATATGGAAATTCTTGTGGAACGCCTTTTTTGAAAGATGAATTTTGCGACCAAAATAGGCAATGGGCATATCTAAGACATTTTTTACATGATAGACCGCAATTACCTTGGACAGTATTTTCAATTACTAATAAGCGAAACGATAGGAAGCAAAGTATAACACAAAACTTTAGAAGAAATTTAAAAAGAACAAGAACAAGAACAAGAAAAAATAAAAAATAAAGATATATATATATGTCGCTTACAGGAATAAAATGGGCAAAGCCTAATAATTTAGTGCCGTTAGAGCCAGAAGAATTAGTTAAGGGTGAAATGTATTATATAGAATTAAAAGTAAAAGCAATATTTGATTATAAACCGGTAGCATCAAAATATACAGGAATATTTCAAAAATTATATCCTGCTGATAATAGTTTATTAGGTTTTAAAGAAATATTTATGACCGCAGCACAAGCACAATTAAATAGTAGTAATAGCGACCTTCAAATTCGTCTGGGTTTACCAACTGTATTTTATATAGAAAAACATAGTTATAATATTTATGAAATAAAGAAAGATAAAATGGTAACAGAAGAAGTTTATAGAGGAATTGCTAAAAAAATTCAAGATTTAAATGATAGAGAATTGCAAGGAAGCGAAGAAGCTATGCAACAAAACCAAATATTAGAAGATTTTTTAAAAAGTATTAGAGAAGATGAAACGGATTCAGCAAGACTACAAGAAACACACAATCAAAAATTAGCAAATGAATTTATGGGTTCTACACATCAAGGCAATCTTAAAGTTAATAGACAACAACAGGCATTAATGGAAGAATTAAGAGAAAAAAGCCCACATCAACAAATGATGAAAAAATTAGCAGAAGAAGCAGACCAAGAACGAAGAGATGAAGTAAATGAAAGAATTAAAAAAATGGAACAAAGGGAACAGGAACAAAAGCAACCTAATAATGCCGTAATGAATGACTTACAAGAAGTTATACAAAGCTCTAATCCTAGCATACCTTTGACACATAGTATAATGAAAAAAATTAAAGGTTATGTTGGTGAAGACATTGTTCACAAAGGTGGTAAAAAAATCAAGAAATCTAGAACAAAAAAAACTAAAAAATCTAAGAAATCTAAGAAATCTAAGAAATCTAAGAAATCTAGAACAAAAAAATCTAAGAAATCTAAGAAATCTAAGAAATCTAAATAAAATAGAATAAAATAGAATAAAATAGAATAAAATAGAATAGAATAAAATAGAATAAAATAAAATAATTTTAAATATAAAATTATATACATTTAAAATTATATGCTTTTAATATATTACAATAAGCATGGCAAAAGACTTATCAACTATATCATGGGAATTAATTAATAAATATTTTAAAGAAAATCCATATAATTTAGTAGCACATCATTTAGATTCTTATAATGACTTTTATGGACAAGGATTAAATAATATATTCAAGGAAAACAATCCTATTCGTTTCATAGAGAGAGAAGACAAGGATAATGAAAATGAAAATAGAAACGAATGTTCATTATATTTAGGTGGAAAAAGTGGCAATCGTATTTATTTTGGAAAACCAATTATTTATGATGATAATGAAAAAGGCGCACATTTTATGTATCCAAATGATGCTAGATTAAGAAACATGACATATGGCATTACTATTCAATATGACGTAGAAGTTGATTTTACATTTTACATAGATGATGAAAAAAAAACACATTCCATCCTTTTAGAAAAAATCTATTTAGGTCGTTTTCCTATTATGCTTCAATCTAATTTATGTATATTAAAAGGTCTTTCTACCGAAGTACGTTTTAATATGGGTGAATGTAAGAATGATTACGGAGGCTATTTTATTATTGACGGAAAAGAAAAATCTATTTTGCCGCAAGAGAAATTCGCTAATAATATGATATATATTAAAAAAAATAAAGACGATAATGTATATAGTTATTCCGCTGAAATACGTTCTGTTAGTGAAGATGCGTCTAAACCCATTAGAACAACCGCTATTAAAATTGTAGCTCCTTCTACTGTTCTCTCCAATAATCAAATGGTAGTTACTGTTCCTAATGTTCGTAAACCAGTTCCGCTCTTTATTTTAATGCGCGCATTAGGCGTTATTTCTGATAAAAGCATTATTGAATATTGTCTCCTAGATTTAAAAAGAAATGAACCATATATAGACCTTTTTATTCCGTCCGTTCATAACGCTCTTCAAATATTTAATCAAGAAACCGCATTACGATATATTGCGTCTTTTACAAAAAGAAGAACTATTACTAGCGTTTTAGAAATATTAATGAATTATTTTTTACCACATTTAGGTGAAAAGAATTTCTTGGATAAAGCCTATTATGTTGGATATATGGTGAATAAATTATTGCGTGTTTACGCAAAAGATGACAAACCAACCGATCGCGATAATTATAAATTTAAACGAATTGAAATGACTGGAACATTATTATATGATTTATTTCGTGAATACTTTTTAATTCAAAGTAGAGATATTGGACAAAAAATAGACAAGGAATTTTATTATCATAGCGGTAAGTATAAATCAAATTTTATTGATTTAATTTTAGAAAATTATCATGCTTTTTTTAAAGACCGTATTGTAGAAACTGGATTTAGAAAAGCATTCAAAGGAAATTGGGGTTCAGAAGCACATACGAAACGAATAGGAGTTGTTCAAGATTTAAATCGTTTATCGTGGAATACTTTTATCTCTCAATTAAGAAAATTAATATTACCTTTAGATGCAAGTGCTAAGGTTGTTGGACCTCGTTTATTAAACTCATCGCAATGGGGATTTATTGACCCAATTGATACTCCTGATGGAGCAAATATTGGTCTTCATAAACATTTATCAATTAGCACATTAATTACAAATGGTTATTCTTCATGGCCACTTATTAAATGGTTAAGAGCCAAAACATCTATTCGTATTTTAGAAGAATGTAATCCAGAGTTTTTAAGTAATTTAACCAAAATTTTTGTAAACGGTGTATGGATTGGTGGTATAGAAAGTCCAATTGAATTAGTTAAACTGTTGAAATTATATCGTAGAAATGGTATTATTCCTATTTATACCAGCGTTTCATTTGATTATAACAATAATGAAATATCTATTTACAGTGATGGTGGAAGATTAATAAGACCCATCTATTATTTAGATAAACCTGAAATAAATGCTCCCGGAAAAATCAGTTTTGAGAGAAAAGATATTTTGAAAAAGATTCTAGACAACGAATTTACATGGCAAGAAATAGTAAGCGGATTTAAAGAGAAAAAAGTAGCAGATTTCAATTATAAAAAAAATACTTTATATGATTTGGAAGAATTATATCCGGATCTAAATACTCTTGAAAAAGTAGAAACAGAATTAGAAAATAATAAATCTGTAGTAGATTATGTAGATACATCAGAAGAAGAAGGCATTTTAATTGCTTCTAATTTAGATGATTTAGTAAAGAATAAATTTTATACGAATGTAGAAATTGATCCATCCCTTATTTTGGGTGTTATGGGTAATCTAGTTATTTTTCCTGAAAACAATCCTGTGACGCGTAATTCTTTTTCTTGTGGTCAAAGTAAACAGGCTGTTTCTGTTTATCATTCCAATTATCAAATGCGTATTGATAAGATGGGAGTTGTATTAAATTATGGTCAAACTCCAATGGTTAAATCACGCTATTTAGAATACTTTAATAATGAACAACAACCTTATGGCGTAAACGCAATTGTTGCTATCATGTCTTATACTGGATATAATGTGGAAGATGCTATTTTAATTAATGAAGGGTCTGTTAAAAGAGGAATCTTTAATACAACTTATTATTCTTCTTATGAGGCGAGAGAAGAAAGTTCTAAAGTAAATGAATCTACTTCTAATTCTCATTTTGCAGACGTAATGAGTAAAAATGTAGTTGGTATAAAACAAGGTTATGATTATAGTAATCTAGATAAATATGGTCTTATTCGTGAAAATACTCCTTTAAATGATAAAATGGTTGTTATTGGAAAAGTGACATCTAATACAGAAAATTCGGATAGTGTTATTGATGACTCGGTATTTCCTAAGAAAGGACAGCTAGGATTTGTTGATAAATCTTTTATTACAGAGGGTGAAGAAGGATTTAGAATAGCAAAAATTCGTGTTCGCGAAGAACGCCTACCTGCGATAGGTGACAAAATGGCTTCGCGCGCCGGACAAAAAGGAACGGTAGGTCTCATTATTCCTGAAGAAGATATGCCTTTTTGTGCGGACGGAACGCGACCAGACATGATAATTAATCCGCATGCTATACCATCTCGTATGACCATTGGGCAATTAGTAGAATCTTTATTGGGAAAAGTATGTGTTTCTTATGGTGGATTTGGTGATTGTACAGCGTTTCAAACAAAAGGTCCAAATACAGAAGTGTATGGTCAAGCATTAGTGAATGCAGGATTCCATTCAAGTGGAAATCAAATATTATATAATGGTTATACTGGAGAACAATTATATTCAGAAATTTATATGGGTCCTACCTATTATATGCGTTTAAAACACATGGTAAAAGATAAGATTAATTATCGTGCTCGTGGTCCAAATACACAATTAACAAGACAACCAGTTCAAGGAAGAGCAAATGATGGTGGTTTACGTATTGGTGAAATGGAAAGAGACGGCGTCATGGCTCATGGCGCGTCCGCTTTTTTGAATGATTCTTTTATGATTCGCGGAGATGAATATTTTATGGCGGTTTGTAATAAAACAGGAAATGTGGCAATATATAATGAAGCATTGAATCTGTTTTTAAGTCCGTCTGCGGATGGTCCTATTAAATTCAAAGGAACGATGGATGGCAAATTGAATATAGATAATATTAGTAAATTTGGTCGTTCGTTTAGTATTGTTAGAATTCCTTATTCTTTAAAATTAATGATACAAGAACTTCAAATTATGAATGTAAATATGCGCATTATTACAGATGATAATATTGATCAATTAATGAGTATGTCTTATTCTAATAATATTAATAAATTATTACAAAATGATGATACTAATGTAAAGCAATTAATTACAGAATATTCTCATAAAATGAGGACACGTGTTAATGAAAATTCTGCTAAAAAAAGTGAGGCTGAAAATAATCAACAAAGAATGAACAATCAAATGACGCCGCCAGATATGTCATCTGAATCGGTTGAATACGCAGTTGGTTCGCCAGCATATCAAAATTATTCTTCAAATGAACCACCTAATAATGATTCTAATTCACCTATGTATGTTGTTGGTTCTCCTGCTTATCAAGGACACTCACCAGAAGGTCCGTCGCCATCAGCATTTCCTGGTTCAAATTCACCTGCCTATGTTGTTGGATCTCCTGCTTATCAAGGACACTCACCAGAAGGTCTGCCACCATCATTTCCTGGTTCAGAATCTAATTCACCTGCCTACGCTGTTGATTCGCCTGCTTATCAAGGACAACAACTACAACAACAACTACCACAACAAGAACCAATTCGTCAATTAAATATTAAAAATCCTGAATTAAGAAATAAATTTGACTCTTTACCAGAAAGAGAAAGAAGAATTTTAATAGAATTATTAAATAAGAAAACAGGAGAAAAAGAACAAGAAGAAAAAAAAGAACTAGAGGCCAAAGAAGCACAGGCAAAATCAGAAGAGCCGCCTGGTATATTAGAGATAGAAGAACCAAAAGTGGAATCAGAAGATAAAGATAATATAAAATCAGAATCAGAAGAATCTAAATCTAGTGGTGGAGGAACTAGGTCTGTAATCATTAAGTTATAAATAATTAAATCACTAATTTACTAATTTACTAATTTACTAATTTACTAATTTACCAGTATAAGCAAAATCTTTAATTTTGATTCTTAATTTATTTACAAAACTCATATTATTATCTGTAACATATTGACAAGATAATAATACTCGCTTTTGATTTTTACATAATTTACTAGCTCTATGATATAAATAATCTCCTTCAAAACATAAACAATTATTATTCGTTAAATTGATACTCTTTATATTATTATTATCATCTTTTAATTGAAATTCTGTACATGTTAATTCATTTGTAATTGGAACTAATACTGTAAAAAATCTACCATTATAATAATTATAATCATAATGCCAATTAATCCAATCACCCTCTTTTTCATAAATTAGTATAGCACATGATGTTGGAAATGTAAGATCGGTCGGTTGTAACTTTAAATTAATTTTCTTAGATACTATTTTACACAATTCATTTTGATAATAATTTATTATATTTGGAGCATATTTCATTATATTTTGAGTAGATATAGTTACACCACTTTTATTAGGAAGCGCACAATTAAATAATGTTTCAGGATACATATGTATGGAGACATTTTTTTGAATAGATTTGTTATTTAACATAACATCTATATTTTTTGACAAATTAGAAGGCAACGCATTTTGAAATTCTTTATATAAAGAAAAATCTTTACTAGACACATAGTTTTTTTTAATTTTACATGAACCAGAATTATAACCATATACACATATGGATCCAACAAACAGAACAATAAATGTAATTATAACTATAAATGTGTAATGATAAATTTTATTATAATGATGTCTAATTAACTTTTTTTTACCAATTATTTTATTCATTCTTCTTTATACTATATTATTTTATATTATTTTATTATTTTTTTATTTTTTTATTTTATTATTTTTTTATTTTTATTATAATATAAAATTGAATTAAATTTAAAATGAAAATGTGTAGTATAAATATAATGGCAACTCAAAATACAAGTAGTTTAATCGCTTCTGTTTATAAATCAAGATTAACACTTCTGAAATTAATGGAAAAACAAGGATATAACATTGACGAATATGATAATTTTAGTATTAATGAAGTAAACGCAATGTTTCAAAACAAACAATTAGATATGCTTTTGGAAAAACCAAATAATAGCAATAATCCAGACGCAACAAAAAGAAAAATTTACATGAGTTATTATTTAGCAAAAACATTAAGACCTCAAAATATTCAAGAAATAATTGACGATTTGTTTAATTTAGAAGAAGTTTTAACAAAAGAAGATACTCTAATGATTATTATTAAAGAAGAAATGAATGAAACAACAATGAACTTATTAAAACATATTTGGGAACAAGATGGTATTTTCATTGTAATTCAAAGTTTAAAACGACTACAGTTTAATATTTTAGAGCATTCTTTAGTTCCAAGTCATCGCGTATTAAATGATGAAGAAGTACAGGTTGTCAAATTGCGATATAATATTGTTGATAATACACAATTTCCAGACATATCTAGATTTGATCCAGTAGCACAAGTTATAGGAATTAGACCTGGTCAAATATGTGAAATTATTCGTCCAAGTAAAACAGCAATTACAGGATATTTTTATAGAATGTGTATTTAAGAAAAATAAATTAAAAAAGTAAAGTAAATTAAAAAAGTAAAGTAAATTAAAAAGTAAAGTAAATTAAAAAAGTAAATTAAAAAAACAAAGTAAAAATAATACGATGATATATTAAATGAACGCAGTAGAACAAAATTATCAAAAATTAAATACATATAGTGAACAAATAAAATATGCCTTGGACGATTATAGAAAATCTTATATTTATTATAATACGAATCCTGACAATCAGGAATACGCACGTATTTTTTCCATTGATTCAGGAAATGTCACAACATTAAATAAAGATTTATTTGTTACGACAAATGATATACAAAAAAATATAGATGATTTGAATTTAAAAATAACCAGTTTAAATAGAAATATCAAATTAAACAAAACTATTAATGGTAAATTAATTACTGAATTACAACAATTAGAAGGACGAGAGAATGGTTCACAAGTATTAATTGATAATTCTAAAGAAAGTTATAAAACACAATATATTGCAAACTGGAATATGGTGGTAGGAATATTTATCACGATTGGTATGTTAGGAACTATATTTAGAAAATCCCATAGTTCTTCTAATACCGTATAATTTATAACGTATAATAAAATTATGTAAAATATTAAATTTATTATGCTAACATTATTTATTTTATTTGTTTTATTTTAATTGTTTTATTTTATTTGTTTTATTTATTTATTTAAGAAATATATAATTTTTTCGCAAATATAATCAACATCTTCTAAGGTCATCCCATGATGACATCCTAATAAAAAACCTTCAGACATAATTATGTCAGAGTTTTCAAATATATCAAAAAATTGTCTATATGCTGGATGTCTTGTTATATTTCCAGAAAAACATACTCTTGTTTGAATATTATTTTCTTCTAAAAATTCTAATAATTTCATTCTATTTTTAGTCATTAATGGAAATGCCATAAAAGGACTATTAAATTTATTTATAGGAAGAATAATTTTGTCTTCATTCTTTAAATTTTCTAAATATCTATTAAATAATGATTGACGAAGCTCTTTAAATTTTTCTAATTTTGTTAATTGAACTAAACCAAAGGCAGCATTCATTTCAGATGATTTAAAATTATATCCAATAACATCATATAAAAATTTATAATCATAAGGGATTCCGTCTATGCTATATTCAAATCTGGTAGTAATATCTTCTGAATTATCCCCTATTCTTCCCCAATCTCTATACTTTGTTGCCTGTTTTAATAATTTTTTATTATTAAACATTACCATACCTCCTGAACCGCCAGCAGTAATTAAATGACTTGAATAAAAACTTGTAATAGAAATATCTGTTTCTGGCGTAGAAGTAATAGTATCAGCAGAATCTTCAAAAAGTATCAAATCTGTATGGTTCCTTAATTCACGCCAATCTGGTTTTGATCCTATTAAATTAGGTAAAAGAATTACTTTTGTTTTATCTGTAATTTTATCTAAAACCTGTTTTACTGAAGGAACATAAGTTTGTAATTCAACATCGCAAAATATTGGTTTAAGCCCTGCCTGTAATATTGGAGCTAATGTAGTTGCAAATGTACAAGCCGGAGTAATCACTTCATCCCCTTCTTGAAGCGATAATGATTTTAATCCTAATAAAATAGCGGAAGAACCACTATTAACGAATAATCCATATTTTTTACTAAATAAATTAGATATTTCATTTTCAAATTGAATACTTTTAGGTCCAAATCCAGATAACCAACCATCATTTAAACTATCAACGACAGCATTAATTTCTTCTTCTCCGTAAGCTTGTTTTTGATTAGGGGCATACCAAATTTTTTTAGCCATTATATAATTATTAATAATATTAATATTTAAATAATATTACTCATAATTATATAAATGCGAATTTGTCCAATATGTTTATTAATATCAAAAAATAATTTAAAAAAAATCATAGATATAGATTTAAAATTAGTTAATAATATTAAACTAAATAATAATTTAAGCATAAAACTATGTAAGGATTGTAATTTTTATTTTTCAGATTCTAACAATACTCAAGAAGATTATAATACATATTATAAAACCTTTAATAATTATATAAATCAAAATTATTGTATAAACAAAGATGATAAATGTGCGCAATTTTTAAATAATAATATAAATATGAAAGATATTAATACAATATTAGATTATGGGTCTGGCAATGGAGCGTTAGCAAATTTATTATCTAATAAATTTAATATTGATAAATATGATATAGGAATGGAATTATTAAATAATAAATATGATTGCGTAATTTTATCTCATGTATTAGAACATATTTATGATTTAAATGTTTTTATTAATACTGTTTCAAAAAATATAAAGGATAATGGATTATTATATATTGAAATACCAAATGCGGATTTTTATGATAAATTTATAAATATTTGTCCATTACAAGAAATTAATATTGAACATATTAATTTTTTTTCAAAATATGCGCTTAATAAACTATTAATAAATAATGGTTTTTATTGTATTGAAATGTGTGACGATTATTTTGTATTAAATACTTCTAACTATTATGTAATTCGTGGAATATTTAAAAAATTTATAAATAATTATTCATTTGAAAAATACATATCCAATGGATTGGAAATAATTAATTCATTCAAGTTTAATAAATTAAAAAATATGAATATATATATTTACGGTTGTGGTCAATTTTTATTTAAAATAATTGATAAAATACAAAATATTTGTAATGTTATCAACGTTATTGATGATAATCCTTGTTATTCAAATTTAAAAATAAATAACATTGATATAATAAATTATGAATCATTTAAAAAAAAATATAAACTCGGAGACAATATTTTATTAACAACAATGATTCACAATCAAATAATTAAAGATAAATTATTATTAATAAATAAAAATATAAATATAATTGAATTATCAAATTTATAAATTCTTCTATTCTTTTTTCAATTCATTATTCTTTTCATATTTTTTAAAATATTTTTTACACAAATTTTCATCTTCTAAATAAAGGTTCCAGTTATTATTTAATTTTTTTAAGTACATTATAATATTATATAATAACTTTAATATTATAATTAAAATACGAATTTGTTAAACTAGTTTAACAATCATTTCATTTTTAAATTCTTCTCTATCCATAAAAGGATCCATATCTTCATAGGGTCTATTTGTAAATGTTCCATCTTCATTTTTAATTGCGTTTAATCTAGGGTATCTTCCTTGAATACAACAAAATATTTCTAATACAATTGTATCTTTGTAATTTATAAATTCTTCTATTCTTTTTTCAATATCATTATTTTCTTTAGCTGAAATATATTTTATTCCATAAGCATTTGCGACTTTTGATGTATCTGGAAAAGATAATCCACTACTACAATCAACTCCATATTTATTTTTAAAAAAATTAGTTTGCGTAATGCTAATAGCACCATATGAACCATTATTAAATATTAAAATTTTAATAGGTAATTTATATTGTACTATTGTTTGTAATTCTTGTATATTTAATTGAAAAGAACCTTCGCCTAATATAGGTATAACCATTTTATTTGGTTCTGCGATTTGAGCACCGATTGATGATGTTAATTCAAATCCCATATCTCCTTGACTACTATGTAAAAATTTATCATTTTTTTTAATTTTAACCATGTGCCATACATTTGTAACAATGGAACCGGAAGATGCTATTGTTATTTTATTTTCTGGAGCTTTTGAAAAAAATATTTTTAAAACGTAATATGGGTTAATTTCATTATCATTTATATTAGGAATTTCATACGCCCATTTATTTTTCCAATGTAAACATTTGTCTAACCACATATTATAGTTTTTATTTTCATAATTATAATTATCAAAAAATGTGTTTAAATCCATATTAATTTTAAGGTCATATTTTATATTATTTTTTTCTAACTCATTTTGGTCATTGTCAATATAAATTATTTTTGCCTCTCTTGCAAACCAATCTTCTCTATATCCAACAATACCTTGAGCCATTCTACAACCAAAAGATATAAGTAAATCACAATTTTGTAATGTAAAATTACCTGAACGGTCTCCAATTAGTCCTATTTTTCCACAATATAAATTATTATCATTTTCAATAACATCTGTAGCTAATATTGTTACAACTACAGGAATGTTATATTTATTTAAAAAATTATTAAATTTGTCTTCACATTTTCCTAATTTAATTCCATTTCCAGCAATAATTAATGGTCGTTCTGATTCTTGTAATAATTTAAAAATATTATCTAACTGTATTTGTTCTATATTATTTTGTTCTATATTATTTTTTAATAATGGAATTTCTATTTCATCTATTAACATTCCTTGAATATCAACCGGAATAGATAACCAAACTGGACCAGGACGACCATTAATGAGATTATAAAATGCTTCAACTAATATATTATTTAATTCAGAAATGTCTAATATTTCTTTAGCATATTTTGTTATTGGAGTTACCATTGATATAATATTGCAATCAGCACCGGCATAATGCCGTAATTTCATATTGTCCGTATTTATTTTACTAATAGTTTCTATGCTTTTTACTTGTCCGGAAATAAATAATACTGGTAAACTATCTTGATGGGCGACTAAACAAGGAGTTATCGCATTTGTTGCTGCACACCCAGCTGTTGTACATACTATACATGGTTTTGAATTTGTTTTACTATACCCAACAGCAGAATATCCACATGCTTGTTCATGATGTTGATAATAAATATTATAATTTTTATTATTTCCAAATGAATCATTTAAATGCATCGCAAAACCACCTGTTATTGTAAATAAAGTGTCTATTCCATTTTTATTAAAAAAATCTACAACATAATCACTAACTTTTATTTTCATAATATAAATATTTATAGTATTATTTATTTATATTATTTGTAGTATTATTATTATTCAATAATACAGTAATTAATATGACTATTTAATAAATTTTTAAATTTATATTTTGTTCCCAATTCTTCTAATGCTGCTATAGTTTCTCCTGGAAAGGATTTATAATTTAATTCATCAAATGCTATTATTGAGCCCTTTGCCATTTTAGGCAAAAGGTATTTTAAACAATTTTTTGTTGGTTCATATAAATCTAAGTCTAAATATAATAAAGAAACAATAATATGTTTATTATTTTCTAAAAAAATTGGCAAAGTTTCATTAACATTTCCTTTTATTAAACTATAATTCATTGGATTATAATAATAATCATTATGAATACTTATAATATTATTTAATTTATCATAGCAATTATTCGCAAAATCACCTTTTTCCCAAATAATATTAGATATATCATTTTGATGAATATCTGGAAATCCTTCAAATGTATCAAACCCATAAATTTCACGATAAACGTATGTTGGTTGTAAAATATTATGGCAATGAATTAAACTCATCAATCCATTTCCTGAACAAACGCCCATTTCTATTATAGCCCCTGGAACATCTGTTATTAATTTCATTAATTCATATCTTGCTAAAAATCTTTGAACAGCACCAGTCGGCGTATATAAGGCAAAATCGCTAACATGTTTGTCTGGTATTATATTTAAATTATTTATATATTTTAATGATTTTTGATTTGTTGATTTACAAATATAAGCTGGATTATTCATTTATAATAAATATAGATTTATTTATTTAAGTTAATATTCATTTAAATTATATATTTTCATAAATAAATTTTCATAATAAAACATATTTTTATTGTCTTCTTTCATTTTTTTAAATATATTATATATATCTTTTATTTTCATTTTATCAAATTTTTCAATAATATCTATAGCATATGTAACATGACAACCAAAATAGGAAGATAAAGCATAAATAATATTATAAGATAAATTGTTGCTACACGTTTTATAATTTGCTAAATAATTGTCTCCATATTCTAATATATCAACAAAATTATAATTTTTTTTATAATTTTTATTTAAATCCATCATAATTAATTCAGTTTTAGCATTTCCAGAACCTCTTCCATATCCTAAAACACAACCATCAATAATATCTACACCATATTTTAATGAATATAAGGCTTTACAAGTTCCATTATTCATATTATCATGTGCGTGAAACCCTATTTTAATATTAGTTTTAAAAATATCATTAAATAATAATTTTACATATGGTATTAAAGTTTCAATATAATTTAAATCAACTGACCCATAAGTATCAGCCATTATAAAATATGATATTTTTGTTTCAGATAATTTTTTACATATTTCATATAATTGTTCATTACTTATTTTATCTATTCTACCAATATTAAATGTTACTTCATAACCCAATTCAATTAATTTATTTATTTGTACTATTCCATCTAATAATTGTTTCATATCAAGATTTTTATCACCATTATCTTTTAAACTATGATAAGCCATTAATACGCGCACCATATTAATTTTAGATTGTGATTTTGGTACAAAATCTGCTATATCAAAAGCATTAATTGATACCATAACAGCAATTTTACAACCATCAATATCACCTATAACTTTATTAATATATTCTTCTTTACAAAAAAAACTCGGTCCATATTTATTTAACAATTCTATTTTTTGAAAATTTCTAAACCCAATTTCCATATAATCTACTCCTGATTTTGAACAAGCAATATAACACTCTTTAATTTGGTCATCTGTAAAATGCCAATTATTTACATAACCTCCATCACGAATAGTACAATCTAATAATTTTATATTATTCATTATATTAATTAGTATTATTATTTATATTATTATTTATATTATTATATTATTATATTATTAATTTATATTGTTATAATTTTCTATTATTAGTTTTAATTTATAATTATTTATAATATAATTATAATAAAAATATGATGAATTATTTATAAAAATAGTATCAATATTTTTAACTTGAGTAATTGAATGAATTCCTGTAATACTATCTTCAAACCCAATAATTTTTTTATTTGGAAAATCTTCTATAACTTTTAAATAACATTCTGGATGGGGTTTTTTATTTATAAATAATTCACGATAATAATTTTTTGATGAGTTTTTTAATATAGGGAATAAGTTAATAAAATAATCAATATTACTTTTTAAACTATTTGACACGATAATAAATTTTTTATTTTTAATAATAATTTTTTCTATTAACTCATTTACTCCATCTACTAATTTTAAATTATTTTTGTTATTATTTATTAAATTTAAGTAATAATTATTTTTTTGTTGTATAACTTCTTCAATATCTTTTATTTGTAAATCATTTTTTAAATATAATTTTATATTATCTTGATTTATTGAATGAAATTTTGAACAAAAAAAATTATAATCTATATAAAATTTTAATCCTAATTTATTTTGTAATATTTTTATCCATGATTCATAATGATATTTTTCTGTTTTTATTAAAGTATCATCTAAATCAAAAACAAATAAATCATAATTATTTATAATATTTAACATATATTATAAACATTTATAAATAATAATAATTTAAACTATTTTCCATTCCAATTAATTTAATATTTAATTTTTTTAATAATGAATTATTACCACAATAGTTATTTTTTATGTCATTATTTTTTATCATAATTTTACTTTTATCTTTTACTATCAATTCTGCGATTTCAGATAATTTATATTTTGTTTCATAACAAATATTTATCGTTTTTTCAATATTTTCTATATTATTAAAATTATCTATATAATACTTTACTATTGAAATAAAATCATCTTCGTATACAAAATCAAAATATTTATCATCATATATAATTATTTCTGAATTATTTTTATTTGCTAAAAAACATGATTTTATAAATCTATCTGGTTCTTCATTTTTATGAAATATGTTAAAAATTCTAAAATTATAAATATTATTATATTGTAATCCTCTTTTATAAATTAAATATTTGGAAAATCCATAATAATCTGTTGGAATTGTAAATATGTCTTCTTCTTTTCTACAAAATATATCTGTGCTTCTATCATAAATCGCAGCAGAATCTAAGTTTATTATCATTTTAAATTTATCTGAAAAAAATAATATATTTTCAAACATTAATAAATTTTTATGCGTAACATCTCCATTTTCTTCTTTGGTTCTTCTTCCACCTATAATAGCTGTATGAATTAAAATATCGTAATTTTCTACATTCAAATGTTGTGACAATTGTTCAAAATTTAATAAATTTAATTCTTTATGGGATGGATTTTTAATTTCATAATAACTTGATAAATTATTTTTAATCATTGTTGCTATATTTCCATTTCCACCTGTTATAAGTATTTTTATCATTTAATAATAATAATAATTAATATTTAATATTATTTAAAAATATAATATTAAATAATATAAATATGAATATAGCTATATCATTAGGGTGGAATTGTCATTCTGCTGTATATGCTGTTAATTCTGGAATAAGAACAAGAAAACAAGATTGATATAATACATGTCCATTTGATATTATGATAACAAATTATGATGGAATTATTAAATGTTTACATGATGATTTTAAAGATATGGTTAATGAGGAATTTTTAGAATTAATAAAAATTACTGATAATAAATATTGTATATATAATAATAAATATAATTTTGGATTTAATCATGAAAGTCCAGGACACGCAAATTTATATATTACTGAAAATTGGAGTGAAGGCACAAATCATTTTATAAATAATAATTATTATCATTTAAAAAAAAGATATAACAATAGAATTAATAACTTTAGAGAATATTTATCTAATCCTGATATATTTATTACATTTGTATTAACTACATGGAATAAAAAAGAAGAGGATGTTTATGAACTAAATATGGCTATTGAAAAAAATTATCCAAATTTACAATATAAAATAATGTTATTAAATGACCCAAATGGCAAAGAATATTTAATTAAACATTTATTAGATATGAGATATAATAATGATGATAAAGAATTAAAAAGATTATTGTAAATAATTTATATTTATTCGTAATAATTTTCATGAATAGTATTTAAATTACTATCAAAATCTATCATATCTTTTAAAAATGGTTCAACTGTATGTTCTATATTGAATTTTGTAATATCTTCCCATTGTGCTTTAACTAAATGTAGTGTTTGTTCAGCATAAGGAATATCTTCAATTCCATACGCTATTCCATATACATTATCTAATTTATTGTATTCTAAATATAGTAATATTGGTGATTTCTGTAACCATTCCAATTTTGTCATTCCTTCTACAGGATAAACTATTGAAATACATCCACATAAAGCAGCGATAAATGAATAAAAAGTTAATGGGTCATATGATATAAAATACTTATAACTATTAAAAATATTTATATAACTATCAAAATCACACCGTTCGTAAAGGTCTGAATTTGATGGATGAATTATATTTTTATGGTTCTTAGTTTTAAATAAATTATTATGATAACCATTTCCACACACAGCTTTTCTGAACATATGACACCATTTACCATTTCTTTCATTATTAAAATTTTGAATTTTATCATCAATATACATGCATGATAAATTTTTATAAATTATTTTTTTTTTTTCTGGAAATAGATTAAATTTTAATTCACTATTAAAATAATATACTAATTCATTTTTTCCCCAACTATCAACATAATTATATGGCACATTTTTGCCTAATTCACTTAACATCCATCTAACTACATATTTAGCATCTAATGGATTTCCTTTTATTCCTTCACAATAAATAACTAATGTTTTATCTATATCAAGTATTTTAGCATCTTGTAGACTACAATAATCATTAAATATATTATTATTCACTATTCCATGTATAGAAACCATTTTTACATTTATTCCATAACTTTTAATAATTTTTCCTAAATAATATTGTACATTTATTCCACCATCATTTTTCCTATACGGCAAATGTGGATATATAATTATATTATTAAACATTAAATCATTGAACATTTTATAATATATTAATAAAATATTTATATTATAATGCCGAATATAATATAAAATAATTTCAATATATTAAATATATTTAATTTAGATAAATGTTAAGTTTATTATTTTCACCACAAAAAAAATATCCAAACAATGACGCAATAAATAAATTAATGTTGGAAGCTATTAAAAAATCTATTAAAGAAATGGAAAATAGATATAATATTCCAGATAATAAAAATCTTGTAATAAATAGTAAAATGTCTAGCGAATTAAATAATTTTTTACGTAAATTAAAAAAAGATTTAAATAATGATTATGAATATATTGAAATAAATAATGATATAAATAATGATATAAATAAAGATATAAATAAGGATATAAAAAATAACACAAACAAAGAAAATTTTAATGAAGTTATTGAAGCTGTAGATATTAGCGATATTTATAATACTTTTAATAATTTTAATACTTTTAACACTTTTAATAAAGTTACGACTGATTATAAAATAAATGGGTTTAATCCACTTTACATTATTCTAGGAGTCATAAGTTTTCGCATTTACAATTTATTTACATATAAATAAAATATAAAATAAAATATAAAATAAATATACTTTATTTTATATTTATATAGTAATGGAAAGTGATAATTCATCAACGATATTAAATTTACAAGTATTAGAAAGTGAATTTAATTTAGTAATGAAACAATATGAACAAGCCCAAATGAATTTTATATCTTCTTTACAAGCTCAAGGAGTATTAACAGACGATAATGTTAATTGTGGAGAATGGGCAGCAAGAGAACCTAGTGAATGTACTGTAAATCCAAATTATATGTTATCAATGTGTAAAAAATCATGTCAAAAATATTTGACTACTGCTCAAAACAAATATGTATCTTTACAAGGACGCACTTTTTGGGGAACAGGGGGATTAAAAGAAGGAAATGTTACTTCAGAAGATCAATGTAAAGCATTATGTAGTTCAGATCCTTTATGTAGTGGAGCCACATATAATCCGGATAAAGCATATTGTTGGACTAGAAGTGGAAAAGGGGATGTAGCAATAGGTTTAGGTTCAGATTATGCGTTAATTAGTGAAGTAGCTGAAAATGCCACTGTTATGCAAGAATTAAATGAAAGATTGACTGGTTTAAATCAGCAAATTGGCGATGCTTTAAATCAAGTTAAGCCAGAAGTAGATAAACAAATGAGTGAAAAAAACGCAAAAAAAGATTCGCTACAAGTCATATATAATCAATTATTGGCGGATAGACAAAATATTGATGCTATGGTTAAAGAATATCAAATGATTAATCAACAATATGTAGATAACTCTCTTTATGTTGTTCAAGCTAATTCATCGTATACATTATGGTTAATATTTGCTTTGGTAATCATATTTTTTACAATTAAATTAATGTTTTTTCCTAACGTTGATTCAGCACCTATTCGTATTATTTTTTGGGTTGTTATTATTGTATTATTTGTTATTGTAACGACACGTTTAAATAGCGCTCCTGGGTTTTTCCTATGGGGAGTTATAATTATGATGGTTATCCTTATGCAAATGAAAATTGTACCTTCACCATAATTGAAGTTTATATTTTGTATTTTATATTCTGTAAAATACTAAATACTTTTTTATAGATGTAATATAATGACAACTTTAAGTGAAATAACTTTAAATCAAGGATTAAAATTTCAGAAAAAACAGCAAAAAATCGCAAAAAATGTAAAAAGCAAAAATTTATTATTTGAAGGATTTACAGTAGGAACAACTAGTTTAGATTCTAAACAAGAGATTGAAAAAACACATCAATTATTAAGTCAAACAGACAATACTGTTATAAATCAAATTAAAGAATTACAAGCATTACAAACAAAATTTAATACTATTTTAGAACAATATAATGGTTCAAATTCTACATTAATCACTGCTACTAAAAGATATGTTCAAGGAACAGATATGCCTAGTTCAAGTGGAAAAAAAGTAAATACCAATGTTTTTGTAAATCAAATGGTTACTGATCCTATAAGTAATTATATTGGTTGCTATGCTGATACAGAAAATCGTGCCATGACAGGTCAAAGTCCATTATCTAGTCAATATGTTACCTATGAACAATGTAAAGATAATGCTATTAGCGCTGGTTTTAAATATTTTGGACTACAAGACTTAAGAGATAGTTTAGGTTGGTGTTCAGTAAGTAATGATTTGGCAGCAACACAACAATATGGTTTATCAGTTAATGAAAATATTAAAGCAATATGGTCATCTGGCACCACTGGAAACAATAATAATACGATTGTTAATCCTGATGGAAGATTATTAGTTAGAGATGAAAATGGTAATGTTTTATGGTCTTCCACTGGAGCACCTGCTGAATGTTCTTGGAGTGGAAATATTAATATGGATTCTATTACTGCTACTTATGGAGGAAATTGTCATGCTTCTATTGGAAATGTTACAGATAAAACAAAAGAAATTATTAGACAAAGCGATAATTCAACAACAGGAATGGCAACTATTCCTGTATCTAATGATACTTTTGGAGATCCATCCGTTGGTTGTTCAAAATCATTTAATGTTTCTTATCAATGTGGAAATGTAAATAAAGTATTAAATAATGATAATGCGGAAGGACAATCTATTTTATTAGATTGTTCAAATGAATTTAGGTCTTGCCAATTTTTTCTTAATTTAAACAATGATGGAAATTTTTGTTTATATAAAGGGACGCCTCAAGCAAATCAAGGAAGTGTATGGTGTTCTCAAACTGATGGACAACAACAAAAACCAAATCCTAGTTGGGCAGCCTCAAAAGGTAAAGGCAAATATGGTACCTGTTATTTAACAAATAATCAAATCTTAGTGCCAGGCGAATGGGTTGGTTCGGAAGATGGTTCTATAGTATTATCTATGCAAACAGATGGAAATTTAGTATTATATACTTCTAATTCACAACCAAATTGTACAAAAATCACTGATGCTATCTACGGAGGAAGTTTGGCAAATGCCGTTTATGAACTAGATAAAGTTGGGAATCTAGGAGATATGGGAAAAGTCGGATATATTGATAATGATTATAAATTAGCAGAATATCCTTCAACCATGTTTAGTATTGATTCTACAACAAATATGCCTATTATCAATAATAGTGCTAGTTGTTCTAAAAACGTAGACGCGATTGATAGTATAACATGGGAAAATTATGCGAAAACTGGCATTAATATGAGTGAAAATACTATTTGCGGATTAGAAAAAGCTACGCAAAATGAGAATATAGATCGTGACACATTAAAAATTCAATTGGCCAGCATAGCAGATGAAATTGTAAATAAAATAACATATTTAGAGTCGTTAAATGTAAATTTAAACAATCAAATGGGTATTGATAAAAAGGTGTTAGACCAAAATTTACGAAAATATCAACTATTAAGTAAACAATATAATCAATATAATACAAGTGAAGCTACCAATATTAATGGAATTTTATCTGATAGTGATATAGTAGTATTACAAGAAAATTATAGTTATTTATTTTGGAGTATTTTAGCAATTACAATAGTTGTAATAACAATAAACGCAATTAGGAAATAATGTATTTTATTGTTTATTATGTATTTATAAAATATATAAATATATAATATAATGAGTTCAAGTGATATAACACCTAATGTGGCATCTGCCGCATCTAATTTACAAGGACAACTATCAAGCGTTGTAGATATTGATGAAGGTAGAATTCAAACAATCAATAATATATCAGAGCTTCAAGATATTGAAAAAGAATACTTTAGTAAATTAAATAGTGGATTAGCTCAAAATACGCTTACCCCTGAAGAGAAAGACCAAATTGTTCAAAAAATAAATGAAATCTCTCAAATGCGTATTAATTTATATAAGAATTTGAATGGAATGTATTCTTTTTACCAAACAAATGTAGAATCTACGAGAGATACTATAAATGACCAAAGTACAGCAATTGATATTGTTGAAAATGAACTAAATGAAGCTAAATTACGCATGAAAGAAATAGAAAATGAAAAATATAATAAATTACGGTTGGTTGAAATAAATAGTTATTATGGAGAACAATATAACCAACATTCAAGTGTTATGAAAATTGTTATTATGATATTTGTCCCCATTTTAATATTGACTATTTTGGTAAACAAAGATATTATACATAGAACCGTATATTCTATTTTATTAGTTATTACTGTTGTTATCGGCGCTTATTATTTATGGGAAGCTGTTTTATCAACCGTTAGTCGTGATAATATGAATTATCAAGAATATAATTGGCAATTTAATAAAGCAGATGCTCCACCAGTAGATACTACAGGAAATAATTCAGGTGAACCTTGGCCAGATAGTTCAAATGAAACATGTCAAGGTCAAGCATGTTGTGATACTGGATTTACTTATGACCCATCACCAAGCGTGAATAAATGTATGCCTAGTTCTTCTTTAACACAAACAGCAACTCCTACTTCTACTACAGAAAATATGTAATAGAATAATATATTATAATTGTATATAATAAGAATGTCAACCTGTAACGTAGATAATAATATGTTAACGCAACAACAACAAACTACGAATCAAATAAATCAATTATTAGCACAAACATCGCAATCATTATTATGTGGTCCTGGAACAGAATGTGAAAAAACGCAAAAAACACAAGATTTACAACAAAAATATTTAGCAGCACAAACACTTTTACAATCCGCTCCAGTTCAAGAACAAACTGCTGAAAAAGATTTTTATGTATATACTCAAGGAGATGCGGCTTATAACAATATGTTGAATCAACGATTAGCAGTAAAAGCTAATGTAAAAGTAAATGAAATAAATGTAAGTTTTACTGAAAATACGAAAAAGGCAAAAGAATTGAATGATACATTAGGTAGTTTAACTACAAATTATCAACATGTATTAGAATTAAATAACAATTATATAGAAGAAAATGATGAATTAAAAAGACAAATTAATTCATATAAAAATAATTTAACTACAAATGACCGCAAAACTTATTATGAAGACCAAAATTTTGATATTTTAAATTATTGGTTTACAATTTGGAGATGGATATATTTTACACTTGTTACTGTTTTTGGGGTTGCTATTTTTTTAACTAAAAGTAGCTATTCTATTTGGATTAAATTAATATTATTACTATTATTAATTATTTATCCATTTGTAATTAATATCATTGTTTTTTATTTATTAAAATTATTAGTAAGTATTCAATCTTTATTACCTAAAAATGTATATACAACCCTATGATAAAAGTTTGTTGATTTTATAAATTATTTCACATAAAATAATTATATATAATTTCACATAAAATAATTATATATAATTTCACATAAAATAATTATATATAATTATATATTATTATCTATATATTACATGTCTGAAACATTACAACCGAATTTTAATATAGGTGAAAGAGTTAGAATAAATGATGGATTATATAATAGTGATGGTACTATTGTAGATATTCCAAGAGAACATAATAATATATATAAGATATTATTAACAAATGGTATTGAAATTCCGACAGATGTTTCAACATTAAGTAAAATGCAAAACGCAAATAAACCAATATCTTTAATTATAAAATCAAATCCAATAGTATCTGCTATTGATTTATCTGATAAACATAATATAATACAATTATTAAATTTCGCAATAGAATTTGTAACTTTATGCGAATATGATACTTGTGTTCAATATACAAATGCTTTTACTGGAAATGATATTCCTGGCAGAAAAATGTATGCTTGTGGTTTTACAGCTCCATTATTAGCAGCTATTGTTTTATTTTTTAAACATAATAATATTAAAAATATGATTGATTTACAAAATTATTGTGTTGATTTATCATCGGAATGTGGTTATACAGTAACGCCTTTTAACATAACATTATTTTTAAATGATTTTGTTGGAGAAATATGGAACAATCATTTCTCAATAAATACAATAAATGTTGATTATTTATTAACGAATAAACCACATTTATTTAATTTTAATAATATATTGAAAGAAGGTTGTAATATTATTTCTTTCGCAAATAGCGATTTTTATACTTTTCATCATTCATTCATTTATGTATTACAATCGCAAAATAAATGTTTTATAATTGATTCATGGGCTGAAGAAAAAACTAAATTTGATAAACATAATAAACAATATATTAAAGCTCCTTGGTCTGTTTCAAAAAATATGGTTTTTAGACCTATTTCTATGAGGGAATTTGAATTAAGTGAAATAGAACATTATTTAAAAATATTTAACAAAATAAATAATAATAATGAAAAAACTAAAATAATTAAATATTATTTTTTAGCCCCCTATTGGAAAATAATGAATATTAGTGATGCTATAGTGGTATCATTAAAACAAGATTATTTTGTAAGTAGAATACAGAGCATATTTTTAGAAGTATGTTTTACAGGAAGAAAAGGTAGATGGGGCGGAAAATCAAGAAAAACAAAAACAAAAACAAAAACAAGAAAATCAAAAACAAAAAAAATCAAAATCAAGAAAACAAAATCATAAAAAATACGAGAGATAAAAACATATTAAAATAATATTATTAACTGTGCTTTATATATTACATGTCTGAAACAGTTCTAAATGAAGAGTTAACGCCTGAATTATTAAATCATTTATTACATTTCGCGATTGAGCTTGTTAATATAAGCGTTGCTAATAAATGTACACAATATAAAAATCCATTTACAAAATACGCACTAACAATGTTTTCATGCGGTTATACTGCTCCAACAATAGCATGTATTATTGTATTTTTAAAAAGATATAATATTAATAATCATAATGAATTGATAGAATTTTGTAAAAATAAATCATTTGAATGCGGAAAAGAAATTACGCCCTATGATATAACAAATTTTTTCAATGATTTTACTGGAGAAATATGGGAAAGTCATAAATCTTTAAATCTTTCTAATATTGAATACTTAACTCAAAGTCATTCTGATTTTGTAGATTTTAATTGCGCCTTACAAAATGGTTGTAATATAATATCTTTCTCATTAGTTTCTCAACATTATGCTATATTTCATAACTCTTTTATTTATGTATTTAGTTCTATTAATAAATGTTTTATAGTAGATTCTTGGCATTCATTTGCGGAACCAACAGACTTAACATTAAGCTATCAAATTAACGATCCATGGACGTTTGACGGTCACAGTTATTCTAGACCAATTATAATAAGAGAATTTGAATTACATCAAGTTCAATATATTTTAAATATATTTAATTCTTCTAGAAATGTTAAAACTAAAAATGATATATTAAAAAAGTATTTTTTATCACCCAATTGGAAAAATTTTTCATTTGATATTAGTGATGCTATAGTAGTAACATTAAAACAGGATTATTTGTTTAGTAGAATATATAATATTTTTGATGAAGTATGTATTTTAGGAAGGCCTAATAGATGGGGTGGCAAAAACAAAAAACGAAAAATAAAAAAATCTAGAAAAATAAAAAAATTAAGAAAATCAAGAAAATCTAAAAAACCCTAAAAATAATAAGAAGAAAATAAGAAGAAAATAAAAAAATTAAATAAAAATTAAATAAAAATTAAAAAAAATAAAATTAAAATAATAAAATATTTAATTTTATTATTTCGTTTAGTTAATTATATAGTAATATATTCTGGATACATATATATATGTCAAGTAGAACCAGTTTTTTTACAAAAGCAACGCCTACTTCTTTTACAATGTCTTCAGGAGGAAGTATGTTAAATAGATTAAAAATGCCACAAATAAATTCATCACGATTTATTTTATATATAATCGCTATTATTATCCTTGGCATAATAGGTTATTTTGCTTATGGATATTTAACAAAAAAATTTAAAGTTGGATATAAGGAAAATAAAGAGCATATGTCAAAAGAAAATCAACAAAATGGGTCATCTAAAGAATGTGAAATATTATTATTTAGTACATCTTGGTGTCCTCATTGTAAATCAGCCAAACCAATATGGGAAGAAGTCAAAACAGAATATAATGGAAAAATAGTAAATGGATATAGTATTATTTTTACTGAAGTTGATTGTACCAATGAAACGCCGGATACTGAAAAGATGATGAATCGTTATAAAATTGAAGGATTCCCTACGATTAAATTATTGAAAAATGGACAAGTCATTGAATTTGACGCAAAAGTTAGTAAAGAAAATTTAATCAATTTTATAAATACTGCAATATAAATAATATAAAGAAATATATACAAAACAATAAAATGGAAAATAACTGTTATTTTGTTAATAGTCACGGTATTTTAAAATCATGTACTTTTTATTCACCAAACCCAATTTCAAGTGATGGTAATGATAAGGATTATTTAAATAAAATGATTGAAAGTCCAAATATGTTTGATAAAATGTCTATTTATGTATGTACCAATCTTTTACCATATTTTTTATATAATATATTACCAAAAATAAATAATACTTTTTATCTTATATCTGGTGATTCAGATGTAAGCGTAACAAATGTATCTATTAACGTATATAACAATATAAAATTTTTAGATAAAAATATATGTTTACAAATATTAATTCATCCAAAATTAATAAAATGGTTTGCTCAAAATTGTGTTTATAAAAATGAAAATAATATATTAGTAAATGAAAAAATTACTCAATTGCCAATTGGTATGGATTATCATACTATTTCTAAAAACCCAAATAAATTTTGGCGTGATACTATAAATGAAGGATATTCCACAAAATATCAAGAAATGATTTTAAAAAATATGAGATTAAATATGAAACCATTTTATGAACGCATAAATAAAATATTTGTACATATGAGTAATAATAGTCATCGTCAATTAGCATTAGATCAAATACCTGAAGAACTTATTGAAAAAAAAATTATCAGAATGCATAGAACGAATATTTGGATGGAATTTATTAATTATGCTTTTGTTTATTCACCATATGGAGCTGGATTTGATTGTCATAGAAGTTGGGAAATATTATGTTTAGGTTGTATACCTATTATTAAATCTTTTGGCTCTAATAAAATGTTTGAAGATTTGCCTGTATTAATTGTGGATGAATGGAGTGATATAACTAGAAAATTATTAGATGATACCATAGAAAAATTTAAAAATACAACATTTAATTATAATAAACTTTCATTAAAATATTGGGTTGACCAATTTTCAGATCCACCAATATTATAAACGCGTAACTATTATCATAAATGTTATATATGCTGTTATAATATTTAATTTAAATATTTGATTAGTAACATTAAAAAGGTCATAATTTATTTTTCCTAACGTTTCAGTATTATTATTTATAATATTTATTTTTGAGTTGATATGTTTTATTTGCTCTTCTATATTCTTATAATTACAATTTGTACAATTATTAGAATTATTAAAATTACTTGATTTAATACGTATCAGATTTTTTTCTACTATTCTTTTTGGTTCATCTTTATAGTTTTTATTAGGATCGTCTTTATAGTTTTCATGATTATCTAAATCTTTATGATGACAAAATCTTTTATAAATTCGTATTGTTTTTTTATTAATTTGATTTGTAATAATATTTCGTAACATAATATATGGTATATAGTATAAGGTAAATTTTTAAACTATTTTTAAATATTATAAAAATATTTTACAATATTTCATCTTTACTATTTTCCAAATTGGAGAGAAAATCATCAGCCAATTTTACACCCTTTTCAAATATACTCTTACGTACTTCAGAAGAACAAAGCGCTTCTTTCATGCTATCTAAACTCATAAATACTGTTTCATTCTTTAATTCATATGGCACAACTCCATCATATGTAGAATTCGCACTTGCGTTTTTTACTAATCTACTAATAAAATGAACAATGTAATCTAACATTGTAGAATCATGATTGATACTATTATTTTTTTTATCTTCATATATATTTTGTATTCCAAAAATTTCATCCATGTTTTTTTCATTTTCAATACAGTATTTTATCGGATAATTAGATATTACACCACCATCTACAAAACATTTATTGTCAAAACATACAGGACTAATTATCATTGGAATCGCACATGACATGTGAACTGCTTGAATCACTGGAATATCTGGAAATGTTTTATATGTTACATCTATAATTTCAAATGAATTTAATTCAAGAGAAAAAAAATGTAATTCAACGCCAGTATATTCATAAAATTCTTTCATTGTCATTGAAATAGAGAGATCTTTAGCGCTAAAAAATGGTTTATAAAATAATTCTATTGATGTTTTATCAAATATTCCTTTTTTTGAATATGCTTCAAAAATTTGAGATATATTTACATTATAAGTTTCATGCCAAGGGCGATAAATAATATAATCATTAATTAAGTCCCATTCAAATTTAAGAGCAAGTAATATTGATATAATTGCTCCAGCAGAAGTTGCGTAAATTGTTTTAATATTTTTAATTTTCCAAAATCCCATTTTTTCAAGTTTATATAAAGCACCGAGTGCTTGTATTCCTGTAGGTCCGCCGCCAGGTATAACTAAATGTTTTATTGTCATTTTTGAATATATTAAGTATTCAAATATATTTTTATATTATTTATAAAAATATAAGTATTACAAAATACAATTATAAAGTAATTTACAATAGTTTTTTTCGTAATAATGATTAAATGAGTAATATATTTACTTTGGAAAATGTGACTGATTTTTCTGAAAAAATTAGCATAGATGAATTATACGAGAGAAAAAAACAATATGATTTAAATAAACTTGATTTATATAATAAAATTTTAAATCGTATTCATGTCCGCATTAAAACAACAGCAAGACAAAAAATAGATGAACAATTCTGCTGGTATGTTATTCCTGAAATTATTTTAGGAGTTCCAAAATATGATCAAGGCGCATGTATTGCTTACATCTTAGATAAATTAAAAGATAATGGATTTGCTCTTCGTTATATACATCCAAATACTTTATTTATTAGCTGGAAAAATTGGGTACCTTCTTATGTTAGAACAGAATTGAAAAAGAAAACAGGTATTATTGTTGATGAATATGGAAGAAATATAGGAAAAGAATACCAATCCAATGGTTCAGAAGAACCTAAAAATTTGGATGAAGCTATGTTTAAAATTAACGATACACAATCTAGCAAATCTTCAAATAAACAGCCCCAAAAAAAATATACGCCGATTAATAAGTATAAACCTCAAGGTAATCTAATTTATGGCGATGATTTAATAAATTCCTTAGAAGATGTTTTTGATACTATTTAAGTAGTATTTGTTCTTATTTTATTTTTCTTATCATAATAAATAAGAAAATAACAATTATATTATTTGTATTTATGCTAGTAAGAAAAAGAGCCTACTACGCAGATGGTTAAAAATGGGCGAAGAATTTGTTCCAAAAGTGTTTCCATTTTTGACTTTTGGACATTTTTTTTGTCCAATTTCGAAAACCCAAAAGACTTTTCAACATTTTGTTTTCCTTGACTTTTTGGAAAAGTGATTTAAACCATAATGCTTTAAATACCAAAAAAATAATTATATTTTTGTTATTGTATTATTTTTCATTTTTTTAATATATTTTTGGAAAACTATTTAGGAGATTTTTATGTTCATTATTTATATAATAAATGTCTCCAAAAATATCCAAAATATTTAATTGTGAAATTTGTCTTTATAAATGTAGCAAACTAAGTGAATGGAAAAAACATATTTTAACAATGAAACATATAAATAGAACAACGTTGAACAATTATGAACAGGAAAATCTCCAAAATAAATATAGTTGCGTTAATTGTAAAAAATGCTATAAATCACGTACAGGGATTTGGAATCATAAAAAAATATGTAAACAAATGGTTCAACCGCAAGAACAAGAACAAGAACAAGAAAAAGAAGAAATACATAAATCAGACCTTATAAAACAATTAATTTTACAGAATCAACAATTAATTTTTGATAATAAAGAATTCAAAGAATTAATTATAGTTCAAAGTAGTAAAATGATGGAATTAGCTTCTAAACCGTCTATAATAAATAATACTAACAATACAAATAATAATCAATTTAATTTAAATGTATTTTTAAATGAAAAATGTAAGAATGCCATGAATATTAATGACTTTGTTAGTTCTCTCGAAATCGTTTCTGAGGATTTTGAAGATATTGGAAAATTAGGTTATGTCCAAGGAATTTCTAATATATTTATTAAAGGATTAAAGGAGTTAGATGAAACAGTTAGGCCTATGCATTGTACTGATAAAAAGAGGGAAACTCTTTATATAAAAGATGTAGAAGGTTGGAATAAAGATAATAATAAAGATAAAATAAAAACAGTTATCAAAGAAATAGCAGATAAAAATGTGAAATATATTTCTATTTGGCAAGAAGAAAATCCCACCTATTTTGATGGAACAACTAAAAAGAACGACCAATATATGAGAATAGTAAATCAAGTTATGACAGCAATTGTTCCAGATGACCCAAATGGATTAAATAAAATAATAAAAAATGTAGCAAATGAAATATGTATTGATAAAGATTAATAAATATATTAAACATTAGTATAATATTATAAAAAATTGAAATTAAATACTTAATAAATAAGTATTTAATAATATAATAGTCAAGATGGAAAAAACAACCGTAATAAGTATAAGTATTGAAAATATGGAATTAATTGACGCAAATTTTACGCCTTTGTACATTTACACCTTTAGACATTTAAAACGCCGATTTTTTTTAAATTTTTTTTTAAATTATTAATATATACTAATAACATTATAATAACATGATAATAATATTTGATACTAACGCAGGATTATGTAATCAGTTTTATGATATAGTTAATGGAATAAATTTTTGTTTAACAAATAATATACAATTTACATTTAGAAAGTGTGCTTTTAGAAACGATAACTTAACTAATTGGGTTGGAAAACCTTTTGAAGAACTTTTTGATATAAACTTTTTACATAAGTATAACTTATATATTAATTATAATGATATTAATGATAAAATAACAAAGGATAATTGTTATAATTTTAATGACAATTTATTGGCATTTATAGTTTTTAAACGTTATGATATTTTAGACCAGTTGATAAAATTAAATAAAGATTATGTTGTTTTAAAGCAATTTTGGTGTTTATACAAATTTAAAAACTTTATAGATAATATAATTCATAATCATATACTTCCTTCAAATAATATTATGAAAAAATACATAGAAATTAAAAATAATATAATAGGAGATGAACCATATAATTTTATTCATTACAGATACGAGAAAGATTTTACAAACCATTTTAATATTAACATAGAGAGTTTAGATATTTTAATAGATAATATTAAATTTAAAAACAATAATTTAAAAATATTTATAGCAACAAGCAATATACAGAATTTAATTGATTTAAATAATTGTAAATATAAAAATTTAATATATAAAAATGATAATATGTTATTAGATTTTAATTTTGAACAACGAGCATTTATTGATTATATGTTTGGTTTAAATTCAATAGAATGTTTTGGTCATAGCAACTCGTCTTTTTCTATAATGATAAATAATATTAAAAAAACAAAAAACTATTATAATTAACTATTTAATATCGGCGTTTTAAATGTCTAAAGGTGTAAAATACCGATTTTATATAATAAAAAATTTAAAAAACGCAAAAATTGTTTTCCAAGTTATTTATAAATATTTCATCTTCTTTGTAAATTTCTAATATGAGTTTTTTTTGATCATTAGTTAAATTATCCTCATTTATTATTATCTGTTTATTTTTTATATACGACAATGTCAATTCTGAAAAATTACCATCAAAATATACGCTTTGTTTGACATTTTCCCTTAATGTGTTATTTAAATATGTTGATAGTTTATTTAATTCAACAACTACTACATTTGTTTTGTTTTTTATTAATTTAACAATTTTGTTAATCGCAAAACATTGACTCTGGATGTGGGAAGAAAAATCTCCTTTATCATTTGTTATGGGTAAATAAAGGCCAGAACAATTACCCCAACAAATGGGTATCTCTTGTTTGTTGTATATTTTCATATTTTTTACACGTGGATGTTTTTTCTGATAACAATCATACAAAAATAGTAAATAATCATTAAACTTTATATTTATGTTAGAATAACATCTGTTTACTAATAAATCCTGATAAAAACCAGATAAAAACCTAGAAACTAAATTTTTTCTTATTATTATTACTTTTTTGTATTCTGGATTATTAATATTTGATAAGTCACCTGACGAGACTATAGGAACATTTAACATTGTCGCTATTGTAGTAGTTCCACATTTTGGTACCATAATATAATATATTTTATTACTTCTATCTAAAAATACAATCATATATATATAATTACATAAATATATATAATTACGTAAATATATATAATTTCCTAAATATATAAAATTTCCTAAAAAATTAGCGTTTTAAACGTCCAAAGGTGTAAAAAATGTGTAACTGGTTATCATTTAATAAATTCTTCAATAATTAATGAAACCATATGGGAAGATATAAACGCATTAGTATTCTTAGAATCTGGCATTGAAATATATTCCAAAAGTGATGGCAGCCATTTATCAGGAATGGATATTACACCGACCGAAAAGAATAATGAGACAAAACTATAATAAAAACATATTACTTAATTTTATATAATGAGGATTAAATTACATATTGAAATGACTGAAGATATAAAAAAATTTATTATAGCAACTGCTGAAGTAAGCAACAAACCTAGTTATAATTATATTCAATTATTAGAGAAATTATCAAAATTTTAGAAATTTTAAAAATTATTTATCTTGATTATTTAACTCATCTGGCTCATCAATATTATTTAATCGTTCGTTAGCAATAGTAATATAATCATTATTAATTTCAAACCCTATAAAATTAACATTGTTTTTTTTTGCGGAAACACATTCTGACCCTGATCCTACAAAAGGAACAACTAATAAAGTTTGCGCGTTTTTATTTAATGCGGCCTTTATTAATATGTCACATAAATTTAATGGTTTTTGTGTAGGATGATCTACGCGTTCTTTTTTTCCTGCTCCGCCAGCTAATGCTGGCACTTTAATGACATCTCTTGGCAAAGCACCACCTTCATGCGCTGTATAAATAGTTTCTTTATCGCCATTACTAAATCTACCCTTTGTTGATTTTCTTACTTTACCAGCCGCATTTTTTAAAAAGGAATCTGTGTATGGATCTCTTACGTCATCACGATTGAATATTGGTTTTTCTTTATAACAACATAAAATACTTTCATGAGTTCTTTGCCAAAAATTAAGTGATGGTGTTACTTTATTCGTATAATGCCAAACTAACCATTTTACATTACAAAATATGAGCGTTCTTATAAAAGCAAGGATTTCACTAAATCCATAAATATATAAAGTTCCATTCGGTTTTAGTATTCTTAAACATTCAGCAATCCAAGTATCACACCATAATAAATATTCATCCATTTTTTGTTTGTCACTGTTATTTCCAAAATCTTTTCCAATATTATATGGTGGATCACAAATTACAATATCTACACTTTCATCTTTTATTTTTTTCATACCTAAAACACAATCTTCATTATATATTTTATCAAATTCTAAATCTATAATGACTTTTTTATTAACTTCTGTTACTTCAATATCATCTTTAATAATTAATTTAGTTTTTGTATTTTTGATATTAGTTTTCTTGTTATTAGTTTTTGATTTTTTGTTATTATTATCAGTATCTAGATTATTTTCCATTCTCACTGTATATATTTTATTTATTATTTATTATAGTATTATTTAATCAATTTTATTTATAATTATGTAAATATAATGTATGAAGCATACAAGAAAAAGGCATAATAATAAAACTAAAATTAAAACTAAAAGTAAAACACAAAAACAATACATAAAAATGGAGAAATTGAGAGAAAAATGCGAAACTTTAGCAGTGAGAGTTTTACCAAGTTTTGAAGAAGAATTAGGAAAAACGCCAATGTATAAAAATGAAAAAAATATTGCAAGTATTGAAAAAGAATTAGTAAAACGATTTAATACGCCATTTACGCCTTCTAAAATAACGCCAAATAACGATTTTTATACATACATTAATTATCGTTGGATTAAAAATACAAAACAAGAAATGGATAAGGCAGCAGTGTCAGATAAATATTATGTTCAAATTGATGATTTCCGTATTCTTCAAGATAAAGTATATAAAGAATTAATTGAAATAGTGAAAGAATATGTTAGACAAAATCATAATAGGGAATCACAATTATTAAAAAATATATATACATCGTTATTGAAGTTAGATACACATTCTATTGGAAATCATTATAAGCAACTGGTGGTTGATTATGATCATTATGTTAAAAAAGATAATTTATGGGAATATTTGGCAAAAATAAATTTAAACGAAATAGTTAATTGGGCTTGTCCAATTCAATGGAAAGTTATGCCTGATGAAAAAAAATCAACTGTATTTCGTAATTATATTTCATTACCACAATTATCATTATACGATTATTTAATTTATTTACCAGATATGCCAACTGATAAGCCAGCATATCGTAAATATAAAAAATTAGTAAAACGTAAATATTTAAAATATATTCAAGAAATATTTGATTCCTGTTTAGGAAAAGGACATCATTTAAAGGCTGAAGACGTATTTGAAGTTGAATATGATTTATTAACCGCAATGGGTTGTAGTTCAATTAAAAAAGATTCAGCTGATTATTATAATGTAGTTAGTTCAGAAGAAGCATTAGATAAATATGGTTTTGATTGGAAACAATTTACACGCTTTCTAGGATTTAAGACACCACCTAAACATTTTATCTGTGATAGTTTAAATTATTTATTATGTGGTTGTAATTTATTAAAAGATAATTGGAAAACGCCTAAATGGAAGAGTTATTGGCTTTATATCTATTTAAGACAGATGATTCGGTTTGATATGAAAAAACGAAAAATATATTATGAATTTAATGGTAAATTTTTAAAAGGACAACCAGAAATGTTACCACAAAATATCTATCCTATTATAGGATTATCAATGACTTTTAATACATTACTAACAAATGAATACGTAAAAAGAAATAGAGACGAAAGTAAAATAGAATATGTTAAAAATATGGGAACAGATTTAATAACAGTATATAAACGTATAGTTCAAAGAAATACATGGTTATCACCAAAAACAAAAAGATATGCGTTATTAAAATTAGAACATTTAAAATTAGATATAGGACAACCAGCAAAATTACGCGAAGATCCACTTCTTGATTATACGGCTAATGACGCATGGGGAAATATGGAAAAAATATGTCTTTGGAAAACTAAAAAATATGTAGATTTAGATGGAGAAGCTGTTATTGATATTCCTTTAATGGATTGGAACACATTTAAGCTCATAGGCAAACAAGCTTATATTGTAAATGCGTTTTATACTCCTACTGAAAATAGTATATACATACCGATGGCATATTTACAAAAACCATTTATTGATTTAGATGAAAGAGGAATAGAATATAATTTAGCACATGTCGGATATACGCTTTCTCATGAAATGTCACATTCTTTAGACGAAACTGGAAGTAAATATGACCAATATGGAAATTTACATGATTGGTGGACAAAAGAAGATAGAATAAAATATAAGAAGATAATTAAAGACATTATAAAACAATATGAGGTTTTTGCGTCTTATGATAATATAGAATTTGATGCTGAAATCGGAGTAGGGGAAGATATGGCAGATATCTCTGGTTTAGCAATATGTGAAGAATATTTAAGAGATTTTCAAATGAAAAATAATGATATTGTACCGATTGCTTCTTTATCATTTCAAGCATTTTTCGTATATTTTGCGTTTCAACAAAGACAACATATTTATAAAAAAGCGTTTGAAGCACAACTTAAGACAAATCCACATCCGATGGATAAATATAGAACCAATGTTCCATTATCTCGTTTGGAATTATTTAGGAGTTTATACAATGTTAAAAAAGGGGATAAAATGTGGTGGCATTCAACAAATACAATTTGGTAATTTATTTTAGGAAATTTAAAAATGATTAAATTATTTTTATTAATTATTTTTATTAATTATTTTTATTAATATTTAGAAATTATTTATAACCATTTGATTATATTTTTTTATAAAGTATATATATAAATGGCTCGTCATACTGCTCGTCGTTCTCGTTCTAGATCTGCTTCTCGTTCTCGTTCAGCTTCTCGTTCAGCTGCTCGTGGTCGCAGCCGGGCATCAGCAGCAACAAAATCAGCTGCTAAATCCGCGTCTAAATCACTACAAAAGGCTTTACAAAAGGCAAAGACCGCTTCCAAGACTGCCCAAAAGGCAATGAAGGCATCAAAGTCTGCATCAAAGTCACAAGCTAAGATGAAGACTGCCCAAGCTGCCCAAGCAGCCCAAGCCGCCGCATCAGCAGCAGCCCAAGCAGCAGCATCCGCACAAGCAGCTGCCTCAAAGGCCAAGGCTTAAATAAAATATAATAAATTGAATATAATTAGATAAATTTTATAAAAGAAAAAAATAAAGTATTTTAAATATTGGCATTAATTGTTAATATTTAAAAAAATTGAAATAAAAAGTAATTTAATTAGTAATGTAACCAATCTATTCGTCTCTATATTTAAATATGAATGCCGCTCCAATTAATTTACTTATTAATAATGAACTTGCTAATAATTTAATTAATTCAACACATTTATTAATTAATGAAGAAATAACATATGAACAATATAGAAATCAAATAACGTTATTTTATCAAAATGTATGGAATAATCATTTAGTTCATCTAAATGATGATATTACTAATGCTATTGTTATGCGAACACGACAATATATTTATAATACAGACAATTATGAAAATTATTTTATTCAAATAGCAAATATATTTCAAAATATGCCAGTAAATAATGTATTAGGTCAAGTTCCAGAAGAAATTGAAATGCCAGAAATTGAAATACCAGAAAATGAAGATTTTATACAGGAAGAACCAGTTGAAGATGTAGCAAATATAATTATAAATATGGAAAATACAGAATATATACAAAACCAATATATACAAAACCAATATATACAAAACCAATATCATATTGAAAATTATGAAAATATATATCCAAATACACAACAAATAGATATACAAGAAATAGATGCACATGAAACAGATATACAATATTCTATATGGAATGATATAATATTATTACTTCAGCAAAGTGAATTAATAAATAATGAACTAATTTCGGCACCAGAAGCACATGAAGAAGAGGTAGCAAGTGAAATTCCAGAAACATCAGAAGCTCCAGAATTAGATGATGAACTAATATGGGAAAATGATGAATACATTGATCCAATGGCTATATTAACTTGCGAACCAATTTCTCCAGAAACATTAGGAATTTGTCCAATATGTTACAATCAAATGGTAATGGCAAATCTTACTATTACGCGTTGTGGTCATTGTTTTCATGCTTCATGTTTAAATACAGCTTTTGAAAGACATGGCAATTGTCCTTGCTGCAGAACACAACTGTTAAGGTCTCTTGATATTTACGAATAATAAAAAGTATATTATAAAATGTATTAAAAATATTTTATAATAGATATACAATGAATAAATTAGCCATCATTTTAATGACTCAATTAGATAACAAATTAAATTATAATGATATGAAATTATTACAATCTCATACGAATCATGAAGTATATTATTATATAAATGATAAGAATAAAAATATATATAAATACATATCAGGAGTGTCTTTTACAATTTGTAATGAATATCATTATGTTCCTAGAAGTCGTCTTTAATAAAAAATATAATAATAAAAATATAATAATAAAAAAATAATAACAATAAATTAAATTAAATAACAAATCTTTTTTACATATTTTTTATACCCTTTTACATTTCAAATACTAATTATTATATAATATATATATAATGAAGCATTTACAAAACAATCATTATGTTGTAATGTTTTTTATAATGATATTATCAGGTTTATTATCAACAATGAATGTATGGGTAGATAAATTTGATGATATAAGATTTAGTATAAATGACCTATACATGACACTACTAATGAGTGGATGGATGTTTTTATTTATGGGTTTATTTTATAAAGAAATAAATATATTTTTGATAGGATTATTATTAACAATTATTATTATATGGTGTATTAGAAGTCAATTTCTAATAAATGAAACACAATATAAATTAGGTATGATACCACATCATTCAATGGCAATTCATATGAGTAAAAAATTACTTGAAAAAAATAATAATATAACGCCATTTATTGAAAATCTAATAAAAACTCAAGAAAATGAGATAATAATTTTGAAAAAATAAATGTTTGAAATGTTTAATAGCGTAAAAGCGTCATTTATTTTTTAGAAGATGTATAAGGAGTATACAATTTAACCATTTCATTTTGTAATGTAGAAATTTGTTTTTGTGACGTATCCAATATAAGTGATTCCACAATTGCTTCATATAATTTAACTCCTTCAGCAAAATCTTTTTCACAATTTAAATATAATTCAACAATAATAGTTCTTGTTTCATTAATTAATTCTTGTAATTTTTCTTCAGTTAAATCTGAATTAATACGAATTGTTTTTTGTGTTTTGTTTTGTAAATCTGGAATAAATGTAAATAGTTGATTAATAATATCTAATAATTTTTGCTGTTTTTCATTTACAGATGATATCATTTGTTTTAAATTACTAGCATAATCTACAAATAATTTATTTTTATAGCTTCCTTTTATTGCTTTTTCAATTGTTGAACTACATGCTTTACCTTTACTATAATTTATTAATTTTATATCTGAAAAATCTTTTACATTATTAGGCATATCTGTATTGCCTGTAAAAACTGTATAAAATTTGTTTAAATCTTCTTTGAATTGTATTTGCGTTTCTTTTGTCATGCCTTTAAAATTACCATTTTCATAATCATAATCATCATCATAATATAATTGTATTAATGGTGGAATTCCTGGCATATCTTCTAAAGAATCCATAGATCCTCCTTGGATAGAATGTCTAGCATAAATATCCATAGAACAAATTTTAGGATGTATTTCTATATCATCATTATTATTAGATTCAATAATATTTGAGTTGTCGCCTTTTAGCGTATTAATTCTACTATCACATAAATTTGTATTCACTCTTTCAATAATAGCATCACTTGGTATACTATTTTTTTCAGAAAACTTTTTTTTAATTTTATTTCCGTTATTATCAGTATAAACATATTCCGGATTAATTGTCATTAATATTGCTGAATAAAGATGTGCTATTTTAACATAGAATCTAGAAATATAATTACAAATATCTTTCTTTTTTTCTGTATCAAATATGTTATCTGTTATATTTGGGTCATTGTTATCCGATTTTTTATAAAACAAATCTTCTTTATTAGAACCATATTCAATTCTATTAAATAATTTATTAATTTCTTTATCTGAAAAATATTTATGAATTATTTCAGAAGTTAAAACAACTAATTCATCACAATATTTTTGTTCATATAATTTTTTTAAATTTTGAAAATCCATAGTTAATATGTAATGACTAGCAATAAAGTCAAGTTTATCTTCCATTTCTTTGCTTCCACCATTCATATTTGAATTATTATTAATATTATAGATTGAATTGCCCATCTTTGTATTTAATATATATAAAGTAATTTTTTAAATACAATAATTGAAAAAGAATTTTAAAAAATTAAAAAAAGAATTTTAAAAATAATCTAAAAAGAATTAAATTAAAATTGATTTAAAAATTTCTTTTTAATAAGAAAGAACAATCATGAATAAAGAGAGAAGTAAAAAAAATAAAGTAAATACAATAAATAAAAAAGAATTATGGGAATGCTTTGATAATGAAATTCATAATTCTGATAAAACATTAGAACCTTTAGAATGTATGTATCGCGCATGTGGAAATAGAGAGAAATGTGAACTTTGCGAGCATAATTTGGCATTTTCAGAAGAAGGATTTTTAACATGTACAAATACAAAATGTGGCATAATTTATAAAGATTTAGTTGATCAAAGTGCGGAATGGCGTTATTATGGAGCAGATGATAATCAAAATTCTGATCCAACTAGATGCGGTATGCCAATAAATCCACTACTTCAAGAATCATCTTTTGGTTGTAAAGTGTTATGTAGTGGTTCAACCAGTTATGAAATGCGCAAAATCAGGCGTTATACAGAATGGCAATCTATGCCTTATAAAGAAAAATCACAATATGATGAATTTCAACGAATTACAATTATGTCTCAAAACGCAGGTATACCAAAGTCAATAATAGATGATGCGGTTTGTTATCATAAAAAAATATCTGAATTTGATTTTACATTTCGTGGAGATAATCGTGATGGCATATTAGCAGCTTCTATTTATATATCATGTAGAATAAATAATTATCCTAGAACAGCAAAAGAGATTGCAACCATCTTTCATTTAGATGTAACAAGTGCAACAAAAGGATGTAAAAACGCATTAGTTATCATTAATAATTTAGAAAAAGATTTAGATAATAAAGAGAAAACATCCTTTAGTAAAACTAAACCTGAAGCATTTATTGAGAGATATTGTAGTAAATTGAATATTAATAATGAATTAACAAAATTATCGCAATTTATTGCCATGAAAATAGAAAAACTGAATTTAATGCCTGAAAATACACCACACTCTATTGCCGCTGGAGTTATCTATTTTATTGCTCAAATATGTAAATTGAATATTAGTAAAAAAGATGTGAAATTAGTGAGCGAAATTAGTGAAGTAACCATTAATAAATGTTTTAAAAAGATTGAAAAAATGACAGAGGAATTAGTGCCAAGCGTAATTTTGAATAAATATAAGTAATAACTAAATGAGTAATAAGTTATTAAAAAAAATAAAATTAGTAATATAATGGAAATAGATAATACTACTAATTCAGAAATAACCAGGCAAATTATACCTAATAGAATATTTATAGTTCCTTATAGAAATAGATTAGAACAAAAATTTTTTTATTCTAAACAAATGAGTTTTATATTAGAAGATGAAACGGATTATGAAATTTATTTCGCACATCAATGTGATAATCGTAATTTTAATAGAGGTGCTACAAAAAATATAGGGTTCCTAGCAATGAAAGAGAAATATCCAGATGATTATAAAAATATTACATTTATTTTTAATGACGTAGATACATTACCTTTTAATAAAATTTTTGATTATCAAACGACAAAAGGAATAGTAAAACATTATTATGGTTTTGAATATGCTTTAGGTGGAATTGTTGTTATAAAAGGCGATGATTTTGAAAAAATAAACGGTTTTCCTAATTTTTGGGGATGGGGAAATGAAGATAAGATTTTACAAATTAGATGTGAGCAAAATAGAGTAAGAATTGATAGAAGTCAATTTTACAAAATAGGTAGTCCAGAAATACTTCAATTATTTGATGGCGTTAAACGATTAATTACTCCAAAAGAATATTATTTAGGAAACAATGATAGTGGAATAGATGGATTATCTAGCATTACGAGATTAACTTTTTCAATAGATAAGGAATCATTAAATACAAATGATAATAAATACGTGGTTGATAATAACAGAATAAGTATTATAAATATATTGTCATTTTTAACAGGAATCGGATATGAACAAAATGCCTATTATGAGTATGATTTAAGGGATCCAACAAATAAGATATTAAACCCTAACAATAAACCCACAAATCAAAGAGTAGTTAAGACTGAAGATTGGAAAAATATTGGATATCAACCAAAACAGCAACAACAACAACAACAAAAACAACAATTAAGAACACAAAGCGTGCCTTTACAAGTTCCACAGCATATTAATAAATATTCAGCAGAATACGCACGTTATGTTGGAGCAAAACCACGAGCATCAACTAGTGCGAATATTTATTTAGGAGGAGTTAGAAGATTTTAATAAAAAACTTTAAAATATATATGTATTTTTTCTCTCAATACACCGATATTGAAAAAATAGATATAGCTAAACAACTTAAAGAACATACCGAGGAAACCGCAACTAAAGATTTTAATAAATTAAAAGAGGCTGTAGAAAAAGATTTGGATGCAATAAAACCACTTACGCCATTAGGAACACGATTTATTGAATATTTTATACATACTGAATTATTAAATACAAAATCAAAATATGGTATTTCTTTTTTTGATTTTTGGTATAATCGTGAATTTTATATGTCGCGAGATGCGTCTACTTTAAAATTGATTGCGTCTATTAAACAAAATAAACCTAAATTATCTGAAATCAAAATAGGGAAACAAGTATTTAATTTATATTATGGAAGCATTAGTATTTTTAGACCAACCACTGCTGCCAAATTATATGATTATTTGAAACCAACGTGCGTTTTAGATTTTACAATGGGTTGGGGTGGACGATTAGTAGGCGCTGTTATATTAAATGTTCCCAAATATATTGGTGTTGATTATAATGAGAATCTGAAGGCGCCTTATGAAAAAATGTGCGACAAATTTAAAATAGAATCAAAATCTAATTTTATAACCGAAGAAAAAACAGAAACAGAAACAGAAACAGAAACAGAAATAGAATTATATTTTCAAGACGCGTTAACAGTTGATTATTCAAAAATGGATTATGATATGGTATTTACAAGCCCACCATATTATAATAAAGAGATTTATGGAGATAAAAAGACATATAAAACAAATGAAGAATGGGATGAAAAGTTTTATAAACCTATTTTCAAAACAACATGGAATGGTTTGAAAAAAGAAGGACATTATTGTTTGAATATACCTCAATGTATTTATGATAAAATATGCGTTCCAATGTTTGGAGAAGCAGATGAAATGATTGAATTAAAAAAATATGCGCGAATACTGCCTAAAAAAGAGACAAAACAATTTAATGTTGGACAGAAATATAAAGAATTTATTTATATTTGGAAGAAAAAATAAATGTACTTTTTGTTATTATTTTCTTGTTTTTCTATTTCTTTTATTTATTTTTTTATTTATTTTTTTATTTATTTTATTAGTTATTTTATTAGTTTTTGATTTTTTTATTTTTATTTTTTTACTTCTTTTATTTTTTTTTGTTTTATTACCACCTTTTCTAGTTGATAAACCTTCTGGTGTTTCTTTTTCTATACGTAAATCTCTTTTACCACTTGAAGATTTTGTTGCTTTTTTTGTAGTTGTTGGTAGTAGAATTTCACTAATTATTTCTGGTCCAGAATATTCATGTTCTCCTCTTATACGTCGCTGAAACTGAAAATCATATGGATCTCCTATTGGTTGTTCACGTTCACGTACTGAAGGATATACATATTTTATAATTGAACGTGGTTTTTTAAGATACTCACTTTCTTCATTAGTTCTTGCCATATTTTCATCACTAAATACTTTTATTTCTTTTTTTGGTATTGATTTGGATTTAGGGGCGTCTTTTGCTAATCCTTCAGATATTTTTGAAAATAATTCATGTATTTTCGCAGGGTCATGTATATATCGTGAATATAATGCTGAAAAATCTTCAACATTTCCATCTCTTACCAATTGTCTTACTTTAGTGCCTGACATAGTACTTCTATCATCATCACCATGTGTTCTATTTAAAACTATTTTATCAATTGAATGTATTTCAGGATTAGTAATTAAAAAATCTCTAATATTATCAACCATATCTTCTCTATCATCTCCTACAACAATAGTAAAATCAATATTTGTCATACCTTTTCTTATTTCAGAATTAACAATTTGTCCTATTGCTGTAAACGGCGTTGATGATTTGTTAGGGTCAACGCATATAACATCCACTTCCATATTAGCAATTTTATTTTGAATATGATCATATTTTGTAATCATTTCTTGTTTAAGTTGCGGTATCATAATATCTAAAAAAACTTTTTTATCGATTTCACAAGGCAATGGATTATCGCTATCTGAATTAGATTTAGATAAAACAACATAAACTTTTGTCACTTCTTGACGAATACCTTCTAAAATTAACTTTTCAATTACTAACATGTGACCTGGAGTAGGCGGATTCATTCTAGTAGAAATTAACACAATTCTATTATTTGGCGTTCCTATTGTTAATGCTTTCATATATTAAATAAACATTTAATTTTTACTATTTCCAATTCCAAACAAATTTAAAAAACTCATAAATATATTTTTTGATTTTTCTGCTTTTAATACAGCTGCTGTTTCTTTTTCTTTTTTATTTTCTTCTGATTTTTCCATTATCTCTGTTTTTTCTTCTTTAAGATCTTCAGGCAATTCTAATGTTAATTTAAATATTTGTTCAATTAATTTTTCAAATTCAGGTTCTTCTTCTTCCTCTTCCTCTTCTTCTATTTTTGGTTCTTCTTCATTTATTTCAACAACTTCCTCTATTTTTGGTTCTTCTTCCTCTTCTTCTTCCTCTTCTTCTTTTTCTTCTTCTTCTTCTATTTTTGGTTCTTCTTCTTCCTCTTCTTCTTTTTCTTCTTCTTCTTCTATTTTTGGTTCTTCTTCTTCCTCTTCCTCTTCCTCTTCTTCTTCCTCTTCTTCTATTTTTGGTTCTTCTTTTTCCTCTTCCTCTTCTTCTTCCTCTTCTTCTTCTTCTATTTTTGGTTCTTCTTCTTCTTCTATTTTTGGTTCTTCTTCTTCTTCTATTTTTGGTTCTTCTTCTTCTTCTATTTTTGGTTCTTCTT